ATCATTTATAAGAACTTGTAGAATAGTACTGCTATCTTAACACATTAATACTTGAGGGAAGTTTTTAATCAATGAGGGAAGTATTAAGATGAGTCTTGCTCTAGCATTAACTTTAGCCATGCTATTTATTTTTATTTGCTTTGCATGGATGGGACTTAGAATGATCTATGCTGATCAGTATAGTCCATTCTATATTGTAACTGAAAAACGATACGTAGAGTTAATGGAAGTTAATGACTGCGTTAAGACTAAGAAGAGAAACGTCTGTATTGTAGAATTGAATGGTGACTTTTGCATCCATGTAACTAGAACTTCATTCGATAGAATTGATTCTGGTGACAGTGTAACTCTAACCATCAATGATGACACTTCAGAATTTGAACTTCACAAACTATAAGGAATATTATGAAACTATTATCTATAAGACTAGAAAATTATATCGGAATATATAATGGTCGCGGAGATAATATCCTAGAGGTAGACTTATCACAGTCTACCTCTAATATTGTTATAATTCGTGGTGCCAATGGTTCCGGTAAATCTACTTTACTTAAAGCCTTATCCCCTATCCAAGATGACAATAGTGCAATTATCCCTGGATTGGAGGGTAAGAAGACGTTAAGATATTTATATAACAATGAACTGTATGAGATCTTATATATCCATCCAGCTAAAGCTGATGGATCTAGAGGTCAAGTTAAGATGCAAGTCTATAAGGGAATGAACCGAGTTGAGTTGAATCCTACATGGAATGTGACATCTGGTAAAGATATTATATTTGATTTATTTAACTTAGATGCTAACTTCCTTACACTATCCCAGTTATCATCTGAAGATAGAGGGTTAGCCGATAAGAAACCTGCAGAACGTAAGAAGTTTGTTAATAGTATTATTAATGGCATTGAAGTATACAACAACATGTATAAAGTCATTACTAAGAAGTACTCTACGTTCAAGAATATGATTAGTACAATCTCTTCTAAGATCAATCAGATTGGTAATATAGAAGAGCTTAATTCTAGATATGCTAATATCACTAGACAAGTTGAAGATGTGTCTAGAGAAAGAGATAAAGCAGTTATTGAAACATCTAAGATTGATGCTGAGATTGGTATATTAACTAGAGATAATAATCTTGAAGAGTTTTATAAGATTAACGAAGAGATACGGGAGAATATTGATTATATCAGAGCTTCTAAAGCCCAAGTTATTAATCTATCTAAAGGAGAATTATCTAGTGAAGATCTAAATGAACTACAAACTACTATCAATAGCAGTCTACGTACTTTTGATAAAGACATAGCTAAATGGAAAGCTGAAGAGTCTGTAGCTAAAGTTAAAATTGAAAGTATAGCTAAAGATAAAGAAGATACATTTAAGTCTTTACAAACTAAGATAACAAAACGTGGTACTTTATTAGATGGAGGATTCAGTGATTCTGATTTGAATCTCTATAAGGATACTAAAGAGAAGATTGCTGTATTAGATAATGATATAAGTAATCTAAACTCATCTATCAAGACCTTATCCGAAGCAGAGGCATTAGTTAATGCGATGGATATGATCGTTCCAGTAATTGATAGTCTTTATAATGGGTTAGATGTAACCCCAAGGAAAGATAAATATGATTTCGTTAAGACTACGCTGGGTAATGATGGTAAGTATGTTGATCAAACCATTGAGTTGACTCGTACGTATAATGAAGTATCCAGAGAAGTAACTGAATTAGAATCTGAAGTATTAGCATATGAGATTCTCTTTGATAAAGCCAAGTCTTTAGCATTAAGACCTAAAGAATGTAAGATTGATGATTGCTCATTTGTTAAAGAAGCAATTGAAGCATCATCTAAAGACCCAGAGAACCGTATTAATCAAATCAATAAGGAAATTAGTGAATCTAAGACCCTACTAAAATCAATTGAGAAGGATATTGAATCATTCAAAGAGTTATATGACTTTAATAGACGATTCACTAATCTACATGGTATGGTTTTATCTTTCAGAAAGCTACTAGAGAAGAGTCCGGTGAAATATATCATAGACCCACATAGTCTACTAGCTTCTTTAGACCATATGGAAACACTCATGGCTGACTTTAACCAAATACGTGGTATCTACAATATCATAGTTACCAAATCTAACTATGAGGATATTATAGAGTCACTCAAAGAACCAGCGGCGAAGTATGAAGCAAACAAGGCTCTAATCGATGAATTAGACTCTGACATCGCTTCATTGAAAGATAAACTAAATACTATAGATAATCAATTGATAACTGAGAAAGATGCTATCAGTGAAACCACAACTAATATAGCATTGACAGAGTTTAAGATTGAAGTGTATACTAAGTGTAAGTCTTTAGTAGATGAATGTATTGGATTGGAAGCCAGGAATGATGAACTCCAAGGACAAATCAATTCCTTATCCGATGTAGCATATAAAGTTAAAGACTTAGAAGTACAAATGGTTGAATCTAAAGCTCGTGCAGATAGATTGAATGATGACTTAAATGCTATTCTTAATGAGAGGGATAAGATAGCATCCAATAAAACGTTGTTAGAAGACTACCTCAGGGACCTAGCCCTATATAATAAGAATTTCTCGATTCTCGAAACTATACGTTACTATTTAAGCCCAACTACGGGCATCCAGACAGTGTTTATGAGAACATACATGGGAAATATTATTTTGAAAGCTAATGAATTACTAAGTTTGATATTCAATGGCCAGTTCATTATACAACCATTCGTAATCAATGAATCAGAATTTAGAATCCCATGTTTAGGTAATGGTTTAGTTAATGATGATATCTCTTCCATGAGTACTAGTCAGATTTGTATGATTAGTATGATCTTATCATTTGCTATCTTAGCAAACTCCTCCACTGATTATAACATCTTAAAGTTAGATGAAATCGATGGAGGTCTTGACACAGAGAATCGAATTCAATTCATTGGGTTATTGAAACAACTTATTACCATGGTAGGATGTGAGCAATGTTTCCTTATTAGTCATAATATGGAATATGATGCTGACACTACTGTGATTGATATGACTGCAAGACCTGTATTAGTTAGATAGGAGGTCCTTATTACATGTATGATTTCGCAAGTGCGTATGAAATAGCTCAAACTCTATCAATTATTGCATCAGCTGCAGCAATTGGTTTAGTTATAACTATGGTTATTCAAGATTAATATAATGGACTAGTCTCTTAGTAGACTAGTCCTATATGATTTTGTAATAGTATCCTCTTATAGTCGTATATTATTAAGGTGAATATATGATATAGTATTTATATATAGGAGGAAATATATCATGTTTAACTTGAGTAATAATATCAATAACGTTATCTTGGGTGTAGCGTTCTTATTAATTGGTCAGTTGATCAATGTTAGTTATGAAAACAGTTTAGGTATTGTTTTCGTAATTGGTCCAGTTTGGACTGCAGGTTTAATCTTAATCATTGGTGGTATCGTTGATGGTATCCGCAATGCAATGAAACCTAAACGTAGAAAAAGAGCTAGAATGTAATCTGGCTCTTTTAATTTTTTTGTAGGTTATATATTATAAAGTTGAATTATAGTTTATATTACCATAGGAGGTAAACAAAATGAAAACAGAGATCGTTATTTTATTGGCTACAATTACAACTATTGGGTTAAATTGTATTGGAGCCGCACCAGCTGTAATGAATATTATGGATGGATATAACTTAAAGACGTCTTATGAGCTTATCTTAGTTCATATCTCATTGGTTATATTATCCATTATAATCTGTTATATGGCATTTTCTATTAGAAATAACAAATAAGATGACATTATGATAGAGAGCTATTTTTGAGAGAGGGCTTAATAATGTCATTTCTATTATCGTTTGTAATAATATTAGCAGCCCCTTGGTTAGTATTATTACCATTAATTATGTTTGAGGGGATCAGAGGGAGTCACTTTTCAGTGACCCCTGTAGTTATATTTATCTTAATAAGCTATGATGTCGTTATGGGTGTTATGCTTATTATGAGATTCATTTTAGATAAGATTGGGGGAAGAAGATGATCGATCCGATACAGTTAACTAAATTCGATTATACTTACTTGACTGTAGCAAAGAGAATTCTCTCTGGTGGGGAAATGTTAAACAACCGTACTGGAGTTAAAGCAATCTCTTTACCACATGTAATCTTAAGCTTTAATTTACAAGAAGCATTTCCTATTCTAGGCTCTAAGTTTGTAGGCTTTAAGACTGCAGTGAAAGAGTTATTATGGATATGGCAAATGCAATCCAATGACGTTCGTAAACTTCAAGATATGAATGTACATATCTGGGATGAATGGATGTTAGAAGATGGTACTATTGGTAAAGCTTATGGATATCAATTGGCTAAATATAAGCAAGTTGATAAGCTTATCAAGACTATCAAAGAGGATCCAACTAATAGACGTATGGTTGTATCTCTCTGGAATATAGAAGATTTACCAGATATGGCTCTGCAGCCATGTGCATTCCAAACAATCTGGAATGTCAATAAAGGTAAGTTGAACTGTATGCTAACTATCAGAAGTAATGATTGGTTTTTAGGGAATCCATTCAATATTTCTCAATATGCTGTATTAGTGCATATGATTGCTCAGGTTACTGGTTATGAACCTGGACAATTGACAGTATGCATTAACGATGCTCATATTTATGCAAATCATATCCCACAAATCCAACAGCAATTGGAGTTGGTTGATTGGTATGATTTACGTGATGTAATCGATAAGGGTAAAGAATGTAAACCTAAATTGATCTTAAACCCAGAGATTAAAGACTTCTATGATTTCACTATTGATGATATCAAACTAGAAGGATATATTCCTGGACCAAAGATTAAAGGTGAAGTAGCAATTTAAAAAGAAAGATCAGGGGATTAATATGCTAACTCTCATAGCTACATACGACAATTCAAAATCACTTGTTAATTTTCGGGGAGAGAAAATCTTAACAGTGCCTGCGTTTGAAACTCAAATGCGCAATATTACTTTAGGTTGTACAGTAATCATGGGAAGAGAGACCTTTGAGACAAGTAAACTGTTAAACCATAGAAATTATATTGTGCTTACTACTAATAAAGATTATAAAGTATCCAATCCTAAGGTGTTAGTAATGCATAGTCCAGAAGAGATTATGCAATACCTTGAGGATAAAGATATTAAACATGCATACGTTATCGGTGGAGCTAAGACATTTAGTTCATTCTTTAAGTATGCTATTCGTTTTATAGTTTGCCATGTGCATAGTAACATGCAAGGTCATGAGAAGTTTCCACACTTCAAGAAAAAGGACTATCACATTGAAGTAAGTGCTTGTAAACAGTTTTATGATCGTACTGATACTATGCGTACTTATACATGGCACAAAGAGACTTACTTTAAAAGAGATGAAAGTAAGAAGATGGATATGCGTAGGTCTAAAGTCCCATTGGCTTTAAGTGTACCTAGAGAAAATCCAAAAGAGTAATATATTATTACTTTAATAATGGTTATACCTGTCTGAGACAAAGAGAGAAGTCTAGGCAGATATAATATAGATTATTCAATATTATATTTTTACAAGGGGGTTCTTATATGAACGCGCAGAACAAGATTTTATTGACAGCGGCAGTGCTAGGCTCTATTGGTGGTTTGGCAATTGCTAATGATGTAGTAGCAGCCAATGTGAAAGGTGCTACTCCTCAACAAACTAAGACTACTGTAGTAACAACTAATGTTAAAGCAGGTAAAAATGCAGTGGTTACAGAATGTACCACTGGTTGTACTAAGACTTATAAAGTTGCAGTAGCTGATGACTTAGTAAATATGCACTCTGTTCAGTTTGCTAATCAAACTGATGAAGTACGTTCTATTGTAACTAAAGAAAAAGCACACTTCTTCAATGGTGATGACAATACAGCTCTATCTGCTAATGGTGTTACTATTGAAAATACTAATACTTTAGATCAAGCTAGCTTTAATAAAACTGGTGTAACAGCATCTGTTGGTGGTAAGACAGTTCGTTTTACAACTGATGGTATCTCTGCAGGTAATCAAGTAATTACTAATGTATCTGAAGGTGTTAAAGGTACTGATGCAGTTAACGTAAATCAATTGAACAACAAAGTTGCTCCATTGACTAATACTATTAACAATCATGAAACTCGTATTACTACTAATACGACAAATATCACGAACTTAACAGCTGATTACAATAAAACTCGTAATCAAGTAACTACTAATACTAAAGACATTGCTGACCTTAAAGGTAAAGTTGGTAAAGCTGGTCAACGTACTACTGTTGTAGCTGGTGATAATACAACTGTAACAAGTAGTGTTAAATCTAATGGTGATACCGAATATAAAGTAGCATTAAACAAAGATGTTAATTTGACTGAAGAAGGCTCTTTAACAGTTGGTATTACTAAAATTAGTAATAATAATCTTACTATTGCAGAGAAAGATGCTGACGATAATAATGTAAGTACAGCAATAGTAAATAGTCGTCAAATGGCTATAAATGGTGCTGACGGTAATGCTATCATGTCAGAGTCTAATCTTACTGTAGCAGCTAATGCTGACGGTTCTACGACTAATGTTAATAATTATGGTATTACATCAGAAGGAAATGAACGCCGTGTAGCATTTACTACAAATGGTATCTCTGCAGGTAATCAGATTATTAATGATGTAAAAGAAGGCGTTAAGGGCACTGATGCAGTTAACGTAAATCAATTGAACAACAAAGTTGCTCCTTTGAATACTACTATTAACAATCACGAAACTCGTATTACTAATAATACTAAAGACATTGCTGACCTTAAAGGCAAAGTTGGTAAAGCTGGTTCTAATACTGTAGTTAAAGCTGGTAGCAACAATGTTAAAGTTGAATCTGCAACAGCTGGTAATACTAATACTTACACAGTAGATTTAAGCAATGTAGTTGAAGGCATGAAATACATGAGCTTCAATGATCCTGCTAATCAAGGTGCTGATCGTACATATGTAGAACGTGGTAAAATCAAAATGATCAATGGCGACTTTGATAACCAACTAAATGGTAAAGGCATGTGGTTAGTCAATAATGAAACATTAGATAATACTACTTATGACTTAACTGGTGTTAGTGCACAAGTTGGTGATAAAGCTGTTAAGTTTACAACAAATGGTATTGATGCTGGTATGCAACGTATTAACGGTGTAGAAGCTGGTGTTGAAAATACTGATGCAGTAAACGTTAGCCAATTGAAACAATACGTAGCTGATCATGATAAAGATACAGTTACTACAGTTAAATCTGCTGATTCTAACGTAGTAGTTAAAGATGATGGTAATCATAACTACACTGTAGGTTTGAATAAAAACATCACTGGTGAATCTATTACTATCACTAGTCCAGATGGTACTAAAACTGTAGCATTGAACCCAACAGGTCTTAACAATGGTGGTAATACAATCACTAATGTTGGTAAAGGTGTTAATGACACAGATGCAGTTAACGTTGGTCAATTACGTGATGAATTAGCTAAGAACAAAGTGGTTGATACTAACACAGTTACTACTGTAACTCAAGGTAAGAATGCAGTTGTAAAAGAAACAGTTGCAGCTAATGGTAATAAAGAATACAATGTTTCCGTAGCTGACAATTTGACTGGTTTGAAATCTGTAGTAGTTGGTGATGGTACTAACGAAACTACAACTATTCAACCTAATGGTATTACTATTACTAATCCAGTTGACTCTAGTACAGTTAAATTGAATGGTAATGGTTTAGACAACGGTGGTCATGTAATTGCTAATGTTAAAGCTGGTGTAGCTGGTACTGATGCAGTTAACGTTGACCAATTGAAGAAGTATGTAGAAGATACTAAGACTATTGTTCAAGCTGGTGATAATATCACAGTACATGATGATCATGGTACTTATACTGTATCTACTACTAAAGATTTGAATAACCTTAATTCTGTAAACTTGAATGACGGTAATAATGAATCTCATTACACTACTGAAGGTCTTAATATGACTTACCGTGGTTCTGGTACTAACAATGACGAATACCATACTAGCTACAAATATGATGGTATGCGTATTAAGACTAACGATGGTGATGCTAACCCTGTAGATGAAATCTCCTTAACAGATAAAGGTCTTAACAATGGTGGCAAACGTATCGTTAAAGTCGGTAAAGGTATCGATGGTACTGATGGTGTAAACGTTGATCAACTAAGAGATGAATTGGCTAAGAATAAAGCAGTTGAATCTGTAGTAGCTGATAATCAAATTGACAACATCGCTGCAGTACGTGTAACTAATGGTAAATCCACTGGCGATGCTAACGCTCAGTACGGTGTATACGTAAGTAAAAACACTGTACGTAATATCGCTAAAGATGCTATTCAATTCAAAGGTGATGATGTTATTAAAGTAACTCGTCAAGTGAATGAAAATGGTGCCGATGTAGTTACTACTACATACAATGGTGGTAATGCAGCTAAAGTAACTCCATTAACTTATAAAGCTAATGGTGGTGCAGCTAATACTACCACTCTTACTAATGGACTTGACTTCACTAATGGTAACAACACTACAGCTTCTGTAGCTCCAAATGGTGTAGTTAAATTCGATCTTAATAAGAACTTAAAAGATATTGACTCCGCTAAATTCAATGGTGGTGTGACTATCAATAATGATGGTATCAATGCTGGTGATAAAACAATCACTAATGTTAAAGCTGGTCAAAATGGTTCTGATGCAGTAAACGTTGATCAATTGAATAATGCTATCAATAATATTAATGGTAACAATGGTCAATTAAGCAAAGCTATCAATGCTAATCAAAAAGAAGCTCGTAGAGGTATCGCTGGTACTGCAGCTTTAGCAGGCTTACATCCATTGGACTTTGATCCTGATCACAAACTAGACGTTATGGCTGGTTATGGTCACTTCAAAGGATCCAATGCAGTAGCTATTGGTGCAGCATACCGTCCTAACGAAGATTTAATGTTCACTGTAGGTTCCACTGTAGGTAATGGTGATACTGTTATCAATGCAGGTGTATCCTATAAAGTGGGTGCTAAATCTAATGTATCCCGTTCTAAAGTATCCATGGCTAAAGACTTAACTGATGCTAAGAAAGAAATTGCAGCTCTTAAAGCTGACAATGAAAAATTCAAAGCAATCTTGAATAGCGTTCTTGGTTTAGATTTACCTCAAGATCAAAACGTAGTATTCCCAGATGTACCTCAAAATCATTGGGCTTATGTAGCAGTTGATGACTTAGCTAGACGCGGTCTAGTAATTGGTTACGAAGATGGCTTATTCAAAGGCGATCGTATGTTAACTCGTTACGAATTCGCTGAAGTAGTTCATCGTGCAATCGAACGTGCTAGAGCTCTAGGTCAACATATTGACCAACGTCTTGTAGATGAATTCCGTCCAGAATTAATGCGTTTCCGTGTAGATAGAAATCGTAATGCTGAACGTGTTCATACACAAGAATCTACTAAATACTTGAAACGTGACTCCTATGGGACAATCGTTACAAGAAGATAATATTTAAGTAACTTATGGGTAAAGGTCCATTAGTGGCCTTTACCCAATCTTATTTAATTTTTATGAAGGAGAACTAAAATGAAACCAACTGAAATTAGAGACATCTATAATACTGTATACTCTATTGAATACATGCTAAACGTAGATATTGGTATTTTAACAAAAGATCTATGTAGAGACGGAATCTACTTTACAAAATTAGAAGATGGTTCTGATGTAAGAATAGACCCAAGCTGTATACTATTTATTAGTCCAGATGGAGAAGAAGGCATTCAACTTACTAATAAGCTAGCGACTTCAATTACTAAGAATCTTACTAAAGAACAAATGGAGTCATTAGTTACTAGATTCAAATATCTGTCTAAAGAATTAGAATCTGTTGGTTTAGCTATGGCTGTATCTGCAGACTTAGCAAGTAATCGTATTAAAGATATGATCAAATATTTATACTAGTAGGAGGTATATATCATGAATGACTTATACTATGGAGCATTTGATACAGCTAATGATTACATCTATGACTTTATTGATGCATTAACTGAAGATGTATCTTATAAATTAGATAGTAAAACTACAGGAGATGTATATATCTCCGTTGATAAAGAGAAAGGTATTATTAACTTCACTATCAATAATATCTACTTCACTTATGATGGTCATTTGAGTATTACTATGCCAACAATGGCTCTTCTTAGAGCTAATCCATATCCATTATACATGATGGTTAACTTATTCCATCAAATGTATAGAGATAATTCATTCGAAGCAATTGATGAAGATGATAGATTCAAGATTGCTAGAATGGCTGAATCCTTCTTACTTCTTCGTGGATGGTTTGATGATCCTAAAGTGGAAGAAGCTGAATTGGAAGATATTCGTTTAGAAGAAAAGATGCGTGAACGTGATAGACGAGAGAATGCAGAGTTCTGGGAAGAATATTACGAACACAATCCTAATGATATTTAATTACTAATGGAGGTATGTATGAAAAAGTTAGTTATCTTAACAGCAATTTTACTAGGTTCCTTAGGGGCAGTTCAAGCTGAACAACCTGAGGTTATTACTGATGAAGTTAAGCTCATACACAATGATGATAGTGTAAAACTTCATAAGAAGATCTATCTATTAGAGAAGCATATAGAGCAATTAGAAGCTCAATTAGCAAAGGAGAAGGAATATGGGACTATTTAAATTAGGCAAACAAGAGTTAGTTTGTTTTCTAATAAGACTAGAGACAGTAGATCTTGAAAGATATAATGCTATCAGAAACATGTCTCGTGAATATGCTAATAAGAATGCATCTAATCTATATATGATGAATAGAACGATTAGTGGGAATAAAGAGTCATTTATCACTCGTATCATCAATCTATTTAAAGGTATTAAGTCTGATGATGTTAGTACATTCTTATCTAATTTTACTTACTTAGACTTACGTGAAGCTTTAGCTACAGCTGAACGAATGTCTAGTTCTGAGAAGATAGATTATATGAAGACATTTGAGGGAAAGTATGAATAATATACAAGACATATTAGATGAGTTAACAAATCAAGGTATTAACCATGAATATGATACCCAAGATCAGGCTTATCTAATCTGGTATAAAGATGAATATGGTAGACTGTATAGTGATGATCAATTCAAGATAGAGTATGATCAGAATCATTATATCATCAATAACGTAGCTGATGTAGCTATGATAGCTAATCTTATGATAACAAAGTCTAATGAAAGTTTAGATGCTAAGAAGATTACTGAACTTATAGTAGCTTTAGATCTTAAATATATTAATATTGCCAATCAAACTTTTAAGATCAAATATTTAACTTCATATACAGAGTTAGTTATGATGACTGCTAGCTTATGGGTTCTACATTATGCTGATGGAAATATCCATGAAGTAAGAAACATACATGAACTAGCCAATGAGCTTACTTCATTTAAGCGTAACGCAACTTTAACTAATCTAAATTATATTGCAGATAAACTTAAACTTACAGATGTCACTCAAGTAGATGATAATACATTTACTGCTAAATGCTATGATAAAGAGATAGCAATAGAGATGGGTGATAAACTATGGAGAGTTAAAGACAATGGTAAATGGGGAAATGAATTTGAAAAGTCATTTACGACTTTAACTAAGATTCTACATACCCTAGTTAAAAAATATACCATTCAATTAGAGCAGTCAAAGGAGAAAAAGAAAATGACTATTAGTACTAAACCTGAGTTTATTAATGACTATGAAACCATTAAGGCATCTGAATATGTTATCAATAAGAACCTAAAGGTGATTAGTGATATCATGTATAAATACACTAAAGAAGATAGCCCATCTATTATCATTGATGGTAATGATAAGGTATTCTTCTACGCTGGTGAAGATCATAATGAATTAGTATTCGTAATCGAAGATAATGATGAAAGTAAAAGCTTTGTATTCGATGATAGAAAGATCGATCTTATCTCTGACTTTAAGTTAGAATACTTAACTAATATTTCTAGATTACTAGGTGAATCGGTTAAGAAATGGATTAGTGATTTTGCTGACTTTAAAGTAGATCCTAAAGCGGATCGTGAAGAAATCATTAATGAAATGGAAGCTGCTACACATGGTACTCGTATCATGATTAAGATCATTTCTGATATAGTTAGCAAATACCAATAAATATACATTTAAGTAGGGCAGCATAGCCTAAAGTAAATGTGTAAAGGGAGTAGGGATTTAATCCCTACTCCTTCCTGCTTTTCTTTTTTGTAATAGTGGATATATATATAGACATATATTATTAGTGTGATATGATGATTAGTTTATATATTTAGCCGCAGGCGAGAAAGGAAATCATCATGACTAAATCTAAATTTTATGAAGTATCTAAAGTAATGGATATGGTAGAACTTATCTTAAAGAAGTTCCATGTTGATATGATTGAAAATAATATTCTAAGCAGCGTGTTCTGTTATTATGAAGATTATTTTACGGTATTACATCCATTAAAAGGGCATATTAATTCAAATGATACATTCGCTATTGTTGAAAATGGTGAATATGTATTAAAGATGTTAAATACCACAAATAAATATGATGATATGGGTTGGGCCCCATATTTAACAGCTTTAAAATTAGGAATTGATGAAATCAATCGCTTATTAGAAGAAGATGAAGAGTAGAGGTTGACCTCTACTCTTCTCTTTTATTTTTTTCTTTTTTGTTAATAATTAGATTCTACAAGCTTAACTATACCATTTTCAATAGTAGCCAATGGGAAGTTCATATTCAAGTTAGAGTTACGTGCAACTCCTGTTTGGAAGTTGATATTCATATCTTCTAGCAAGAATGGGTCTGGTAAACTAATATTTTGGATTTGCTCACCAGTTTTAATATTCATAGCACGGAATTCTCTAGACTCCGTTTTAGGATCATATACAACTACAGTCTTAACATCAGGGTTATGCTCCATAATCATACGATTTTGTTCAGGAGTAAATAACTCATCATTAGTTACCATAGGTTGGAATATATCCATACCACCTTGAGGTTGTACCATTAATGGAATATCTCCACTTTCTAATCTTGGAGGAATGAAACCACCTTCAAGTTGTTGACGTGGAGTATTGATGATATTTTCATATAAGCCCATGATAGCTGCTTCATCATTACCTGTAGTATCAAGTTTAAGTTCTTTAGTACGTTTAAGTTCCATATCGTGACATTTAGAGATAACAGAGTTAAGCTCTTTAATGGCAGATAGTTTAGTACTAGAAAGAGAAGAGATAGTAGCAGATATATCAGTTAGATATTGATACTTACCACGGATCTTAGATAACCTAATATCATTGAACTCTTGTTTAAGTTCTCCTTGGAGACCATCAATTTGACTAATCATAACTTTGATGAGATCATTAGTCTCTTCATAAGAATCGATATATGGCTTATTAGTCATAATCTCTTCTGTATCACCACCAACGGTGATATCATTGCTATCTTTATTTTTTCTAGGTCTACCACGTTTACGTGGTTTAATCAAAGTATCTTCATCGATAGGAGATCTTTCTACAACGATGCTTTTACCTTGACCAGTAGCAAATTTATTAAATACAGATGAGCCACTAAAGTTAGGTTTAGTACTAGTAGTTGGCTCTTCAACAGTGATATTGCCATCTATAATGGCCTCTCTATATTGCATAGTAATTCCTCCTTATAAGGGTTTATTTTAAAGTTCTATGTATTATATCTTACACTGTCTAAAATCGTCGAATTATAAAAAGTTAACCTCCCAGATACATTAAAGTAGGTGTAAATACAAAGGAGGATTTTAAATATGGCTAACATTTTAAACATATTTAACCAGTTCCCAAAAGACCATAACTTAACGATTCTGCAAACATTCTTTGCAAAACCGTATAAACAAGATAACGGAAAATGGACTAAACCGACATTGAGTTTAGTAGCTAAAGATAATAATACTGGTAAGAAGCATGTATGTGAAATTGAAGACCCAGAATATATTTGGTTCTTAGCAAAAGAACCAGAGAAGTTAACTCATCATTATGACTTCTTACCTAAAGATGAAGTAGAAGCGATTCAATGTCCTAATAAAGATTTAGAGAAATGTATCGCACAAGCAACTGGTAATATGAAATTCTTTACGAATAATATTGCCAATGGTGAATATAGAGAGAATGCTAAGTTACATACTTTGAATCAAGTATTCTTCTCTGATCAAAACATTGAAGACCATTATAGATTCTGGTTTAATAGATTATTCAAGAATGACATTCAATCTGTAAGTAAAGCATATCTAGATATCGAGGTTGATATTTCTGATATTGCAGGTGATTTCCCAGAACCAGGTGAAGCTCCAGTAAATGTAGTTACCTATATCAATGCTGGGGTAATCAATACATATATTCTTAGAGATCCAAGAAATCCATTAGTACAAGAGTTTGAGAACCAAGTAGCTAGTGGTCAAATTGAGAAAGAACTAAGACAACTTATTGAATATGCTATTGGTGATGAGAATAGACAACGTAAGTTCAATATCTATGGTTATAAGTTTAATGTAAGATTCTTTGACCAAGAGATTCAATTACTAGCTTCTATGTTTAAGCAAATCAATACAGAAGAACCTGACTTCTTATTGGCATGGAATATGGCATTCGATATTCCATATTTGATTCAACGTATTCGTAACTTAGGATATCGTCCAGAGAGTATTATGTGTCATCCAGACTTTAAGATGAATCCTAAAGCTGAATACTTTATTGATACTCGAATGGAAAACAACTATGCAGAACGTGGTGATTATGCATATATATCTTCTTATACAGTATACTTAGACCAAATGATTCAATTTGCATCTCGTCGTAAAGGTCAATCTGCATTTGCATCATTTAAGTTGAATGATATTGGTGCTCAAATCTGTGGTGTACAAAAGTTGAACTATCATCATATCACTACAGACTTGGCTAAGTTACCATTTTTAGACTTTAAGACATTTGTATTCTACAATATTGTCGACGTATTAGTCCAAGTATGTATTGAAGAATCTACAGATGATATCGGATATATCTATAACTCTAGTGTATTGAATAACACTAGATTCTCTAAAGTACATAGACAAACAATCTATCTACGTAATAAGCAAATTGACTTCTATTTCGATCTTGGATTAGTTGTTGGTAATAATATTAATAAGACTAGAGAGAAACCATCTGAGAAGTTTGACGGCGCTTTCGTAGCTGACCCTAACTTGGTTAATGATTCAGTTAAACTAAAGATCAATGGTATTCCAGTCTTCTTATGTGATAACTTAGTTGACTTTGACTTTAGCTCACTATACCCTAGTATCAATAGAGAATTTAACTTAAGTTCTCCATCTGAGATTGGTAAGATTGAATTTGAAGATGATAAAGATGCAAGCTCTGCATTTATTGAAGATATGGTAACCCAAGATCACTTGACATTTGGTAATAGATGGTTAGGTCTTCCAAATTATAGTGAACTTGTTGATGAAGTATCTACATTATTTGCATCTGGTAGATTATCTACTGAGAATGAATTCAAAGTATATAGTAAAGGCGAGTTAGTTAAACCATTAGAAGTTGAATATAATGATTATCTACCAGCTCTAACTAGATTTGGTAGTATGAATATGAATGCTATCTATAGTGAACGACAAATGCCAGGAGGATTATAATGGTTATACATTTCCCATTAAGCCAATCTGATATCGAAAGCTTACTTTCTATAAGTAAGCTTTTGAAATGTGATAAGATTCTATATGATAGAAACTATATCAATCCAATCATTGGTATAGGACCAGAGAAATCATACTTCCAGACTACAAGTTATATGGTTGATCTAAGTCCTCATATTAATAATCTATTGGTTAATATATCTGACTTAAAGAATCTCGGTAAGATTACTCAACTAGAACCATCTAAAGATAATCCAGAGATAGCTATTCATAAACCAGTTGTATCTGTATTCAATTGGGATGCTGAGTATGTTAAAGCTTGTATGAATAGTCTAAGAGAATATCAAATTGATGATAATATTATAACTAGAACTGATGAGTTCCATAATACAGATTGCTATAATGAACTTATGGCTGGTAGTGCATCTACTGGAGCATTCAGAATCAATGTAGGTGGATATATGATTGATATTCCTAAATCGGCTATACCAACATTGAAGTCTGATCATGTGGTAGCTACAGTATATAATGCACCAAATAAGGACTTTAACGTTCTTAGATTTAAGATAACTAAACGTAATGGCATTGTCGTAAATCAATCAATGTTATTTTTACCATACTAAGAATAATGGCTATAGAGATTCAACTCTATAGCCAGATTCGTTTATTTAGCATACGGAAAACATTTAAATAATCAAAGGAGGAACGATAATGGCAGACGAACAAAATGTCAAGCAACAAGAATCCTTGTTCTCTCGTATTAGAACTGGCGTTGCTGATATATATAAACGAACGTACTATACTCCACCAGATGGAGATAGTGAACTAAAACATCTCTCCGATAGAATTAATACTTCTATGGGTAAGATTATCAATGACATTAACTACTCTACTGGCTTATCTTCTATTAGTACTCTATATGCTAAAACCCTAGAGTATCAAAATGATAGACAAGTAGTAGATGGTTTTGATAAAATCTTTAATGATCTATCTAATGATGGTAGTATCTATAATGCATTCTTTAGTAATCGTAGTCTAAGACTATTTGATGCAGAGATTGATATGATCTGTAAATATATGCCAATGTTAGAAGATGCTATTGGTGTATTATGTGATAATGTAATCTCATCTGACCACTTCTCTAAGGACTTTATCTTTATTAAAGATGAGAATGTATCTGTAGAGCTAGCTAAAGATGAATTCTTCAATAATATCAAAGTACTAAAAGATAAGTACGATCTATTGATGAAATTCCAAGATATTATCTACAATACCTCTAAGTATGGTGAACGATTCTACTATATCGTACCATATGAAAGAGCTATTAAGAAGCTTCTAGATAATCCAGATAATAAGTATATTACGACTCAAGAGTCTGTATCTTTCATTGAGTCTGGTTTAATCAATATATCTCCTAATCTTAAAGAGAGTGGAGATGTATTTGTTAGAGCTACAAAGAGAGATGATATCCCTACAGAGGTGGATATTGAATTCAATATGAGTAATGCTCTATCTAGAGAGATTATTGCTCATGAGAAAGCAGTTAGTAGATTCAAAGCTATTAAAGAATCTGCTGTAAACTTCAGTGAAGCTACAGCAAGTACAGTATCTCTAGTAGCTAATGATAAATTAGATGCTAGTCCATTCTATGATGATACGACAAGTAATGGTCTTATTGATGTAGATAAAATTAATAGAGATCTTAAAGGTGATTGGGGATTAAATGGATGTCTATTCAAAGAACTAGATCGATATAAAATCATCCCTATTAGGATTGATGACCTAATATTAGGTTATGCATACTTAGAGAATGATAAAGTATTCGGTCTAGATGAAGACTTCCCTGTAGGTGATACAACCAACCCAGTTAACTCTTTAGGTATTGGTGTAAATGATTTAAATGCAACTAAGAATGCTGCAGTTATCTCTGATAGTGTAGTTAAAACAGTTGCATCTAAGTTATCTGCAGCTATTGATAGTAAGTTTATTAAGCTCAATAAAGATCTATCTAAAGAAATCTATACCGTATTGAAGCATGATATCCAATTCGGTAAGAAGAATAAGTATACTGTTACATTCTTACCACCTGATGATGTAGTTCATTGCTACTATAGATTGGATCCTAACACGTATAGAGGTATCTCTGATCTATATAAAGCTATGATACCAGCTAAGTTATTCATCGGTCTATATATCACTAATACTATTGGTGCTATGACTAGATCTCAAGACCGTCGTGTTTACTATGTAAAACAATCCGGTATTGATACCAATATCTCTAAGATTCTATTAACTACTATTGACCAATTGAAACGTCAAAACTTCAACATTCGTCAATTAGAGTCTATGAAGAATGTATTAAATATCTTAGGACGATTCAATGACTTCGTTATTCCAACAGACAATAGTGGTAACTCTCCAGTACAATTTGAAGTTATGCAAGGACAACAGATTGATCCACAAACTGACTTGATGGAGAAGCTACAAAACATGGCTGTTAATAGTACTGATGTACCAGTTGAAATCGTACAGGCTAGACAATCTATGGACTATGCTATCCAAGCAACTATGTCTAATAGTAGATTCTTAAAGAAAGTATATAATAGACAGACTATCGCTAATAGATTCTTGTCTGCTATTATGACTAAGCTTTATAGAGGTGAATTCAATAATCCAACAGCTGTTATTAATGTTAACTTACCAACACCGATGTTCTTGAATCTCACTAATACTAACCAAATCATTCAAAATGCTAATGATGTTGCTCAAGCAGCAGCTGAAGCATTCTCTGATGAATTAGATGAAAATGCAAAACCAATGTTCTTTAATAATCTAAAAGCTAAGATGCTTGAAAGCTATTTAGATATGGAAATGATCCAACGTGTTAAAGAAGCAACTAAAGTTGAATATGCAGCTATGCAACCACCAGGAGATGGTGGTGGAGAAAGCTACTAGAGTATTTAAACAGAACTATATGGTCATAGGCTATTAAAGCCTATGACCATTATAATTCCTGTCGTTTATCATTATGTGTGAGAGGTGAAATACTTTGTACCGGAAACCAAGGACACAAAGCAGGAGTGACTACGTATGAAAATGAGCAGTTCAGAATTGTTATAGCAGTGTATTTGTTCATATTTGAATCATAGATTCCATTTCATATATATTTTAACGTAAATCAAGCGTAAGGTATTCGATTTATTTTTAAGAAGATTTCACGAAGCAGTGTGTATGTATATTATTTGTCCGTACTTAGGAGTAAAGTACACAAAGTGGGCGGATGACCCATTTTCATTTTATCTTCATACGCAGTCATTATATTGTTACTAGAAAATAAAGAATAAGTGGACTAGGAGATAAACCCCTAGTCCATTTGTTTATTCTATTATTTACAAACCTATTTACCAGACCATGTAGTCTTTTTACCAGTGTTACCTTCACCATTACCAGTAAGAGTTGTATGGTAAGGAGTCATGTTTTTAACACCAGTGTAAGTCATTTCAGACTCATCCCAGATTGTACCTTGACGAACCCAATCAAGTAAGCTTTGAGCTTTTTGGTTGATGATTGTATTCGTAATAGGGAAACCAGAGAATTCTACAGATAATTCTTTGAAACCAATATCACCACGTTCGATATTGTAGATATTCAAGTCAGCATTTGTTGGTTGAGCAGCTACGATATAGAAAGCTTTTTCTACATTCATCAAAGTATTGTCTGTTACGATGTATAAGAAGCTGAATACTTCTTTATCAAATCCAGGTTCTGTGATTGTACCATCTTCGATAAGACCATGATAATGTTTAACTTGAGTTGTAGGGTCTTTAATACCACGTAAGAACAACTCATGAACTTTAGTCATGATAGAACCAGATTTTTCGAAATAACGCATACTGAAAGTAGAACCAGATTGGCTATTAACTTTGTTGATTACGTTAATGGATTTTACACCGTTTGTTAATTCTGCAGTTTCGGAAGTCATGTTATCAATGCCATCCAAACCACGGAATTCATATTCCAATACATGTACGTATGTATCGATAAGTTTACGGTATTGATCAGATTTATCTCTCAATTTTTTCAAGAATTCAGGGATAGTCAATACCAAGAATAGGCCATAACCAGATTCAAATTGGTTGAATTGATATAATTGAGCCCAGTCAGTTACACCACGGAATAACGCATAGTTCGTTAAGTCGCGGATTTCTTTAGTGCCGTCGAAGATAAAGTTAACAGCACCAGCAGTACGTCCAGCCATAGTTATTTATCCTCCTATATTAAACAGTGGCACTAACATTTGTAGTCGCGATTGGAATAGCAACGATACGGAAGATTTCAGCTTGTGCGAAATCACGGAACGATACTTGGATAACCGCATAAACAATCTTGTTAGCTGCATATACAGAATCAGTTTTGAAGTCGATAGCAATAGAAGCAAATTTATTAGCATTAGCATCAATAACCGCTTGTACGTCTTTCTTATAGTCTTCAAAGTCAGTACCTGTAATGAATTTATAACGAGATTTTGGACATGCAATACGAATTTGTTTGATCAACTCTTGGATAGCCAATACGTTATTAGCAAAGCTTAATTGTGTATAGATATCTTGAGATGTATATTCGGATGCAAGAGAGAAGATACCATTGTAGTATTTACCGAAGTTGATATGTAAGTCATCCATTTCAGCAACTTGGTCACCTGCAGGAGTAACTTTAGGAACGTAAGATAAAGTACCTTCAATGATTTCTGGAACTACCCAGCCGTTGTTTTGACCAGCACATACTAAGGAACGACCATTAGCAAAGTGCATACAAATCAAACGAGAGATAGCATAACCCATAGTTACTGTAATTTGTTTACGAGTATATGGATCGAATACGTCAAAGTATTGACAGTAAGTCGCAACGTAACGTGTATTACCGCCAGTATTCAAAGTCTTAGCATTCTTAATTGCAAGAATGTTTGTAAGACCTTTAGTACCCATATCGCGGAAGAAGAATACGTCTTGACGGAAGTTACATAAGTTTTCAATAGCACGTTTTACAATGTGTGGATAGTTTGCATCGACAACAATATCAATTGGGTTGTTATCGATATCAAAGATATCATCATTGAATGTACCATTGTATACTTTAGCCATTTCTGTAGAATATACAGAAGTGGAGTCAGTCACGCCTTTATAGTTAGAGATTGGAGATGTACCAAAAGTATCACCATTATAACCACCAACTAAAGAATGACCAGCGAAGCTATCAAGTTTAACTGTAGCTACACCATCATTAGTGGATTCTAATACTTCGAAAGTTTTGAAAGCTTCACCTTTCCAAGTACGAGCACCAATGATATCAGATTCACGTAAACGAGTTTCAGACAAGCCAGCAATAGCTGCTACTTTAGCGTAGAATAATTGCATTTGATCTTCATAACCGAAGCATTTAACTTGTTTAGAATTACGTTTTACAACAGAGTCAAAGAATAAATTGTAACCAGCCTCTACTTCAGAAGGGTTCAAGGAGAATACAATAGATTCTAATGTATTATTATTTTCATCGATATCAATTACGTAACGTGCAGATTGTGCAGAACGAGATAATGTGCTATCGAGGGAGATAGTAATACTCTTTTGAGACACACCACGACCATTATCCATTACTAAGAACAATGGGAATTTGTTGTCTTTTTTGTTTTTGTATTTGTCATAGAAAGCTTTAGATGTAGCTACATAGTCGTTACCATGAACGTTTTCTTCAGCATCTAAAGTTTCTACAGAGTAGTTAACTTGACAAACTTTAAACATAGCAGCAACACCATCTGCACCAGCTTCGTCTTTAGTATATAAAGGACGTTGTGCTGGTTCAGAGAATTGAGCTACGTCAACAGCTTTCCAGTATAACTCCTCAGTCACATAAGATCCATCTTCTTTTGTGATAGGAGATCCAGTCAAAGGATCCATTTTGATTCGAGTTTCTTGACGAGAAATTTCTTTTACATGAGCAACTACACCTAGCATAGCTAAACGAGAAGTAGGGTCAACGACACGTTTCGCATAAACGATACCGCCGTTGTTAATTACGTTAGCTGCTTGGAGTAATGGTTGACCATGACGAGCAAAAGAGATTTCACCATATTGATCGAAGAAATCTTCACCTTGCCATTTAGTATATTCTTCAGTCCCTTTGTCAGAAGTAAATCCGGCAAATACAATTGGTCTTGTAGTAGAGTCGGCTACATTCAGAGAGGGAATATAACTTTGGTCTTCAAGAATGATTTTTGTACCAATCATAATCTTTTATTTCCTCCTTAATAGATTTTATAAATAATAGTTATAAACGATCCGAATGGTGGATTCTATTTAAACTTTTATTCATATGTTAATTATGGCTATTGCATAAGGATCTTTTCCATTGGGGAGTCAACTGTGTTCTTATTGATGATAGAGTTGACTACCGCATCATCCCAGTTCTCGGATGTCAATGCTGTAAATGCAGAGATATACTTAGGTACCATTTTGATTGATACTGGTTTATACTTATGCATATCAGTTTCCTTAGCTAAGCGGAATGGAACTGATTCATCTTTAACTGATCTACAGAGCTCTGATACTAAGATACCAAACATCTGTGCAGAGATACCGAAAGATGAACCATTGAATTTGATGGAATCCATTAAGAAAGAATGTAACTTATCATAAGCAATTACATTTGGAATATTACCAGTGATCATAAAGATTCTAAACATATTTTCTACGTTAGTGATATCTTCAGGGGACCCAATGTTTACTATAGCAACATCATCTTTCTTAAATCTTAAGATACGATAATCTACAGGTACTGGGATCTTCTTATCTAGGATATAATCTTTAACTTTCTCAATAGATGATGGCATGCAAGAAATAAGTACTGGATGATTAAATAACTTAACACCATATAGTGACTTTCCTTTAGAGTCAAAGACTTCATAGGAGAATAACCCTAGGGTATTAATATACTCACCAGCTTCTTCTGCATATTTCATATGCCCATCATTTCTAAAATAACTTTCTGGGATATAGTAAACTAGTTCACCATCTCCCTTAAAAATAAGGGAGTTCCCTTCTTCTCTAAGAAAGGAACCCACATTTTTCATACCCATAGTAAACCTCCTATAGAGTGATAAATGTCTTATACTCTAATGTTTGGGGGTAATAATATTACCGGTCTACTTATTTTCCAATGCAGTAATACGATCTGTAATAGCTTTAAGCTTCTCATCTACTGTAGCTTTCTTATATACAGCTACATCATAGTGCTTAGTAGTCAAAACTGTATAAGATGCATTACCACCATCCCAGTGTTTAAGTTCTTTACCAATGATAATAGTAGATGCACGTTTATCACCCATCTCTAGGTTAGAGTTTTTGTTTACTTTAGCGATTACTAGATTAGTACTACCATCTGCAGACTTACCGTGATAACCAACCATATTACCAACAGTGATACCATTGTTTAAGTAGTCATTGTTGATATGGTTATAATAAGAACGTTTACTGGAATACTTGTAAATACGAACGTAGTCATGAGAGTTAGCTGCCATGTAGATATCACCATCTACATAAACAAAGTCTTCAATCTCACAGTATGGTTCCATTTCGATTTCACGAATTACTTTGAACTCTTTACCGATTAGACGGCATTCAATCAAACGTCTTGTTACAGCAAAGATGATTGTATCACCTTTGAAGTATGCACCATTAGAATCATTATTAGTCTCATCTACTTGTACGATATACTCAGTATGCTTAGATAGAGTCTCATCATCATAGATACGAATCTTACGAGTACTGAAAGATTCACCTGGAACTACAGATACGTATCTACCAGAACCATCTAAGTCTTTACAAATATTGAAACACTTTTGAGGATAGTCTTTGAATTCACCTAATTCAAGTTCACCAATATTATTACGGTTAATATTATAGATACGGTTACCATTAGCAGCACCATTAGTTGCTCTAATAACACCTTCATCCATGAATAGTGTATTAACGTGACCTAGTTTGTCAACACCTTCGAAATCAGTAGTTCTATATACAGACATATCCATATTTAATTCATAAATACGTTGTTTAGAGTTATCTGGATTACAGCAACCCAAGATAAAGCGTCTTACAGTTGGGTCAAAAGTAAACCCTTGACATTGGTTTACTATAGTTTTGTCTAGTTCAATAGTTTTCAAGAAAGAAATATTAGTTTGATCTAATAAGGTAGCAGGTCTTTGAGCACTAATATCATTACCAATATGGCGGAAGGATTTCTTTAGTAGCTCAGTGAAGTCTTTTGATATTTTCATAGAAATTCTCCTTTCATTATTATATTGTAAAGAAAACCCAGAAGAGGATTAACCTCTTCTGGAATTTTTCTATATTAATTATAAGTGATCGTATTCTTCCATAGGAGTATTAGAAGTTGCTTCTGTAGGGAATTCGAACCTATTTTGGAATACTTCTAAATTGTCATTAGATTCTAAGATATCATTGGAGTATAAGTCTTCCATAGGAGTGCTGTCATCAGTTAATGCCCCAACAGGTTCCCATTTCTTTTTGGAATAGTTATACTTCTTAGTTTCATCTAAGTTGTATAAAGGTAAACGGAACTTACAGAAGCTGTATTTACCTAGACCATTATGATCTTCTGGAACGCATACATGAACGTATTTATCCACATATTGTGCCATTTCATCTGTAGTATATGGTCCTAAGATGACTGTACTGTATTTACCAACTTTAGATTGGTAAGTTTTAGATTTAGATGCTTCAATAGTAGACTGTTTATCTAAGACATACTTCATTGGTTTTGCAGGCTTTTCAGGTACTTTCGACCCATTGAATGTTTGATAGATCATACCATATCCTAGTAGAGATTTCAATACACCACGTTTTTTACCATCAGATACAATTTTGATACTTTTAATATTTTCATTGTATACTAATGGAGCAGCCTCAGTTTTGATATTTTCAACTAGTCCGTTGGTATTACTTTCCAACATATCAGGATCCCCATTATTATATAACTTCACGTCAAAATGGGATACCAATGTATTTACTGCATTTTTAAGAACAGAGTATTTTACTCCATCTTCTTTCACTGTATCTACGTTTGTATATAGTCTAATTCCATTATAACCAACGCTATCAGATCTATCGAATGCACAGTTTGTAATGAATGGATATACATCGGCTCTTCGTTTTGCATATTCATCATAGAATTCAAAATTTACAATACTAGATGCATTAATAGCATTTCTAGAAGTAGAGTATTTAGATATTCTAAGTGCACCTTCTAATAGCTTAGTCATTGGGAATCCTTGATAGTATACGGTAAATGTATTATCATCAGCATATCTAATAAATTCTGCTGGAATAGAATCATCCATAAAATAATATACGTATCCTTTATTTACAGTAAGACCCTGCATTACAGTTTTAGTATTTTCTTCTATTTCAGCCATACGCTTTTTATAGTTGATAGGTTTTAGGCCCTCAGAGTCTAGTGTCATGACATTATTGGTATTCTTATAATACTCATCTTTATCGATAATGAAATCACCCATAGTAAGCCGGTACGCTGTAACATGGTCGCTTGTTGCTACATCTTCAAAAGCCTTAGTTAAAGGATTATAGATCTTAGTACCATCCATATTATAGACTTTAACTAAACGTAGGATATTTGCAATATGTTTAGGATCATCCAATAATGTTTTATTGATGTCATCATCTACTGTACGAATTTGTACATTAGTAGCATGCTCAACGTTAGCATCTAAGCTAAGACCATTATATGCATAATCTGTACTAGCATATTCTACGTTAAACTCTGGTAAGTAGATAATATAGCGATCACTATCATCTCGATGGTTATAGTATTCTAACGCTTCAGGGTCATTATCAGCTAAATAATGATATCCATCATGACCAGATACTTCTTTTCTAATGATTTGTGTAGCAAAGTCTAGATCAACAGTCATTTTCTTACATTTAATATTGAGATCTTTACCACGATAGTTTAAAGAGAAGTGGAAGTTATCAATATCAAACTTAGTAATCAAAGTACCTTCTTTGTCTTCATCATTCTCAGCTACATAGAAGTTTGTATTGAAAGTTGGGAATACAAATTCATCAAATTTATATACACCATCTTCTGCTGTAAGATTTTCTTTCTTTAATAGAACTTTGATTCTACGGTTAGTTAGTTGTTGTGTAGTATCATTATAGCTATATTGTAGACTGTGTTTTAAATACGTTCTATACAAAGAGTTCAATACAGTAGTATAGATACTGTTCATTGGTCCATTGTATCTAACTTTAATGATATCAGATTCATTAAGATCATTAGCAATATCTGGAGTTGGGAAAGTAAGATTCAAATACTTACCTTCAGGTACTTCATACTCATCTGCTTTAGCTACAGTAGTATTACTATCGTTTAATTCTCTAACATTTTCACCACTTGGGAAAATGAATCCACCTTTAAGAGTGTTTTGTCCACCATTGAATCCTTCTAGTTCATTAGAAGCTTTGATGGAATCTGGAATTTTATTAATTTCATCAGCTAAAGAAATAGTAGCATTAGACTTCAATGCCACATTATTAGCTTTGAGAGCATCTTTTGCATTAGTAATATCCTTAATGATATTCTCAAGAGTCTCAACGATTTGATGATTATCCATAAGGTCCTCCTTAATAAAAATAACAAAAGTCATAGATAGATGGATAGACTATCTATCCATCATGTGCTATGTTAATATCATGTATAAATTCTATACATATCTTAAGCCATCAGCTCTCGCTTCAGCACCATACATTTGTCTAGTATATGTAACATCAGGAGTTGTTGCATTAACAGGTTCCCAAGTTTTATTAGAGTAATTATACTTCTTAGTCTCATTCAAGTTATAGATTGGTAATCTATATTTATTAAAGGCATAAGTACCCAATTGGAAGTGATCTTCTGGAACCAAGATTCTAATATATTTTTCAAAATTAGCTACAGTTCTAGATTTAGCATCAAATACATATATACTCCCTTTGAGATTATCGATAAAAAATTTACCAGGGTGAACTTTAAGTAAAGTATACTTATCAATGATATACTTCATTGGTGTAGCAGGGGTAGGAGCAGAACTTCTAGTTGCTGCTAAATATGGATAAGTATTAGCAATACCCATTAATGGATATAGGATACCATTAGATTCCAATGTCTCAGTTCCAGGGGTATATTTTGAGTCTACTCTAATAGTTTTGATATTTGCATTATAGATTAATGGTGCACTATTTGTATATATCCTCTCTATACGAGTATCACCACCGCCATAAAACTCAGTATCATATGGGGAGATTAATAAATTCGTTGATCTCATAGTAGCATAATTACCATCAACAAGTGTTGCTGTACCCCAATCACTACAATATAACGCCATACCATTATATGTACGCAAGTATGTACTAAATCCAGTTAGAGGACATAACGTTTTATCACTATATGAATTTTCATTAAATCTAAATTTAATTTTCTTATCAGTATGAATATTGGTATCATTGTATTCAGAATCTGTTGGCTCTATTGCACCGTCTAAGCAATCTAATAATGGGAAGTCTTCATATATGTCAGCAATAATATCTTTATTGAATTTCATATGCTCGATAATCCCAGTCGTAGGATTCTTATAATATAGATAGGTAGCACCATTGTTACCTCTACCTAAGCGAATATTATCCATAAAATTTTTATTCTGTTTAGCAATACGTTTTGTATATTCACTAAACCCATACAAAATTCTATTATCATATAATCCAACGCCTTGAGAATTATTATATCTATTCTTATTCTCATATGGAATATTTGTAGTGATTACAGTAATATCAGTTTCACCAAATGTACCAGTCATTTGATTGAATCTTTTTGTTCCATCTGCATTATATACTGGTACGTTATCCAATATATTAGCCTTATGCTCATCTGTATTTAGCTTAGCAATATTTTCAGGTGTTTCATTAACACGTATTTGAACAGTACCAGTGAGGTATAGTCGTTTAGAGTCTTCACTAGCATTCACCATATAATCCATAATTCTAAATTTAGTAATATTTTTAGAATTGATAGAGCTATGTGATTTTATAGTCTTATACTGTATATTCACATTAGGCATATTAATGATATGACAGTCATCCCTATTTTCTCTATCCCCATTGAAGTTATTAGGCATGTAAGAGTATTGTCTATTCAATTCAGATATAGCATATATGTCTGTCATAATAACGCTTAACTGATCACATACAACAGATATAGTTCTTTGCATATAGTTTACAGAGTAGAAGAACTCTTTACATTTAAATTTAGTAATCTTAACTTCAGACCCGTCTGGTTGACGTACATAGAATTCACTATCATAGCACGGGAATACGAATCTATTGAAGTTATAATATCCATTTTCATCAGGTCTAAAGAATTCACCATTCAATACTATCTTTAACACATAGCTTTTAACTACAGAGTCAAATTGTAGTCGATCTATTATGTATGAGCTATATAAATATAGTAAAGCATCAGCTGGATCTTCATGGTCGATGAAAATTTTAAATATGTTAGTAGTGGTATACTCTTCAGTATCAGTAATTTGCTCACCAGCATATGACTCTAAGTTAGCAAGCCACCCAGGGAATTTAAGTTCAAACTTAACTCCTCTAGGGATAACATATTCGGATGCATTTACCGGAACGCAGTTGGTATTATCCATAACGGAAGCAGTATTATTACTAAAAATGAATCCGTTACGTAAACTTAATTTACCCTTATTAAACCCATCTAACACCGTAGAGGATTTGATTGCTTCTGGTAGTTTATTAATCTCAGTAGCTAATGTTTTTGTGGTACTGGAATCCAGTACCACATTATTTTGTGTGAGAGTAGACTTAGCATTAGTAATATCAGAAGCAATACCTTCAAGGGTTTGCATGATTTTATTAGCTATTTCCGACATATCTATTCTCCTCTAATTTGTTTAAGTTTTTCATTAATAGCATTCAATGTAGCATTGAATTCTTCTTTGGTTACAAAGTTAGATGTATCTACAGTTGGAGCTGGTATTGCAGCAATAGCAGCAGCTAGCTCTTCTTTAGTAGCATAGATTGCTAAATCGGTTTTCTTAGGGAAGAGTTTATCAAACTCCCCACGGTTATATAAGTTACCAAGTTTAGCATTTTGATATTTGGATACGAAGTATTTATCATCAGTCCATGCAATATTAGCAACTGGGATAGATTTGATTTCTTCTTTTGTAGCAAGAGTAGTTAAGTCACTCTTAGGAACTAAATTATTTAATTCTGCTTTTGTGGCAAGAGTTCCTAACTCTTCTTTAGTAGCTAATGAAGATGTATCAATCTCTGCACCATTATTGCCTTTAATCCATTCTGTACCATTCCAGAATACAGGTGCCCCTAGAGTAGTGTCAAAATACATTTGGCCAACAACGAGGTGCTCAGTTGGACGGTTTTCGGTACTCCCAGAATGAATAATTGGTACAGTTACGTATGTCATATTTTTCATACGATTAATTTTACGTACTCTTATTTTATAACCGTAACCAAATATATTACCACGTTCAATACCCATAGTATACGGATGAGTAAGTCCTTCTAATCTTTCAACTTCAGGTTTTAGTGTAAAAGTTTTAGAATTTTCATCTACTGCTGTAATTTCAAATTGAATACTTCTACCAGAATCTACATTTTCTAAGATAGAGCCAACATTAACAGGCATACCTGTCATAGTACCAGAATTTAATTTTGGCATTTCTGTAAAGGTAATAGTATATGTTTTATCTTCTTCATTATAAGTAAAGGATGCTATTGTATCTCTTCTTAAAGTACCACTATCTTTAGTATTGTCAAATGTAGAGACATACGCAAAGTGACCATACTTTTCTGGTTCTAGTTCAGTAAAGATATCGCCTCTAACACCTGCAGTGTTTTCAGAATAATCTTCACCGCCCTTACCATTTGATGGTGTACCTTCAGAGGATGCTAGATAGATTGCACCTAAGGTGCTATTCTCCGCTTGATCAATACCATTCATATTACGGTCTGTACCAAGATATGGTCTTGGTTTGAATGATTCATTTCTAGTATTATAGCTTTGCGTATAAGAACCAGTCTTCTCATAAATCACATTTACAGCTTTTTCTTGGAAGAAATTTAAATGAGCGTTTTCAGTTACCCCATGTAATGACACTGGGACACTGGCATTAAAGAATGCAAATTTAGGGAATTTTTCAAATGCATCAGTAAAGTTCTCTTCAAATTTATCAAATACTACTTCTGATACATTAATCAACCCAGCCTCAGAGTTGTATTGATTTAGAGCAATAAATGAAGGCAAGTAATCACCACTAGGGGCTGCTGTATCTAAATTTGTAGGTTTCAAATCCAATCTAATATCGGATATCGTACATACCCCAGGGGCATTAATTGTAAGGATATCAGTATATTGGCTAAGATTATAGTATCCTTTAATGGCTACATTGGATAATAGATACGTAGTAAACGCATTGTTAGGATTATTATCTTTGAATGCTTCTTCATTATCATAAATGATATCGATGTTCTTAACAGAAGATTTAGCACTAACATTGATTGGATTTTCACAGTTTTTGAATACGATGCTATCTAAACTGTTATTATTAGAATAGCTACCATTCAAATCCAAAGGATATGATACGTTTTCAATATGAAGATTTTTAAACTCAGCATCAAAGATAGAGCAATATAAACTTACAGAATAAAGTGTACCAATAAATTCCATATTAGTACAAGTAAAGTTATATAGCTTATAGCTACTCATATCAAAGTTACCATGAGTATCTGTATTAGTAAAAATACTATAGATAGATTGGGATTGTGTTACAGCTCCACTTCCAGGTAGCTCATGACCTTCAATGATAAAGCCATCAAATCTTAGATTATAACCACGAGTTGTAGTTTCTTCATAATTCTCAGGATTTAATCGGAAGCCAACACTAATAGCGCTACCAGTTGGTCCATTTTCTCTAGTACCATGCATCTCAATTTTAGCTTTATATCTATTCTGTGCATGGATATATAAGTATTTTTGGCGATCACTAGGGATAGTTACATCTACAGTACCACCAACTTTATATGTACCATCTGGGAAGATTACTTCAGTATAGTTTTCATCATGTACTTTTTTGAAAAGTTCATTTAACTTTGCAGTTACATCAGTTGCACCAGTATTGTCAATACCAAATTCAACTACGTTAATAGCTTTACCAGTAAATACTTTAGATTCGATACTTCTAATATCAGAACCTATTTTTTTAGCAAAGGGTTTAAGAGCATCGCCAACGATTTTCTTAAATTCAGCCATGTCAAAATTCTCCTTTCAAGAATTATTTAAAAGAGAGATGATCATTATCGATCATCTCTCATTATAACTTATTCTAGTGTATAGTACGCCGTAGAAATTAAGCTTCGACGTGTGCTGCAGTTTCAGCGGAAGCTGGTTCAACAATACCTGCTTTACCTTTTTCATATTCAGCAACTAAGTCAAGATCACCTAAATCTAGAGCTTCTTCTTTAACATAGCCAGTCAAATCAACAGTGGATGTGATTTCACCTTGTTCAGAAATAGCGATGCCATTACCTGCAGTCAATTTACGTTGAACTTCAGCAGTTTTAGCATATGCTTCCAAAGTAGTAGTCAAAGATTGTGTAGTAGTATAATCAGCTAACTTAGTATTCAAATCTGCTGTTGTAGTATAGTCAGCTAATTTAGTAGTCAATGCTGCTGTAGTAGCATAGTTAGCAAGAGTATTATTTACAGTTTCAGTAGTCATATAGCTACTTAAAGCTGTAAGAGTAGCATAGTCAGCCAACTTAGTAGTTAATGCTTCATTAGTAGTATAATCAGCTAATTTAGCAGTCAAGTTAGCAGTAGTTTCATAGCTAGATAACTTTGTGTCAACAGAATCATTTGTAGCCACATCAGCTAATTTAGTAGTCAATTCTGCTTTAGTTGTATAATCAGCTAATTTACTATTCAATACGTTAGTTTCAACATAGTCAGCTAATTTAGTATCTAAAGTAGAAGTTTGTACATAGCTAGCAACTTTATCATCGATAAGTTGCGTTACTTGAGCGGTCGTAGAATATGAACTCAGATCGGCTGGTTCTCCAGGGCCAGTAGCAGAGATCGTACCATCTTCAGCGATTTGTACGTTTGCACCTGCTTTTAATTTATCTTGTTTATTATCTTGTAATTTTTTGATATCAAGACCTACGGCTTTCGCAAAAGGTCCTAAAACTTTTTTCAATTGGGCTTGTACACTAAGAACCATTATTTAAATTCTCCTTTCAAATAAAAGATTGTAGCGGTCATAAAAATATAAATGACCGCTACTTGTATGTTTCGATTAATAACCGTCGAGAATATTTCCCAGATTAGTCTCCTAAGCCACTATTATAAGCATCTAGCATGAAGTTTTCATCTAATTCTCCTTCTTCTTCAGAGTTAGTTGGAGCAGCTGGTTTAGGAGCTTCACTACCAGTAGCTGGTGTAGCTGGTTTATTTTCAGTACCTGTAGTAGGAGCTGCTGGTTTTTCATCACCACGACCAGTATTATAAGCATCTAGCATGAAGTTAGAATCTAATTCTTCTTCTTCACCGGAAGTAGCTGGTGCTGGGGAAGCTGGAGTTGCTGCATTATTTGCAGGGGCTTCTGGTTGCTCAGTATGAGTTTCTTCACCTGGAGTTACTACTGGAGATTCAGTATGAGTTTCAGTATTAACTGGGGACTCAGTATGAGTAGCTTCTTCACCTGTAGCTGGTTGCGCAGGTGTTACAACTGGAGCAGCTGGTTGAGTTTCAGTGTGAGTATCTTCACCAGGAGTTACTACTGGAGCAGCTGGTTGAGTTTCAGTATTAACTGGGGATTCAGTATGAGTTTCTTCACCAGGAGTTACTACTGGGGATTCAGCGTGTGCTTCTTCACCGGTAGCTGGTTGTTCAGTATGAGCTTCTTCACCAGGAGTTACTACTGGGGATTCAGTGTGAGTTTCTTCACTTGCAATTGGTTGCTCTGTATGAGTTTCAGTATTTACAGGAGTCTCAGTATGAGTTTCTTCACCTGGAGTTACTACTGGAGCTGCTGGTTGTTCAGTGTGCGTATCCTCACCGGTAGCTGGTTGAGTCTCAGTATGAGTTTCTTCACCTGGAGTAACCACTGGAGATTCAGTATGAGTATCTTCACCAGTAGCAGGAGCTGGAGTTACTTCGTTATTAACTGGGGATTCAGTGTGAGTTTCTTCACCTGGAGTTACAACTGGAACAGCTGGTTGAGTTTCAGTATTAACTGGGGGCTCAGTGTGAGTTTCTTCACTAGTTGTTGGAGATTCAGTGTGAGTTTCTTCACCTGGAGTAATTACTGGAGCAGCTGGGGATTCAGTATGAGTATCTTCGCTTGCAACTGGAGTTTCAGTATGAGTAGCTTCACCTGGAGTTACCACTGGGGATTCATTATTAGCTTCTTCACCAGTAGCTGGAACTGGAGCAGCTGGTTGAGTTTCAGTATTTACAGGAGTTTCTGGTTGAGCTGGAGTAACCACTGGAGCAGCGGGCTGTTCAGTATGAGGTTCTTCACTTGCAACTGGTTGTTCAGTATGAGTTTCTTCACCTGGAGTAACTACTGGAGCAGCTGGTTGAGTTTCAGTGTGAGTATCTTCGCTTGCAACTGGAGTTTCTGTATGGGTATCCTCACCTGTAGCCGGTTGTTCAGTATGAGTTTCTTCACCAGGAGTTACTACTGGCGCTTCAGGTTGAGCTGGGGTTACCACTGGGGATTCGGTATGAGTATCTTCACCTGTAGCAGGTTGCTCAGTGTGAGTTTCTTCACCTGGTGTTACAACTGGAGCGGCTGGTTGCTCGGTATGAGTATCTTCACTAGTTGTTGGAGATTCAGTGTGAGTTTCTTCGCCTGGAGTTACCACTGGAGATTCAGTATGAGTATCTTCACCTGGGGTTACAACTGGTGCTTCAGGTCGAGCAGGAGTTACCACTGGAGATTCAGTATGAGTATCTTCACCAGTAGCAGGAGCAGCTGGTTGAGTTTCAGTATTTACAGGAGCTTCTGGTTGAGCTGGGGTTACAACTGGTGCTTCTGTATGAGTATCTTCACCTGTAGTTGGAGCTTCAGTATGAGTATCTTCACCTGTAGCTGGAGCTTCTGTATGTGTTTCTTCGCCAGGAGTTACTACTGGAGCAGCTGGTTGCTCAGTATGAGTTTCTTCACCAGTAGTAGGAGTAGTTGTATTATCTTTAGGAGTATCTTCTTTCTTACCTTCTTCGTAGGAATCTACAATATCTTTACTCAATTTATCATCTTGAGCATCTTCAGTAGTTTCACCATAAGTAAGACCAGTTAATACCCAACCAGCTTTGATTGCACCATCAGCAATAGCTTTCAATGCACCATTAACAGTGATATCACCTTTGAAGCGAACTGTCTTATCTTCATCAGGACCATTTTCACTCATAGCAGCCAATACAGATGCAATAGAGTCATTATCCAATGGAGAGTTAGAAAGGTCAAGACCAGTGCCTAATTTACCTTTCAAACGAAGAGTAGTCAATGCAGTAGCATCTTTAAACATATCTTTTGCATTAGTCAAAGAAGATACATCTAATTTCAATGCTTTCAAAGATTGACAACCTTTAAACATAGCTTCAGCATTTTGCAAACCAGCTGTTGTGATTTCAACTTGTTCCAATTTGGAACAACCTTCAAACATACCTTTTGCAGTTGCTAAAGCATCAGAAGTAGTTAATTGAACTTGGCGTAAGTTCTCATTGTTTCTGAACATATAGTTTGCAGATTTAACTTTCTTCAAGTTCAATGGTGCCAATTCATTCAATGCTAATGCACCATCAAACATGTAGTCTGTATATTCTGTGTCATCAGTATTCAATGCATTATCTAGCTTAGTTAATGTAGCAAACTCTTTAGGGTATGCAACTTTAAGGAAGTTATAAGCATTCTTAGATACTTTAATGAAGTTAGCTGCAGAATCTTGAATCAATTCAGAATCTTCGATTACACCAGCTGGTTTCAAGCCACGGATGTTACGAACGTCAATAGAGATAAGTTGGTTTTTGAAGTCGATAGAAGCATCGAATTTAACTACAACTTTCTCATCACGTTGGATTACACCATTAGCAGAGTAAGTGGATAGACCAATGTGTTTATTAGTCCAATATTCAAAATTACGTACTTTACCGGCAGCACGTTTCAATTCACCGTCTTTTACATAATCAATTTCCCAGATTTCTTTAGAGCCTTCAGAGAGAAGAACTTTATAGTTATCATCTGGATTAGAGAATACAAAAGATATTAACAAAGACCGACGAATTTCAGCCTTAATGTCTACCATATTACCTTTAGGGCAAGCACGTTTGTTGTCGCCACTAGCCGTAGAGTAAGGATTACAGTTAGTAGGGTCAATTACATTATCAATTGCCATTTAGTTACCTCCATTTATAAAAATATTATTATTAAATTACCATAATGTTGAAAAATATTGAGGAAGGCCGTTAAGACCTTCCTCTAGTATTTTATTATTTACCATTCCATTTTTGAGCTGTAAGAGCCTCAATAATACGGTCGGTAGAAGTTCTGCCACCTAGAGAGTTAGCAGAGTTTTGAGAGTGACCTACACGAGCTTGTTTCATCGCACGGTTAGCAGTGTATTTTTCAAGCAAGTTTTTAGGTAAGTTCATAATCTTACGAGCAGCAGCTTGACGTTGTTCCATTTCAGTCATTTCAGGATCTTCATGGAAGTAGTCAGTAGCAACATCAAGAAGTTCAGTGTATTTGTAGATCATTTCAGTATATACGGATTGGTAGCGACGACCAAATGTACGAGTATCAGAAATGATACGACCTTCTTTAGCAATTACTTCAGAACCATCAGCAAATGCAAAAGTGAATTTCTTATTACCAACATCTTTAGATTCAATGATAGCAATCTTGTTTGTATTTTCTACAGGTTTACCATTTTCATCTACAGTGTGTTTATTAACTTCAGCTAAGATCTTAGCTTTCAATGCATCAGCATAATCTTCATAAGGCTTTTCTGGTTCTGCAGAACGTTTATCGTCAACAAGTTTACCAGATTTATCAAATTTAACAACAGCACCATCAGCATAAGAGATTTCAATGAAACCTTCTTTATCTAGAGTAACGTCTTCAATTTGAGTTTTAGTTAAACGAGTCATTGCTTTCTTATAGTCATCAGCAATTTGAGGATTTGCAGCAATAACTTCTTCAGGTTTTTGTAAGATATAGTAACCAGATGCTTTAATTGTATTGAAGTCATCTGCATCACCATGGATATTACCTTCATCGTCAACTAAGATATCAATAGCTTCTTTCTTATCTTCATATTCAAGATTAAGAGTTGGACCATAAGTAATCTTAATAGCCACTGCAGTTTCTTGAATTGCAGATTCCATTAAGCCACCCAACTTGCCAGGAACGTAGCATCGTTCATCTAATGTTTTACCTTGAGCTTTAGCTACTTCAAATGGGGATACATATTTGTATTTGTCAGTTTTTAATACTTTCTTAACCATTTCGTCAGTATGGTCAAATGCATCTCTAACGAAGTTCAATACTGTGCCGTCAGTATATGTGACAGTACCAGTACCTTTTTTATCTGCGTTTTCTCGGAAAACACCATCAATCTTACCTACAGTTTCTGTAGCTTTAGGATCAACAGTTGTACCGAGTACTTCAGTATCAGGCATAATACTTTCTCCTTTTAGAAAAAATAGAATTATAAAATAATGACCCCAATGGTTTTTCACCATTGGGGTAAACCATTATTCATATGTCTATAATTATTTTCTACGTTTTTTAGTTTTAGGAGATTTTGGAGCTATAGCTTGTGCTCTTAAACCAGCCTCATAGGCTTTGAACCCAGTAGAGATAGTCTCACATAGACGTTGATAGTTGTAAGATACCTCTTGGAATAACCCAGATACTTCATGTTTGGTCTTCATAGAATGAAGTGCACCATTTAATAGAAGCATCATAGTATATAAACGCATCATATCAATCTTATCACTGAAGTTAGTATTAGTCGCTAATACTTCCATTAGGATAGAGAAGATATTAATTGACTCAACTTCAAGACCAGTGAATTCATCAATAGCATCAATGAATACACCAACAGTTGTATTCTTAATATTCATACGAGCTAATGCATTATGAATAGCATCAACGTTACGGCTTTGGTGTTTGAAAGATTTACCAATATTGAAATATGAAGGCTTACGTTCTAATGCTTTATAGATGAAGTCATATTCTTTAGCATCATTGTTAGCATTCAATACCTTAATGCAATGCTCATGTACTTCAGGATCATCTACAGAATCCATGATTTCATTCATCTTAGTAATACGGTTTTCATAAGATTCTTGAATGAAGTCTTCTAATAAGACTGCCATCTCTTTAGCATCAGTAGACTCATTTACTTTCTTAACTGCTTCATTTACTAAGTTATGACCTTTATCTAAGAATGCATTACCACAGATCTCACGAATGAAACCTTCAATGAAGAATTTATAGATAGTAGAGTCATTAGTATTCACTCCAAGTTTACCAGCTTGAACTAAGAATTCTTGCTTAGATTGTGGAGACAATAACATCAATACATCAGACTCTGGATCGTTTTGAAGAGATGCATATGTATGAATAAGATCTTGATATACCTCGTCAGAGAGTTCAATATCTTTGAATTCATCAGACTCATTCTTTTGAGCTTTGACATCTTCTACAGTAATTTGAATAGAATCAAACTCTTCTAGAATTTTCTCCAATTCCTCACTGCTGCTATCATCTTCACTGCTGTCGGAAACTCCATCGGTGCTAAGATCTCCGCTTGGTTCTTCAACACTTTCAGTGTCTGCTTGAAGTCCTTCCAAACTTCCTTCCTCGCTTTTGGGAAATGCGGCATCAGCCAAATCCTCCTCAGGAAGTACTTTAACTGTTTCCATCATTTCGATTTCATCTACAGTTGGTAAATGCTCTGGAATGATCGGTGCAGGAACTTCAACTTCTTCAAAGTTAGCAATATCTTCTTCAGATACAGCTTCCAATTCAGCAATCTCAGTTTCAGTCAAACCAGTTGCATCTTTAGCAATATTCTTTACGTATTTAACGTCTTCTCTAGATCCCATTTTAAATCTCCTCATCATCTTCATCTAAAATAATATCTTGATCAAAGGCAGTAGCCTCTGTCATTTCATCAGTTACTTTAATATCAGGTTTATAGGTAGGTTTATCATACCCAGTTGCAATGCTGATATTGTTTTCTTTCTTTTCCATAATTAACCTACACTTTGAATACGTAGACGGATCTCAGTAATATACTCCGGTAAGAAGTATTCATTAGATAAGATCTCTTTCATGAAAGTATTATAGATATTTACATTCTCTCCAATATTGTTTACTAACAAATCAACCATAGGTTGATGATAGCAACTTTGAAGAAGAGTAAGCATATCAATATCTAATGTAGCAATATATTGGAGAACTTGTGGTAAGTTAGCATTGATTACTGCTAGCTTAGTATTCTCCATAGTCTTACGATTATAGATCGTAGAGCTATCTTTATTCTTCTTAGACTCTTCTAGCTCTAAAGCAGAGTAGATAGAGTCTTGTTCTTTGATAATTAGATTGATGATAAAGTCAACCATGTGTTTATTGAAGCTACAGACTAAGAAGTCATATAATGCAGCAGCAATAAGATAAATATTATCATCAGTTGCAGTATCGAAAGATACATTACAGTTATTACAGATAATATCGATTACGTTCCGATATGTGTCTCCTTCTACTGCATTAGTATTCTCGACATCCATAGGGAAGTTTGCACGGATATTATCAAAGTTTGATTTAAATGTGTTTACAATATTTGGTTTTGGTACTATTGCAAATTCATAGCGCTTATTGATTTGATCAGAAATGATATCATAGATATAATCGCTACTAAAATTTGCCAGTATTTCAGACAATTGGTGTTCGTTGGCTAACTCATAGCCACTACCCATGCTATATCCGAACATGGCTCCTCCTTATAAAATAAAGTTGTATAAAAATTTACTATATTGTAACTAGTTAAATAATTTTTAAACTTTATCATAGAACTTAGAAAGGTTACCAGAGAGATGTGTATTGACATTTGGATCATCTAAACTATAAATAGAAGTGAATGCAGATGGATCTAACTCATTAGCTACTTCATTACGGATTTGATCCACTGCTTCTTTAGACATATTATACTTATATGCATAAGCTTTCAAGAACTCAGGATTTCTAAATGCTTCTTTTAGAGCAGCATCTTCTTTAGCTCTTTCAGCTTTCTCCCATTCTTGATAGGTAATCCCTTGTGCTTTGACCATAGCTTTGAATTTCTCCATTGGAGTAATATCACCAGGGTCATCTTTATTCATCTCAACTTGTATCTGATGAATCTCATCATAGATTTCTACTGTCTCTACACCAACGTCAAAGATAATATCATCTACGTTATCATCAGTCTTGAGTACTTGTTTAGTAATACCAAAGATTTCTTTAAGATCTTTACCTTCATACCATACATACAATGCCATGAGATAAGAGAATGTCAAATCATCATGAGTATTAGCAGAGTGCTCAATCTTACCATTACGTTTTACTTCTAGACCAATGAATTCATCATACAATTGTCTAGTAACAAACTTATCTTTATGATTATCCATACGCTCTCTTAAGATTTCCATTAAGAGTTCACGTACGTTCTTAGTAGAGTCTAGACCATAAACTTTAACTAATGCTTTAGTTTTCTTAATAGCACCAGGACCTTCGAATTTCTCTTCGATGATCTTTTCTTTGTGCTCAAAGTATAAGTTCTTAGTAAGTCCAGCTTTACGTAATAGTGCTATAACCGACGCCCCGAACCCGACTGTATTTAGATATAGTCGCTACTCTATACCCGTGCGTTCTGGCATCCACTCCCATTACAGGACGTGTCTAGATCATTTGTCATCCTCCAACTTTACTTGCTGAGGCTAGGATTTTTCCTCCGCCAATCGCTTGCGGTTCTACTCTCCCGTCAGGAGATGATCGTTGAACGTGTCTTCTAATAATTTTATTTTGAACCCAGCATAATCTCCATGTAAGATAGCTTGGTTTCTGAATATATAATTTCTTAACATAGATTCAGTTAGACCAGTTTCTTCTATTATAGATTTAAGTCCATAAAATTTCATAATAATAGTATCATCATATAAAATATAATATTTTCTGTTATCTGGTCTTGGAACTTTCATACTACCTTCAGCAACTGCTTGCTTATTATTTTCTGAATAAGTTCCCCATTTTAAATTATTTACATTACAATTCGTTCTTACTGAATCTAAATGTAATACAATTGGATGGTTTTCTGGATTTGGTATAAATGATTCAGCTACTAATCTATGAACTAACCATTTATATCGTTTACCTTCATAATATAAATCAACAGCTTTATATCCTTTATTAGTCATATAATAAGAGATATATCTATTTAGTTGATTATTAAAAATATTTCCATCAGAATCTATAGTATATTTACCATTAAATATATCTTTCTTCATAATATCACCTCATAATAGTGTTAAAGGTGATATAAATTATTAGAAGCTTTCGCTGCTAAACATGGGAGATAACTTTACTCCACACATGTCAAAGCAATTAACCCTATTGATACATAGACATTTCTATCTATGCAGTGCGTTCTTACACCATTTCGTTCGACGTTTATTACAGCATTACCCATATACTTTTGAACTAGCTCAACTATAATCTTGGCTAATTCAATCTGGCTAATATAGTTACATTTAAACGTACCAATAACTTTAGTAGTCTTACTATCAATAATAGTGATTGCAGAACTATCTCGTCTATAACCACCTGAAACGTCGACACCAATTATTGGTGGATCTATTGGTAATCCATTCCTGCCGTAGTCAATCTTACCATATAGATTAACTTGGAATTTACCACCTAATACCTCAATAACTGAATCTGGATCTTTAGTTAATCGAGATACAGTTTCTAATTCATCTAAAGTAAATGGAGAGTTATCAGACCCTTGAGACCATTCGAGAAGTACTTCACGACGGATGTCTTCCCAACGGTTATTCATTGTCTTACAAATCTCTTTAAACCATTCTTCAGTCTTACCAAGTTGAGCATAGCTAAACTTGATATATACGAAAGTAGATTTAGTATTAGAGTTCATTATATCCATAATCTGTTGATATGACTTATCATACCAAGTTTCAGAGAATGGTACAGCATCTTCTTTCATTTGATATGCAAAGATACCTTCAGTGGTTGTTAAGAAGCCTGGGGTTGTAGTAAATAAGATACCATATGGTGCACCATTCGCTCTAGCATTATCAGCAGCTCTCTTAAATGCAGGAACTGTGTTAAGATAGATTGTTTCGTTATATGGTGCAAATCCCCATTCGTCACCCCATAGTAATGGAATAGATTTACCACGAAGAGTATTCTGTGCAGCTGTCTTATTACGAGCAGATGCTACAGTGATAATCTTATTTCTATTAACAGCATGCTCAAGACGCAATACTGTATCAGATACTTTAGCATTCTTACCATCTCTAGAGAATGTTTGATCCATACGTAAATATGGAGGTAAACACTCACGTAAGTTCTTAAGAGTTTGTAAGTTATCTTTAGAACCATCTAATGCCTTATGCATAAATGCAATAGTGGAGTTAGATGTACCAAAGTTAAATAAGTGGAGATATCTAACGTCTGCAGATAATGTTTTACCATGCTGACGAGGTAACTCCAAGAAGATATTCATATTATAGATGGAGCAGAAGAATAAAGCCATATTGCCACGATGTAGCTCTAATGGAATACCTTTACCACTACCACCTTGATCTGGTACTTTACATACTTCCCTAGCGAAGTACCAGAAGTTAACCATACATTCAGCTAACACTTTCCCCTTATAATAGGAGTTCAAGTTAGGATCATGTGGGTCAATACTTGCAAGATCAGGATCTAATAGTGCAAGCATGAATTTATTATTCTTTATACCAATAGCCTTCAAATACTGATGCATCTTTAAGAAGCTAGTATTCTTAGTTGACATTTGATAATAGATTCTCATAAAATAAACCTCTATTATATATTATAAACGTGATATAGCGATATAGTTTTTACACACAGGAGGTACAATATGCTATTCACAATAACTGAAATGAAAAGATTAGAGACACAGTTTAGACCTAACTTGGTTGTCTACTATCTAACACTATTACTAGTGTCGGTTATTATTCTAGGATCAGTATTTGATCCACAATTTATGGTAAGATGGGCATACAATGTAGTCTTATGGAATACCGGTAATATCAATACTGCTACGTTTGTATTACTATTTGGTAGCTTCTTAAAACTAATGTCCATATTCTTACTAGGAAACTATGCTCACTATTTACATAGCTACATCCATGTACGTATCTATGGTAAAAAAAGAAAAGCATAGGTAGTTATCTCCCATAGGATCCAATGACCCTATGGGAGAATTGTTTTTTTTATTTTTTTTCTTTAGTTGCTTTTTTCGCTTCTTCAACTTTTTGATCAGCGTCTTCTACAACTTCTTCTTCTTTAACTGGAGCCACTACAGGTTTTTCTTCTTTAGCTGGCTTAGTTTCTTCTTCTTTAGGTTGTTCTTCTTTTACTTCTTCTTTAGCAGGTTTAGCTTCTTTCTTAGGAGCTGGTTTAGTTTCTGTTTTAGGAGCTTCAAATTTATCATAGTTAGTGAAGTCTAAAACAACTTTAGCACCTGTAGGAAGAATTTCTTCAACAACAGCGTGTTGAGAGATGCAATCAGCGATTTCTTGAGTAGTCAAGTTTTCATGATAGATTGCACGAACGATTTTGTTGCGTAAGCGGATTGGTTGACGGCAAGTTACGTCAACGAATTTAGTCTTCGTAGTCATCAGTATATGCCTCCTGAATAGATTCAATTAATTCATCATCGATAAGATCATAAGCTTCTTTCAAATCTACATTATCTTCGATTTCTTCAGCTAATTCTTTGCTATCAGTTTGATGACTATTATCGATATCAGAAAGCAATTCTAATTCAGCAGCGTCATCTTCACCGTCAGCTTCGATATCGATTTCTTCATCTTCGAGCTCAGCGATTGTATCGATGTCACTGTTATCGTCATCATCGTCTAATTCGATTTCATCCATAGCATCAACTACGCTATCGATTGTATTATCCATATCATTATCATTAGCTGTGGAGTCAGCAACTACATCTTCTACAGTAGCAGCTGCATCATCTAGCTCTTGATGGATAGTTTTATCTTCAGCCATTCTAAATCCTCCTTAAAATATTACTAATCTATAGCGGTATCAATGAAGTCTTCTTCATCACCCACTAATTCATCTAAATCTTCATCGGATAATGTAGATAAAGCTATCTCATCATCATCCATGATTTCATCATCGTCATCACCATTCTCAATGGCATCAACGATATCTCTTTTAGTGATCAAAGAGTTAAGAAAAGCATTCTCATCGACCATTACGTCGAATGAATCTTTCTCATCTATTTGCTCTTTGAAATATTGATCGAGTTCACTGTTCATTTCAGTACCTCCATTAAGATTACTGATATGTTAACGTGATACATTTTTTAATATAGTTTTAATTTGGTCCTGTAGAATGTATATAATCACAGGAACGTAGTAAAATATCACGTTTGCAGGGATAGAATAGTTGAAGTCTTCTAGGTGTTTGATTAAGAATTCCTCATATCTATTCATCTTATCAGTATTATTATTAAAGTAGTCGATAACTATATTCTTGAAGTAATATAAGTCATCTGTTTCATATCGTTCATTGTCTCTGATACGCATAACTGTATCATCATCAATAGATGGTACTTGCCAATAATCACCCATACGGTATTCATGGAAGATATAATAGTAGTCTTCTAAGTTATAATACATAATAGAAGTCTTATCTTCAATCTTCATACCATAGCAAGATGGATTACAGATTGTACCAATATCTTTTCTTTCTAATGAATGGAAGAAAGATCTAGAGTAGTCTAATGCAAATGTAGACTTAGTAGCTAACTGATGGGATACTTGTAAGAATGGTAGTTCTCCAGTATTCATTAGATCATTACGCTTAATGAACTCTACCATATAGCTATCATAGAAGTTATGATCATCATAAGAAAAAATAAAAGTCTGTACTTTATCACTATAGAATAGACTTCTATAGTAAGTCATCATATCAGTACAGATTTGCTCTAGCTTAGCTATATATGAATAGTCATCATCTTTAATGACTAACGATAAGTTAGTACCAATATTAGTAGTATCCATCGTATATGATTCTACTACTAAAGCATCGATATCTGTATTATCACCATCATGGGAGCTTAACTTATAAGATATCTTATACATATTAGCCCCAGTAGGTAGTGTATCTAATGATACATTAGTTACTTTGAAGAGATACTCTTCATTAGTATGATTGATTATAAAATAATCTTGTGGATATGGTTTAAATGCATTTGGAATAATATATGCATCACCTTCGATGCTATCTGATTCTATACCAAAGTCACCAGCCTCTAATTGTACTTGGATTCTATCAATACCATATAGTACAGTATCTTTAATTCTATTGTATCTTAATGGAGAATCTCCATCAGTATAGCTATATGCAAGATTTGAAGCTTCATCTAGTGTACTATGACTAGTATTTAGATTGTAGTAAGTACAAGTTGTTGGAGCTTTATCTGTAAAAGTATAAAACGTATTGTCCAGTCGTTTGACTTCTGAGTCTAGAATGGAGTTTATCGTTGCGGTATATGTTGTATCTAGGAATTTACCCATAGCTGACCTCCTTTATTAATGTGATGTTTAAGACAAAAAAATAAAGCGGTATGGACTTCTACGCCCATACCACTATAATATTTTGACACAATAGTCATCTATCTTCTCTAATGGAACACCAAAGTCTTTATCTTTTTTATTTACATGAGTGAATACTTGGCATCCTCTAAAGAAGATGATATTATTCTTTATAAAGTATTCAATCTGTCTTTTAGCTATATCACCAGCAGAGTCATTATCAAAATATAGATGGATATCCATATTCATTATACCCCTAGATAGGATATATCTTAATACAGCTGAATACTTATTCCCTGCAGCAGCAAAGTATATACCAGTTGATCCCCTAGTGATATTAGTATATATCGATAGGATATCAAATTGTCCTTCTGTGATATATACTGGTATTCTTTGGGAAGTATATGGTATAAACGATGGTATACAGAATGCTTTGTTATAGATATCTCTATCATCTAACTTACAGATTAGATATCTATATTTACTATCTACTTCTCTAATACAACGCATAGACAGCGATGTATTATTAACCGAGAGGAACCCTACATAGTCCCTCTGAATTCGTTGAAAATCAGATTCTGTAGCTCCCAGATAGCTCATAATCTGTCGTTTAAAAAAAGAAAAATCGAAGATAATCTTCATATTCATCATTTCTGATACTGACAGATTACTACCTAGACGACCATTGATGTATTTAACCTTATCGGGATATACATCATAATTTACTTCAAATGCATCATATGCCACTTGAGGTTGTTTTATATGATTTGCAGAATAATGATTACCTCTAGCTTTACGCATAGACTTATTATGCAATTCAATATATTGGATTAGCTCTTGATCATGTATATTCAATAGATCTAAGAAGACTCTATTTACTAATCCGCCTGCTTCACATTTAAAGCAGTTAAACATGTAAGGCTTATCTTTCGATAAGCCTATATACATGTGTTTCTTCCCAGCGGAAGATGTATGCCCACAATAAGGGCAACGTAGCACTAACTCCTTCTTACCAGCAGCAAACTGGCTATTGGGAATTAGTGCTTTAAGTTTGCTGCCTACATCCATTATTTCTCTTCTTTCTTTTTCTTAGAAGATTTTTTAAGTGCATCGATTGCAGTATCAATAATACCACTCTGTGTACTTTCAACAAGTCCTCTAGACTCTACTGCTAGTTCAGTTAGATCTTTAACTTTATCTTTCTTAATAGCATATGCAATTAATCCACCTACGACTAAGATAGGGGATACGTATTTAATAACATCAGCATCAGTTTCACTTAATACATTCATTGCCAAATCAAGTACATTCTTCATAGTATACACCTCCATGATTACTACGTTGTTTTTATACTATTTGAAAAGTACACCCAATGTTAATTCTTTAATACGATTTCGTAATCCATCTTCATTAGTTTGCACATAGAGCCATTGTAATGCAGGGATTAGTCTTAATGCATTACCATTAGCCATTTCTAATAATTCTTCAGCTGATGCATTTTTGAAACCAATAGCAAACCCTACAGATTCATAGTTTAGGCTAGAGGATTCTTTTACTGTATCTATCATATTTACAGGTTCTGGTTCCTTTTCAACTACCTTTTCAGTAACTGGATTATCTACACCAGACTTGATAGTAAATTCATCATTACGTTTAACAAATGTCAATCGTTCAGATGGCTCATCATCCTTTCTATATAAGAATGGATTTAGTCTATTACCTACTAAATCTTCTTTAGGAAGCTCATCGCTTACTTCTGCTTTGCCAATGCATATATCATAAACCTCTTTAGCAGACAATCTTTCTTTAAAGTCTCGATAAGTGAGCTCCAAATCAGAATTGTATTTTGCAAATGCTTCTTTAACTTTATTTACTAATTCAATTGTAATCATAATTATCTTATCCTTTCACCAATTCTAAATTGGAGTCTAAAACATAACCAGACGGATTATGTCTAGTTAATTGAGTCAATACATTCATAAGTGGTAAGCACTTAAATTCTTTAATAGTACTATAAACTTGAGAACCATATGTGAAGCTACCTTTAAGCATGTATTCTGTTAAGTAGTCTTCCATATAGTAATACAAGCTTAGATTATTATTCATTCTAGTATATAGATTTCTAGAAGAATTAGTTTTCAATCCATACTTTAAGAAGATGTCTCTTACCATCTCAGGATTGAATTTTTCGCTTCTTGCTGCAGTGAATAGGTCATAAGTAAATTCTGCAGATTTTACTGCATTCACTTGTGGGTCATTCAATACTCTATGGCTACTGATAATATTAGAGTCAGCAGCATACTTATCAAAGTATGCTTGTTGCATATATCTACGAATGTTAGTCTTAGCACTATTTATAGTATAGTATTCACATTCATACTCAATAGCTAAGTCTAATACTTTAGTAGACTCACCTAGTTTAAACATATCATCTATTAGTTTACTATTGAAGTATCTAAAGAAGATATTGTTTAAGATAGCAATATATGGGCGAGTAGTACATTTTTGAAGAACCGTAGCTAAATCTAATTCTTCAATAGTACTACGGAATCTACGTTCAGCTACATCTTTAGCCAAATCATAGTCATCGTAGATTCGTTGTCTTAGCACTGGATTTATTTCCATCATGCAATCCAGTACATCGTCTCCAGTTCCGATATCGATATTATTCTCACGAATAAACTTAACATTACGTAACACTACTTCTGGTATATGATCAAATCTATAATTTTCACTCATCAGTTTTCACTACTCCTAATTTCCTATCCCATCTTCTTCCAGGGATATCATTCTTAACTGCCAATCTAAGTAGATAATAGAAAAACATAATATTTCTACATGCTGGATCATAATTATATAAATTTCCTTTATATTTTATTTTACCAGTATCAATCATTCTATTAACTTGAGTTATATAAGATTTATAGAATCTCTTAGGCTTTATTGCGGTCTTTATCTTATTGATAGTATAATCTCCAATTCTAAGACCATTTTCTCGGTATAGATCTTTAATATCATCAAGTGGGTTATCAGATTCTCCAATGACTTTAATGCACTTTAGATTGAAGTCCAATGATCTTTTTGGATTCTTATCCAATCTATTCATTGCAATATATATTTGGCTTTCTTCACTGGCATATCTCTTAGTATACTTCGAATCATCATACTTGAAGAATGTTAATGATCTTGCTTTTGTTGTACTACAACCATACTTACGTATTATATCTGATACATGATAAGTTGATGTTTCAATTATCTCTTCAATAAGCTTTATATTGAAGTATCTAATATAAATATTCCGACAGAATGAGGTGTATTTAATTTTTTCATACTTAAAGGTATCAGCTAATGTAATATCTTCGAATGGTTTATCGTACATTTCCTCCCACTTTAGAACGCGTCTAGCATCACTTCTTAGACTACTTACTTTAGTATCATCATAAGGAAATGATTTCATGAAGATTTCATGCTTAAAGCAGAATAGTATATTCTTTAACATCACTGGATCATATCCTTCAATATACTGTGTTATTTTCATTACATATTACTCCTTTCTTAGACCAACTTTACCATTATTAATCACTGGCTCTTTATATATGTCTCCATTATGGTCAAACTTTAATACATCACCCGGGTACATACCCAAGATAAGTTCTTTATTTTTTACAATAACATCTTTACCAGATCCATCCTCAAAATCTAGGTCTCCATAATGAAGAATTACTTCTTCTGACTCTCCACCACCATTCCAGAAGTCTGCACCACTACGACGGGTACCACTTAGGATATTACCTTCCAAATCAACTTCACCATTTACGAATGTATAATAACATACATCGTATTGGAAATAACTATCATTGTATGAATGGGCAGAGTTTATTTTAAAGCGATCCTCTAAACGCTCTACTGTTGTCTCTGCAAGAGACGTTGTTAAAATACTTAAAGATTCAATAATTCTATTCATGATATATTACCTCCTTTTAAACTCAAATATATTATAAATATATCATATCACCCTTATAATATACGACTATATATATTTTAGAGTATAAAAAAGAATACCAGTAGGAGTTAAACTCCTACTGGCGATTGATAGTATTTACTATCCATGAATTCAATCATATCCGTAAATGCAGCTTTGGCTCTAAGATCAAAGTTATTGACATTGATATATCCTGTACGATCTTTGATCATGATATTATCAGTCTCATCAATAACAAAAGATACTTCACCAATATCTGCTACATAAAAATTGTCTCTATTGACATAGTATTTCCATCCAGTAAACTCAGAACGGAAAGAGGTTTTATCTTTCCTTAGTTTACTAGTAATTAATGTATAATAACCTTGTAGTATCATAGTAAAACTCCCCAATCATATATTAATGAATAAGTATTATTCTTTTGTTGCCCACTAGTATATTATTTATATTTAGAGTATACTATCCCTTCAGGTTTAAGACCTTTAGTTAGAACTACATCTAGAATAGTCATTAGTGTATCATGGATAAACGTATTAGTATTAGACTCCATCATAAATAGAATGTCATTATCTAATCTATAGTCATGGATTTCTAATGATAACTCCTTTAATATTGCCTTTTCTTTAGATATATCGAATAGCATACTAGATTCATAAGTAATATCATCTTTAGTTTGATCGCATTCAATATATAAAGTGTCTTTAGATATTATGACTGCAACTTTACCAAATAGGTATTGCTTATACGTATTGACTACTGATGCGGATATATTATTTTCCATTAGAAGCCTCTCTAAATTTAATTGTCGGATCATATCCAAAGTTTAGTTGACAGTCTTCGAATAACTCTAATACTTCAGCGATTGATTCAGGATCTTTTCTAGCTAGCTTAGTAACTTCCTTAATGGGGAAGATCTTATCATTGGGATCATAATCTTTAATATTAATGAATGCAAAGGTTATTGTATCATCTTTAACTATAAATCTACCCTTAGCGGAATAGTAATCATCACTATGGACACACTCTACAGTAGCAGTAGAATCTTGCATAGCAACCATTGTAATCGTACCAAATAATAGATTGTGTACAGATTCTTGTAGTTCGTTAAAGTTAATCTTCATAACTAAACTCCTTGTCATTAATAGCATTTACACCAAAAGCTTGATGTAATCCTCTAAGATAGAGAATCAACTCATACATATATCTCTCATCAGTTGATTGATATATCAATAAAGATATTTCTCCATCTTCGGATACATCAGATGGTTTTGTTTTACTAAAGAAAATTCCTTTAAAGTCAACACCATTATCAGTTAGCTTATAACTGATCTCAGCTTTGTTATTAATATTATTTTCTTCAGTGTATATACATTTAACCCAGCCATTATCTCTCATGGTAGATACGCTTACATTACCAAATAGAATACATACGTCATCTATCATATACTGTAGTACTTCTTCGTGTGTCATTATTTACCTTCTCTGTTTTTAATATACTCTAATACCTCATGAATTGTATGATCTACTGAATCTATACGGAATATAGTATCAGTCTCATCATCATCGATATATTCAGTCTTAACATACATAGCAAATTCCATTGTATGTATTGTACCATCTGTACTTAATCTATATTCAGCTATCTCTAATATAGTATCACTAAGTTTATCTCCACATACTATACGACATCCACCATCGTATTCCTGTATATCTACTGAACCAAATAGAAGTCCATCATTAACTAACTCATCTATATAATCAGTATACACTATTACTTCTCCTCCATATTGATTATCTTAATCTTCTTATTATAACCATATAGCTTATTACCTTCTCTGAATATATCTAGTACTCTATTTATACGTATATATTCAGTTCTAGCTGAATAATATGTACTTTCAACAGGATACTCTGGATCAGTGGTATCATACTCATTAATCTCTATATTAGCTAAGACAATACTAGCCATTTCTTTATTAACTATTAGTCTTCCGGTTACATCTATACCAGTATCATTATATTTACATTCTACAACTATAGTTGGTAAGAATTCCTCTATAGTTACATCTCCAAATATAATATTATAAAAATTATCTGGCATACCATCTAAGCTAATCATTATCAGATTCCTCCATGGATATGTCTAAGTTTTTAGTTAGAATATATGTAGTATGAATATATTCTAATATATTAGCTATATTCTCTTCTATAGCCATAAGATTCAATACATAGCCAGAGTCTAATCTAGTTACGTTAAAATATACCTTTCTAAGCTTACCATTACGGAAGTATAAGTTTAAAGTATATCTATACCCATCCTTGAATATAGCGGAAATAATACATAGAGAGTTATTATTCATAATACCACTGATAGATATATCACCGAATAAGAAATCGGAAAATTTATATAGTGTAGGCTCATAATACTCTCTTGGTAAATCAGATTTTAGTGTAAAATTAACAATCATATTCAATCCTCCTGAATAAAATACAATGGGTAAGAGAGTCTAAGCTCTCTTACCCTAAATTATTAACCATTATTGATTAAACTTGCATAGATTAAGAATTCCTCATTGAGTAACTCTTGTTGTGGTATAAATACCTTACCTGTATTCTCTTTGTTATCAAAATCAATGATTTGGAACTTAGAGGATACTATAGTGGCAAGCATAGAAATAAGAAGATTAGTAATCTTCTCATTACGATAGATGCTTGCTACAGATTCATATGTATTAGAAGAAGTAATCTTCATTAGCTCCTTCTTATTCATATTAACCCGTTTGATTACTTTAACAAACTTACCAGATAAGATTGCTTCCATTGTATATAAGCCGTTAGATGCTAATATACGTTTAGCTGCAATGATAAGTTTGATATAGTTGGTTAAATCAATAGATCCTAAAGAGGATGGATCTCCAAACCACTTATAGAATAGATAGCATACAAGCATCTTCTGATGTGGTACAATTGGGGACTTACGTCCTTTGGATAACTCTATTTTATAATAATCAATCTCTTCTTTAGTGAATGGACCAAATCGTTCTTCAATTTGCTTCATAGTATTTCTGAAGTTTACTTGATTATGAATCAATAAGGCTTCATTCTTCTTAGAGAGATGGCTTTCAAATTTATCGAATTCTGAATTGTCATCATCATCACCTTCATTACGATCAGATGATAGTTGATTGAATGCGAATTCATATTTAGCATTAACTACCTTATTGCGAATATTGTTTTTAATGGATACATAGATTAGATTCAGCAATGTACCATTATAGACAGCTTTCGGAATAACTTGAATGATAATACTAATGATCGTATCAAAGCTATGAGAGAACTTGTTACGGGAACGAATGAATTGTCTATCCCATGCACCAATATTCTTATTCATATCTTGAATGATACGGCTATTTGTTGTTTCAGATAACTTAGTATATAGATCCATATCAGGATGCATGTCTACAATAAGAATATCATAGAACTTCATTAGATACTCGTCTATATTTTGTATCTTCTTGATATAAGCATAGTGGATCAATAATGGAATTAAGATCAGTTGAAACATACTTACTTCCATTAATGCTTGAAGATGCTTATTAGAATACTGAAGAACGTTACCATCTTTCTTATTACGTTTAATATGGATGATAAAGTTATCTTCATTCAATGCTTTGACTTTACGTGCAAATGAGCTAAATAAGATATCACGTTTGATATCAGCCATAAATGCATTTAAGTCATAAACATCATGCTCATCTGTATCGATCAAGAACTTGATTCTTGCATAGATTGCAATCAATTCATGTTCAGGATCATAGAATTTCTCAAAATAATTCAAATAGTGTGTAAAGTGATCTACACGCTCTTCAGAAGAATAGCATTTCTTAATACTCAATACGAATGAGTTAAAGATAAGACTATCTTCTTGATTATCTGTAAGCATTTGAGATAGAGGAGCAATGATTTGCTTACCTCTAATAGTTTTTAATACTTTGTCTTCCTCTGTTGTTGGATACCAATCATCGATTGGTGGAATAACATCCTCTGGTCTAATAGACGTAGAGAACGTTCTCACTTCTGGAGTACGTATAGAGTACTCACGATCGTAGATTTCCCCTGATTCTTCGATATTACGTCGAACCGTTCTACTTGTTAATGCTTCTGTTAGTTGCATCTAACTTCCTCCTCAATACATAAAACGATCTGTATTCACCTATATAATATATAAGCCTATCTTCGTTTTGTAGTCCGAGTAGTCCTAATGTTAGATTGCTTCTTAATACCAGCACTCATTGTTGATGCAGTTGTCGTGTTCACTGTTCTAGCCTTCTTAATATTCTTAACAACTTTATTGGCGTTACCGCCAGATTTAACCCCACGTTTTTCTAATCGATGTTTCCATAATGGATCTCTAGCTTTAGCATCTTGCTCTGCTTCATAACGGAGCTGTGCTTTAGTGTTAGAATCTATTACTAATTTGAAGAAATCTTTAGCATTTCTAATAGCTAAATTAGAATCTTCATAATAATGCTTCTCTAGAAAGCCATGTTGACGTATATATAGGAACCCAAAGTATAGGATTTTAGCGAAATTCACTATACCATAGGGGTTCCGTTCTTTAGGCTTAGTTTTAAGCACCTCAGAGGGCACTTTTTCTAAAAGTTCTTCTACTAAGATACCATGTTGATTATATACATAAGCAAATGTAAATGTAAATGCTGGATCATTAGAGAAGAATTGAACTGTATATCCCTTAAGAGAACTTGAATGACTATCAGTCATATTCTTAGGGGAGAATTTAAATACAACTTCATATGTAAAGTTAGGTACTATCTCAGATGGTACTCTAAGTAGAATGAAATATGAAGTTCCGTTAGTGTAAAAGTTATGATCAATCTTACCATTAACTCTTAACATGACTTTATCAAACTTATTCTTATAAGCTTGAGCAAGATATTGCGAGCCAGTTACATTACCTTTACCCGCAGGAGATTTACCATATTCGTCTAGAGTCAGTTCTAGTTTTGCCATCCAAACTCTCCTTAATGAGGTTCTTACCAGGATAGGGAATCAATCCCTACCCTAGTAAGCTTGCTCTGGACAATTAATCTATATAGATATTGTGTGCTGGTGATTGGCAAAGGAATTGCTTGGTTGTGACGAGCATACCAACCACATTGGCAACAATGTCTAACACAGTTATATCTGATTTAATAGAGGATAATACTAGACCATCGGCTTTACCTGTACGTAAGTTAATAGGTGTTTTAGTTTCGATAGTAGTCTTGATCATAGCCTTAACTTCATCAGACGCTTCGCTATATGAGGAAGGAACTTCACCTAATGAAGAACCATAAAGTTTTGCAAGTAAATCTAAGTATGCATTATATACTACACTAATGATACCACTATTAGGATTTCTATAAAGTCTATGGAATACATTGAATGCTTGGATATTAGCACCCCAGCCATAGCCATATTCAGCAGCAGACATACAATTCAATACAGCATCTTCTGCAGCATCAAAACGATTGTCACGTTCTTCTGGAGTAGAACCACCAATATATAAGTCAACCATATTAGCTTTCATGCTATGGATACGACGACGTAAGTTACCAATATCATTTAGGTTCTTACCATCTTGTTTAGCTTGAGCTAATTGCATTTCTAAGTTATTGATGATAGATTTATAGAAGTCAGAGAATTCAGTAGTACCTTCTTTGTACATAAGTTTTGGATTGATAATCTTAGTCTTATTATAACCAGCGACTACTGCATCTGCAGTACCACACCAATCAACAATAGTTTCAACTGTTGGAGCATCACCATTCTCTTGGTCTTTTTCTTGTTGCTCTAGGTTGATATACTTACGAATAGTACGTGCTTCACATAGGTTAGCTAAATCCATAAGTACTTCTGGTTTACGGATATCACTTACTAGACAGAATGGAATATGGAAGTTATTAGCTTTAGCATTCATCATTGTCTTAACTAATGGATCCATAATAGCTGCAATATCACTAGACACTTTAGGACACATGATAACTGTTGGAGTTAATTCACGACGATCTTTTAAAGGTTCCATGATATTATGGTAGATGATGGAAGAGAAGAAGTTAATCATTTCTGGAGTATCAATAGGAGACTCGAAGAAATAGATTTTAGGAGCATTGATTTCTGCTGTAGATTCTGCTTCATTAGTAACGAATACTTTATCAGCATAACCAGAGTCAATAGTCATACCATCAAAGATCTTAATATAGTCTTGGTTATCCATAGAACGTTTAACGTCAATGTATACATCAGTACCATTTTCCATATAGATGCCAGAGATCAATTCAGCCATCTCTTCATTATTGTTTGTAGAGATTAGAGCAATCTTATGGATATCTTCATATGTCTTAATTTCTCGAGTTTCAGATAAGATCTCTTCAGTTACTCGTTTAACTAAGTCATTAAGTTCACGCTCTAATTCAGCTGGAGGTAAATGCCAGTCATAGATTTTAGAGTTATCTAAGTTTGGCTCACATTTAGTAGCTAAACGTTTATAGATAAGCTGGGATAATAAGATAGCAGATGTAGTACCATCACCAACGTTCTTAACTACATGGGAAGTTAAGTCTTCTAATACTTCACGGATACTCATTTCTAAAGTACCATTGAAGTAGATATTCTTCAAGATAGTATGACCATCTTTAGTAAATTTAGGAAGAATGTCATCTTTCTTGATTTGAGTAGCGGAACCATATGGTCCAAAAGAAGTTACTAGTGAGTTGGCAATAATTTCCAATACTGCCATGGTTTGGTCATGTAAAGTTTTTTGCTCTACAATATTAGAATAGATTTTCATTACAATTACCTCTCAATTTTACCTAATTCATCATAAGGTTCGACTACATAGAATAAGTTATCTGGAAATAGGTCAAAGTACTTAGCTTGGACTATATACTTACTCATAGTGTAGTCATAATCTGTATTGATAGCATTACGTAAAGTAAAGATGTGCTTACCTTTAACTTTAGGTGAATACTGATGTAGTTTATTTAGGTCTTCGATATAGATAGCATCATAAGAATCTATTGGAATCTCACGTCTATGATATATCCTAAGATCATTCTGTATAGGAAGAGTCATAGTGCGTAATGTAGTCTCTTGATGAATATTATCTACAGCTATTGATATATTGAAGCTCTTGCCCTCGATGGCTATAATATTATAGAAGAGTTTGAATAGATCAGTTTCATATGCATTTAGATATATCATATCTCCATATGTATTGATTATCTCTTCTAGTAAGTCATCAGCAGAGTCATTATATTCTTTCTTTAATAAGGCAGTTAAAGGATTTGACTCTAAACGTTCTTGGAATATATAGATCATATCTAATTGAGATAAATCTAATATTCCATCTATAAAGTATTTAGAACCTCTAAAGCCATATTTAAGTACATCATATATTGATAAGTCAGTGTTGAACAAGCTTCCATATTCAAATACAGGAGCTATTGTTTTGCCTTCCATATGAGTATCCTTACAAAAAAATTAGGAGATAGAGAAAACTCCCTATCTCCTATAATATTACATGTCATCTAAAGATGCACGCTTAAACTCAGAATTAGAATTAGAAGATCCAGAGCCAAAGCTAGAGCTAGTACCAGCATTAGAGTTTACCCCCAATTTCTCAGCGATTGCTTCGATGGATGCATTCATATTGCTATTTACATACTGTGCAGTTTCATGTACAGAGTATGCCGTAGCATTTGTCATAGATCTTGCATATTCTTCTAATACAAGAACGAAGTCTTCAAGATCCATGTTTTTATATGTATCGAAGTCTTTATCCCCGTCAAATGTAGCTTTATCAAAGTTATGAACGGAGAAGTGTAAGTCATTACGGCAGATGAATAAGATTTCTTCTTCTAATGCAGAGAGATCTTTATTCAATTTACGAATACAGATAACTGGTTGCTCTAAGTTAAAGTCAGAGCCATCAGATACTGTAATGAAAGTATTGGCACCAGTAGTGATACCAACGGAAGTTAATTCACCATTTAAGAAACGACGAATTTCTTTAGCCAAGATACGTGCTTTAGTATGTTTTAAGTATGCACTTACTTCACGATCACGATCCGGCATAGGGTAGTCTTGACCAGATACCATTTTCAATGGAGCAATACCAATTTTCAAAGTACCTTGCCAGAATACGAATCCAATAGAAGAGCCACCATAGTTGCTAACATCTTTGGAGTTTGTCATTCTATAGTTAGAATATACATTGATAGTTTTCTTTTGATTAGAATTACCATTACGGTTGAATAAGCCTTGTCCAAGAGCCATTTCTGTTACCTCCTAAAAAGATAAGATAATTAATTTAATCTATTGTAGGGTGTTTAGTAATATCCTACAATCAAGATTATAATATATCCTTGTAATAGGGTATATATAGAATCATATATTATTAATGTGATATGATATAGTTTATTTAATATACAGGAGGAATATATCATGCTAACTCAATCTATCTTAAAAGCAATCTTAGGTACATCTACTAATACAATTGAAATTACAAAGGCTCCTAATTGGGGATTTGCAATTCAATCAATTGGTACTACAGAAAGCGGTATGTGCCAATATCAAACTTGGGAAACACACCAGGTTGATCTATATGTAGATAAAGATGGTAATATCATAGATGGTGATTATGGTATTGAGACTATTAGTCAACCAACTTGTGAAGAATTAGAGTCGTCTTATCAATATGAATTCAATTCTAAAGATTTCAACTATTGCCTAGAAAGAAATCATACTAATTCTAAAGATAAGAAGGAGTTAAATCAATTCCTACAAGAATTACTTACTACTCTAGATTATATGAATATTCATGATAAGATTAGTTTTGACTACTCATTCTATAAAGATGAAGTATCTAATCTTAACTTAAAGATGGCTGTTACTCCTCTATAAAAGAAAAGTCCTCTAGGAGAATCAATCTTCTAGAGGATATTTATTTTTTCTATGTTACTTGTAATAGGGTATAATTGAGATCATATATTATTAATGTGATATGATATAGTTTATATTGTTTAAGCCTAAAGGCAGAAGGGAGTCATATCATGAATTTAGTAGAAGCGTTAAAACTTATTGCTCCAAAGTTAGAAGGTAACATGAAAGTTACCAAAACAGATTATTCTTCTTATAGCGTTAAGTGTTATGGGGAAGGTAAAGGAGATTATATGGTTTTAAATGCTACTGTAGAAGGTAACATTAGTGAAACTGATTTTGATATCTTTGATTTAAAAGTATCGGTCAATGGTATCAAAGAAGAATTATCCTCTGAAGAAGTATTAGATATCTTCTGTAATGGTTCAGTAGATCCATCTGGAGTAGAGACATTAGAAGTTGGTCATTCAATGATCTTTGAATTATTCTAAAAGAAAATCCCCTAGGAGAATCAATCTCCTAGGGGTATTTATTTTTTTTCTTATCTACGACGTAGTTCCATATCAGGATAGTTGATATAGATACGATTATAGTCTCTTCTTAGAGTTTCACGCTTAGCTAACTCTTCTCTTAACTTAGTATATTTAGCTTGGAGAATAGAATACTTAGCTCTTAGTTTTTCATCTAAATCTTCTTCAGATAAAACACCATCGATAATAGATAAACGAGTATTGATGGAATGTAGCAACAACAATGCATCATTCTCTTCATCAATATTACGTAGACGAATCTGGTATTCATAAAGATCATTCTCATAATCTTTGATAGCACTATATTTGAAAGAATTCGTTGTGTCCCTATATTGTTTACGAGCCCAATCGACTGGACCAGCTTCTAATAGAGAATTGTCATCGATTCGGGATAGTGCTGTAATAACACGTTCGATCTCACGTTTAACTAGACGAATAGCTGTATAAGAGATAGCTTTACGTAAGCCTTTGATTGTAATGATGCGGTTAGATAATACATCATTGTATACAGATAAGCACCATGCAATGATTGTAGATGTATCTCTAGGACCACTTACTAGATAGTTGATATATCCAGAGTCTTTTAATTTTTTGATTGCAAATTCAAGATCCATGCCAAATCCACAGCCGATTAAGAAGTCATCAGCAATCAATAGGTCATGATCTTTATACATAACAGAAGTGATCTTCCAAAGTAGATCTTTGAAACCAAATGCTAGCAATGCAGCATAGTTTACAGTATTAGCTCTACGAATAACACTATTAGTCTTATCTAAGTACATATCGATCTCTGCTTTAGCAATATCGATAGGAGAAGATGTATTAACTAATGCACCGATATCATGTAGAATCAATGCTAAGATCTCTCTATTAGTTAGATTTACAACTGGATTGAATAGCTTGAAGTCAATCTCTAAATAGTATTTACTTACTTTAGCTTTAGAATCATCACTATTGTATTCAAATGCATCATTCAAAAGAATATCATAGATATCATTATCTTTAATTACTGGCATTACACAAATACCGAAGAATGGAGTATCAGTATTCTTAGAAAGCAATACAGTATTACAAGTACTCCCAGTAAAGAAAGAGTTAAGCTCATGATTCAACCGTCTTAGAAGATCTGGGTCTTGATTTGTACGAAGTTGCTCAATAATCTCTAAGCAATCGCCGAAATCATAATTGTTCATACTAGAACTCCCTTCTTGAAAGTAAAGGAAATAGCCTAGAGCCTATTAAGGCCCTAGGCTAAAATCCTAATTAGTTAAATTATGGTTTTACATATTCAGTTTTTTCTGGAGCAGTGATGTCTTTCTTAGCATCATTTACTTTAGTGTAAGCAGATGCGTTAGGGTAACCACCAGCTGTACCAGTAGCTGTCATAGTATCAGGAATGAATGTAGTGTAATCATTCATCAAGTTACGGCCAATTGGGTCAAGGTTTTCATAACGAGTACGGAGACCTGTTGGGTTGATGATTTTTACACGACCTTGTACTGGTTGGTAACCTACCAATTTGAAACGTTCGAACGCATGTACTGCAGGCAATGCAGGGTTTTGAGCGTTACGGATTTCATTGGATAAGTACAATTGGTAATCATAGATGCAATAGATAATGCGATCAGAATTACGAGGGTTTAACAAGATGATCAAGTTTTGGTTATTACGTAGTTTATCAGAGCTTACGAAGTTGTAAACACGTTTGTCGGAAGTTACAACTGTACGAGTGAAGTCTAATTCTACAGGACCAATGGAACTTGGAGCTTGGTAAGTGTAAGTAGTTGGTGTGATTTTGCGAATGATCGCAGGGTTACCAATTACAGAGATTGTGATGTTAGGGTCATTCAATACTTGGATCATATATTGAGCGTAGTTGTCCAAAGCATCCATGAATGTTTTGTGACGGTATTCTACTTGATCCAATGCATAACCTTCTGGTGGAGCGAAGTCAAATACTTCAGCTAATTTGTTAGCTTCTGGCATACGTAAGAAGGATTCATCCAATTCAGCATGAATTTTGTCATCTTTGAAGTTACCAAGAGCTGTTTTGAACAAGGAAAGGATATTAGTCAATTGATCTTCATTATAAAGAGCTTGAATATCTTTTACTTCTTCAGGGCTGATTGTAGTATTGATTGGGTAAGCATCAGGAATTTCAACGATGTTAGTTTGGGAATCCCATTTAACGCTTACAGTGTTGTGCATAGCGGATGTAGTTTCGCGACGTACAGACAATACAACTTCAGTTACTGCAGGATCGGAGCAGTATAACATGAATTGGTTGTTTTTGAAGAAACCAGCCAAATGACCAGCGATAGTTTTAGGAGTACCAGCAGTAGCTTCAACAGTAGCGGAGAAAGATGTCATCATTTGACGATCGATTTCGCCATAGCCTGGTTCGAAGCGACATTCTTGAATAGGTACTGCAACTTTGATTGGTGTACCAGCAGTGATTTCAGCAGCAGTTACAGGTTCAACAGCATCATTAGTAGCGTTTGGTTTCATGTAACCAGCTTTAGGTACTGCAGTTGTAACGATATGAGTTACTGCGGATTCAATAGAGAAGTTATCGATATTTTGTACTAGACCTTGAGCACCGAATACTGCTTTACGGATTTTGTCTTGAGCAGCAGTATCAGTTGGAGCCAATGGAAGAGTTACAATCAAGTTATGAGTTGGAGCTGTCGCAAGAATAGCACCAAACATTTCACTTTGTTGAGTGAACATATCGATTTCACGACCATCTGGAGTAACCATTTTACGGATTTTCATGGTCAATGTGAATTTAGGTGTTTTAGCAACTGCTTTGTTGATAGCACCTTTGTCGAATACGTTGTTCATCAAAAGGTTTTTGTGCAATGGGAATACTAAGCCCATAACTGGGTTGTATGCACCAAGAGTTGCACTTTCCAATAATTTGGAACGGTCATTTTCATATTGAGCTTCCATCATAGCCATATGATCATTGTAACCTTCAGGGTTACCAAGGGCTTGGAATTCTTCAATATCAGCAGAGCCTTCCATGAAGAAGTCTTTCAAAGTATTATTGGATTCAGGAGACATCATTACACGGCTCATTTCTGTATAGAATTCAGAGCCTGTCTCTTGACGGATGTTTTCTGCCATTTCACGAATAGCAGACGCATATTGACGAGTACTGGAAGTGTTATAGCCACGGCCAAATACCACGTTGTCTTGTTTAGATTCACCTACAACTGGCATAATCTTTCTCCTTTCGAGATCGTAAATTTTGTATTTTGATTATATTAGGTATCTATAGGGACACCAAAATATTTACTATATTGTTATACTGCACAAGAGTATACAGTTTACTTTTTAATAGGCTCTTTAGGTGTTAAAGTTCCCATTAGTTCATTGATTCTATCTAAAACCCATAAGCAATAATAGAAGTCAGACTTATTCTCAATATAAGACTTAGTATTGAATGTCTTATTAATATAATGAGAGATCATATCAGACAACTTATCTAGGGTCTTGGATACTCTAGTAATAACTTGCATATTATCAGATGTCTTCTTTACATAATCTACTTTCTCTTTGAAAGCTAAAGTGAGATTATATAATTCAACGAATCTATCTTTTAGTTCTTTAGTACGGATAGCTTTCTGTTCATCAGATAAGTCAGCGAAGATTTCATTCTCTAGTCCTTTGATGTCATCTGGATTACCAGAGCCACCAGATCCCATATCTCCACCATCACCTGCATCAGGGGTATCATCTCCACCATCGGAGTCTCCACCATCATCACCTAAGTCGTCAGGTTCCATATCACCATCATCACCACCAGCATCTGGAGAATCATCACCACCTAAATCATCAGGCTCATCGGTGTCATCACCATCACCTAAATCATCAGGTTCATCTGTATCATCACCAGCATCTAAATCATCTTCAGAATCCATATCAGGTTCTTCAGGAGAATCATCTCCACCTAAATCATCTGGCTCATCATCTCCACCATCATCTAAAGGATCACCTTCACCTGTATCATCACCTTCATCATCGGCATCCATATCAGGTTCTTCAGGAGCTTCTTCATCATCGTCACCTGGTTCATCATCAGCAGGGTCATCACCCCCACTTAGATCATCAGGTTCATCATCAGTACCATCTCCATCTGCATCAGGATCACCTGCACCTAAATCTTCAGGAGCATCATCGGCATTATCATCTGTATCAGATTGAAGAGGATCTCCACCATCCCCTGCAGGAGGCGGAGTATCTTCTTCTTTTTTATCTTCTTTCTTTTTCTTTTTATCATCATCAGCTTCCATATAAATGGCTTGCTCTTTCAATTCTGCTAAGAAATCATTAAGACTCATTATATATCTCCTTATTAATCATCGTCCTTATTTTTACTAGGTAAGGCTTCACCATGTTTAAATGCCATATTATACATGAGTCTAGCTTTTTGACTTTCAAGTTTCTTCTTAATCTTAAGAAGTTCTCTTTGTTTTTCTAAGTTACCATCATCTTCAGCTTTCTTTAGATAACGGTTAGTCATTTCTAATTCCAAATCAATTTCATCTAATACTTTACGACGCTCTTTAGATTGAGCATCCATAGACATACCTAGATAGCCTAGGATTACAACTACGGAGATAGCTGGGTTAATAAAGTATGCTACACCAGAAGTGATAGCTAATTTAACAATACGACTAGCTTTAGGCAATATAGTACCAGCAATAACAGCTTCTCTATTTTCAGACTCTAAGTCTTTAGTATTGATTAGTCCTTTGAGTTGGTCCATTTGAGCATCAAATTGACGGCTAGCATTAGATAAGTCAGCAGACAATTCACCCATTTTAGATTTAACCTTTTCAGATGCCATAGCAATAGTATTAGCAATATTCATTTCTTTCAAAGTCATTGGGAACTTAGCAAAGTCATGGATATTATTAAGACATGCTTCTTTAATCTTAGTATCAATGATAGCTTCATCCAGAGAAAGTTCCGCATCGGAATCGTCAGATGCAGCGTTAAGTTTACCTAAGTTATCTTTAATACAATCAATACGCATATAGTCATCCATAGTCTTATACTTATTACGGCGAGCATTATGTAGTTCACCTCTAAGGATGTTTTTATATTGACCTTTATTGAGTAAAGAATCATCCATTGTAGCTACCTTGGTGATATCATCAATATCTTCCAAAGAATAACGAGAGATAGATTCTCTAATAAGAGAGATAGCATCTTTGCTATTGATAGACTCTAAGCTTTCAATAAGCATATCTAGCTTAGCTGGGAGAGTCTCAATTTCTATTTCAAAAGATTCTTTAATAGAACCAACTAAAGAGTTCATTTGATCAATGACATCTTTATCAATCTTATTAGAGTACTTATTATAAGTATTCAATAGGCTCTTAATCAATAGTGGTTTATCTTTACCAGTATAAGTAGAAAGGAAAGTACTATTGAAGTCTACTAACTTCTTAAAGAATGGTGTAGTATCTTTATTGATAATATTTAAAGTATCAATAACATCACTAACATGATTGATATAGTTTTTACCACCAAGAGCAATAAGCATTTCACTTAGAGTTCTTTCAAATTCAGATAAAGTTGGAACGAATTTGAATTTGGCTAAGAAGGCATCTACTTTACCACCAACTAAATCAATCACTTCTTCTGGGTCTTCATCTGCACGATCAATCTTAGTTACAATTTTAGAGATATCAGAAGAGTTAAATGGATTATAGTTAGACATATCAGTCAATGTACTTTCAAGTGCATTGACAAATTTCATCTTCTCAGAAGAGTTAGTTAAGAAATAATCTGCAATAGCTTCCACTACAGGAACTGTATCATGTGGACATGCATTCTTAGTTAGTACAAAGAGATAGTTTTCAGTAGCAATCTTGAATTTATTAATATCTACCATATCGTAAGTATCAATAAGCTTACATATAGTAACAGCTTCTTTGATTGCATCTTCTTTCTTGATTACATTTTCAATTACAATTTTATCAAAGTCAAAACGTTTACTAATCTTATCATAGTTTCTAATGATACGATCATAGGTTACATTTTCACATGCTGCTTGATAAATCATATTTAACGTTTCTTGTTGAGCTTGTTGTCCTTGGTTGGAGTTACCACTACCAGGGATATTGGATGCTACAGTGGCACCAGTTTTCTTAAGATTATCTTGAACTTTATCAACTGTCTTACTGATAGCATTCTTAACTCTGTTTTTATGAAGTGCCATCTTACGTTGAATGAAGTTCTTGAACTGTGATGCATCACGCACTTTACTTATGGACTCTAATACCTTCTGGCGATGTTGGTTGACTACTACTGGATCATTATCATTATATAATTCCAATAATAAGTCTACGGATTTCATGATCGCAGTGTCGATATTAGAATCTAGCTCTAATATGTGTTTAAATACCGTTTCAGCTTGTACCATATTATGGTTCTCTGATACGATATTATAGAGCCCGGCATATTTATCCGAGGTCTCTCGTATCTTATTTAGTTCGAGTTGCCGTTTTCTAATATTCGTAATCATTTTTACGCATTTCTCCTTTTACCAAGACTTATTGTTTATTATTAATAAGTTCAGATAATAAACATTGTATTCAGCTAAAACTGGGGTCAATTAACATAAATGTAATACTAAATTATTTAATCTTGGAGGGACAAATGAATATTCCATTTATTATACATGAAGCTCCAATGACGGTTGGTGAATCTCGACTCGTTGAAAGTATCAACAACAAGCCTGTTGCTGAAGGTATCCTTCAGGATGGTGATGTAATTAATCGTAACCGCCGTTGTTATGCAACATCTGATCTTAAAGCTCAAATTGCATGTGAGCGTACACAAGAACTTATCCGTACTGGTAATATGAAAGGTGAACAAGGTCACCCTATGAGTGACAAAGTTGAACGCCAATCTACAATTGATCCTAGTATGGTAGTAGTTAAATATCTTGATATTAAAGTTGAAGGTAACTTAGTTCTTGGTCGTTATACTGGTACAAATAACCAAGCAGGTCGTGACTTCAATGAAGATCTTTTAGATGGCGAAAAACCAAGCTTCAGTCTTCGTGCATTAGGTGCATTGGAAAACGTTGGCGGTAAGAACTATGTAAAAAATTTAAAAGTTATTACTTGGGACCGTGTAATCTATCCTTCCCATAAACGTGCATACACTACAGGTCTAATTAAAGAATCTGCTAGTATGGAAGACAACAATGAAGTTGTAGTTCAAGAAGGTTATGAAGGTCGTATTATCCCAATCAATAACCCTGCAGTGATTAGCTATATCCAATCTGAGTCTGCAAATGTAGACTTAATCTCTGATGTAATGGAATTCCATAAACGTGGTATGACTGTATTGGAGAATGGTAACGTTCGTCTATTTGATGACACTGGTGCATCTTTGATTATGTCTCCTGAAAAATACATCAAAGACGAAATCATGGAATGGGCTAAAAAGCAATACTAAGAAAAAAAATAAAACAACCCAAGGAGTCTAAGCTCCTTGGGTGATTTTTATTACTAATTTGGAATTACCATATTCCATATACTCAATCGTATACTGTTTATCATTCAATAGACGTTCCCCTAAGTCGTTTAGGTTTTGACTATTATGATACATACGATTTATACATACTGGAATCTTATAGTAGTTCTTGAGTCTATCGACATAGACGATTTCAATATCATTACTATTAAACTCTTTGAACTTCTTACCAATCATATGCTCTAATTTACTCATAGCAATAACTGCTGGGTTCTTAAATGCATAAGTCACATCGGATAATCCCACTAATCGCTCTTCATATACTTCTGGTATTACTACTAAACCAAGAGATCTAATGAATTGGATATTATCTAGAATCCATTGACAAGATTGCTTTACACATTGTCTTTCAATCTCTTCTCTATACCCATTATTGAATTTGATATACCGATAATCAATAAGTTGATCTACATGAGTCAACTCATGAATGATAATCTCTAACGCTAGATTTCTAATTTGATCAGTATCTATAAATTTATAAGCTTCTACTGTATCAGCAAATGCTTCTAAGCTTACATAAATACACCCATATGGTGTAGTCCTAGCGATATTGGTTTTCTTATCTAAATAACCAGATACGAAGTTTAATCTTGTATATGGATCTAAGGCATTTACCTTACCATTAAATGCACTATGTACAAAAGTTATAGTTTGTTGAGCTAATTCAATTATGTCAAATCTGTTCATATCTTTCCTCCTCAACATAATAATATATCAATAAAATGTACTTTTTAAATAAGGAGTCCTAACTTATGTTTAATAGAATGACAGAAGTTGTAAATAAAATAGAGAGACGTCTAGGTACAGCTCCTTTGAACTTACCTGAGGCTCTCCAAAAAGAGCATTGGGTAGATAAGGTTATTAAACCTGACACATTGACTACATTTAGTCGTTTCTTCCCTCATATGATTAAAGTCCAACTAAAGCCTGAAGATAAGAAAGATGGTTACTATCTCTTAGATAGAGAAGTACCAGATAATTATGAGATCTTAGGTGTTAAAGATATCCTTTGGAGTGATGTAGATAATGAACGTGCTGGTCTACAACAATACTCCGGTTATGGTATCTATAACGTACTAGCTAGATCTATGGATATGGATAGCATCATGCTAGCTCAATGCTATGCTGATACTAGCTCTTTGTTTAATAGTGGTATCTACTTAGATTTCATTCCACCTAACATGGTTAAACTTGAAATGGCATTAGGCGGTAATACTGATAACCTATTGGCTAATGTAACTATAGGGGTATTTGTTAAGCATCCAGAAAACTTGATGACTATTGAACCAACTAAGATGGAGACATTTGAGCAATTAGCTCAAGCAGATGTAGCTACATTCTTATATGAATATCTTAAACACTATGATGGCATTGAGACTGTATATGCTAATATCGACTTAAAGTTATCTTCTTTAGAATCTCAAGCACAACGTAGAACTGAGATTGTAGAATTCATGAGAGATAACTATGTTAACCCTGCAAATACTAACCAACCAATCATGTATACAGTATAAAAAAAATAAATAGGAGAAGGAGTTTCAAACTCCTTCTCTATTCTTTATCTTCCTCTATAGGGTTTTAATACAAATAAACTATTAAGAAGCATATCTTCATAATCTTTATTAGTTATTTGATAATCTATCTTAATCGATCCATCTGGATTGATTCTATATGAAGTATAACTAATATTAGATTGTCTTATTAATTCTCTAACTCTTTTAATATCCATATTAAGACCTCATCATATTCTGTCTATTACTACCGAGTAATGGAGTCATAGCCATATATCTAGCCATTGCACCAGCATGTAATAAAGGATTATAAGTCATAAGGAATCTTCTAAATCCTTTAAGACGAGATATTGGTACATCATATACTAGTTCATTATTAAATCTAAATCTTATTGCTTCAGTTAATAACCCAGACTGTTCATCAACCAATACAAATGGAATCAGATCTATTGTATTACCAAATCTATCATTAAGATGCTGGTACTTAACTTGAAGACTATTACATCTAATATCCAATAGATCTCCTTTATCAGAATAAGTTCTCTTGAAAGGAGTTCTTGGATTCTCAGGATCACAGATTTTTATCGATTCTTCTAATACATTGAAGAGATCATCATAATTATCCCAATCAATATATACGCAGGTCTGTTCACCTTTAGGTGATAACTTCATTCTATATCTATACTTAACATTGGTAGTTAGACTACCAGAGTTTACTATATATTCAGTATGAAAGTTTTCTCTAACATCATTACCTAGTCTCTTAAGTATACCATTAAACGTTACCTCCATTTTTAATGTCAACTTATAATTCAGTTCGAATATCACTTCGACTACTTTATTATAATTCTCAAAGTTAGCCAAACTATACACCTCTTTCTATATTAGGTTGTCCAGTTTATCCTAAAAAAATAAAACCCCTAGGAGAATGAACTCCTAGGGGAAATATCTTATCTCTTCTTAGCACTGCTGATCAAATGATGATCTAGATCAATCTTATTTAAATCAGCATAGATGTCAGCATAATACTTAACATCATTAACCACCGTAGATAAACGTACTACGATATCTTTCTCGCGTCCTTGATGACGGATCAATTCATATTTAAGTCGTTTGTTTGGATCGCATTCAGGATTGAATTTCATAATGAAGTTATTGAATGCTGCTACTGCATTCGGGTCGCTCATTTTGAAGTTCAATACACGAACGGAACGGATAATTGTATCCGCATTAGATTCCTTAATTTTGTTAAAGGAATCGTAATCTACATAGTTACCTAAGATGTGTTCATTTTGTGGGAATACCACTTTGATCTTAGGCTCACCTTGCTCTGGAACCGACGTAACTACTTTAGCTACTTCCTCCTGAATTGCAGGTTGGTTGATCATTTGACTGAAGTTTACTGCAATACTAGCATCTTTATTCTCTAATGGTTGTTGGATCGCATCAACTGCATCAATGATTTCTACATATTGTGCACCGATTTCTTCAACTGGAGGTAGATCATTATGCTTAACAGAATCTTCAAGTATACTAGAAGTGTCTTTCGTAGTACTTAAAGTAGTTTTAGTTTCACCTTTACTACCTACCATGTGTTGACCGATTAATGCACCAATTTCTTTTGCTAAAAAGTTTTCCATAATATGTTTCTCCTTTATCTAAATATCACTATGGAATATAAATAAATAGGTGATAGATCTTGATGATCTATCACCGTTATAATATATCATTATTTTATACTTTACTAGTATTTAGAATAATAGAATCTTTATACTTTCTAAATAACTGGTTATTGAATACCTTGATTCTAACTTTCTTATCATTACCAGTAATATAGTCTAAATGACAAACTAGTTTACCCTCACGGTATACTAAGTCTCTAGTACAAATAAAGCTAGATCTAATATCACGTGGATAGTTAGTATATATACTTATCTCACTATTATAGTTCTCTTCAGATAAGCAGAGTATCTTATTATCTGTACCCTCCATATGATTTACAATATGCTCAGTTTGTACACCATAGAGTTTCATGATTCTATAATACTGTCTAGTTCTAATCTTCTTATTTCGCATATTGTACCTCATCGTGTTGCTTAGCAGATTTAATCATATCATAATATGGACTTCTTAAAAGTCTACTATCTATATTACGAAGAAAGTATTTAAATAGACATTCTTCATTTCTTCTGATTATATCTAAAGCATTACCCTTCATCTGTTTCCGTGTATTCATCACTAGTACCTCTTAAAGATCTTATCTTTAAACGAATATCGTTCTTAAAATCTTCTGGTAAGATTCTTACCAAATATCTAATAAAACAATCATAGTCTCGTTTAAACAATTTCTTCTTTTGTCTTGGACGATTGTTCATCTTTATTGCTTCCTTGAACTACATCTACCTTATTAAAGGTTACATTTAGAGCTACAGTTATAATATCTTTAAACATAAACCATTGACTATAGTATTGCATATATGGATAACTATATCTATCCACTATAGGATTGATTGCCATCATAAATACTCTATCTACAAAAGTCATCTTTGCTGAAATACTATCAATATATTCATTTACTCTATTAATAAATAGATTGTTTAAGATAATTACATCTTTCTTAAATGCTGTTCGTTTAAACATACGTTGAGCTCTTATACGTTGGCGATATCTACCATTCTTTTTATAAAGTCCGCTCTTAAATTGCACATTTATTTCGTGTACGCCCATTTGTCAAACTCCAATAAATCATCTTCATCTATCAGATTATTTATAATTAACTTATTCATAAGTTGTTCGTTCATTGTTTCTATTCTTTTTAGAGTTCTGATTGCCATAACTTTGTCTGCTTTAGCTTTATTTCTTGGTCTAGTATTCATTAGTTTTCTCCTTCGACTACTACTAATTGTGTAGAATTATTACTGAGATGATCAAGACTATTATACATCTCAGCAATCTTATTATAGAATTCAATAAATGATTTTCTATGACATTTTTCTTTAGGCTTATAAGAAACAAATCTCAAAAGATCTGCACTGGTTAGATTAGCCATAAGATTCTTATTAAGCTCATTAATTCTATCAATAAAGGTCTCATTTATAGTCATACCTTTATTGGTAATAAGACTATTGACGTATAAGTCATATGCTTTAATAAGATTCTTATACCTACCATTCTTCTTATACAAGCAAGTATCTTTCGTAAATAATTCTTTAATCTCCATCTTTATATCCATCCTTACTGTAGTCTATTACAGAATACCCAGCATCATACTGTTTCTTAACAGACTCTCTAATCTTAAATAACTCATTAGACTTCTCTTGTAGCATATTAAGACTAATCTTAATTTCTCTACACTCAGTCGCATATTTGCTAAAGATAGGTTTCTTAGCATTATAGAATCTAGATATAGATCTAAATCCATCATCTACTACTTCAATACATTCCGTGTTAGGATTACGAGTTCGACCTAAAGTTTGTTTAGCTAATATCTCTGACTTAAATGGTTCAGCTAATATGATAGTAGCTTTTAAATCTCTGATGTCCAATGCGGCACCAGCTGATTTAGTTGTGGAAAGTATAATAGTCTTCTGTAACTGCTCATACTTAATCTCTTTAGGAATAGCAGATGTATAGACACCAATATCATTTCTAAATTCAGGGTAGTTATCCTCAATCCAGGATTTAACGATGTCTATAGCAGATATTGTACCAATGTATACAAGTACTTTACCACCAATTCTCATGATCTTATCCATAACTATATACATCATATCATAGAATTGATTATTACAAACAATATAGTTCGTATAAGCATTTCTATTCAATCCATATACGTTATTAGAGCATTCCCGCATATCTTGTGGAGTTGGTCTACTATTAAATCTTAATGCTAGATATGAAGTGTGTGGATCAGAATCTTCATCGAATAAGTTTATATCAGGAACGTTCTTGAAATAAAGCTTATATATGAAGTTTTCTGTTTCATCAGATCTACCAGGTGTTGCAGTAAGATATAGTGTCTTCTTAGTATTAGTATAGAAGTCAATCATACAAATATTATCAAAGTTTAGATGTGCTTCATCATATACTTTCAAGAATACTTGTAATTTGATAAATAACTCAGTAATCTTATCCCATCCATTATTAGACCCAAAGTTCTGTAATGTAGAATGAGTAACTAAGAATACTTTATATTTAGATACATCAGTTACACCATTTAGTATCTTATGTATACCAATAGAGCCATTGATTACTAATACCTCTCTAGATGGGTCTAGATCAGTATATTCACCAACACAGTTTCTCCATTGGTCTAACCAACCTGTAGTAGATGCAATAACTATAGTTCTTGCTCTCCAATACATTAGAGACGCTATAGTTACGTATGTCTTACCTTTACCGGTTGGTAAGTTTATAGATAGTTGACTATTATTCTGATTAGAATAATATTGACCTTTACCTAGAATGAAATGAAGTGCTTCTTGTTGTACTTCATCTCTAGGTAAATACCTAATCTTAATTGGGGGAGTTTCGAAATATGGATCGCTATTATATTCTTTAACTGGTTCTTCATCGCCAAAGAATCTCTTAACGAAATATAAGTCTAATCCCCTAGGAAGATATAAGAGTCTATTGACTTCATCGTATACCATTCCCTTATAGCTTTTAGTAAAAGTAATTCTATCAAATATAGTAAAATAAGACTCCAGTCTAGGAGCATCTCCTAGACTGTAATCTGTAATCACTATAGATGAATTACGTAAGATTATTTTACTCATCTTCTTCACTCATACTAGTATCTTTTATATACTCATTGATAAGTCGGATTATATTATGTGTATAATTACGTGCATTTCTTATAGTGATGAATATATTATAGTCATCATCGAAGATGGTATATATACCAAAATGACCATCATTAAGTATACGGTCTAGACATTTTTCTAACTTAGTAAGATCGGTCACGAAATTAACTAGTGTATAGGATTTATCGATCTTGATGGGTTTATATCCACTAATAAAAATAGTATTGAATAAATAACAAGTATGATAATCCTTAGTTACAAATGGCTCATCATTTGTAATATTAATAGTATATGTAAACTCGTTAGGACCAATTATTCCTTTATCTAATTTATAGATATGAGTTTTCTTGATCTTAGTCTTTATTTTAGCAATCTCATCACATAATTTTTTGTGCTCGATTACAATATCCATTACTTGCTCATTCATATTAAATCTCCTCATTTACTAATGCATCAGTAAGCTTACGTTCATTTCGGATATCCTTATTAGTTAAGCTTGGTTGATTCATAAATAATTGTGGTTGCTCTTGGAAGAAGTAGTCAATAGTAGATGGTGCTGTCTTATTATAAGACGATGGATTCTTCAAAATACTAGCCAAGTTTTGGAAGTCCAATGTCTTAGTAATAGACGGATTTTCATATAATGCTTTACTTAATGGAAGTAATACGTAAGGTTCATTTACGTTATTCCAATTAGGTTTAGCAAAGATATCATGTGCACTTCTAATTTGATTAGACAGAATAGTCTCAGTATGAGTAGCAGTCTTAGACATACCACCACTTAATAATGATCTCATAAACTCTTGAGCTAATTCATCTTTAGTAAACGATGTAGTTACAGCCGCTTTATCTAAGATATCCTTAATTCGGTTCAATGTTTTAGAGAACTCATTGTTTACAATTGGTGTATAGAAGATGGTTTGATCATCTTCTTTAGTTAGTAGACTAACTGGGATATTAATCTCACCCTCATCGGTTTGATAACGTTTCATATTAGTTAATCTAACTAAAGCATCAGATAAGTAGAATTTATCAATCTTATCTATCTCTACTGGATACTCTTCTTTATGATCAACAATGGAGAACTTGTTTACATAATCATTATAATCAAGAACGCCATCAGTTGTCTCATCGATATCATCTTCATTATCTTTAAAGATCTCATCTACATGGAATCTTAGATAGATATCAGCATAGTTTCGATCTTCGATAAGAGAGATTGTCTCTGCAGACTTAATAAAGTTTTCAACAAACTTAACTGGTAATTCAATATCTGGGATATCAGTAACTAGTACATGTTTAGCTGATAATTGTAGCTGAGTTGTACTAGCTGTAATATCTTCAGATGGATATTTACCAACATCAATATCTTCATTGATGAAGTATAGATCACCATAACAATATCTACAAATACCATTTCCCTCAGAGTGGGATTGACAAGTCATAGGACTTCTAGTGTAGATAGTTTTACCAACTAGGAAAGTATCAGATTCTTTAATAGGACCTCTATCGAAGTCTTTAACTTGATCGAATCTATAATACTTACCAACTAGTAAGCTAAGTTCTTTTGTATCTCTAATATCATATTTAATGAAATTACGAGAAGTACACTTGTAGTTTGGATCTGGATGCAACCGTGTACCTTGGTTGTTTAGACCAATCTTACGAGCCATTGCACCAGAAGAACCTACATTGATTTTTGAAATGATTTGAGCTGTACGACCAGCTGAGGATTCAATAAAGTAATCCATCAAATCAGTCACACCACCATTAATATAGCTATTGGCGATGATATGTGGGAATACAGTACCATTACCATCTGGTTTAGTACCAATGGAGATTGCGTACTCTTTAAGCTGACGAATATTAATACTTTCATTAGCTCTAAATGCATTAGTATAAATATGATCATATCCTAAGATGTCTTTAGACTTCAATACATAATCACGTACTTTACCAATACATTCCATACCATAATCATTTGCCTTTTGTAAATCTACTTTAGACATATCTGGATGGAATAGATTATAATACTCAGGGATTGCATTCATCATCAATATATCATCTTGTAAGTTAATACTGTTTACGAATAGATCAGCAAACTCATCAACTTTAGCAATGTAATACAATGCATCTGCAATCATATTATTCTTAGTCAAGAAATCAATATCCTCTACATGCTCTTCAATGAAGAACTTATCGATATAATTCTTGATTGTCTTAGCAGTAATCTCTCTTTTAAAGAAAATATGTTTAGGTTCAATTCTACAATCACTCTTAATAATAAGAGACCATAGAATGAGATTGATCCAATAGTCATGCATAGTTAATCCAACTTGATGACCATCGATAATTAAATTGATCTTAGCCTTAGATAGGCTAGGATCATCAATGCCATCTCTTAATATACAATGCACTGCCTCGAAATGGTTAGACCAATTCTCTTTCTTAATTAGTTCATTTACATCTAAATTCATTACTCCTTTGCTTTTAATGAAATCTGTATAGATCCAATAGTTTTCATAGTTATTGATATTATCAAACATGAGAACCTCCTCCTGGATAATTAATCTAACTATATTATTCTACTACTATAATATATACTCATATGTAAAATTCATTGTAACAAATAAAACCGGTATAGGATCGTTAAGACCCTATACCGTGAGGTTTTATTATTTTTTTGGAGTTGGTAAATGTTTAGAAGTCTTAGCAGTTTTGATATACTCAACTTGAGATTTACGAGCTACACGAACTGCTTGGTTATTGTATTTTTGAACGATCTTTTTAATCAAAGCGCGTTCGATAACACGGTTTTTAACCAATTTTGTCCAGAGTGGATCTTTCTTTTGTTTAGCGATTTGGAATGCAGCCATTTTTACACGGCGAGCCAAGTCGTCATTTTTACTTAAGCGAACCAAAGTCTTTTTGTTCAATACGGATTTTTCAACCAATAATTGAGCTTCTTCGGATTCTGCGAATGCGATACGTTCTTCTTGAGGTAATTTAGAAGCCTCAGCATAGATCATTGCCTCTAAAAGGGCATTTGGATTTTCAAGCTCTTCACCAAGAACAGCTTGTCGGTCGTTTTCATTGAAAAACATGTTTTCGTCCTCCTTGGAGATTTGTGTTTATTTAAATATATTTAAAAACGAAAATTACGTTTTATTAACTTAATGTTATCAATATAACCGTATATTAGTAAATAAAAGTGCCTAGGACATCAAGTTAGGAGGAATATAATTATGTTTAACTATGAAACTATAGACCAAATTAAGGCTATATCTCTTTATAGAGAGCAAGCTAAAAAGAATTTGATGATTAACTTCCCTACACTAACCGAGGGTGAAGTAGATACAGCTTTAGATATCATTCTATCTAAAGCATATACTGAAAGACAATGTAAGTTACACAATAACTATACAGAAGAGGTTGCTGAGACTACAGTAGCTGATATTACAAACTATATCCATAATAAGACTCCAATCATGGTAGCTAATGGATGTTTATTCAAACAATATACAGAAGAGCTAACTCCAATGTATAAGTTGATTACTTCATTTACTGATAACCGTTCTAAGTTTAAGAAAGAGATGTTTAAATATGAGAAAGGTTCAGAGAAGTTCAATAAGTACAATATGCTTCAAATGTTAGCTAAACGTGATAATAATGCCTTATACGGTGTAATTGGTAACTATAGCAGTGCATTGTATAATCTATACGTTGCAACTGGTATTACTAGAACTGGTCGTGCTTTGATTAGTCATGCTATTACGTTCTTTGAAAGCTTCTTTACAAATAACGTAAAGTTCCATTCTATTGATGAAGCGATTACATTCATTAATAGAGTTGATTCTGAGAAATCTATATATCCATCTAGTCTAGTATTAGATGAGAACGTAGCAGTTGAAGATGTATTCTATAAGATTATGGATACATTTGATAGAGATTACTTTGATGATGAAGTAATCAATAAGGCTATGAATATTATTTGGAGTCTATTGATCAACTTATCTCAAGAGACTTTGAATAAACTATTCTATAAGAATAACTCTTTACAGTTCTGTGATAATAAGTATATGAGAGATTATATAGTATTGACATTATCCAAATTAGATGAAGCATTTGTAGATCCTAACCATCCACCAGAAATTATTAAGGATAACTTAGACCACATGTTTGATGTAATGAGTGAATGGTGTTATATGAGATATATTGTAGTAGATAAGATTGATCGTTCTGCTACAATGAAACGTGACATTAGTATCATTACAGATACAGACTCTACTATGCCATGCTTCAATGGATGGTATACATTCGTTCTTAAAGATGTCTTAGGTCCAACTGATAAGAGTAATATTAAACTTATGAATCTTCCTGAAGTAGAACCTATAATGGAAGAGGATAGAGTTTATAATTTCTCAACTGGTGAGATTGAAACTAAGATGATTAATGTAGCCACTTCTAGCAATAAAGAACCACTACGTTTTAGTATCATCAATATCCTATCATACATTGTAGGTAGATTATTACGTGAGCACTTTGACTTGGTTGCAGAGAATTATAATACTAAGTCGGAGTATAAAGAATGTCTAATTGCAATGAAGAATGAGTTCTTATTTGGTAGAGCTTTATTAACTGGCGGTAAGAAAAACTATGCATCTAAACAAGAACTTCAAGAGGGTAACTTAGTTCCACCATCTAAGATGCTTGACGTTAAGGGGCTACCTATAAATAAGTCTACATTGAAAGAAAAGACTCGTAATTCTCTAAAAGATATTCTATTCAAGAAGATTCTTAACATAGAGAATGTAGATCAAATGGATGTATTACAATCTCTAGCTAGAGTAGAGTATGATATTAGAAAGTCTATTGAATCTGGTGAGAAAGAATATTATAAACCAGCTCAAATTAAGTCTTATACTAACTATGATAATCCAATGCGTATCCAAGGCATCAAGGGTGCATTGGTTTATAATGCATTAAGAGATGAGGGTACAGAGGCTATAGATTTAACTATTCGTAATGCTATCGATATCGTTAAGGTTACAATCAATAATGCAACTATATTACCTTTAATGGATTCTAATCCAGAGTTATATGAAAGAATTAGAAAGTTCTTAGATGATAATCAAACTGACTATAAGGGTGAGATTACTAGTATTTCAATTCCAATAGATGCAGAAGTTCCTAAATGGGTATTGAAGTTCGTTGACTATAATGACATCATTAATGACAACTTGAAAAACTTCCCATTAGAATCTATTGGTATTACTAAGTTTGAAAAAGATAAAGTAAACTATACCAATGTGATTAAGTTCTAAGATATATCCCCTATAGAGTTGAACTCTATAGGGGAATTCTTTTATTAAAATTTCACTTGACTAAGTTTAGTCTCTGGCATAGTTAAAGTCATAGCAAATATTGCTTGTATAGATTCTTTAGATGTAGATACAACTGGAGTACCACCGAGATTAATAAAGTGAATATTAGTCTCTAATTGCTTTCTGAGCTCGGCATTTGCCTCGTCAGTATATACCCCCTTGATAGTCACCATATCGCCGTCATAGTCACCACCTATGCTATCCAGATACCCATTACAGATGTTCATAGTATCGATAAATGAACTAGATGTATCTTTTCCAATATCTTCTTTTCTAATTTTTGGATAATGTGTGTAAGTTACACCATTGATAGTAACTTCTTCAGTTTCAATAGTAGAAGATAGTCTAATCTTAGTTGCAAACTCATTATAGAATGTATCTATAGGATAACGAGTGATAAGAATCATCTTATCTTTAATAGCTTCTTCGCAAGCTAGATAGATTACATCACACCAAGTTAATGGTCTAACATTTTTAATCATATCATCATCTGGAGTCTTACCAAATGTATCACCAAAGCTCATCATGAATTCTTCCATTTTGGTTCCATTCAATGAGGCTTTAAATGTGACTGGTCTAAATCTATCAGAGTAACCATGAATGAATCGATCTAGTTCTTTCTTTAAGACTTCATCAGAGAATTGTAGCTGATAGTCTTCTACTCTTACATATATCAATTTACCTTTATCATATGCAGGGTATTTAGTATCACCAATAAACTCATTCTCGAAGAATCTTCTCATATGGAAGATAACAAATGGGAAGAAGTTAGCTGCTGCAGATGTCATAGGTAATACAGAGTAATCTAAGTCAGCTCTAATATCTTCCATATTCTCTACATCCAACTTAGGAGCAGATAATACTAGACGAGTAGCATAGTCAGTAGTCTTAGATAAGTTAGCTCTTCTAATTACACCAAACTTACCAGGTAGACCACCATTAGGATTACTATCAGTACCAGTACCGAACCATTTATAGATTTCCATTAATCCCTCTTGGAGTCTACCATCAACGGATTTACTAATACTAAATCCATATTCAGTAGAGTCTCCAATAGCAGATGCTGATACCATCACATTGATGTATAGTTTATTAATATCACCAACGGATATCTTACCACCATCTACTTTAATATCTCTAAAGAATGGTGGGATTACAATAAGCTTATCTGTAAAGAAAAGCTTTCTATTAGCATTCAAGAACTTAATATATCTCTCACGCTTAACAGAATCAGTTTCTCTAAACTTAATCTTATCTAAGTTCTTTCTTAAGAAATCAATACCATTATCCCCGTTAGGATCTTCTACAATAGCACCAGATTTGTCTACAGTATAAGTACCAATACCATGGATAACAGATTTAATCTTGGAGTCTACTTTACTCCAGATTCTATATACTAATGGCTGTAAGAATTTCTTCTTTAAGCTAATATATGCAAAAGTAGATGCTCTAGATTCTTTAGTAATACCAAAGATAGTATTGGATAATAATCCATCTTGTGTAGGATTACTAGATGCATCAAAGATAACTGGGTTAGTTATTTCAACTAAGTTATTCTTCTTGACAAAATCATCTACGTCAAGAAGAGATACTTGGAGATTATCTTGTCTAATTTGGTCTTTTAGAATTGCCATCTTATACCTCCTTATAAATTATTTATATGTGGAACAAAAACCGAGTTAGTGCATTTATCGCACTAACTCGATTGTGTTGATTATCGCATAGTTACAATAATTTTACATGGATCATTAAAATCTCTTTTAAGATCTACAACTATAGGATGACTCATACCATTATTGCTATTAACTGTAATAGTATTCTTATACTCTTCAACTAAAGAATCGAATAGTTTAGCATCAGTTGTATAGATGATAAATTCAATATAATTATCATAGATGATATGATCAATCTTTGAATTTAATAATCCATGACCTTTCAATATACTATATAATAGACTAGATTCGCCAAAGTAGTCTACTATCTGTTTTCTCGTTTGTTCGTAGTCTCCATTGCCGAATTTACAAAAAAATTCGACTATATCCATTTATATAATCCCCTTTAAAAACTTATTAAACCATACCTTCGAGGGCATCTTCGAAGCGAGCAATATCTTCCCTTGTCATAGAGGCTATACTTTGACTCTTAGCGCTAGGACCATCAGGCGTTCCAGTTATACCGCCTTGAGGATGACCTCTATAGGCTGCTTGAATATACTTATTCTTTTGCATTTCGCCTTCTATATTCTTTTCTTTTTCAGCAGCAGCATCGGCAGCTTCTCTACGATCCCGAATGAATTTATATAGAAGCATCAAATCTCCAATAGGCATATTTAATGCTTCCATTATAGATAATCTACCACGGTACTCGTAGCATATATTGTCAACTAATTGCATTAGTCGAGCATGTGAATCAACCGATGCCGTGTAAAAACAAGTTCTTGGGCATTCATTGGAATAGCCTCAATTTCTGCACCACATTTAGGACATGTAGCAGAAGGTACTTGGTAAGAGATATTAATATTCTTATTATTATCTTCTAAGTATTTAGTAATTGCAGATTGCAATTCTTTAAAGTCGTAGCCAGATAATTTAGAAAGGATTTTATAGATACCTTGGATACGATATTTGTAAGTCTTAACGATATCGTTAGGTGCATGATTGAATTGGATAGGCACCAATTCTTCATTGTCCTCATCGATAGTATATACCGTGGAGATACAGTGGGAGATATTAATAATACCAGCGTATTTCTCACGGAAGCTTTCGTTCAATAGACGTTCTTCAAACATGGAGTTGTAAATCTTAGGAATTACAATACCAAATGCATAGTCACTATTAGCTACATAGATTTCTTCTTCAAACGTTGGAGGCATAGAAGGATCTTTAGCAATGATTCTGTTAAAGGTCTCTTTATCTGCATCAGTTTCGAATTTAACCATATCAATAATAGGACGTTTTTCAGTGTAGAAGTGTTTACACTTAGGGCAGCTGAATGGAATGATATTGGAGTTACTGAAGTTAGCATTATATAATGCAAAGAATAAATGGTTCAAATCTTGATAGTTCAATAATTTTAACCATGCTTCCATTTCCATAGTACGGCATTCTGGAGCTAAGTGTTTATATAGAGTACTGAATACTGTACGAGCACGAGCAATATCATTTGGAGCATCAGTGTAAGGATTGATCTCATCCATTTCAATAGCAGATAATGGAGTCATTGAAATAGATACACCAGTAGCGAATAAACCCCATTCGAAGTATTGTTTTTGAACTGGTTTAGAAAGTACTTTAGTAAATGCTACAGGACGTTTACGTACTTTGAATTTACTAATGTCAGGTTTACGTTCACCTACTTCTTCCAATTGTTGACGAAGTACACGAGCAAACTCTTCCATATTACGTTGCTGAATCTTTTCTTCTTTAATACGTTCAGCTCTTTCTAGATCGTCATCTAGACCAAGGTCATCAGTTAGTTCATCATACTCAATTTCAAGTAATTCAACATCTTCATCTTCAGATGGTTCTACTACTTCCACTTTAGGAGTAACGATATCTACTTTATCTTCTACAGGAATAGATGGTGTTGAACCAGTGAAGGAGTTAGCATGGTTAGCTGCTTCAGCTGCAGCTTCATATGCTTCAAATTCACGTTCAATTTCATCATCTGGAGCAACTGTATCAATAGTTGTAGCACCACGTACTTCTTCATCAGTCATAACTGCTTCTTTTTCATTACGACGAATAGCTTCAACTTCTTCATCAGAAAGCTCAGGGTTTAATTCTAATTCAGGGTCGTATTTAGATACAACTTGTGGATTCTCTTCACCCATAGCTTTAAGATCTTCATATTCTTGACGCATTTCATGGATTTCACGTAATGCAGGTTTAAAGCGACGTTCAATTGCATCAGCAATACCAGCTTCTAATTCTTTTGTAATTTCATCTTGAGCTTCTTTAGTTTTATCTACAGTACCAGAAGGGACTAAAGTACTTAGATCTGCAGATTGTAAAGACTCTGCATTAAAATCAGGTACAGCTGGTGGTTGTTTAGGTGCAACTGGAACAGGATCTGGTACTGCTTGAATTGGTTCTTCTTCTACAACAGCAGGTTCTTCTACTGGTGTAACTTCTTTGGAAGCTTTTTCTTCTTCCAATTTCTCTTTCATGAGGTCTGCTAGTTTTACATTTTCAGACATGGTTCCTCCTAAATATCATCATTCTTCATCATTTCTAAAGTTAGTTTATCACGATCATAGAAGTATCTAAATTGATATTGGTTAACTTCCATATCAATGATCATTACATTCTCCCCGTTAGGAGCAAAATGTACATCGACATTTACAGCTACTGTATTATCAAGATAATCCTTTATTTGATCTTTAATAGCCTGAGTGAGTTCCATAACTCGATCAGACTGCATATATCTATATTTACTTATTAATCCTAAACCCATTCTAGGTGAATGAGTAATAGTACCAGGCTCTAATAGCATTAGTCGCATGATTAGCATACCAACTGCATTAAAGTTCTTATATGTTAATGGAGTTTTATAACTGTCAGTACTTAAAGTATGCTCCCTAAGTAATGTAGGGGTTTCTTTAGTCTTGGCAGTAGAAAATGTAATATCATCAGCCACGATAAATTCTCCTTTCAGATTGTTAGTATATTACTACTTAGTTCCAGGGTTTAAAATATACACAAATGGGTAATTTTAACATAGCATTAAATTGATATACACTCATAAGGAGGATACAATGGCAACTGAACGAAGAATAGCTTGTCCATTATGTAAACGTAAAGATTTTAAAGACAAGTTAATCAGACACATAGAAAAAGATCATGAAGAACTTATTGGAGATATCTCTGCAGAGCAGTTCTTATATGATAAAACACATCCAGGATCTGGTAAATGTATCGTATGTGGTAATAAGACAGACTGGAATGAAAAGACTGGTAAATACCATAGACTTTGCTCTAATCCTAGATGTAAAGAGGAACTTAGATCTAAGTTTAAAAAGAATATGATTAGAGTACATGGTAAAGTATCTCTACTAGATGATGCTAGTCATCAAGCTAAGATGCTTTCAAATAGACGCATCTCTGGAGTATATAAGTTTAGTGATGGTACTCCATTCACTTATACTGGTACATATGAAAAGAATACTATTGAGTTCATGGATACTGTCTTACACTGTAGCTCTAAAGATATCTTAATGCCAGGACCAGTAATTGAATATACTGATAAATATGGCGAAAAACGTCAATGGATTACTGATATTTACTACGTTCCTTACAATTTAATCATTGAAGTTAAAGATGGTGGAAGTAATCCTAACAATAGATCTATGGTAGACTATAGAGATAAACAAATCTCTAAAGAGAATGCATTGATACAGTTAGGTCAATATAACTATCTAAGATTAGTTGATAACCAATTTGTACAACTATTAGAGACTCTAGCTTTACTAAAAGATCAAGAGATTAATGAAGTAGATCCTGATAATAATAAGATAATCCGTATAAATGAATAGTCCTATAATGATAAATGGAATGATATATTATAGCTATGAATATAAGACATTCTATTTATAAAGGAGAATTGTAATGGGAAATAATATACTACTAGACTTATTGAATAAGATTCATTCATATGATGAATCTGAGTATGTTGATAAGACTAAAGAATTTTTAAATGAAAATAACCTAACTCAAACTAAAGATAGAATTCCATTAACTGAATCTAATCACTATAAGTTATATAGATTAGACTCAGCAGATGGAGTAGCAGACTGGGTTACTGTCAATATCGATGGTAAATACTATTCTGTAAATCTATATGATGAAGTATCTGAATCTTCTATTATAGAATCTGATTCTGAAGGTGCTATGATTAGAGAGTTTATGCATAACTATAATCAAGGTAAGCGTGCATGTATTCTAGTAATCAATGAAAACTATACCGCTATAAATACTAAAACAGATTTGGCTATTAAACCATTAACTGAGTCTGTAGAAGAAATCGAAATAGGTAATTTAGTACCAGAAAGTAAATTAGATAGATTAGATGAGTTATCTGAGTTCAGATGTGTAAATGTAGAAGATAACCATACAATATATGATCTATTTACTATTGTTGAAGAGTTTAAAGATGAAATAGATTCTTTAAAATCTCTAAGTGAAAGATTAAAGACTGACGAAGAATTTAGCAAAGCATATAAAGAAAAATACATAGAATATGCTGTAGAAAATGGTATAGATTATGGTGCCAATGTTCTAAAGCAAATGTATAGACTGTTTCTTGAAGAAACTCAATGCTGATTGGAGGATATGATGCCAAGACGTAAGCATATAGGTGATATATGGAAAGTACCATATACCTATGATGATAAGCCAGGTAAGTATAAATGGAGACCTATAGTTATTATAGGTCTCCGTAAAGAAGATAATATCGTTATTGGTCTTAAGTGTTCAACTAAAGGCGATGATGATAAATTACTAGATAAATCTAGATCTGTAGTTGATGATGCAGATGATGCATCTAATCAAAATGAATATAAATATGCATATGAACTAATTGATCCACCTAGTGGAATGGATGAATCTAATAGAGTTCTATGTAATAAGCTGATAGAAGTCAAAAACTTCAATAGAAACTTCAAATATATTGGAACTTTAAAGAATAAGTTAGATATTAAGAATATTCAATTTATGTACGATGACGCTGACCATAATAATGATATTATTAAAGTTAGACGTGAATCTTTTTTTGTTAATGAATCAGCAGTATACGATGATGGTGGTATAGTTCTTAGTAATATGGAAGAATTTGAAGGAGATACTGATAAAGGTAAATATATCTTTGCAGTAGATGCATCAAATATCGAGTATATTAAGAGCATCTTACCTGATAGCTATCCTGATAATATTAAATATATCAATCTAGATAAGATAATAAGCTATCTATTCTATAATGTATGGGTAGATATTACTGATGAAGATGATATTACAGATAAAATGACTGATGAATACTTTGCTAGAGTTTATCCTAACGTAGACCGTGAAGATATATTCCCTAAAACAAATACGGAAGATCTAAATCTTAATATGACTATTGAAGAAGTATATATCGAAATGACTAAGATACTTAGATTCTTCATGTATAACCTTAGAGGAGAAAATAGAACTATCTTTATCTTGGATAAATCTTTATATGTATATTTAGCAGATCAATATCCTAACTTAGTTAATTATGCTACAATGTATTTTGGTTCTATGGCTATAGCATTATATAAGACATATAGTAAAGAGATTCCTCAAGAGTATGATATCATTAGACGATTATCTGACTTAAAAGAATATGCTACAAGAGAGCATATGAGTATTGGAGCTGTTGGTGGTATTATTGGTACCATGGATGGTAATATGATGGTACAATACGGAATGCATCCAAATTCCTTTACTGGAGAGAAAGATGGATTAGGTATTGTAGAAGATAAGAAGAAGACTAAGCTACGAGTTAAAGAAGATAATGAGAAAACTGAAATCGTAGATAAAGAACCATTCTTACAAGACAAATTCTATATGTCTTATCGTCATAAGAAAGATAGAGTTACTTGGGAAAATGCAGTTAACTTATATGAAGAAGTAACTGGTAAAGTTATGCTATCTAAAGACCAGTTAGCATATGATGATGACTTTGAAGAAGTTAATCTTGATAAAGAGAATAAACTTCCACTTCTAAATGCTATCTATACATTAGAATCTGAAGTATATGATGATTCTCTACCTATAGTGGATATGATGGATCTACAAGTTGCTAAACTTAAGCTTAGAGAATTCCCTGAGGGTACTGCTATCATGGAAGACTCTAAAGGATACTTTGCTATTGATTACGCTACAGGTATTAGAACTAAACCATATAATAGTATCTTAGAGATTGAAGCTCCAGCTTTTGTTAAAGCTAAAGAGATGCTTACTCAAGATGATGATACTCAAAGTACTAATAATAAGAAAGCCAGAGAGATTAATGCCTCTGGGTTATATAAGGTACTTGATGACAAATACTCTTCTGAAGAGCAGTTAATGGATGACTGGAATGATTACAATAGTCTATCTTCTGATATGAAACGTCATAGTGATGATATGTCTATTGAGATTTATGGAAAATCTAATGTAGATAGATTCAAAGAATTACGTAATAAATATCTTAACTCTGAGATACCATATAATGATTTAGCATTATCTGAATCAGCATTACGTCTATCTGATTTAGATAGAGCTAGAGATTATGGTATTGAACTACGTGGTAAGAAGAGAGAGATTGAATATCTTAAAGATTGGTCTTTAAACTCTGGTATCTATATCATTCTACCATGTGATACTGAAGAAGAATTGAATGCTCAATGGAATAACTTACAATCTATGGATATCTCATTAATTCGTATATCTGATGCTAGACTAATGGAAGTGTTTGGATGTAATAATGAGACTATGTATAACTTCCTAAAGAGTGTATTTACTAATAATGGATTTGATGACTTCTATTATATTCCTATGATAGAGAGTGTATATACATTTGATCCACTTAAAGTGGTAGAATTACCATTAGACAGTCCATTCTTTATCCCACATGAGATTGAGGTATTTAAACGTAATAGTACTTTCGGTAGTATTCCTGAAAGATGGAAAGCTAAAGCAGATCAATGGATTAGAGATTATAAGAAAATCTATGAAGGTAAATCTTATGATAAGAGAGTTATATCTGAATGGGTTCAAACAGTACGAGAATTATCTTATAGATATAAACAAAACCCTACTGATGAACTTAAGCAAGCTCTATTAGAGTTTGGTTGGAGTCCTTATATGGAATTCAATGATTCTAATAGAGTTAAAGCTCATAATAGATCTAATACCTTATGTCATAGAAGTATGACTAGACGCCTACTTAATGAAAAGGGTATTGGATTTGAATTCAACCGTAAGGGCGATCTATTCATCAATAACTTCTTAAAGAAAAAAGATTACCAATCTCAATATATGGAAGCTCATAGACTTCTAGTCGAGTATGATAAGTCTAATAATATCGATGGTATGAAATATGAATTAGCTAAACTATACTTTTTAGCAACTAAGATTCAAGAAGATCTTATTGTATCTAAGAGAGATAAGACTAATACTAAGAAATTAACTGATATTAGAGCTAGAGTATTGAATGACTTCCATAAGTATATTAAAGTAGTACTTAAGAGTGATAAACATTTCAACTTCTCTAACTACTATCAACGTAGTGAGTTTAGTGATGACTCGATTGTTATCAAGTCTCCTACATTAAAGTATACTGGAAAGTATGCAAAAGATATTCTAAGAATGCTATAATATAATGAGTCCTACTTACTTGCTAAGTAGGACTCTTATAATATAATTTACTCATATATTATAGTCTTGACAGGAGGTGATTATAGTGAATATGTATAATGTCGGTCAAAAGCTTTGTAAGAAAGATATGTTCGGTCAGATAACTGAGATGTATCGAATAGTATCTTGTAAAGACAAAGACTTCTACAAAGTTACTCCCATAGTGGGGGATAAATTACTTATCAGTAAGTTTGATAATGATGAGTATATCGCACTCGAAGTTCATTGTAAGATGTTTTTCGAGATATGTACATTAAAGAATGGTGAGAAGGAGTTATGTATTAGTATATATAACCCATATGAAGCCATTAACTATCCAACGTATGCTAGTAGATTAAACTTCCAAGGACCTAGCTCTAAGAAGTTTGGTAAGCATATCTGTAAGTATGATTTCGATAGGGATAATAAAGCCTATAAGAGAGCATATGATCTACTAATGCATGATATTGATCACAAGGATTATGTATTTAGTGTAGACTTGTATTTGAATGATCCACTTAAGAATATTGTATCCTTTGTTAAGATGGACCAAAAGATTTGTGATACTTTTATTTCCATATGTGATAAGTATGAGTTAGAATATGATAGTATTGATCAAGCTATTAAGATTGGTCTACAAAATATTCTATTCATGTATTGGTTCCACTTTAACTTTAGTGTATACACTGTACTATTTGAAGTTAAAGAAGGTGCACAATTACGTCCAGGTGATTTGTTTACATTAGAAGCAATCATTAGAGAACGTATTGTGGACTATAAGATTGTAGAATACTACCATGATATTATCCTATCTAAAGCTAGAGGCAATTTCTTCTTTATCCAAGATAAGAATGATAGAACCTTTATAGTTAAGTTTGTCGGTATGGATGACCTTCCAGGGTTGCACGTATTCTAAATCAAAATATATCCATATATTATATTCGTGATTAGGAGTTAACTACACTTCTAACAGTAGAATAATTCTTTTATTTATAGGAGGTTTAGACATGTCAAACCAATTTATTAACCAACAACAAGATGGTGGTTTCCAAACTTTAGCTGAGGTATTGCAACGTGCATCTAATACACGTGACAATAAACCAGAAAAAACGGAAGCTACTAAGAAGTTTGAGTTGAAAATCACTCCAGAGAAGTTTGAAAGTGATTTCAACACAAAAACAATCTCTACTTCCGAGATCTGTGAAAAACTTACAGAACGTCTTGGTTCTGTATTCTCCGACTATGTAGGTTGTAAAGATATCATCTTTACTAATAGCCCACAAATCGGTATTAGCTTAGTATTCGAGTATAGTAACAGCAACAATGATCAAGATACTCGTATTAAAGCAGTAGAACGTTTTGGCTTAGATAACATCGGTGAAAACGCTACTACTAAAGAACTAGAAATGGTTTCCCGTTTCAATGGTATCTCTTCCATTAAAGCTGCAGCTCAAAATGGTAATATCACTGAAACTACAATGGGTATTCGTTTATCTAACGATGCTATCGAAATTCTTAAAGACATCGTGATTAACTTCATCGGTGGCGATAATAAGAACCATGATAACTTCCGTAAACAATGTATCAGCTATGGGTTGTCCAGTGATGGTATTAATAGCTGCATTATCGTAAATGGCGCTACAGTTGAATCCGTATTAGGTTTCATCTATGGTGATCAATATGACTATGCAGTAATCCCTGGTGCTCCTGTAAGCACTAACAACTACTTTGGTCGTCTATTGGAAGTAAAACAATTACATCCAGACGTAACTAAAAAGTTGCTTAAGAAATATGTAAGCCGTCAAGTAGTAAACGATGGTTTATATCGTCCTATCCGTTAATAAAAAATTAATCTGACTGGGGATTAACTTCCCCAGTCTATTTATTTTTTGGAGGCGAATAGAATGGAATTTAAATTCAATATCAATCCAGATGGTATCGATGAGGTATTTGATGAAAGAGGCAACTCTATTCTAAAGATCTCTGAGATGAGCTGGAATGATAGAGCTTATAAAATAGAACTACGTAAGTGGGTAGTTCAGTCTGATGGAAGTATGACTCCTAATAAAGGTTTCTCTTTCCTAACTGATCAAGGCCCACATGATTTGACGCATATCCTTTTAGAGAAAGGTTATGGAGATAATCAAAAAATTAAAGAAATCATGGAATCCCGGGGCGTTGATCTAAACGTTCCTATTAATGAGAAGGAAGTAAAGGAAGACTCTCAGGATTTCTATGATCCTGAGGCTCTATTGGGTGAATAAAATGTACGACTATAAACAGATCGATACTCTATATGATATCAAAAAGAAAATGTTGGCTTCTGGATACTGGGATGAGAACTATACTAAAGCGTTCCCAGATTTTCAGTTCTGCACTGAGGGTAGATATGTATGGCAAGAGAATAATGAATCAGAAGATGAAGTATTTATCTCTAATATAGAAACTATCTACACTACCGATAAGGACAAACTTGTAGAAATTCTAGGTTCAGTACACTACAAATTCTTAATGGATAACATTGGTCTATTCCATACTGTTTATAGAATCAGTCAGAACCTAGTAGTAACCTTAGTTTAAATAATTTACTTTTAGAATGATTCTTTCTTAACACACATACAATCGTTCTGATATTTTACACACGCAATGACTATAATAAATATCCCCATAGGAGTTGAACTCCTATGGGGTGTTTTCTTTTTTATTTTTTATTTGTACATTGCATGAACTTCTTGTTCATTCAAAGTAAAACCTAGAGCTTCAGATAGTACCAACATAGTTAGCATACATTCAGCAGTTTCTACAATCTTATCAGTATCAATAGTTTTAGATTCTGTTAAGTATACAGTATGGTTTTCATTAATTACACGTTTAGCTAGATGCTTAACCATACTTTCTAGAAGGTTCTTCTTAGAGGACTTTAGGTCATGGATTTTTCGTTTAGCGTTGATAATCATAGATTCCTTGATATCCTCAGCTACATCAGTATTAGCTGCTTTGATATTAGCCACTTTCTCTTTTACTTCATCAAGGATCTCTTTGATTTGTTGTTTATCTTCGACATTGGATGCAATGAAGTCTTCTACGTTATTAGCAACGTGGGATTGTACCATAGCACCAACGTCTTGGATTTCTTCTTTTTGTTGACCCATTTTGTCAATGAAGGAATCTTGATATTCAGGGTCTACATTAACATCAGCCAACTTAGTATCAGGATTAGTAAGCTTATCTTCATTAGCTTTAACTACATCATCTGTAGATTCTTTAACAGCTTTAGCAATGTCAGCTAAGAATAAAGACTTACGGTTAATAGTACGTAGAATATTTTCTACACCATTCTCTTTAATGAAGCCACGGATTACAGTATCACGGATTACATTAGTAGATTCCTTTTGGAGATCTGGAATCATACATTCGTTATAGATGTATTTGATGGCTTCAGTTAAGAAGTGCTCTTTAATTGCAGCCTTAGCATTGATACGAAGATTTTTAAATCTATTAGAACGAGCTAAAGCACTCTCAGTCATCACATCATTTACTTCAGGAATAATAGTCTTGGACTCGTTAAGTTGTTTCTCGAGAACGTCTTTCTCAGCTTGTTTTACCATCTTAAGAGTAGCAGACTCTCGAATTTGTTTTCTAGAAAAATGCATCTTTTCTATGCTCCCTTCATTAGAATAAAGAGGATGCAGCAGAGTCTGGTAGACTTTCAGTTACATCGTCAATTTTATATTTTTCTTTTTCATCTTGTTTTACATTTGCTTCAGCTTTATTAGTAGCTTCTTTAGCATCAACTGCTAGGAAGTCAGCAATCTTACGGAAACGATCTACATATTTACGTTGCTCGTTTGCCGTTTTAGGGTCACCAGCTGTCTCTAATCGTGCAGCATTTAAAGACAACATCGCAATTTGAGTTTCAAAGTACTCAGCTACACTTGCTCTACAATAGTAGAAGTAGTAGATCAATTCACGCATGATCGGAACGATAGTAAAGATAAGACCAATGCTTACACCAATGATAGCTAATACAGAAGTGCCAGCTAAGTTCTTAGCACTTACTTTGATTAGGTCATTCAATACTTTCTTAAGTTTACCACCTTTACAGAGGTTATTGAATTCTGCTAAAGTTTGTAATTGAAGAAGTTCTTTACTCTTAGCTACACCAACACGGTCTACAGATACTTCAATAGATTTAGTTCTAGGATCTACAATGAAGTCAATAGTAGAAGAGATGAGAAGAGATACAGAACTGATTACAGACAATGCTGTAGTATTATATAATACAACACCAAGGCTAGTATTAGTTAAGAAACTACGTTGGAATTCATTCTTTAATTCCACGAGGTTATTAATAGCTTCAGTGATAGTATTAATATAAGTAAGAGGTTGCTTGTATTCTTGATAGATTTGTTTCATATCAGTAATAGCTTCAGTAACCATATCGATATTATCGATTTTAAGGAAGTCACCTTTAGATTGTGGAATAGTACCAAAGTCTACATCAGTAACTTTAGCTTCAATCTTTTCATAGAGTCTATTAGTTATACCTAATAGGACTTCACGTTGTTCAGCTTCATTTACTACACCAACAGAGATGTATGTCTCTTTATCAGTAAGATCCATTAACTTGCTGGCTTCAACGAATTCTTTTAGTTTATAGCTTGCCATTCTTATTTACCCCCAGCTAATAATTGGATCATTTGTTTATAGTCCATTTTATCATCACGTTTTAAAGTTCTGAAAGTATAAGTTTCATACTCATCATCACCAGTGTCAAAGATGAATTTAGCGGACTCAGTGGAATCATCAACGATAACAATACCAACTAAGTTATAGTCATCCATCAACTTACGAGCTACACGGGAATCAGAGATATCAATATCTTCCATTTTACGAAGCATCTCTACATCATATGCAGACATCATCAATGTAGTAATTGCAGTTGCATCATTACGTGCAGACATGAAACGATTAAGTTTAGATGCAATAGCACGACGTTCTAATACTTTCCAAAGTTTAGAAGAAGAACCACGGTTAGTATTTGATACAGCATCAATCTTAGCTTTCTTAATAGCAAATACGAAGTCTCTCCAGAATTCGATTTCACCACTTGTAGCTTTGATTAAGTTATATAAGCTGAAGTTGTAGCTACGTTTAGATACAATGTGATTAGCAATATCAGCAGAATCTACACAATAGATTTTAGTTTTAATACCAACATACGCATCCACCGTTATAGGATCATTGTTGTCATTAGTGCTAATGAATTGAATTTGTAATAATGTAGGTTGTAATTCATTAGCTTTCTTATAGTCTTGATCTTTAGCTAATTTAGTTAGCCCAGCTCTACTATTAGTATGGATATTATCTAAGCGTGCTTGGAGATTATTATTATTTTGCTGTAAAGCATTAATACGTTTATTAGATTGAGATTGAGTCCTAGCGAAATTTCTTCTTAGTCTACCTTCATTACGCTCAATATCGTTAAGTTGTTGAGTCAGAGTTCTATTTTGACGAGTTAAATCTCTATTCCTAGTAGCGGTATCTGTATTTAAAAGATTCACTGCTCTAGCTTTATCTTCATCACTAAGATTATTAAATCTTGCATCAGCGACGTTTGCATTAAATTTTGGATCTTGACGCATACGATCCATCATATCATCCATTAATGATTCATGTAAATGATTAATAGGTTTAGCACGTAAACGGTCTTGTCTAAATGCTTCATATACAGCTTTAATTTCAGCTGCATCGAAAATATGATTAGCTGTAGCTTCTTGACTAATTGCAAGATAATCATCAACATCAAAGAAGCTAGATAAATCTAAGTTACTATGAACATTTTTAAGATGATCGATTGCATCTTTAGAAGATGTAATAGAAATAGCAGACAGCAGCATTTGAGTTAGCGTAACAAACTTACGCTCTAACGCTCTACCAACTAATTGTGCAGATGCTGGATCTACGGTATTAGAAGCCATGACAGGAAATGTCATAGTCAAATCTTTATTTGCTCGAGTAATAGACTTGATAGATGGATTCTTCTTGGAAATAAATTTACCAATTTCAGAATTATCAGCAACGTCTAAAACATCTGTAATTAAATCCTTAAGGATCATTTAAAGTACCTCCTTATAGTATCATATATGACTTTAATCTTATGTTAAAATGGGTAAATAAGAAAAAAATAAAGCATATAGATTTTTCTCATTAAATTTTGAAAAATCTTTTATTCATACGTTTAAGAGTATGAGAATAGCTATTAGTATAGCCTCGCTCAATAAGGTCATGGATTAGTGAGTTATAAAGATCTACTATGTCATTATAATCGTCAACTTTAACTAATTCGAGATTGATGAGTTCCTCCTCATCTGACTCAATTGCTACAGTATAAACGTTACATGCATTTTTAGCTTCTTCCAATTTAGGTAACTCACCTTCTAAGATCTCTTCAAGGTAATCTCTCATAATCATCAGCCTCGCTTTAAATAGTATAGTAAAACAAATAACTGAAAGCTGTGATATAAGAGAATCTATATGCTTTATCCTATTTCACTATAATAATATACAATTACGATAGAAATTAGCTATTTTAACATATGATTAAATTAAATACGAAAGGAGGGAATATGCTTGGCTGATGATAAGAATGTCATTAATGATATAGCCGATGCAGCTCCTGCTGTTGGTGGTGCTATATTAGATGCTGGCACTGGTCTTAATAATGCAAGTGCAGCTGCTGGTTCTGCAGTTGGTAATGCGATAAATAATGCTGCTCCAGGGGTTGGTACCGCTATAGGTAACGCTGCCCCAGGTGTAGGATCTGCAATCGGTAATGTAATTGGCGGTGTAGGCTCAGGTGTAGGCGGAGTAATATCCGGTGTAGGTACTGGAATAGGCAACGCTGCCCCAGGTGTAGGAACTGCTATAGGTAATGCTGCTACTGGTATCGGTACTGGCATTGGTAATGCGATAAATTCTGGCTCTAACTCTAGTAGCCATCAAACTTCCCCTAGTAAACCAAAACCATCTCCTTCTAGTGGATCTAGTAATAGTACTTCTAGTACTACTATTGGTAAAGCTATAGATGGAGTTATAGATAAAGGTAAACAAGCTGTATCTGATCAAGTAGATGCTGCTACAGGCTATGTCTATGATAATACAATAGGTGCAGTCGAAAAGGGTATAACTAATATAGGCAACTCAGTTGTCAATTCAATAGAAGGTATTGGTAATAAAGCTGATGAGCTTATTACTAAACCAAGTGTACTTGATCAAAGTACAAGACCTACAGTTGATGAATCAAGTGCTGGGTTGTTAGAATATGTAAAATCCCACGGTCTAGGTATAGGAGCTGCTCGTGTATCTCAAAATGAAAAGTATAATAAGTTTGCGAGATATGAACGATTAGATCCACATAACTGGCTAGGCAGTACTAGAGAGTATATATTCTTTACTACACCAGATTTACAATTGTTTAAGAATAATACATTGAATGAGTATGTAGCTAAGAACTCACTTATGGTTGAAGCATATAAGAGATATACTGAAGTATTGAAAAGCTTGAGTTACTCCGCTTGTGGTAAACCATTTGTTAATCTTTTATCTAACTATAAACGCTCTAATGTAGATATTCCTGATATTAATACCTCTAGTGACTATGAGACTTCCAAGAATATTCTTGGATCATCTATATTCTATCGTGGTACTTCATATGAAGCAGATGAGAATCATGAATTCTCTGTTGAATTTGAAGATACTAGATATCTAGAAGTATATATGTGGTTTAGATTGTTTGATGAATATGAACGAATGAAGCATTATGGATTGATTGATTTCGTTGATGATTCATATCTTGATAATAAGATCATTCATGACCAAATGGCTATGTATAAGTTCATAGTCGGTGATGATGGTGAATCTATTATTCACTACTCTAAATACTATGGTGTATATCCTAAGAATGTCCCTCGTGGTACATTCTCTGATTTACCTGCAGATGGTAATATTAAATTTACTATTAACTTTAAATCTTCTTTCGTTGAGGACATGGATCCTAACATAATTCATGACTTTAATGAAGTTGCAAGAAAGATTCCACCTGGTGATCCAAAGCTAGGTGGTTATATAGATAGATTTGGTGGATGGAGTGGGGAGTTCATGCAACGTCCTTATATCTTAATACCAAATTCTGCAGTCAACGTTGCAGGTGGTACTGGCGGTAAAGCAGTTAATGCTGCAACTGAGACTAGTGGGTCTGCATATAATAAGGTAATGGATACTGTTAATAATCTTAAAGAAGCTAAAGAGGCTACTGCTCAAGCAGAGCAAAGTGCTAATAGATTCGTATATTATCAAGATCCTAAATACTTAGTAAACTATGGTTATAACGATCTATTACCAAATAAAGGTTTCTATAAACTCAAATGGGAGGGATAAATAAATGGCATCTGATGCAGTATCAGTCAATCGGACTCTCAGATCGTACAAAGAGACTGTATTAAATACAGTTGAAAATGATACTCTACTTAATGCCAATATATATGATATACATCAGTATATTGAGAATATTAAGAAGAGATATGTAGATGAAGATGATATTACCCTCTCTATGGGTATCTTTGGCTACCTAGGTGATGTTAATTCTAATGCTTTGCAAAATGCTGTAACTATGGCTGCAGAGTATTCTAATGAAGCTATTCCTATAAAGGCTAAATTTGAAAAGAACGTTATTTCTCATGCATTGATGCTTGGGATTAATAAGATCTTTGCTGAACCGGCTACTATGCAAGCTATGTTTATTTTTTATGAAGATGAGCTTATCTTGAATACGGTATCCGATACATTTAGATTTGACCGTGAGGTTAAAATCATGGTAGGGGAATATGAATTCCACTTACCATATGATTTGATAGTTAAACGTATTGAACTTCCTACAGGAGAATTCATCTATACGGGGATGTATGATACAACTCAAACTAATCCAATCATTACACGTAATTCTATTGACGTTGATCCGTATCTAAAGCCTACTATCCGTTCTCAGATTGATGGACGTAGTGTAATCATGCTATTAGTAGACTTACGTCAATATGAATTTACAACCTATCATAAGACTATCATTACATCTAACCCATTAGAATCCAAGATGCTTCAATTTGAATTTGATAATCAAATGGCAGGATTTGATATTGATGTAAAGGAATATGATAGACCTTTAAGAAAGCTTACTCCGGTATATAATGGTTTGAATACAGATGGTATAACTAACTTCTGTAACTATACGTATATTGATGCTTCTACTATTCGAGTTATGTTTGATAATACATCTTACTTACCAACAGCGAATACTGAAGTTACTGTAAACTTATATACCTGTCAGGGTGCTAAAGGTAATATCTCCTATAAGGATAGTATCTTATTTAGAGTCAACTCTAATAATATAAACTATGATAGATTGAATCTAATGGTTATACCAACTACAGATTCCCAATATGGTGTCGATAAGAAGTCTATTGCTGACTTAAAGAAATTGATTCCTAAAGAGGCATTAGCTCGTGGTAGTGTAACCAATAGTACTGACATCAATAACTACTTCAATACTATTGATGATGAAGATAATAAGTTATTCTTCTTTAAGAAGATGGATAACCCATTGGCTCGTTTGTATTATGCATTCGTTCTAATGGACTCTCCAACTAATATTATTCCTACCAATACTATTCCGATTGAAGCAATCAGACGAGACTTTGATAATATTTCAAACTCTAACTATATATTGACTGCTGGTAATCTAATCAAGTATGATGGTAAGTCTAATGCTACAATTGCATATCAAGCAACTAAAGATGAGATTGATGTAGCTAGAAAGAATTCTTTCTTATACATGAATCCATTCATGTGTATCATTAATAAGAAACCTCTATATGTGTCTTATTATATGAATATCATGGATGTGAATAAGTTACTAGAGTTTACTTATGTAAATCAAGACTCTAAAGTTCAGTTTATTGCTAATAAGCTACATTGGAGTCGTCACTATTTAGATAATCGTGATAGTTATATTGCTGATGTACCAATCATGCAGAATATTCAATCTGATATTGGTCTAATTCATAAAGATGATCCACTTGATCCAAATAAAGTAACAGGTGCTGATGTTAAAGTCTTAGCTGTATTCTATAGTGATGATAAATATCAAGTTCCTTATCGTTGGGCTGAGGCTGAATTGGTTAATTATGATGAGTCAACTTATCTAATGGACTATAGATTTAAGCTAACTACTGATAATAAGATTGATAAAGACATTAAGCTTAAGATCAATAACGTCTATGAGCCAGGTAATGCTACTAAGCATATACCAGGATTCATGGCTAATAATATGAATATGAAGATCTTTGTATTCTGCAAGAATGTATTTGATTATAACCCTGGGGTAAATAAAACTGATCGTATCTTTACTGCAGAGTATCTAGATGGATATAGTCTTACTAATGAATACATTGTAAAATATGGTATTGATTTCCTATACAACTACTCTGACTTGATTGAGTCTCATATTAAAGTTAAGAAACAAGACAACGGTCAAGTATCTTATATCATTGACCGTGTACCAGTAATCTCTTACGACTACGTTAATACTGAAGATCGAATTCAAGACTTCATTAATAACTTAGAGAAGAAACGTATTCATATTCTAGATTGTCTAAACGTATTAGAAGACAGCTTCGGTATAGATATTAAGTTCTTCAATACATATGGACCATCTAAACTATTCTATGTCGAAGATGGAGTTCCTCTAAATAGAGTTAACTTATCAATGACCTTCAAGGTTAAGTTCTTAACTACTACAGATAAGTATCTAACTGAGTATATTAAGAATGATATTAGACACTATATCGAAGATAAGTCTAGAATCTCTGATATTCATATCCCTAATATTATTACATACATCACTCAGAAGTATGCAGAGAATGTGACTTACTTTGAGTTCTTAGACTTTAATGGATATGGACCAGCATACCAACACATCTATAGACGAGATGAATCAATTGTTGGTAAGATCCCTGAGTTCTTAAACATTAATACAATTGGTACGCAAGATAATGAGCTAGATATCAATATTATTATAGCTTAATTGTATTAGTCTCTAACTCTATACGTGTAACAATTTAATAAATCTAACCTATTTTGGTTAAAAAATTAATTAAAACCTTTATACTTAAAAGTATACTATTTAAGGAGGATACTAATTATGGCATTTTTCGGTGGTCATGATACTGAAGATATCAACGTAACCCTTGAAAACTCCGCTATCTATGAAAGCGAAGTAGGTCTTGGCGTTATTGCGTTAGAATGCACTCAATTCGAATCTGAAATTTTCGCTGAATGCGTTCATTCTGATATGAAAGAATATGCACTTGTTCAAGAAGGTGCTGACGTAGAAGCTTTCCAAGAAGGTGCTTGGGAAACTATCAAAACTAAAGTTGTTGAATTTGTTAAAAAAGTTTGGGCTAAAGTCAAAGCTTTCTTCAACGGCTGGTATGCTAAAGTTGCTGCTCGTGTAATGAGCGACAACAAAGCTTTCTACAACAAATTCAAAAAAGATGTTGAAAACAAAACTGATTTGGATAAATTGGAAGTTAAATACGAAAAACCTTCTAATGCAGCTTATGGTGCAAAAGAATTTGGTTCTTTAACTTTGGCTAACTATGCTGAAGCTGATACGGCTGATATTATTAAAGCTATCTATACTGGCGTAGAAGCTACTTCTCATGCTGAAGCTAAAAAAGAAATCTTGAAAGCTGCATTTGATGATGAAAAAACTGTATCTTTCAAAGATATTAAAAGCGACGTTGTTTCTGAATTGACTAACGGCGAAGCTCTTAAAGAAGCTCAAAAACAATTCAAATCTGTTGACGGCAAATTAGCTAAAACAGTTTCTGATCTTACTAAAGGTAAAGAAGAAGTTAAAAATATTTCTGCAATTGCTAATGCTGCAGCTAAAGCTCAAGTTACTATTGCAGAATGTGCTGTTGCTATCGCTAAGAAAAAAGCAGCTCAAGCTCGTCGCTTGTTCGCTAAAGCGGTTGCATTCAACCCTAAAACTGAAGCATTTGATGCAGATCTTCTTGCAGTAGAAGCTGATGCTTTGATGCATGAATAATTGACTATAATTTACGGAGGTAATTATAATGGCATTTTTCGCTGAATCTACTGTACAAGAATCTTACCAAGAACTTGATATCGTAGTTAATGAATATACTGATTTCGACGTGCTTGCATTAGAAGCATGCGATACTATCCAAGAAATGGATAATGCTATCATGGCTGGTATTGGCCGCTATGAATTAGCACAAGTTCGTGAAGGTGCTGAAGTGGTTTACACTGAAGGCATGATCGATACTATTAAAGATAAAATCGTAAAAATTTGGGACTTTGTTAAAAACTGGGTTAAATCCGTTTGGAATAAATTCGTAGCATGGATTTCTTCTTACGTTCGTGGCGATAAAGCTTTCTTAGCTAAATATAAGAAACAAATCGAAGATAACGTAGCATATTTGAAATCTGATTTTGAATATACTATGAAATTCGGTGCCATTTTAGATGATATTGTTAAACCTGAAGTTCCACCTGTTAGCAAAGTTGAACGTTTGGTTGATGAATATGCTTCCAAAATTGGTTCCACTACTGGCGAAAAAGATAAATTCGATGATGTTATTGAAAAATACGAAGAAGCTATCAGCGATCTCAAAGATGAATACAAATCTGCCGACTTAGAAAAAGAAGTTAATGCTGCATGGATTAAATCCAATATCAAAACTGTTATCGAAATCGTTGATCTTGATGCTAGTAAAGTTAAACGTACTGCAGACGGTGTAATTAAAAAAGTAGAAAGTGCTCGTAATAACGCTATTAAAAATATCGAAGCTAACAAAAATGCTGCAGCTTCTGATACTTTGAAAAACTTGACTACATTACGTTTAGGTGCATATAAAACACATGCATCTAAATCCTCTTCTGTATTGACTTGGGTTGCATCTTTCTGTATTAAAGCACTCAAAGGCTTGAAATCTGATTGCCGTGCAATTTGCCGTAAAGTTCTTACAGCTAAACCAAACCCTAAATACAATGAATCTGCATTCGATCACAAAGAATTCGATGCATACTTCGATATCTAATATTTAAGATATAACCTTTGAGGAGAGAGATTCAATATCTCTCTCCTCTTTATTTTTATTAACTTTACCTTGGAGGTAATATAATGGAAGGTAATATGAAAGCTTTCTCTTTTGATAGCATTCTACTAGATAAAATTAATACTCCAAGCCTTGTTGCTAAAACTTCCGATGCAACTTTACCTCAAGTTGTTAAGTTAGTTGATACATTTAAAACTAAGGCTTTGAAAGAAAACCAAACTTTCTATCGTAATATCTTAGAAAGTGAAACTGAATTGGCTGCTAGAAAAGCATATGACCAATTCTTTGGTACATTAACTCGTCTTAATACATTCTATACTGGAAAGTATGTAGATGTATTAGAAGACAATCTTAAACAGCTCAACAATTCTGGTGATGCTAGATTGATTGGTGCTGTTAATGAATACCTAAAAGAATTCAATGGTAATGATATCATCATGGAAGCTGAACTAACTATGTTCAAATTTGATGATGAAATTCCTTGCTCTAAGAATATCCTAACTGGTATCTTACACTTCTTCGGTGATAACTTCTATGAACTATCTGAAGATGATGCTCGTAAGTTATTGGAGATTACTACTAATAACCAAAGTAAGATCCTTAACCGTGCTAAAGCTGAAATCATTGATGCAGACCCAGATGATATTGAAGTTAAAGACTTATCTCGTCTTCCTGACATCTTTGTTGGTGAGACTACTACTAAATCTTTCCATAAAGAATGTGTTGGTAAATGTATTGAGATCGTTAAATCTGTACGTGATGATTTAGAAGATAACTTGAATAATACTAGAGAGATCAGCAAAGAATACAAGAAGCTTCTAAATAAAGTTATCCAATATAGAAACTCTACTAAGATTCGTGTAAATACAGATGATTATATCCGTAAGATTGAACGTATCATCATTAGTATGATCTCTGAAATCTGGACTTATCATTTGACTGTATATGCAATCAAAGCTCAATATATCCGTAATAACTACTACCAAGCTAAAGCATTATTATCTCGTATCTCTATGATGGCTACTGAAGAAATCGTAGACGACACCATTGAAGCTGTAGCAGTAGAATCTGCTAAGTTCTTAAAAGAACAAGAAGCAATGAAATTCACACGTCTTACTGACCGTGAAGTATTAATGAATCATATCACTACTATGAAACACAATGATCTTATTATGGATTGCTGTATTAAAGAAGCAATGGTTCTCGCCGAAGGTGTAGACGTTGAAAATCGTTTAGCTGCTATCCATGAAGGTGCTTGGGATAAAGTAAAAGAATTCTTCAATAAGATTAAGACGTTCGTTGCAAATCTCTTCACTAAAGTAGAAAACTGGTTTGATAAGTTCTTCAAATCCAATAAAGAATATATTGAGAAATATAAAGATCAAATCAATAAACCTACTGCTGGTTTTACTACAGTTAATATGCCAGACTATAAGAAAGGTCTAGAGCGTATTCAAATGCCTAAGACTCCTAACTTCAATGCAGTTATCAGTGATAACGTAATGAAAGCAGGAGAAGATAATCAAGCTTTAGAAGCAGTTATTGATGATTTCCGTAAAAACCTAGTTGATGATTACAAGCCTGGTGATGAATGGAAAGAAGCTTGTAATAACTTCTTCAAAGGCGGTAAAGATTCTGAAAAAGACTACAGTACTAATGAAATCAATATTGTTGATTATGCTAATAAAGTTTTAGAGATTCCTAAAATTGTAGATGGTCTTAAAAAAGATAAAGCTACATCTGATCAATTATATAAATCTCTAGAATCTGCTATTAATAGATTAGCTACTGCTTCTCCAAAAACAGAGTCTACTTATCTATACAATGAAAGTGCATTCGCTGAAGATGGTAGTAATATAACTATAAATAATACTGGAGCATCTGCTCCTGGTAGCACAGCAGCTCAAGGTGCTAATAGTGCAGCTATTACCAATGCAGGTAATGCAACTATTAAGACAGTTAATGACAAAGCTACAGGTGATAAACCTGATAATAAGGCTGGTGTACAAGCTCAAAAAGTTATTAACAAAATGGCATCTACTATGAGCACTTACTATCAATGCAAATATCAAATGGCTGAGAGAATCATGTCTGACTACATGAAAATTATCAAAGCTCACGTATCTGCATATGTAAATGCTAATAACGATTCTGAAAAAGCTCAACAATCTAGCTAAAACAATTCCCCTATGGAGTCTAATCTCCATAGGGGATTTCTTTATATTTTCTTAGCATTGTCTGCTGTACTCTTAGGTAGCTTAGCAAAGTTCATATTAGTTGTAGAGACAAATCTTTCACCTTGGTTAGTATATACTTCAATCTTAGATAGCATTAAGTATTCAGTTGTATCATCTTTATGCTCTTTAGTATTATTATTGACAATATATCTAACGTTCATATTGAAGATAGAGTTGTCTAATTGCTGTTTACTTAAAGATAGATAAGTAGACTTTAACTCTAATGCATGTTTGAAGTTTTTAATCAATCCCATATTGTCATTAGGAATACGGATTAACTTACGTTTACCTAAGTCTTCTACTACTTCACTTAATTCTAAAGCTACATCTATCATGGACTCACCATTAGATCCAACCTTCGATAAATCGCTTATTCCACTTATGGCAGTACTACCACTCTGGTATAGTGAAGATAAGTTGCTTTTTAGCGCACCTATCGACTTATTTACATTGGTTATGGTATCCTTAGAACTGGCAATTGAAGATGCTGCAGTACTTTGTAAAGATTTAACATATGTATTTGCTCCCTCTAATACTTGCTTAGAGAAATCTCTAGGAATATCTTTAGTAGAGTTTACTAGATTACTTAATCCCTTACCGACATTAGAGTTTAGTTTAAGACTATCTTTCATTTGAGAAGCAAACTCTTTCATATTAGTTAGTTTACCACTACTAAAATCAAGATTAGCTTTCAATTCGGGTAAGTGAGATTTTAATGCTCTTAGATCTACTGTATGAGTTCTTATTGGTTCTCCATGTGGATCTTTCTCAATAACGTACTCAATAGTATCTGGAGCATCCATTAGCTTATTAACTAGTAGTGAGTTACTATCAGTATACTTAGTATACTCTTCATTGAATCTTACCATACTAGTTTGATAGTGATCATTAGATTGCTCTTTCTTTTTAGGTATTCTACCAACTTGCTTAATTAACTCTGGCATATTATCAGTATAGTTAGTTGGTGCAATAGCTCCTACTAATGATTTAAAGTTCTCTATATGATATATTTGACCAGTGTATGCTTCTTTAAATTTACCAAATGTATCTTCAGATCCTTCAATGGTATCTGTAGATGTAGTCTGCATAACTACTGTACTCTTTAGAATAGATTCAAGAGTCTTTCTAATATCCATTGGTTCATTACCTAATAAACCATCTGCTCCAACTATTTGTAATCCACCTTTTAATACAGCCTGTGGAGTTTCTCTTAATAGAGTCTCTGCTTGAGTTGCAACTGAATCTATAGTAGACTTAGCAGTCTTAGCTTGCTCTACAATTTGATTAAAGTTACCCTTAATGGTATCAGTAGTCTGATGAATATTTTTAACTACATCTCGTACACTAGTAGATACTTTCTTTATACCGTCTATAGTATTCATAATATTTTGATATGTACCAAGAATACCACCGAATCCTTTAGATTTCTTTAAGTAATCTTGTTGGATAGTTTTAGATGCATCGATTACTGCAGTAAAACCATTAAGTTCCTTATCAGTGATATTATCTTTACCATATTTAATATCAGTAGTTGGTACATCAATGATATAGCATTTACTCTTATCATCATCTTGGAAGCCTTCTAACATAGCTCCATCTTTATCACCCATATCAGATAAGTTAAACTTTACTGTTTCATACTTATCGAGATTACGTAATGTCGGTTTACCAGATTTAGATACTAAGTAAATATTATCTAAGTCCATAAAGAAACGATATCCTGTATTGTAGAATACCCGTACTGTATTCAAATACTCCAGAGTCTTAGATATAGACTCTTTAGGAGGAATAATCAACTGAGATACTGGTTCTGTTTCAGTAAATGGTTCAATTAATAATGGCTCTCCTACATTGAGTAGATCGACTACTATATTCTGCATAGTAGAGTCATATATTGTAGCATTGTTAGGACTAAGATTAGAGTTAACTAAGTTCTTAGAAATAAGACCTAGTTTAAGATATCTATTAACATCTTCACGGTCTTCTTCTTTATCACTAGTCTTAGCATAATCAATAGCACTAGTTTTGTTTACATCATCATCAGTAAGATAAGTAAACTCTTCAGTAAAGTATAGTTGTTTAATTGCCGCATCATTATCTAATTGGAACTTATATACCATCATAGTCATGGTAGCAGTCTTCATATTCTTAATAATATTATCAGCTAGATTCTTATCTATGATTAGATTCATCGTCGCTATAGGCATATTGTATTTATCGTATTCTTTATATATAGTCAGATTCTTAATAGAGTTTTGAGGAATCTGTTTTGGTTCTTTATAGTCTTCACAGTTATAGAAAAGATCTATATAGTACTCATATTTAAGCTGTGGCATGTTATACACCTCCGGTTATCAAGATGTTCAGGTTAGCCCATTTTAACAAAAAAAAATAAATACCCATAGGAGTTTGATCTCCTATGGGTGTATTATTAGATTCTATCTAGATCAATCGGATTTCCTCTAAAGTATTTCTCATTAAGTAATTTAACCATATCAGGATCTTGTAGATTTACATCCCAAGACCTATCTAGATACCAATCAGTAATCTTATATAATTCAGTTTGATATACTAAGTCAATAGCTTTATATCTACCAACTAATTCATCTAATCTATCCTTAGCTAGTAAGATAAGCATCTCAGTAAAATCTGGTGCAATATAAGAGTTTGGAATAGCATACTTATTGATTGCATTATTTAGTAGATTCAAAGCACTGCCTACATTGTTCATAGAGTATAGATCTCTATGCTCATTACGAGTCAATGCCATGAATAGACCAAATAACTCTGGGTTAATAGTTAAACACTTCTTGATAGTATTATCAGATAGCTTCTGTTTAGCTAAGAGTTCTATTAAAGCATTACCTTTATCTACGACTCTATATCTAATACCACCTTCAACCCATGTATGATCAATCACTATTGTTTGAGATTGAGCAAATACTGGTACAGCATACTGTAGAGTACTAGTAGAGATAATAATATTAGGACTATTATCTCGTCTCTCCATGATATTTGCATATATCATGACTGAAGTCTCGAAAGGTCCTCCAATGTAATAGATATCTGGGAGATATTTACATAGCTCTTTCAAGATAGCACAGTTCTGAATCATGAATGTAGTAATCATATCTGCCATAATCATCTTTTCCATATTACTACGATTATAGTCTGGATAGAATTTCTCATTCATCTTCATTGGTCCAGATGTTTGCATTAGATAGATACGTGTATGAACTCCATAGTATTTCTTATAGAAAGCCCTATAGTGGATACACATATTAACTACTGCAGCTGCAACAGATGACCTATTACCAACTGCTACATCAGATCTATACATCTTTCTAAATAATTGATATAGATCGATATAAATATTCAATACATTTGCACTACTACCAGCAAATACTGTATTAGTGATCTCAGCTAATGTCTCATATCTAATATAGTTAGCTACAACTATACTTTCAGCACTAGCTGGTCTATATCTTAACTTAAAGTTATTTTCCATTATGAATTACCACAGTTCTTACAATGAATACTTCTATTTATCTTAGCAAAACACTCATCACAGATACCACTAAACATGATCTTTGATGGATGTCCTTGAGATTTACCACAGAAGACACAATGGAATGGTAATTGCTCTGCTTTTCTAATACGAGCTAAGCAACTATCACAAAACATGATCTTCATATCACGTACATGACGTTGTTCAATCTTATGACAAGACTGACATTCAAAGTCCCATTGGTCTACATGTACTGGTTCTTCATTATCAAATACACAAGTCTCATAAATACAACGACCATTAGCATTACGATATACACAAGTAGTTCGTTCACATTTCTCAAACTGCTCATAAGGTGGTTGGGTTGCATTCTTAATTTCTTCCTGATTACCTGGTGTTAGTTGTGATGGCATATTTCAATCCTCCTATTATAAATATAAACCATATGTCATTACTATAATATATTACTTCAGTTTATTAAAGTCAAAGTAAGATACATTAGATGACTCTAAGTCTTGTTTATTCAACTTATTAACTGTAGACGTATACTGAGTTCTATTATAAAGCATATTCATATATTTAAGATGAACTTCCACTCTAGGCTTAATAGAATAATACTTTCTAACTGTACCATCTATGACTAGAGTATCGTCTAACCATATATTGGAGTTAAACATATCCGAATACTTCTTACCAATATTATCCCAATCTGGTTTATTAGTAGGTCTAATCAAACCAATCTCTGCTAAGAATACATCAGTAGTATTGAATGAAGATGGAGTCTTAACAAATGCATTGAATTCTACATCACATGGGGTATAAAGCATTTGTTGTACTTGATTAAGCTCTCCACTATCTAATAGACGTTTCATGAATACATTATCTTCTTTACCAGTAATAGAGTATACATGAACAAACTGAGAGTTAGCCATAGCCATATTAGCTAAGTTATATCTATTAACTATTCTAAACCGAGGACGTGGAGATCCCTCTGGTTCTTCAAATAGTACTACTTTAATATCAACAAAGTCTAATGTATTTAACATTAGATCACGTTTAGCTAGAATCTCCTGCTGTTTAGCTGGAGTCAATTTATATTTATCATACATCCATTCTAATCGTTCTTGAAAACCCTCTGGTATTTCACCATACTTCTCTTCATATTCATAGAATTTCTGTTTACGGTTTTTCATATAGTCACCTCAAAAATAAAGACTTAAGGTACATTAAGTACCTTAAGTCAATGTTTTGGTTAGTATATAAATTTAGCCCTTATGGAATACACGGTTAGTGATTATATTGGCAATAGCATTAGTAATCTTAGTTTGAACTTGAGATGGGAAGTTAACTATAGATTGCTGTTTAAGAGCCATAAATAATCGAGCCGTACGACTAATATCTGGTTCATTAGTATTTACACCAGCCATATTTGCTAAGTAAGTAATAAGACCTACATTACCAAATGTATGATTAGCACCAGTACCAAGAACTCTATCAGATGAGATAGCTAGTTTACTATATAAGTCTTTAATCTCTAAGCTTACTTCTACCGTTGTAGGTAAACCATCTACAGTCCAACCACCTTCAGATCCTTTCTGGATAGACATGGACATCAATCCCATATCGATATTAAAGAACCCACGATAGAATGCTCTAACTAAGAATGGAGAGATATATCCATTAGGAGATACTTGACGTGGAGCACACATTGCAATCAAATGCATTAGAGGTACACCAATATTAACAAACCAAGATCTTCTATCATAGTCAGGAGATATTAATTTAAGATTTATAGAGTAGCTAGTGGAGTAAGAAGAATCTGCCCATAGTTCTGGGAACTCTAATTTACCACCAGCGAATACAGTCTTAGCACCATTCATAAGCATACCCATGAAACCAGTCATTGTACCAGTACCAGCTTTCTTAGTCATAGCATCAGTATTCTGTGCATTTTTATTAAGTTCCTTAGCACCAAACATATCTACATCGAAGCCACTAATACCAGTTAAGAATTGTACTTCACGACCAATATCTGACATACTGTTGATTTTGTCTGCTAAGATACTTCGTGCAGTATCATTACCAAAGTTTTCAGAGATTTGTGTCTCAGAGTTTAAGTATAATCCTACACCACCATAGTATGCAAAGTTATGAGCTATCTGATTCTTAGTTCTACTAAACCAATTGATATTACCAATAGTGTCACCATTATAAGTTCTATCATTGATATTTAAGAATACAGATAAAGCAGTACACATAGAGTTTACATAGCTGAAGTAATCTTCAGCTTCAAATTGTAATGTATAATAACGCATCTCTGCTTCAGTATCACTACCTAAACCATCTAGACTTTGACCACTACTTGCACCAAATAAAGAGTTCAATATAGTCTTACGTTTAGTCTCACCATAACCAGCCATAAAGTCAGGAATACCTGGAGTTAGAACTAGTAGAGGCATCTTAGTAAGAATCTTCTCATGGAATTTTCTACCATATCCACCAAGCTCAGGAATACGATTATCTACATTAGGCATCCATTGATATGGCATACCCATAACTGTAGATAACTCTTTACTAGTAAATCTAATACCATTACCTTGGGCAGCTCCATATACATAAGATGCATTAGTACCAGCAGTAATTTCAGCATAAAGATTTTGAGCTCTCTTTTCAGATGCCTTTCTTGCTTCTTTATATTTAGCTGGATCTATACCAGACATTTGTAGCAATGAATCACCCATAGCAGCTAATGGATCACTTGGCTTAGGAGGTGCTTTCTTAGATGCATCTTTAGCACTATCAATATTTGTAGTCTGTTCATCCTTGGACTTGGTATCTCCTGCAGGTTTATCTTGTTTATCAGCTGGCTTATCAGTTTGATCATATACTGAGTCATCCATATAAATAGCAGGGTTATCAAAAGGATTTGCCACTTTGAAATATTTTGTTAGGGGCAGTGCAGCTTCCCCTACTATTTTCCCAAGTCAGTATTTACTGTGTCATCAGAGAAGTAAAGACTATCAGATCGTTGTACCATCTTAAGGTCTTTACGCCATACCCATGTAGACATACCTTTCGGATAATCAAGTAAAGCTAATGTACGAGAAGAGTCCATGATATAAACTTCATGTGTCTTAGGTTCACATTCATTAGGATCAATAGGACGCATATAAGCATCTACTGCACCTTTTTTGATCATTACGATATCACCGTGTTTAGTTTTAGCATCAGCATCTGGATAATCATCAAAGCCTTTATATTCTTCGAAGTATACTTTAACACCAAGCATAGATTTACGACGTACAAACCCACGGTCAAATTTAATCCAAATATTATTTTCTAAAGTTGGATCACTACCGTCTCTTTTATAAATCAAGCCAGGTACTACATATTCAGCATGAACAACTTGGCCTTTACGACAAATACCAACTACTTGTGCATAATCATCAGGATCTGTACGTACATAGGTTGGTGTATTATTTACATATTGGAATTTAGTATTTCGGATCATTTTCTCATTTGCCATGATCTAGGTCCTCCCATTAAATTTAAATTTTTCTATTAATACAGTGTTTGGAGGGATCCTATAAGTCAGGATCCCATTTAACACCCATAATGTCCTTAACATGTCGATCTAGTTCAATTAATACTTTATTTAAAGATCCTAAGATTAATACTGAGGATACCATACGAGCATTTACTGAACCAACAGGTAAGAAGCTATGAATCTTTTCATTAGGTCTATATTCAGACGTAGGCTCTTTACCTTCAGGGAAGATCTCTTTTACTACACCTTTAAGGGCAGAGAAGTAAACTAGTTTATCACCGACAGACATATTGTCATAGTATTTGATATAGAATTCTACTAATACTTTACCCTCACAGTGTTTTAGTTTACCTACAGGAGGTAATACTCCAGAAGTACCATATTGGGTACCATCAATACCAAGTTTAGCCAACTTAGATTTCATCTTATCTACTGGACCATTGTGTTTATTAACAAATGATGCCAATGATTTAGACATTTCAGAAGTTGGAATAGTAGAGTAGACTTTGATGTCTTGTAATTTACCAGTTACTTTAGATTTGACTTTGATTTTACCAATCTCATCCATTAATTCACCAGCTTCTCCACCAGCATTCTTTTGAATCATCTTATTGATAATATCAGTAGCATCTTGATCTTCTAATGCAGATCTATAAGACATCATTACTTCACCCTCTTGAAGGGATTTACCAATTTCAATACATTGGATATCAATATCTTTACCATCAAGTAAAACGTCTACTTGAAGTACAATCTCAGAACCCATTTTCTTAGATAAGTCATGGGAGATAATAGCACTATCTTCAAAACCTTTTTCTGTATGCATAATAGCAATCTTAGTTAAAGTACCGATATTGTATGCTAAGTTACCTGTACCGACACTATTAGAGTAACTAGATTTATCATAAGCAACGATGTCTCCTTGTTTAATGGAGTCACCTTTCTTATATTTCTTAGAAGTATCTAGTTTAATTGTAATAAAGAAGCCACCATCAGAGTTCTTCTCTACTTTTTCTCGTAGATCAATGAACTCACGTTCATTCTTATTGGCTTTATTAGCAATAATCATATAGTCATCAGTAATTTCTTCAACTACAGCAGGCCATTTAGCTTTATGAGCAAATGTATCTGAAGTTAAATAAGGTAATGCTTGGTCTGCGCCATTAGTTACTAGTAATGGATCTTGAGAGTTAGTTCTCATACCATGTTTAGAAGTCTGAATGAATGTCATTGCTGTACGGAATGGATCATCATGTGTTGTACCAAATGGGGTTAATGCTTCAGTGATAGATAATGTAGAAGCATCAGACATTCTATCTAGTTCTCCGCCTGATTTGATATAACCTTTAGTGGATTCAATACCCATATTGATAGTAGACTGACGGTTAATACCTACAGTGGCAGAGAACCCTGTAGACATAGATAACTTATTAATCATAGATTTATCATAAGTACGTTTATCTAGAGAATAACTTCTATCAGAGTTCATACCAGATAAGCCTTTGAAAGTAACTGTATTAGCAGACTCTAATTCCAATAATGGAGATAGCTTAGATAAGTCACTTGTAGTTACATCAGATAATGCCATATCGATAACTGCAGATTGTTTCATAGTCATCTTAGCATCTTTACGATTGTTTTTGATTTCACGTAAATACATACCATAGCTAGTTGCTAGAGATTTGTATAAGAAGTGAACTAAACGTTCATTAGTACGGAATCGGTTACCAGTAATATCAGTATGACGATTGAATTTGTTAGTAGTTAATAAGCTACTAGCATATGCTAATACTTCAATATAGTCAGTAGGAAGTTTATAAGTCTTACATACTTCCACAGTTATAGGGTCCATCATTAAGTTAGCAAATGAATCTAAACCATCTGCTCTATTACGACCACCAAAGTCATCTAATACATCCAACCACATAGCTTTTGTATCAATATCAGTTAAAGAATACTCTTGAGTATTGATTACTGATAAGCCATTTACTAGCAATGCTGCATCAGGTGCATAGTTATCATCAAAAGATAAGAAACCATCACTGAATCTAAAGTAATTCTTAGTATGAGTAGGACGTTTCTCACTTAGATCATATCTAATATCTGCAGTATTTAATGCATTAGTCAATCCAGCAGTATATGCCATGACTACAATAAGAGGAATCTTACTATTCAAGATACTAGCTTGAGAGTAAGTCATTCTAGCACCAGGTTTCATAAATGTATTAGCATAGTTTCTTATACTAAAATGATCAATTAGACTATAGGATACTGCGGTTTCTGGTACAGTAATAGCTTGATTATCTTTAGTGATACCAACAACAATCTCACTTTGAGAAGGTCCAACTTTAACTTTCTTCTCTTCAAGTTTATGGATAAGTTCATCTCTATTGAAGTAATATACTCTACCATCTTTAGTAGTTACTTTATTAAAGATTTTAGATAACTCTACATATTCTGCTGGTAATTCATACTTAGCAGAGATCTTAGCATTATTACCTAAGTCAATCTTAGATGGAATACCAGTGATATCATCATTATCTTTTACTTCAAGCTTATAGCTGTTTTCTTTAAGCTTAGTCAATGCTCTAATTAAAGCATTAGTAGATTGATTGATCTTACCAACTTGACCATATCTAGTGATAAAGATCTTATTGTAGTTAGATACTACTTGAACTGTATCTTCATCAGTCTTAATGATAGGTAAGTTAATCAACTGACCAGGGATAATCTTATCATTACCACGTAAACGTAAGAAACGTTTATTGATAATCTTAGGCATATCGAAACGTAATGTATGACGTTTACCTAAAGAGTCTTCTAAGTGAACTGTATATGTTAGAATAGAGTCTTCAGATGTAGATCTATCTTCTACAGATACATCGATTACACTCATAGGGATATCTTTATTTTGGGATAAAGAGTGTAAGCACTTCATAATATCAGCATCGATATTATAGTCAGCTTCAAAGTTAGGTTTCTTTAAGTCAGACCATTCAGCATCAATAGATTCTACTTTATCAGATAGATCAGTAGACTCTAATGGAGTATCTTCAGTTGCAACCAACTCTGCAATTGTAGCATTAGCTATTCTCTCTTTTAAGAATTTATCATTAAGATCATCCATACGTGCTTTACGAGTAGCAGAGATCTTGAATGTATCATCTTGGTCATTCTTAGCTTGTAAGATTAGTTCTTTCAAGTCTACAGAGTTATCCATTTCTTTCTCTGCTTCTTCAGCATTCTTAGTAAAGTCCACTATAGTTTCAACTGACTGATTAATCTTTTCCTCTGTAGGTTTCTCAATCTTAGTTGGATCTATTACTTGATCTGCACCAGTGATACCTTTAGCTGTAATCAACTTAGGTTCATCTTGCTTTACAGATATAATAGGAGCATTTGGATCTATATATGATGCTCTACTAACATTATTGACTTGGATACCAGTTAGGTCTTCAATCTTACCAATAAGTCTAGTCTTGATATCATCTTTATCTTCAGGGATATTATCTTCTACAATATCATTATTTCTAATCTTCAAGATATTAGCTTTGAATAGATTTAGATTCTTCATATCCAAATCTTCCATACGCATTTTGAACCAACCAGTATTACCTAAGAATACAAAGTCAATACCAGCTAGTTTATCTAGAGTCTCTGTAGGTTTCTTAAAGAGTCTAACTATCATGGAGAATGGATTGATAGATTTACTGAATTCAAATAACGAAGTAGTTGGTATACTACCAGCCCATTCATTAACTGGAATGAATACAGTCTTCTTAGTATATCCACTATAGTTAGGATTATTGATAAAGCGATCAAATAGAGCGTATAGTAGATCTACAGCTTTATCTCTATTATATGCTTCACTCATATCAAATAGCTTATTATAGATATGATTGTCAATGTAGATATTCTTATTCTTATACTTATCTATTGTAGGATAAGTGAATCTAATATACTTACATTGCTCTTTGATATTAGCTACTTTACTTTTAATAGCATTATAGTTACGTAGTCTTTCACGATATAATATCTTTCTTAATCTTACATCAAGTACATTCTCAGGAGTTGCTTCAGAGAAGAAAAATAGATTGCCAGAATCTTCAAAATGAGATTCTGTCACTATAGGATTATTTCCATATACTTTAGATACATATGGATCATCCACTTCTAATGATTCATTTACAATTTTATTTGAGTTAATCAAATACATAGCATTCCATTCAAGGAAGTATGAGTTATACATGTTTAGGTTACTGACTAATGGATGATTGATCAAGTTAACTGATTGATCAAAGCTTTTAGTCATTAAGAAAATAGCACTACCATGTCGTTTATCTTTCTTATTGAAAGGAGTAAAGAATGGAGTTTTTATGAGTCTGAAAGGTTTAACCTTATCTATATTAATAGGCATTGTAGTACCTCCTTCACTTATTCTATTGTTAAAATCATATCGTTTAACTTCATTTTTCATCTAAATTTCATATAACAATCTAATAGGTAGAATTAACCGAATATTATAAAACACACCGAAACCTTTTACAAACCAATTTAAGATCCCCATAGTATTTTGGACTCTATAGGTAAACTTAACATTTTTACACAATTTGTTACCATGAATTGTAAACCGCTTATGACATAGAAGAAATACTATTTAATTTCATTATCTATTTAGGCTAATCTATTGTGGGGTACTTAAACCATGATGACAGGGTGATTAATATTATAATGGAACGATTCAATTCTACACTTTCTTAACTTGGATTATGTCCAATCAACGATTAAACACTTAACCGTCTATTTTATTTACTTAATACATAAATACAGCGAAATTCTTATTACGATTATATCATTTAATCGTCTTACGCTGGACAAAGAAGAATTTTACAACCCTAACGAAAAAGCGAAATTAGCAATCAAAACCCGTAGGCTTCCCCAAAGTCTACGGGTGTTTCGCTTGTCTAAATATCTAATAACCAAAGTACATTTCAGTATGGAGGACTAATATAATTATGGATAAAAAAGACTTTATAGTTGAGCTATCTAAGATGACTCATAAAGAATTGAATGATTTTATTAAGTCTAAGGGTAAGATTAAACTAGTGGAAGCTATAATAGAGAATGCAAAATCATTCGACTAGTTGATTATTAGTACCCTATTGTATTAAAATATAACACATGTAACACAAATGTAATCGAATGATTCCATTTATTTTTTAGGAGGATTGAATCATGGATAAAGAAAAAACAGTTCTTGCACTTGTTAAAGATGTGCGAGACAACTTAACTAATGCATCTGCTTCTCATAAAGATGAAGTACGTGTAATGCAAGCATTCTTAAACGATACTTCTTATGAAGTAGGTGTTTATGACAAAACTGGTAAAGTTGGTGTAGTTGCACCTGCAAAAGAGTTCCGTAGCGTACTCTCTAATGCTATTGTAGCTACAACTAAAATCAGCAAAGAAGAAGCAGATTCTTTAGTAGCTGGTTATGAAGCTAAAAAAGCTGATGCGGAAAGTATGTTAACAGTATCCAAAGAGTTCTTAAATACATACTTACAGACCAACCGTAAAATTGGTCTTGGTGGACGAGAAAAATCTAACGTATCTTTGATCAAAAAAGAAATCAAAGAATCTACACGTTCTTACCCTAAACAAGTTGGTGTAGATGCTGCTGGTAAACCTATCTATGAAAAAGCTGAAGTTAAAGTAAGTCCATACGACTCTATTAAGGTTTCTAGTCCTTGCCCAGCATGGATTAAGAAATAAATTTCTATATATATATCACTATATAGATATATTTCAATTCCCTAAAGTATCCCTAAGGTGGTTAATCTGCCTTAGGGGTATTTTACTCTAACACAATATGTACATTATAATGAGATGCTTTTAGACATAATTTCTCGCTTTCTTACACGGACTAGGTGAGTCATGATACCTAGTCCACCTCACTTTTATTTTTAACACAACATCTACATATAATTGTAGGATGAAAAACCTCTTTCTGTCATGGGTTTGTCCATGTTTCATCCCACGCAATTATATTCAATCCAAACTAATACAAATTCCCCTAAGAGCCTATGGTTCTTAGGGGGTTTGTATTGTTAACATATAGATAGTGTACGTGTTGCATGGTACGCTATGTGTTTCATTACAAACATTCCTCATAGACATATATTAGCCCAAGGGTCATTTAGATCCTTGGGCGATATATGTTGGCATTTTGAACATTAGGATAATTAAAAAGAAAGGAGGCTCCACATTTGGCGACTCTAAAGATAACAAATTATCTTAAGAACCTAGGCAAGTCAGTACAATATGCTGCTGCTTCCGGGTTTAAGCAAAAATATGAAACTACATATACTAATTTTGAGCAGGCTAGTACTGCATCTAGAGTAACTGCTAATGCCATTGTAAACTATAGACAGACTTTTAAGAAAGCTCATGACTATCTTATGAAGAGTACTGTCTATGAGGCTACAAGTACTGCATTTAAGAATGCCAAAGCTGATTTAAAGACCGGTAAATTATGGAATGAAGATCGTGCAAATAAAGCAATGTTTGGCGATGATGATTTCGACTGGAACTTTGATGAAGATGGTTTAGATTTTGATAACGATAGTGACTCTAGTCTAAATATAACAGATGGCGATAGAGCTGTTGCTAAAACAGTTCATGATGCATCTAAAGCTAATGCAGACCAAATCTCTGATTCAGTATTAACTGCTGCCAAATATAATGCTGATGTAACTAAACAGACTGCATCGTTTATGTTTGCCCAACAAGAACGCTTATTCGGTAACTTGAATAACTCTATTATGGGTCTTGGTACTACAATGGGTAATATGCAAAACTTCATGACTACAAACATGCAGACGCATATTGAGAACTCAACCAAGTACTTTGAAGAGTCTACCAAATACCAACGTGAAAACAATGCTATCTTAAAAGAACTCTTGGATATGGAACGTGAACGTTTCAAAGTCTGGGATACTAATAGACAAGCTGAAAGTAAGCGTTTAGATAAAGGTGCTAAACAAGATATCACTGACATCTTATCAGGTGGTGTAATGGACTGGGGTGCATATGCTAAGCATATAGCTAAAGGGTTCTCTAACCAAGCTGATAATATGGGTTTAGGTATGCTATCTAAGGAAATGGTAATGGGTATGGCATCAAACCCATTACAGTTTATTCCTGCGATGCTTGTAAGTCAAGCAATGGGTAAACCATTAGAGAATGCTATTGGCAAATTCAATAAGACTCTAACTGGTTTATTTAATCAGATTAATGCTGACTTACTTCGTGGTAAGAATAGCGGTGGTATGTCTGAAATACTTGCTGATATATTTGGTGTACGTATAGCTAATAAAGATAAGATTGATACTGGTAACTATAATAAAGGACAAGTTCCTTTTGATGGTATTACTCGTAAATCTATCGTAGAAGTTATCCCTGGATACTTATCCCGTATCGAAGCATTACTAGGCGGCAAAGAACGTCTATATGATTTCGATAAAGGTAAGTTTATCTCTAGGGCAGACATTAAGAAAGAAAGAGAGCAATTCAATAAATCATATAAAGATCGTGCTACATATGATATGAAGAGTGCTCTCAATTCTGACTTTGAAGATATTATTAAGTCTATGAAGCTGGATAAGAATAGTGCTGATCAACTCAGATCTATTATTCCAGACGTAATAGATACACTCCATGCTAGTGATGGATCTTGGGATGCTGTTATGGAAGCTTATGGTGGTTCCAGAAATGGTAAGATTCTAAAACACGTATCTAAGTATGGTAAAACAGCTAAAGCTAGACGTACCACTGCATCAGATCATGCTGATGCTAGTCGTTCTAAAACCAATGCTCTACTTCAAATGGAAAAAACAGGTGACTCTATTTTCCATTATGAAGATAATGACAGTGCTAAGTTTGCTGGTAGCAGTATTATTGCTGCTAATGCAGAAGCATCTAAAGAATACCATGATAAGAGCCTTAACTTATTGGAAAAAATGCATAACGAGTTATTCTTAATTCGTACTAGTGATTTCCGTAAGAGTAATAATATGGCTGTCAATAACCGTCTTATGAAGATTATGTCTATAGATGGTGATAGACCTCAAACAGTTAAAGATGTAGTTCTACAAGAGAACCGTGCTAAGAAGGTAATTGCTACTGCAGCTAAAACTAGTAGTGGTTCTTCTACTGATACAGGTTTAGTTGACTTAGAAAACTTATCTGATGCTGACTTTGAGAAAAAGCTAAACAGAACCATGGGTCCTACTGAAGGTAAATTTGATGATATTACCGGGGCTAAAGGTATCAAAGGTAAAGGTAAAGCATTAGCTACTAACTGGTTTGAAGTTGTTAAAAATCCTAGATTATTCTTAGCTGAAGTAATTACTAAAGTTGATGATAATCTATATGACTTCTTCTTTAATCATGAGACTGGAGAGAAAGACAAAGAAGGTAATGAGATTCGAGGCTTCTATGATAAGATGGCTTATGAATTAAAAACTACTTTCAATGATATCAGAAGTTGGATTAAAGAGAAATTCTGGGAGCCTGTAGTTAAAAAGGGTTGGGGTAAAGTTAAAGACTTTGCTAAATCCCTTGGGTTAGATTGGTTTAAAGATGCTAAAGATGGATTCTCTGGAGCTGCTACATCTGCAACTAGATCAGCATCTAGAACTATCTTTGGTGATAGCACTGGTGCAAAAGTAGCATCTGTAGATGATATGGCTAAAATGTTTGGTGTCACTACAGGTAATGGTCTACTAGGGGCATATGCTAATGGTTCATTATCCGTACCAGAGACTGCATTAACTACAGTATCTAAAGGTGAGTTAATTATCCCATCTGATTTGAATCCATTCAATCCAGATAGAGATAAAGCTGACCGTAAGAAAGATCTTCAAAATGAATTAAGATTACAACGTTCTATCTTAACTCATGCTGAAGGTGGTAACCTTTTAGACCAAGGTAAGAACTTTGCTCAAATGGTTGCTAGTAAAGTACCAGCTGAAATGAGAAATGCTATCCGTGGGAATTCTCCTAAAGAGATCATGGGTAGTATTATAGAATACGCAGTTGGTAATATGAGTGGAAAAGTAGATGGCTTTGATGGTAATGTTGCCGGTGAAGCTGTTAAGGCTACAATGTCTAGTGCCTTAGAAAAAGGTTTAGATAAAGTAGAAGACTATTCTAAAACTCTTGACCCAGAAGTAGGTAAAGCACTTGCTGGTGATGTAGCTAAACTTAGAGGTAATACTGCTAAGTTTGCTGGTAGAACTGGATTTGCTGGTGCAGTTGGTGCATTAGGTGCCACTGCTATTTTAGGCCCTGGTGGATTATTAGCTGGTGCTGCTATTGGTGCTGCTACTAATATTATTAGAGAAAGTGATACCGCTAAGAACTTCCTATTTGGTAAAGAAATGGGAGATGGTTCTCGTGCAGGTGGTCTTATCTCTCGTAAACAACAAGCTCTCTTTAAGAAATATATGCCTGACCTTGCTAAAGGTGCAGCTGCTGGTGTTATTCCTAGCTTAATGCTTGGATTTGGTCCAGTTGGTGCTATAGCAATTGGTGGGGCTTATTCTTTGGCTAAAAATAATAAGACAGTTAACGAAAAGATCTTCGGTAAAACTTATTATGACAAAGATGGTAAACCTATTGGACGTAAAGAAGGGATGATCCCTAAGAAAGTCCAAGATTACGTTAAGAAAAATATGCCTAAGATTGCAGGCTTTGGTGGAGCTGCTGCTCTATTAGATCCTACCGGAATGGGTTTATTAATGAACTTTGGTCTTGGTGCTGGTTTAGGATTATTAGGAACGTCCGATAAGTTTAGAGATATGATGCTTGGTAAGAAGAATGAGAAAGGTGAGCGTGAAGGTGGTCTTGTTGGTGCTCTTAAAGACAACGTAATTAAACCTCTTCAAAGCTTTGGTCGGACTCTATATCAAGACTTCTATAAGTTTATGGATTATAATTTATTCAGTCCTCTTAAAGGTACTGGTAAACTTCTTGCACAAAGTATCGTAAACGTTGGACGTAGCATGAAGTACGGATTGTTCAATGTATTAGAGAAAGCATTTGGTGGTCCATTTAGTGCACTTATTGGTAAGCAAGTATCTGATATGCTTCTTAAACCTTTAGGTAGAATGATGGGTCGTACATTTGGTGGCGTTGGTGAATTAGCTAAATTTGTAATCGGTGCTCCTATAAGAGGTATTGGTTCAGGTTTACGTAAATTCAATGACTGGGGTAATAGAGGATTAATCAAGAAAGGTCAAGCTGATCATCTAAGTGCCCAAGAACGTCTCAACTTAATGGGTGATCAAGAATACTCAAATAAAGAACGAGACAAAATGTTAGCTACATCCTCTGCTAAGGATTTAGGTGAACTTGAAAGTAGCTTGAGTATCATGAAGAGTCAATTTAAAATTGGCGGTGGCGATTCTCGTAAAGAAATCAAAGCTATTGAGAATGCTCTTAAACCTTATATGGATGCTGGTTCTATTAAGAAAATAACTAGATTGATTTATGATGGCGATAGTAGAGGGGCTTTAGCTCTAGTAGATCAATTAGATCTTGATAGTAAGTCTAATAAGAAAGTCATTGATATTATTACTAAAGGCATTGAACGTGTTCAAATTGCTAGAGGTAAGAAGAAATTCTCCGATGAGCAAATTAATAATGCTAAAGCTCACTTAAAGAAACTTAATATTGATCCGACAGATAGAAAGTCTCTTGGTATTGCATTAGATCAAGTTAGAAGTGAACGTGATCGTGCAGAGACTGCTGAACGATTAGTTGGTGCTAATGGTGAAAAGTTTACTACTGAAGAAGCTAAGAATGTAGCTGAAGGTATGCAAACTACAAATAATATCTTAACAGACATCCGTGATGCTTTGATTAAATCTGAACATGGCGGAAATGATAAAGAATATTATACAGATCAACAGCGTATGGCTGATGGTGTTAATGCAGTTAATGCATTAAACAATATGGATGCTAAGTCTAGAAAACTAGTTGAGAGAAACTTAGGTCATCTTAATATTACTGGTACAGATACATCTTTCATTACTGGTAAGAAAGGTAAAGCTAATCTTAAAGCTTTGAAAAACTTACCTGAAAGTATGGAGATTGATTTGGATAAATTAGCTAAGCTTGATGATAAGACTATTAAACGTTATAGTCAACTTGCTATGGTAATGGGTCCAGTTGCAATCAAATCCATAGGTGATCCAGCTGAATTGGCTAAGCTTACTGATTCTTCATTCAAGAGTATTGTAACTATTGCTACATATCTTGGTGAAAAAGCTAGAGGTGCAGATCAAGTATTCAACTTCAAAGGGAATCTTTCTGACTTTATTAAAATGCCTAATGATCGTATCGAATTCTTAGGTAGATTAATCAACTATGGTTTGAATCCAGCTATGTGGATTGAAACAGCAGAGTATGCATGGGATAAACGTGGATTGATGACTTCAGGTATCTATACTCCACATCAATATGCAGAAATGCTTAATGAGATGAATGATAAAGACAGTAAGTCTAGTCTTGCAAGCATTAACGCTGGTTTGAATACTGCATTATCTAGTGGTGGAGCTGACCAAGCTACACAAATATTCAATTATCAGACTGGTAGATATGAACCTAATGCTGCTAGTATCCAACGTAAGTTTGATAAAGATGGTAATGAAGTATATGTATCTACAGATGGTTCAGTTAATACAGCTGATACTGAATCTGGTCGTGATAAGAAGAAAGCTGAAGAAGAGAAAGATGAAAAGAATGCTGAGCGTCAAGGTTCTATCTTCTCTAAAGCTCTTGGTAAGATTAAAGGCTTTGGTCAATCTATGAAAGATGGTGCCAGTGCTGTTAAAGAAAAATCTCAAGGTTTCTTACATGATATCGTAGATAGTGTTATGGGTAAAGGTGGTCTATTCGGTGGTATTGGTACTATCCTTGGTGGTGGTATGCTATTATCATTCATTGCACCAATGCTTCCTGAGATAGGTAAAATCTTAACTCATACATTATTACCTGCTGTAGGTGGATTCTTAAAAAATACTGTTTTGCCAATGGTTTTAGGTGGTCTTAAAACAGGACTTACTGGTTTGGTTAATGGTTTCTTAGGTAAAAAAGAGAGACTCAAGACTGACGAGAATGGTAATCCAGAATATGATGAGAATGGTAATCAAAAAACTGAAACGTATTATGATCCAAATATGGAAGATATGTTATTCCATGGTGGTATATTAACTTTCTTAGGTTATAAGACATATAAAACTGGTAAAAAAGTAGTCGATGCAGCTAGCGATATCGCTAAAGGTGCTAGTAAACTTGCATCTGGTGTCGGTAGAGGATTTAGATTTGGTAAAAATCTTAAAGATGGTAAGAAGTTCAAAGATGCATGGCAATTAAGTAAAGCATCTAAAGGTGCAGCTGAGTTAGTTAAAGATGCAGATAAAGCTAAGAACTTAGCTAAGGCTGGTAGATTTGCTGACTTTAAAGCTGGCTTTAAAAATAGTATGGGTCTTCATATGGAAAGTGCTAAGAATGCTATCAAGTCTGGTGCTAATAGAGGACTTAACTTCGCTAAGAGTAAATTTACTCCAGATAAAGTATCTAGCTTCTTTGAAAAAGCTACTGATGTAGCTAAGAATGCTGGTACTAAAGTAATGGAATTCTTAAAAGAAGTTCTTACTAAAGGTATTGAAAAGATTTCTCAGTATATTCCTAAATTGGCTGAGAAAGGTACTCAAATTGCTCCTAAAATTGCTGAGGTTGTATTGGCTGGTATTAAGAACTCTGCTAAGTTTGCTAAGCTTGTTGCTAAAGCTTCTGCTTATGTAGGTGCTTCTATGACTGGTATTGGTACAATTGTAGTTGCATTGATTACTGCATTGGACTTAGGCTACTCTGTTACTAGAGGTATTGAATCTTGGTACAACGTTGCTGAAGTATTAGCAGATGAAAATCCTCCAACTGATGATGTTAAATGGTTAGCAGGTTTAGCTGCTGCTATTGACTCTGTATTATTTAGCGTTATCGGACCTGAAGTATTCTTTAAAGTATTGGCATACATGTTTGGTGCTAGTGAATTATTAGCTCCATTACAAGAACGTGCACAAAAAGCTTTAAGTGATTATAATGCTTCTAATAACTCTAAGATTGAATCTATTGCAGACTTCAATGATGATGTAGTTATGGAAGGTCAAGGTGGATTCTTCAATGATGTGAAGAAGACATTTGGTTTTGAAGGTGCTCAAGTTAAACGATATGCTGCAGCTCCTCCAGCTCAACCTGCCCCTGGTAAACCTCAAGGTGCTGGGAAAAATGGTAAAGCTACTGGTGGTGGATTGATAGGTGGAATGGGTAAAAACTTAGATAACTTATCTAAACAATCCTCTGGTTTGTTAGGTGGTATTACAAGTAAAGCTAGTGAATTACAAACAGCAGTATTCGGTAGTGGTAAATACTTCAAACAAACTGATCCTAGATATGCTAATATTAACTTCAATACATCTGGAGATAGTATAAATCAAACAATTGGAGATTCTGGTTGTGGTCCAGTTGCTGGCGCTAACGCTCTCAAAGCCCTTGGTGCAGGTACGATTAATCCAGCCGAAGCTTCTAATTTCGCGATTTCCGGGGGGTACAAGGGTACTGATACTGGGGTAGCTCCATCCTTCTTTGAAGGCTATGCTGCAAGTCATGGTGCTACATCTTATTCCACTGATGCTCGTGGTACAATTAACGCTTTGAAATCTGGTAATCCAGTTGTACTTCAAGGTGAATCTAAAGCTGGTACGTCTAGTGCACATCCATTTGGATCTTATCCTCACTATGTAACTGCAACTGGTTATGATGCTCGTACTGGTAAAGTTACTATCCAAGACCCTGAATCTAATCGTGATAATATGCAATATAATATCCGAGATGTATTACGTAATACTACTACAGCCAATGCTTTCGGTAAAGGAAGATTTGGTCGTGGTAAATTAACTCAAGGCATTAGATTTGGTCGCGGTGTTGAAGGCAATGTACCTATCATTTGGAATAAACTCCAAGGATTAGGGTTCGGTGATATTCACACTGCAGCGATCATGGGTAATATGGCTATTGAATCTGGATTTGATCCAACTATCAATGAAGGTGGCGGTGGTGGTGGCTTCGGTCTCTGCCAATGGGATGACCGTAAAGGTGACCTTGCTGAATTTGCTCAAAGAGCTGGTAAAGATCCATCTGATTTAGATATCCAATTACAATTCATCAAGTATGAATTACAAGGTCCTGAATCTGCAGCTGCTTCTGAGTTCTTTGCTGAAACTTCTGATGTAGATAAAGCTACAGAAATCTTCTGTACAAAATATGAACGTCCTCATATGCCATCTGCTAACTTAGAAGGACGTAAACAGGCTGCAAGAGAGATCTTACAATCTAAAGGTACTGGTAAAGTTACTAGTATTGCTGGTGGTAAAGCTGGTTCTTCTGGTAGTGCAAGAAAACCTGGTCTATTATCTCCACTCTTCGATATGTATAACAAAATGAAATCCAGTCTAGGTGCAGTACTTGGTATTGACTTAGGTGGTAACATGGGTAGTGCTATCGGAGGTGTTGGTGGAGTAGGTGGTGCAGTTGGTAACGGTAATACAAAAGCTGCTTCTAACTGGGCTGATTCCATGGTTGGTCAACAAGGTTATGGTAATAACGGTTGTACTACATTCGTAAATAAATATCTTGATCAAGCAGGTGTTAAACAAATCGATATGTATGTACCAACTGCTGAGACTAATGCTCAAAATAGTGGTACTCCATATGCATTTAAATCAGCTTCTCAAGGTGGTGCAGAAGGTGACGTTGTATTACTTAATACTCTCAAGGGTGATGCTGAAGCCGATCATGTAGTTATTGCTGACGGTAAAGGTGGATATTGGGGTAACTCCTCCAGTAGAAACGAAATCGTTAAAGGTGATATTGCTAATGACTTCGGTGCTGAGAATATTAATGGTTACATTGCAACAGGTGGTAGCGGTCAAGCTAGCGTACCATCCGGTTCTGCTACACGTCCACAATCTGAGATTGTTGGTGACTCCACATTAGATCTAGGTACAGGTAAACGATTTGGTCGTGCTAAAGGTATTCCTAAAGTAACTCAAATCGCTATCGAAGGTCGTGAATCATTCAGAGAACAAAACCAAGCTGTTAAACAACAAGTACGTTTTGGTCGTGGTTCTGATGATATTAGTTCAATGGTACCATCTGGTAACGATACTTCTGAAGAAATTCGTTTATTGAATGCTATCTACGTTGAATTGACTAAGATTACTGGTAACACTGCAGGTATTGGTGTTTTGCAAGACAATCAAGCTAAGACTGATGCTAAAGTGACTACAGTTCAATCTGGTCTTCAAGGTGCTATTGGTACATTAGGTAACAAACTTAATGAAAAGATTAATATGGTTTCCCAGAATATTCAAGGTCAAGTTAACCAAGTGACTAAGAATGTATCAGGAAATACTATCAATCAATTACAATATTTAGCTTCTAAATAACAAATTCCCCTTAGGATCATAGTAATCCTAAGGGGATTTTTTTTGCTTTTGTAAAAAATTACACAACTAACAACGAAGTAATAAAAATTATGTATGAGATGGAGTAGGTATGATAAACCCTACACGATCGAAAACCCGTGGCTAATTGGCGAAACTCCCGCCATAAACTTGCAGGTACGGATGCATGGAAAACGACTCCATGCAGTGGTACACCCTAACAGGTGTGCTTGACGTAAGCCCCTGCGGTTCCTCACAGTTGACTGAAGCAGACGAGAAGGTAGGAATACCGCTCTTTTTTTTCGTCTGTTTTGGCTCCTTGTGGGGGGGGAGGGGGGGCAGTATAAACGAAAGTTTATACGTCACCTATGAAGAAGTGGAGTGCGGACGGGAACGGATGAAATAGGTGACGTATAAATAAAAGAAGTTTATACTAACTGAAACGTGAGAAAGATGTGTTGAATATCTATATTCAACTTTATCGATATACTAAAATTCATTGAAATAAGATTATCAGTATACTATTCAGTAGTATACTGATATAATATTTATCAATATATCAATTGAATAGAAGTTATCCGGTATATTATTATATATAAGAAAAATATCAGATAGAATAAGTTTATCAGTATATCAATAAGATAATTGTATCAGTATATAAATTGAGTATAAGTTATCCGGTATATTATTATATATAAGAAAAATTATCAGAATATCAATAAGTTAAGTTGTATCAGTATAAGTTATTGATATCTATTAGAAATTATCTATCAGATAGAATCAAAGATTATCAGTATACAAATTGAACACAAGTTATCGGGTATATATTAATATATAAGAAAAAGTTCTATCAATACAATTAGCTACATCTATTCCAATAGAAGTTTATAAGCTCGATATTATTCTATAAAACTCATATGTACGCACAAGTAACCTGAATACACAAACCACTGCCTTACGGCGTGGTTTGTTCTTTATTTAGGACGCGATTCCTCTCTGTTGTACGCTGTTGTGGATAGTGGCCTCCGGCCGGGTAATGGGAGAACTACGTTCTCCCCTTACAACCCCTCTCCTTTTTAAGGACGCGATTATAAGAGAAATTTAATATTAGCTTATATATTATTACTATGAAGCTATAAGATACTAAGAAAGTAGTATCTTATACACTATTAATTTATTTTACTATCAATATACTAATAAGATATTTATATTGATACACTGAAGGGAGATTATACTATAATGAAAAAGAGATTAGATATGAATATTCCTATTACTACAACAACTAACTTATTAATTGATACAATGATTAAAAGGGAATTGAAATCAATACCATTTAAATACATAGTAACCTTTGAGGGAACTGATTGTAGCTTTAAGGAAACTAATGCTAAGAAGTTAGTAAATTATATCCAAGATGAATTAGGATATAAAGCTAAGTTATTTAGTTTCCCATACTATAATAGTAAAAGTAGTTATCTATTACGGAACTACTTTAAGAATACTAGACATATTAAGGAAGTATCTCCTGAAATGATTAGTATGCTTTATGCATTCGACTTCTATGACAATTGGTATAATAAAATCAAAAGCTATTGTGATCTTGGTTATATTATCATAATGGACAGATGGATCTATTCCAATATCTACTATCAAGGAGTAAGAGCATTACAAAAACTACGTAGTGATCTATCAGTAGAGAATCTACGATATTATCTAGACTCTAATGAATTGAAAGACTTTATAAGTAACTATGAGAATATTATTTATAAAGAGTTAGAGTTACCAGATACGAATATCATGTTTAAGATGATTCATGATAAGAAATCTACTAAAGAGTTAATTGAAGAAAGAAAATCTGAGCATAGTATTAATGAAGATAACTTTAAATACTTAGAGTTAGTAAACGAACTATTTAAGAATCTCTTTGTTAATACGAGCTATTGTGTAAAGGAAATTCGACTAGATAAGAATACAGAAGAATTCCGTTCACCTGAAGATATCTTTAATGAAATTAAACTAGAGTTTGAACGTAACTTTAAACATCATTTAAAACAAATGGAGATTGAAGACTAATGAGCTTAATCGAGAAGATTAAAGCATGGTTTATGGACCATGAGGATATTGTACCGGAAACGATAGAGAAACCTAAGAGGGGACTTGATGTAGTTCTCTTGTATTGTAATTACTTTGATACAGAAAGAGATAAAGTAAACATAGTGTTTTATCTTGACTTTGATGAAAGTAAAACATGTATACTTGAACTAATGAAGTATGGTAAATACGATCATACATCTCATTTGTTTAGAACGACATATGATGGATTATTCCATATGCGTATGGATAATAGAAGATCGGAATTAGTTAATGACTTCTTTGCTAATATTAGTACATCCATAAACTTAGAAGCAATATGTGATCCGAATTTAGATCACTCTCAAATTAGTACGGCTATATATGACGTAATCAAAATGTATGCTGGATTTGGGAATAAGAAACTTAAAACAAATTGTGGAGTTCTTGATTTCCCTGAAGACTTTGATCATTATGATTATAATATTAGAAAGCTAAACGGTAATAACGATATTGATACGAAACCATTTACTTTGATTAAGATGGCATTGATCGATATTCCGTATTACTTCTTGGAATACTTAATTCCATATATTGAAAATCCGACAGTGAATCATTGTAGAGAACGTGCACATATTGGAGCAGACGTTAGCAATAACTTTGTAGCCACTTTTGAAGGACGTTCTGCAACTGTTAATGAAGTGATTGCAATATACAATGTAATCAATTATGCGAATACATGCCCCGAATCCGTACGTAGCAGTATACTACCACAGGGGTGTGCTGTTTGCGTCGAATTTACGATTACACTAGATCGTATTTTCACATGTTTAGCACGTTCTGAGAACGAAGAATTTAGTTCATACTTTAAAAATAAAGTTTTAACTAATATTTTTACAGAAGAAGATATTGAAAAGCTATCTTATACTAAGAAGAAAGATGATAAAGAAATCGAATATGATTTTGATAGAGAAATTGATGAAATCATCTTAGTAGAAGAGGAGGTTATTGAGGAAGATGAAAACAGATAAAGACTGTAAGTTTATTGCAACAATTGTAGAGTCTCTTAAAGACTCTACATGTACACGATTCCGTTTAAAAGCAGAACCATTATCATTCGATACTAATCGGCATTTAGATATACAACACATCTCGTTGTATATCTCTTCCAAAGAGATTAGTGTTGTATTTAGTAATGGTTATATTAGAATTGATTTGGATACTTTAGAAAGCGATGTAGCTGGTAATACATTTACCGATACCATCGAAGTATCCAAGTTATTAAATATTATCGAGACTAAGATATTACTCGCTAATATTAAAGAGGAGAATAAGTAAGATGAAGAAAGTCCCTGGATTGAATATATACGATACTGATAAATTCTACTATGTATTAGCATTCCACTCTAAGAATAGAGAATCATTAGATGAATGGATGCAATCATTTGCAGAATTACATGATGATATCGTAGAATACTATAGCCACGTTACTAGTAAAGATAACGCTAGTGGTGAATACTTCTCTAAGATTGTAATTCTCTTAGATGAGTATAAAGAAAACTTATTTGACTTTGAGAATGAATTACAAGCAGCTGGAAGAATAGACGTACAGTTTGACTTCCGTATTATGACTAAAGACGATTTAGTTATTTATGATAATAATCCGTATTCTAGATTCTTAGGAGCTAACCATTATATCTTAGCTATAGTTAAAAACGACTATGAATATGATTGTGAGGTTTATTATAGTCATAGTGCAATACTTGAAGCATTGTATCTAACAATTCCTAAAGAAGTTATTGATAGACTCACTAAGGTAGATACTTTAGCTGAGAAGAATGAGATACTTCATGATTACTATGAACTTAATAAACCAGAAGTAAGATTATATCTCATGATGTCCGATAAGAACTATCTTGAGTTCTTCTTTGGAGGTCATTGATATGGCAAACTATGCATATAATGATATAACCTTCATAAGTCCAAATACAGAACAAGACTTATTGAACTTAGAGTTCTTAGTAACTAACTTATCATACTTATTTGAAAATACTAATGCATATTGTAATCCAGTAACTCATGCTATCACTGATACATATGGTACCAAGAAGTTTAACTTCGATAGACGTGATAACTTTAATTGGATATCAGATGACATAGAATACATTGAATTTATGGATGCATATACATATAGTATTCAAATAGAAAGTGCATGGTGTCCTGCTATAGATCGAATCAAAGAATGGGTACAATCTATTTACCCAAATATCGATGTAGTTGGTGAATGTGAAGAACCAGGTAATCTAGTCTATGTAAACACTGACGTTGATGGTAACTTCTATACAACTAGATATTGTTTAGAGCTCTATAGAGATAATGATGACTATACTGATAGGTATTATGAATCATTAATAGAAGTAAATGAAGTACTAGGTCCTATATTGAATATACCTAAAGATTGTGATTATGATACATTAGCTCAAAAGATAACTGAGTATAATGATAGTGATGAAGTAATCGATGGTGTTGAAAGTATATCATTGAACGTTTATGATACAGAAGATGGTTGTACTTTCTCAGATATGGCTGAATTCATTCCACAACCTGAAAATTAACATTATGATAACCCTTACTGAAAGGAGGTTATCATGAGAAATCCTTACTCTTTGAGTATGGTACAGGCTACTTCCAATGAACCAGAGGTTATTAAACTTACTAATATCCCTCCATATGATATACAAGATTGGAATCTAGCTGACCAAAAAGATTTTAAGAAGTTCTTAGCTGAACTTGAGAAATCAGTACGTGGTTCATTTGAATATCAACAGTATATTCAATATCTACGTAATGCATTCAATATGAACAGCTGTGCGTTTTATAGAAACGTAACAAACGTTCCAAACCCTAAGATTAAAATCCATATTCATCATGATCCAATTACTTTATATGACATTTGTACAATTATCTTCCGTAAGAGACAAACTCTAGGAGAACCAATTGATGAAGAGTCTATTGCTAAAGAAGTAATGTGGAATCATTATAATGGATTCGTTGGGTTAATACCTTTATCGGAAACAGCTCATGAATTAGTTCATGCTAACTATTTATTCATTCCTTGCACACATGTCTTTGGTGAGTATAAGGAATTTGTAAATATGTATAAACAATTCTTTACACTAGATCAATTAGACCTAATCAAAGATATTGAAGATGCATCTGCATTGTATACTAGTGATAGAGCTAAACATTTATTCCAACAACGTTTCACATACGTTGACGATAGTGGAGCATATGACTTCCCTGATAAACAGAAGATCATCCAAATGCTTAACGATCGTAAACAGGAAATGTATAATTCTTTATAGTTTTATTAAAGTATAATAATTCCAACATATAGATAATTTATGATCACAAAGATTTGCATACAGCAATAGAAGAGTAGTCTCTATTCCAGAGTGTAGATCTGATCAATGGAATTATTATCTAATGAGGTAACGAAATGAAATTTGATGTATTAAAAGAATTATCTGAAAACTACGCGTTAGAAAATACTAATTCCAGTGCATTGAACGAAATGAATCATGATCTACAAGATATTCTAGAACAAGTAGAAGAACTTCAAGCGGCTCCTGAATTCCCAGTTGCGGCAGTTCCAGTTTTTGAAGCTGCGAAGGAAGATGGTTCTAAAGTTCTAGTTGTAGATGCCTATGACCTAGCTCGATATATGGAATCGGCTTTGGAAACAGATCCTTTAACTGCTATCGGAAATATCAAGACAGATAACTTGATTCCGGATGATGCCAAGTTCGCGGTCTTAATCGACAGAAAACGCTTAACTGGCTTAAAAGAAGCAGCTGAAGTAAATCCTAATTCTGGGCTTGTAAATGTTGGTCACGCAACTAACATGCTTCGCAATATCGTAAATAAAGGCATTGAATTAGTAGCGAAAAAAGACAAAGAATAACACAATATCCCATAGGAGTTAATCTCCTATGGGTATTTTATTTTTCATCTTCACCCTTACAATATAATAACTAAGGAGGTGAAAATAATGAATTATAATACACTTAATATTTTCTCAGATGCATCAGTTCTAGGTAAAGTAGACGTTGTAAAACGTAATAGAGTCTGTGCTGGTGCAGTTGCTATTGTAAATGGTTGTCGTGATAGAGAGTATCATACTATATTAGAGCGATCGACTAATAACTATGGAGAATTATCTGCACTATTTCTTGCTATACAATTAGCAGCACTCTATCGTGATGAGTATAGTGAGATTAACATATTCTCTGATAGCAATATATCGGTTAATGGTCTAAGAGAATGGATTTATAATTGGTTTAGCCATATTGGTCCTGATGGAGTATTATACTCTAGTAATGGATCCCCAGTGGCTAATCAGATTATCATTAAATGTATATATGACTTTGTAATCAATACATTTGATCCAAATAGACACAGAATTAAGATTCACCATTGTAAAGGTCATGTCCGTACTGATTCTAAAGCTTCTATAGCTAAAGCTATAAATTGTTTCAGAAGAAACTTTAAATATCCTTTAGATGGTGATTATACTAATATTATAATGGATATACAGAAGTGGAATAATTATATAGATCAATCAACTAGAGCATCATTGATTAGAATGCAATATGGCGTGGAGTATATTCCAGATATGGCAGAATATGCACCAGCATTATTCGATGATAGATTGATTTATCTAAGCTATGCTAATATTATACCACGAAACTTATAGGAGACACATAAATGGAACGCAAAATAACATTTTTCGTAAAGACTAGAAATATTAAACGTGCTCAAGTCATTGAAGGTTATATCAATAACGATGATGGCACTATTGAGACTAAAGGGTTCTTTACATATGCTGATAAAGATGAGAAGATTCATATTATCCCAGCTGAAAATATTGAATACTTCACTATTGGATATAGTCTAGTAGAGTATGCTAATATGAATGGATACTCTGATGGATCTCAATCTCCAGATTCTTTAACTTTAGCTAACTATGCATTAGATACAAGTAGAGAGAAGTTAATTCAAATCACTGGTGCTTTTGCTGTTGCTAAAGGTGAAAAGTATATTGCATTTGATACATTTGGTAAAGAGATGATTAATCGTATCTTCGTACCAATCTCTACTGTTAATGATATTGAGATTGAACCAGTAGAAGATATCAATGAATATAAAGCAAGTCTATTATTCGATAAGAGAATTATTAAAGTTGCAGCTGGTGATGATAATACAGATAGAGTGATGGATATCTTCAAGAACTTAGCTAAAGCTAATATCACTGAAGGTGAAATCATTCAACTATATAGAGCTGACTTCTATGATCTATCTTTATTACCAGAAGACTTAGCTCGTGGTTTAGAAGTATATGTAAATGGTACTGAAGAGATTATTGAAGAAGATATCATCGAACCAGAGTATATTAATAAACCAGAAGAAGCTATCGAAGAGGAAGCTACTCAAGATAATCTAACCATAGTAGAATATCCAGTAGCTAATGAAGAAGAGATTCCTCAAGAGCAACCCGTAGAGGAAGCACCAGTAGCTAATGAAGAAGCTACAGAAGAACTCCCAATTGTAGATGGAACTGTAGAAGAGCAACCTGTAGTGAGTGAAGAACAACAACTTGGTGCAGTATTAGCTAACCAACACAAGGATCTATATGATCTAGCTCAATTAGAGTTCGATAATGATGTAAAACGTTATAAGAACTTTGGTAAATATCGTCTATTCACTGAATTAGCTAATGATAAGCTAATCAGAGAGAATAATCCAGCTTTCAGCTCTACATTACTAGATTTAGAAGAAAGCTATTATGAAGTAGTTAAAGAGTTTGAACCACAACTTGATATCTCTAGTGATATCTTCAAAGAAGCTCTATACGAATACATTCAACAACTATAAGAAATACCCTCCCTAGGATTACTATGATCCTAGGGAGATTCTTCTCTTTAATTTTTTTCATGAGCATATATTATTAGAGTGAATCTACACATTTCGATTTTAAAGGAGGTAGCCATATGAATACCATTAACTTTGTAGATGAATTCGGCGTTCCTCATTGCGTCGAAGTAGAGTCAATTACTAAAGAAGAGTATGATAGATTTGGAGGTACTGAAATCACATTATCAACTGAACACACTTTAGAAGATTACTCACAACAACAACCGTATTATACAGAAAGAGGTAAACAAATGTTAAAATTAAATCCAGGTCTTATTTATGACCATACAAATCGTCCGTATATCTTATCCAGTGGTGGATTAGCTATGAATGTTAGTCAAGAGACTGAACGTACACTTCATACATGGAGCTATAATGATGTAGCTTTATATATTGAATCGAAAGCTAGTATTATCTTTGAACGAGCTCATCAGTTATCTCATGAGAAAGAAGAACAACACTCTTGTGAATGTGGATGTAATCATTCCCATGAGAATAAAGGTTACTTTGGTGACTTAATTGAAAAGCATACCGGTACAGGTGGCGATATCAAGACAGTATCATCTGATCCAGTAGCTGATAATAAGATTCGTAAACCAAAAGCTAAACCATATAGTGGAATCTTTGGTCGTTATGTAAATGGTGATGCACCAAATCCAATTAAAGAGATGGTAGCACCTGAACATCATCAAAGTTTCACTGATAGCTTAAAGTATGCTATCGATAATCAAACTGGTAAAGTATATGTATATCATACAATGACTGGTACAACAGATCTAGCTGATGCTGGAGAGATCGATGTACTTTACAGACATTGTCCACAGTTCAAAGAAGAGTATGATAATATGCTCAAACAAAATGTAGGTAGAACTGTATATACTGGAAACCCTATCCAAGATGCTATGAATATGGGAGGATTTAGATTCTAATGGCAATCAAAACAGACAACTCTGGTCAAGTAGTTGGATTCAGTCTATCTGATCTAACAGCTAACCCAGAGACTATGGATATTATCCGTGGAAAGATTAAAGCATCTGAGAGTAGAATTAGAGATAACTTTATAGCTCAGACTTTAGATCTACGAAATGAATATCTTAATAGATTAAACAACATCGTCTGTGGTGTTCATATCCGACCAGTTCCTTGGAATGAATCTACAGATGAAACTGAGATTCAAGAGTTCTTGAAATCTCATCCAGAGTACGAATTAGATTATAACCTAGAGTTATATGAAGAAAAGATGCTTAGTATGGGACTTGATCCAACTGAGGGTATGTTTAAACAATTCCCTCCTGGAACAGCAGTCTTATCTTCCGGTGCAGGACGACATCTTGCTTATATGGAGCAGATGAAAGAACAGGAAGGTCTTAATATTCCTGATTTAGAAAACTTCATGATTGGTATAACTAAGGATGCAGATCCTGAAATAGATCTAACCACTGATGAAGAGCTTAATCAAATGGCAATGAATAGCTATATGTCTAATATGTATCAAATGCAAGCAGCTATTGGTTTACCACCAATGCTACCGAATGGACAATATAACTTAGATGCCTTAAATGTACCATTTGGGTATACAGTTCCATTAATGGAAGTACCTAGACGTATCTATGACTTATCTAATCTTCAACCACCTAGAGATATCTCTGCAGAGATGCAAGATGAATCTATTCCATATGAAGTTAGATATAAGATCTATGAAGATATATGTAAATATACAGAAGAGTATAATGCATACATCAAAGGAGCTTGGTTTGAAGATCATAAACAAGAGATCTATAATGAGATCCGTAGCTTATTAGACCAACGTTCTTTAATGGCAGCATCTCAGTGGTATTACATGCAACCGCAAGTGAGAGCTTCATGGGAAAGAGATATTGCTAATATTGATAAGAAGATTCAAGAACTACGTAGTCAAGTACCAAATCATCCACAAGATGATTTCTATAGATACGAGCAAAGTATTCTTGAATACAACTATCAAGTTCAGAAGTATAATACTAACAAACTCAAATATGAGAAGTATAAATACGAGCAAGGTGTAAGAAACTGTCCTAGTATGGTTTCATATACTCCAGCATCTGAACTATTAGAAGCAGGATGTTATTTCGATACTATTCGTAAAGAATGGTATGATAGAAGTGGTCGTCCATTGAATCCTGAAAAGGCTAGAATGTATGATGAGACTAATAGAATCAAATATGAATTAGACTCTGATTTAGAAGCCCAACTACGTCGTCAAGAGTATACAAACGAAATGTTTATGATGAATAATATCATTCGTGAAGCATTTGACTTCGTTGGTGAGGATAAAGATGTAGTCGCTAATATTATTGATAGTGACCCATTTGGTATGATGTATAACTTGGATTATAATCCATATTATCAAACCAACTATACTCGTGAAGACTTCTATAAACGAGTAAATCCACATCTTCAAATTGATAAGTATGACCCAGAGACAGATAAGAATGTTGATGAGTTAACTATGGAAGAATTTGAAGCATATAGCAAACGAGCTGAGACTAGAGCTAAGAATGCTAGAGCTGCTTCTATTATGCCATTGACTAATGAGCAAATCATGTATATGTATAATAATAGAGGTGCCGTAAGACCTGATGGTCATATTCGTGTCTATAATATGAGATCTCCTTTAACTGCTAAGTTAGGTGAGATTGTTGATAGTAGACAGCCTGGTGAGCATAAGGGATTAATGAATCTATTTGATACATACTCTCAAGCAATGCCAGCATTTGAATATTCTAAAACACATTCTCGTCCAAGAGATTTAAGTGGGTTCTATGATAGAGATCTATTCAATGAGACTATAGAAAACTTTGGTCATAAGACTCGTATTGGTAGAACTAGTGACTTACTCAATGAATTGGATGATAATGAAGAGTTTGCAAAAGCTATGAATAATGGCATCTTAGGATTATCCTTACCTGATGAGATGGGATATAACTATAATAGACGTAGAGTTGCATTTGATAATTCTATCTTAGAGCAACTTGAAGCGACTAATAAACCATTCCCTGAGGGAGCTAGAATAAAAGATCCTGAGACTGAAACTTATAATGATAGACCATTGAAAGAGATTCAGAAGGAAAGATATGGATTAGCTATGGATAGAGCAGCTAAACTAAAACAATACTTTGCACCTGAATTGGGAGGTACATGGGATGCAGCTACAGTCAACGGTAATTGATGATCTAGCTGGCAACTTAGATAACTCCAAGATCAATAGTAGACTTTTTCATAATGAAGATATCTATCTAGGGATGAATACATTTACTTCCCTAGAGGATATGTTTGAAAATATCCAAGGTCCTTGTGTATATGACTTCTTTACTGATGATGAACTTGCATTGATTAAGAAGATTATCTTTGACCGAAAGGATAGAGCATTTAAGAAGAAGTTTCAAAAGCTAGATGCAATCATTAAGCCAAAAGGGTTTAAGAGATCTGGTTGTGGTACTAACCGAGTTGTATATGAGCCACTTGATGATAATGCTACATTCTGTATTAAGATAGCATTAGATAAAGCTGGCTCTAAGAATAACCCAGATGAAATCTTAAATCAAAAATATCTAAAACCATTTGTGGCTAAGTGTTTTGATATTAGCCAAGATGGTAATGTTGGTATATTCGAACGAGTTGTACCAATAGAAAACCTATACCAGTTCTGGTCTGTACGTGAAGACATCTATAGAATAATGGAAACCATTGTAGGTAGATTTATCATAGACGACTTTGGTACTAAAGCATTTAAGAACTGGGGATTAAGAAAAGGATTCGGTCCAGTATTACTTGACTATGCAGACATGTATATTCTGGATCCGAAGATTCTATATTGTACTCATACATTACATCTAGACACAACTGAGCAGTGCAGAGGTGAATTAGATTATGATGATGGGTTCAACAATATTATATGTCTTAAATGTGGAGGTATTCATATGGCATCTGAATTCAAAGATGGTCGTAAGAAGATCTCCTTATATGCAAGAAAGAGGGAAATAGACATGAGCAACTTTAAAATTGAAATTAGAAAAGGTGGAGAACTATATTGGGATAACCAAAATGGTTTTGCTCAATCAGTGAAATCTAATGATGTCGTTGATAATACACCTGATGTATCCTCTGAAGTTGACTTGAAAGAGATTGATGATAAGAAAGAGCTATTAGCTAAATCAGAAGCTAAGTTAGCTGAATCTGAACGTCGTCTAAAAGAGCAACTTACTCGTCCACCAGTAGAAGTAGTACGTGTAGATGAGAATAAACCAAAACCAATCATTATTGAAGTTGGTGCAATTAATCCAGCTCCTAAACGAATCAATAAGTTTTATGCGCCAAAGCCTGAAAGACCTGCACGGGATCTAGAAAATACTATGCATAAAGTGGCTTTGAACAAATTAGGTGACAAGTTATCAGAGAGGTTCGAAAAACCTCAACCTGTGAAAGTTGTTGAGTCTAGAAACACCACAGTAGAGGCATCTGAGCCTAAGAAATTTGAAGATACTGTTGTAATTAATTCTGTAAAGAAAGACAACGATGGTGACATTGAAGTAACAAAAGAACTTGTTGAGGAGAATAATGAGATGATTTTGAGTATTGAACAGATTAAATCTATTGGTGAGTTTATCCGTCATGCGGCTGATGATATCAAAGATGTAGTTGGTACTGAAGACGCTTATAGTTATAATGAGATTCTTGAATTCGATAAGCAATTCAATGCAATCTTGAAAGATCTAGATGATGATAAAGTATTACGTCTAGATGAAGTTTTACCTGAAGTATTCTATGCATATATTGATAATGATATCAAGAAAGATAATGAAGTAAAAGTTAAAGATCTTCGTGAAGCTATTCATGATGACTTAGCTTATGCTGCAACTACAATTCTTGATATCAAATTAGATATCGAATCTGGTTTTGAAGACGGTACTGAGGAAGAACAACCTCGAGTACGTCGTCGTTCCAAGAATGCAAAAATCAGTGATCGCTACTAAGGAGTGAGTTGATGATTACTTTCACTACAGATACAGTACTAGCTGCACAGGCTAGTACTGATCCACGTAATAGGGTTGTACTTGTAACAGAGCATGCACCAGCAGTTCTTTTACAAAACCCTAATATCGTAAAACTTCCAGTATTGCTACCGCCATTTGCGGTAGTATCTACTTATGTAGATTACGGTGAAGATGCATTCAGAGAAGCATATGCTCAGTATTTGAATCAAACAGATATTATAATGAATATCTTCTTGATTGGTACAGCAATGCTTAATCGGAATATCATCGTATATACAACTGATGAAGAATGGGGTAGAGATACAATCCCATTCATGGATGTATTGATCAGCATGTTTGTAATGGCATTACAATTACAAGCATATCCTGGTAGTGTAAATACATTCATTCCCACACAGTTTAGTATTAGTACAGCAGTGACTAATCTATTTGAGTATGGTTATATTAACGAGCAAAGTTTTGTTCGTTATATGAACAATACTCCATTCGATAATAATACAATCAATAGCTATCTATTGAGTAAAGGTATTACTATCGATCCAGATGTTTCATTTGAACTTCAAGCTCAAGGTTTCCATAATATCATGGCAGTTAAATCTGAGAACCCTGATTTGACTCCAGCATTATTAGGAGATTAAGATGAAATTTGTATTCTGTACAGAACCTATCTATCAGTATTATAGAGCTCATCTCTATGATGCTGATAAAGATAAGTTGGATAAACAACTCTTAGTAGAGTATGGTGACTATAAAGATATATGGGATCTAAAGCAACAGCAAGATGCTTTACCTGAGAATATCTTTAAAGCCGAATTGACTTCTAGAGATTATCCAAGAAATCCATGGAACTATGTGAGTCAATTGATTAATAAGTTGACTTATCAATATCTTATCGATAGCCCAGACTTTGAAGATATCTTCAGTGAGATTCTATTCAATCAATCTGAAAGAGAGTTCTATGAATTCTATAAAGCAATCGATAGATTCTATAATGGTTCTGAAATATTCATTACAGTTGCTAATGATGATTACTCTGATATGGTTACCCAGATGGTATGTAGTGTATTAAGAAGAACGTATGGTATTCGTCCACAAATCATTTATGATATAGACGATGTACATAGCATCCGTGATGATATAGACTTCTCACCAGAGGGAGCTCAAATTGCTTATCTTCAACGTCATACATATTTGGCATTAGAAAGTAAGAGTACAATTGAACCATTGAGAGTCTGGTACCCATTTGATATGAATAGTTATACAAATGCATTGGAGTAAAGATATGAATTTTTCATCTATTGATATACTCATAGGTGATCAGATCTATGTGTATACTTCAAAAGAAACAATCGATTGGGCTCGATACTTAGAGTCTTATAAGATCGATCCAGAGAAGATATTGTATTATGATGATCATAAGCTGATCATTCATGATTTCGAACTAAATGACAATGAACTTAAAGTAGATGAATATGATAACTTTATTAGAATTGGTAGAATAGTAATGCTATCCAAGTATGATATGTTTGGTATGAAGAAGCTAATAGTCGGATTAGATCTACATAGTATTAGTCTTCATGAGAACTATATGCTTGCTACTATATTTGAATTAATGCGTATGGTAGCAAATGGATATATTGATACAGCAGTAGCTAAACTCAATACTCTATATCGAGATTACGTTAATAGAGAATTACATTTAGAATTCTATAGGGAATTCAATAACCAATCTAAATTTAAAGTATGCAGTATGAACTACATTTATCTCATTGATACAACACCTGGTGATATTAAATCACTAGACATTAGTTATAACGAAACAGTTATACGATATCTTGCATCCCTTATTTGGGGAGTATATGGAAAAGTTTAATTATTACCACTAGGGGTTAAACTCCTAGTGGTTTTCTTTTTTTTGTTAGTTTTGTAATAGTGAGTATTCTTAGTTGCATATTATTAAGGTGATATAATGATATTAGTTTATAATTCACACAAGTTTATTTAAGGGATATTTACTATGATCCCAGAAAGAGGTATATCATGACAACTCAAAGATATTATGCAGCAGTAGTAGACAGCAATAACAACTATGAAATCCATTGGGGGTATTATAGAAATGCAGATATTGCTAGAGAAGATATTAAATCTTGCAGAGATTTCAATAATGAATTCAATGCAGATGTATTTGAAGGAAACTGCAACAAAATAATCTGTGTAGACGCAGATTATGATATTACAAAGATTGGCAAGATTGATTATCATAACATGATCATCTTCCCAGTTTAGTATAATTATTAAAAGGAGAAATAATGAAACGATTAGAAGTGGTCTTAGTCGATGGGTTTAATATATCCTTAGACTTAACAAAAGGTGTTCCGGTACAAATCGAAGTACCGGATGATTATGAAGTTAAAGAAGGCGAAGATGCATTCTTTAATGAGAATATTGTATTCATATTATAAGGAGAAATGAAAATGACAAGAGTACAAAAAATGAAAGAGTTTGCTGAACAACATCCGTATATTACAATTGCAGCTGCAGTATTATATTCTGCAGTGTTAGCATTATGTCTCATAAGAGACTTATACCATTATGGTATACTAAAGAAATAATATAAGGAGGATGGGAATCAATCCCATCCTCCAGAGTTATTTATTTTTTTTATTAGTAACGTTTATAAGAGAGTTGTTTTGAGCTGTATAGATAGATACCGCTAGGAATATCTTCTTTGCAATAATATCAGGAATCTTATCATCTTTATAAAAGAGTCTAAGCTTATTAAGCAATACTATAGATATACGATTACTAGCATCTTCCATTACAATTGAACGCATCTCTTGCTCTAATTCAGGATTTATATATGCAGCTTCTTGCACGTTATTTACTACAACAAATTCTTGAATAGAATCATTGATTATAGAATCAAGAGTCTGATTCAATTCGTCTATAGTAGTGGTCATAGAGATTTGCAATAAATCCATCTCTTGTTTATTTTTTCTCTCATAAGAGCTTGCAAACTTATTGATAACTTTGTATAATAAGATTATTGCAAGTAGAATCAATAGGTAATTAGTAACCAGTACGATTAACTCCAAACTCATTCATAACACTCCAATCTTGAATCTTATCTCTAAGTTTTAGGAGTTCTCCCGTATGGGTATCACCTAAAGAGATAGCATAATTTACGTAGTTTATTACTTTGTTTGCCAGCTCAATAGTTATACCATATTTATATTCTTCTAAGAAAGCCATCCAATTACCAAAACACATATCTGGATGTAGATACATCCCATTTGCATTATGGTATAATTGATGTGCAGTTAAAGAAAGCATTACTAGCTGAACTTTATTTTCAGTATGAACTTTCTTTAATAAGTTTACTAGGTCATATGATGTAATATAACCTACAGTGTTGATTGTATGCTCTGTTAATATGACTGCAATATCGAAGATAGTTAGCATATTATGATGCATCTCAATGGTTGCCATATCAGCATAGATATTGCTATGTAATTGACAGTGATCCATACCAAGATTCATTAGATACCCTTTGTAGTGAGTATAAGTTCTTGATCTTCTAAATCTACTAACAGCATTCTTAATAAAGTTTGTATAAACATCGATGTCCATTAATGTATATTTAGTCTGATAGAACGTTAACTCAAAAGGTACGTATGGAGATTTTAGTACTGGATTCACCGGATCTTTTTTTAATTGTAAATCTGGGAATTGATTCATTTTACTATGCTCCTTTGTAAAATTAGTCTATATCTATATGTTAAGGATAGGCACTTATTGGGGTTACATACTATTAAAGTAAAATCTTAAATTCTCTCTGGAAGGAGGAAATTTATAATATGCAAAATCCTAATATAGGTAAAGTGTTTACAGACTATCCATTTGTAGACGTTCTTATTTATTATGTAAAACAATTAGCCATGAATTGTGTAGTTAAGTCTGAAACTGAAGCATTAAAGTATGAGACTAAACGTACAGAGTATCGTGGAGATCTATATATCCAATCAGTTGAGGGTACTGCTGATTGGAGACTATATGATTATAATACTGATATCTTAGTTAAAGCTGGAGTACCAGCACAGTATTTTGAAAGAGCTCTTAAAGAACCTGATATTATTCCTGAAGAGTTTAGAGATAGAGCTAGAGATGAAGCTGCAAAGTATTATCTTAAAACTTATGTAGAAGAGAATAACTACTATAGAAAGATCACTGGTCTTCCTAACTTAGGAGATAGTGGTCTAATTATCCCCGAAGAGTTACGTATTGATAATATTGGTGTAGACTATAATGAACCTGTACATCAAATGAATGATGCTACAATTAATGTCTTAGAAGAACGTGGTATTTGGGCTAATCTATTAGCAAGATATACTGAACCTAAATATGAGTATCTTAAATATATCAAGTCAGATATCACTATCTATAAAGCACGTAAAGCTGATACATTCCAATTGCTTTATCTTCCAAATATTGATAATACTGTAGTTAAAGAGAAGTTTGAACGTAGATACAACGTTAATAGAGCTTATGCTTTGACTACAATATACTCTGAAGCTCAACGATTTGATAGTAAATATTATGATGCATGGTTAACTATTTTTATTATTATACAAACCATGATTGATTTAGTATCAGAAGTACAAGAGCATATCATCAATCTAGATGTATTTGATGAACGCTGTGTAAGATATATATTCATGTCTCATGGTGTACCATATTATGATGAAATCCCATTAATCTATCAAGTTAGAATGATGCGGAGATTACATCAGTTATTGAAATATAAGTCTACTGCTAAATGTATGGTAGATGTTTGCTCTATCTTTGGCTTTGATGACTTACGTATCTTTAAATACTATCTATTACGTGACCGTAAAGTAGATGAAGATACTGAAGATTATGTATTCAACTATAAGACAAAGAAAGTATTGGATACAGATCAAAAGATTGATATTAATAAAGAAACTCTAACTTCATTTGGCGCTAATGGTATTAAGATACCATTCCCTCATGAAGACTTCCTCGATAGAGGTGGTGCAGTATTCATTAATATTGATGGTAAACGTATTACTGATGATAAGTATGAAATCAAAGATGGTAAAGTTACTTTCAAAGATGCTGATGCATTGAAGAATAAACTTAAACTTGAGTTCATATTCTTCTCTAATAATACATTCAATGATGATATTACTCAATTGGATAAGTATAAGATTCTAACTAAGACTGAATCTTATCCGATTACTAATAATAACCAAAAAGAGTTTACTCTAAATCTACCAACTGAAAACTTCTATGATAATGGTGGTATTATATTCTTATCAGTTGGCTCTACATTTATAGATCCTAAGAGATATACTATAACTAATAACAAAGTCAAATTCAATGGAGATGAAGATTGGTCTAATACAACTGAACGTTTATTGACTGCAATCTATATCTATTCTCCTAGATTCCCTATTAAGTCTAGATCTATAGACTTTACTTATACTGATGATGGTGTAAGCTATAGACCTATGGCTATTAGTAGCTTTGATATCCCAGAGCCATATAGCAACTATCTAAGATATGGTGGAGAGTTCTTTGCTCTAGAGGGTTCTGTATTATTATCATCTGATAGATATCTTGTGAAAGATAAGACTTTTGCTTTTATAGACTCTGATGATAAATTACACAAAGACAAGAGCATTACTTTCAATTATATCTATACACAGGGTAGTGAAATTGAAATGGTTGAAAGTAACTATGAATTTGAAGTAACTACAGTTGGTCAACAAGACTATGAGATTCAAGTTCCATTCAAAGATTATACTGAGTCTGGTTATATCTTAGAAGTATTCTTGAACGATCAACCATTGATGGGTAGTGAGTATGCATTCTTAAAGAATAATATTAAGATTCTAGATCAAACTAAAGTAATGCGTATTGGTAATAAGTTTAGAGTTCATTTTATTTATCCAAAAGATAGAAATGCAGTAACTCTAAGTAGTCAAGTTATTGATATCAATGATAAGACTAGAAGCTTTAAGATTAAGTTCCCATATGATGGATATAAGTATCGCTATGATAAATACTATGTAGTTATTGATAGCAAGATTCTAGATCCATCTAAATATAATATTACGGATGATGGTCTAATTACCTTTACTGATCCAAGGGAGTATTTGACTAGTAAGAATAAAGTAGAAGTTAAGTTCATTAAAAATAGTGAGAACTCTTATATTATTCATATTGGTCAAGAAAGCCTTAGAGTAAGATCAGCAGATCAAAAGAAATTTACTATTAACTATCCATTCTATAATTATGGTAAGTCTGGTAATGGTATTATCATCACTGTAGGCGGTACAGTTATTGATCCATCTCGTTATACTATTGAGAATACAGTTCTTACATTTGATGATACAGTATCTTTAGATAAAGGTCGTGAAGTTAGATGTATTTTTATATACAACTCAGTATATGATAACTTCAATAACTATATCCGTACAGAGTATGATATCTATAATCTTAAAGATGGTAAACGTGTAGTAGATATACCATATCCATATAATAACTTCTTAGAATCTGATAATAATAACCAGATGGAGATCTTATGTGAAGATGGGTTTATCTTAGAAGAGAACGTTGACTATGAAATCATTGACGATCAGGCAGTATTCTCTGATGTAAATAGAGTATTAGAGCATGGCGATACTATCTTATTTAGCTTCTCTTATGTAAATGCTAAGAGAAAAGAAGTATTCGTTGAAGATACATCTAAGAACTATGACTTGAAGTTTGTTAAAGTTCCTTTAAATGCATCAGCTGATAGCTATATTAGAGATGAGTCTAAGTATATTGACTATACTAAATTTACTGAAGATGATTGGCTATGGACAAATGAATTTGATCCAGTTGATATTAAGAATCAGATCTTAGATAAAGAATTCAACTATACTAGAACTAAATACATTGCAATCGATACAGTCATGTCTATGAGTGATCTATCATTTAAGATTCCTTACTTCTTTAATATCTTCTTTGATAATGTCAAACTAGAAGAACGTATTCGTCTTGCAGTCCCAACTATACGAGAAGATAAGATGTTTAGATTGTCTTCCATTCTTTGCTATCTATTCTCCTTATCATACTTATACTATGGCAAAGAGGATACCATTCAACATGAAACAGTTCCTATCATGTATATCCAAGGATTCAACTTTGAGGCTGACTTAGAATTGCTTCGTAAGGATATAGAAAAGAACTATGGTTATAAATTAGAAGACCTTAGAGTAAATGGATTTAAGAAATATTCCACTGGTGTTTCCATCAAGGGATTGATTGATATCTTTAATCATAACTCTAAGATATATGATGTAGTAGTCAAAGGCATGTATTATGCAGATAATAAACGTATCTATGATGCATATAAAGCTGTATATGATGCATTGATGATTAGAAAGTACTCTAAACAGTTCTTTACAACTAATGGCGTTGATATAGCTAATACTTACACTGAATACTTAAAGCATCAAGATAAGGATTTATACAATTCTATTCTACGTATTAAGTCTATTGGTGAAGATAAACAACGTCAGAAGACAATAACTAATACTATTATGGATACAGTTAAGTATATCGAAATCTTTATGGGCTCTGAAGATTGGAAATCACTATTCAATTACATGCCTGGTATTGGTATCGATTATCTTAAAATGTATGTATCCAAAGTTATTGATTTCTTTAAATCATATAAGATTGAGATTGCTGGTTTGACTACAGTATATAACTTTAGCAATAGATATAGACAGTATATCAAACCAATTGATCAAATCCTTATAGAAGCGAAACTTAATGTAGAAGACTTCGAGCTACTATATGATGGTTTCACTAAATATATGACAAAGAAATATGAATATGATAAGATTACACAAGATGAGTTATTGTATATCTTAAGATACTACTTCGAGAAACGTGGGTATAAAGACCATGGTATCTCTACACTAGATCCTAGTACGGATATTCATGATAAGATTCATATTGATACAGTATATACTCATCAAGATGACTTACGTAAACTTATCACTAAGGAGTTATTGCATTATCTTACACACTTGAAGCTATATGATTATACGTTATATAGTCAGATAGATGCAATCAAACCAGTTGCTAAAGCTAGAAAGTATGATAGATACACTATGTTTGATCACATTTACGTATCTAGATACGATACGCAACCATAACCAAAACATAATAATAAAATTTGAAGATAAGAACTAATTGGAGGTAATTACGAAATGCCTGATACACAGTTAAATATTACTGAATTTAGTCATTTTAAAGATACGACTAAAAAACAAACTGCGACACATCGTGGTACTGATGTAAAAGTTTATGTAGGCGGCACTGATATCTTATTATATCGTGGCACTAATAAAATCATTTTACCAGGGGCAGAATATACAGCTACTCAACACTTTGATATTCCAAGACAATATATCACTCCATCTTACAATACAGAATTAAGCTTAGAGAACTCTGTATTTGAAACACCAACTACACCAGAGAAAGTATTCTTATTCTGTGTAGGTACTGATGGCTGTGGTCGTGAAAACTCTCAAGTATATGAAGTAAACTATGCTAAATGGTGTGCACCAGAGTATTTGGTTCCATTCCGTTTCCCATTGATTACTGAAGATATTACTGAAGCGAAAAAAGAAATCTACCATGGCCGTAAGATCATTGGTAACCGTGTAGCATACTACTTCAAGACTTTTGAAGCTAAACCAGTTAAGAAAGTACGTTTTGAAGATGGTACTACAGTGGATTCTACAGTATATAACTCTACTAAGGAATCTGAAGTTGAAACGTTCATTGAAATCAACTTAAAAATCACTGAAGAAGAATGTCGTGAGTTCTTCATCAATACAGTTGGTATCAATGAAGCACGTATTAATACAATTTCTTTATGTACTGCTTGGAAGAAAGATATTGATGGTAAAGAATACTATCAAGATATTCGCCCATTGACCAAATACAATATGCCTAACGAACAATTGATTGAGCTCTCCAAAGGCTTAGATATTGTATATCAAATCTATTATTAATTCTAACACCAAAAGATTCCCCATAGGAGTTTAACTCCTATGGGGTGGTCTTTTTACATATTGCTTAGATAGCGAGATAATACTGTACGGGAGTTTATATCAGATACTACATTATTGATATCTTCAGTTGACATATATTGGAATGCAACCATTGCAGATTCATTCATTAAGTCTTTTACTAATACCTCATCTCTTGTTATAGCTAGATAACCAGTACATAATGATGCTAGCTTATTGATCTCTCTATTTATAATACAGATAGTCATAAATATACCAAAGATTCTTTCTTCTTTAGAAGATGCAGTATGTAATAATTGACTGACTACCATACCAAGAATCTTATCAAAGATTACAAATGGTTTATCTAATGCTACACTTAGACATTCATAGTTATTCTTAGCTAAGAATAAATCAGGAGTTGGTATAGACTCATTGATTATGGATATAATCTTATATGACTCAGACTTAATGGCATTCAATAGTAGTCTATGATAGTCTAGATCCATATTTAAGAAAGTAAGAACGTTTCCAAATATTTTAATATAGATATCATCAGAAGTAATTATATCAAATACTTCATCTAGAGTATACTTTGTCTCTCTCGGAATACTACTTAGAAATAGTAATGAATCATCTACATTATCGATACAATTCAAGTCTGAGACCAATGATTTAAGGGACCCAGATGTATCCCCCTTACGGTTGTATTTTTTTGCTATTATTGGAATTATGTTAGTCATATTTGCCTCCAAACAGATATAAGTGGTACATCCAAATTAATTGGATGTACCATTATAATTATTTTACTCTAATAAATGGGCTGATTCTTATAGCAAGCATTGCACGTTTCTTATTGGTATAGTTTTGTGTACCAGATAGCTTCCACCCCATGTATATATCCATTCTGAATTTCTTATCAATTATAGGACAAACCCAGATTTCTTTACACTTAACGGAGAAGTATCTCTTCAATCCCTTAGGATTTTGCAAGTAAGATACAAATAGTTCTTTACCATTACCTCTAGAGTTCTCTAGAACGTATTGTTGTTTACCAATGAATTCAATACCCAATAGATTATATGCAAAGCCATACGCACAGTTACGATATAACCAAAGTACACGACAGAAGTATCGTTGAATACGTTCTTTGATTGTAAAGTTATCATCTAGAATGACTACATGACCAGGGATCATTTCATCATTATTCTTAGACTCCATATAGTACTTATAATGCTTATTGAAATCATATTGGAATATCTTAGGAACTTTGTTCTCATAGATCATCCAATCAATATCTAGACAGTTATCATAAGTCTGCCATAGTCTAAATATCCTAGGTAAGTTACCATACTTATCACAGAATAGAACCACTATTGGATTAGTAAGCATACATAGAACCATCGTTAGGATACCCAAAATATAGCATCCAATATATTCAATAGTAATTAGTTTAGCAAGATATCTAAATGCCTTCTTAGTAGTAGGCATTTGATCAAGGAATTTCATTAATTACCTCCAACTTCTTCTAAATGTACAGATTTGAATGTACCATCAGTACCTAATCTAGCTTTCTCTACATTATTAAAGCTGAAGATCAATTCACCAGACTCTGCTGGAGCAAGAGTCCAACCACCACCAAGGTTATTAGTCTTAGCTGCAGCTAATTGAGCTTTTGTAACAAACTTATCATCAAATTCCTTACGGTTATATAGGTTAGCAAGTTTAGAGTTTTGATATTTAGTCACGAAGTAATGATTGTCATCTTGAGCAATCATAGATGCTGGTAATGTCTCTGGTAGTACATAGTTGTTTGCACCAGCAGCAATACCATCTAGCTTAGTTTTGTCTTCTTTAGACATCTTACCATCAGCAGTTGTACTAGCATTAGGAATAGAGTTACTAGAAACTACAATCCATTTAGTACCATTATACTGATGAGTATTACCAGTATCAGTTACACTTACAGTCCAACCTTTCTTAGGAGAAGAATATTTAGTATTCAACTCAGCTTCAGTTCTGACTGCTTCTTTCCATTCCATACCACTTTGAGCTGCAGCGATCTTAGATTCAATCTCAGATGCAGATAAAGTTGCTTCTAGTTTATCTTTAAGAGACTTAGTGATAAACTGTTTGGATTCACTTTCAGTAACAATAGCTGCAGGTACAGCTGTTACATTAATATTTACATTAGCAGAACCATCGAAGTCAACTGCTGTTGCAGTAACACCAGTAAGACCTAACTTACGAGCAGTACTTAGTTTAGTTGCAGTTGCAGCATTCTTACTAATATTTACATTCAAAGTATCTGGGTTACGTCCTGCAATTACATGACCTTTACGGTCTACAGTTACAGCAGTATACTCAGTATTACGAAGATCAGTAGGGCTATCAGGATGTGTATACACAGTGTCAGTAAAAACTGCATTACTAGGGACGTCAGATCCAACAGTATGACCATTGACACGGTTAACAGTAATACGATTAGATAAATCATTGTAGTCTATGTTTAATGCCTTAATATTAATTTCAACATTACCGGAGCCATCTACCAATACAGGATCAGATACAGCTCTACCTTTAACGGAAATATTGAATGGAGTAAATGTAGCACCACCCGGTGTAGGAGTAACAGCTCCACCAGTACCAGGTGTAATAGATAATGCTTTAAGAGCTTTATCTACGAATTTAGTTGTAGCAATTTGATCAGTTGCTGTACCAAATACTGCTGTAGGAGCAGTTGGTTTACCTTGAAGAGCTGGGGAATCTTTAAGTACTAGCTCGTTGAGAGCTACACCATTAAGAGTATCAGCAGTAGTAGCATGATCTGCATTACCAGTAATAGAGATATTATAAGTACCAGACATATTACGTTGAGGAATTGTACCACGTAATGCACTAGTATCAACAGTAGATAGTGGAATTACAATATCGTTAAGACCATTGAATCTAGTAACTTCAGATGTAGCTGCACCAGCTAAACTTACATTAACTTCACCAACTAATTGATAAGCACGACTAGCTACTTCAGGTCTATGAGATTTCAGAGCATTACTAACAAACTCTGTACTTGCAATTTTATTAGAAGAATCACCCATTGGTGCTGTAGGTGTAGTAGGAACACCAGTTAAGTTAGGGGATTCGTTAGGTGCTTTATTATTCCAATTATCTTGGTCTAAAGCAGATATATGAACTTTTTTATCTTGAACGTGTCTATTCAAATCATAGGATACCACGTCAGAGGATGCTTTAATCATATCTTGTAGATCGCTAGATAAGTCTTCTAGCATAATCTTATCATATCTTTCGTTAAAGACTTCCATATTTGTCTCCTTTCGATTAATCAATTATCATAATGTTTTAACATAATGATAACTCCCGATTCCGCTCCATGTGGATATAATTGGGAGGTTTTATGTAAAAGGAGGATTAGTAAATGTTTCTATTTAGATCGTTGAGATCTTACATGGCCTCAATCTGTATGGGATTTGGTCTAATAGCTGCTTCATTGGTTTTAGTTTCTTGGTTATATGGATATTGGTCCAATGGCCTATATGGAACTAAATTCGAAATTGATAGCTGTTGGCAAGGTCTATCGGCATGTGGGGTCGGCTTAATTGGTTTATTTAAATGGATTGTAGACAGCTCTAAGAACTCTCCAGTAGGTGAGTTTCCTGTCGCACCAAAAATCGTAAAGGCTCCCATTGTTGAGCAGCCTGTTGTCGAACGTCCGGTCGTTGAGAGACCGGTTATAGAAGTTCCATCTAACAGTAAAGCTGCAGATGATGTTATTAGTATGGCTAAACAAGCATCTAGACCTAAAATGAAGATGCATGAGCCTGTTAAAAAGTAAGGAGACTAAATAATATGAAAATTGGACAATTGTCTGAAAAATACGAATCCGGTGGTGCCGGTATTGGTACTATTTCTGATGGCTGGGGAGACCCAGGCGGTAAGTCCTATGGCACTTATCAATTTTCCAGTAATGCTGGCTCTTTGGAGAATTTCGTAGATTGGCTTCAAGAGAGAGGTTACTGGTTCGGTGCTGAGTTAGCAAAATATCCTTTGACTGGAGATGATTTTGATGCTGCATGGCAATGGTTAGCTAACTCTGATAATGCAGAGGATTTTGAAAGAGCTCAAGATGAATATGTAATTGAGCACTATTATGATCCTGCAATAAGAATTCTTCGTAATATTGGTTTCAATATCGAGAATCATCATGAAGTAATGAAACAAGTAGTATTCTCCCGCGCTATTCAATATGGTATTGGTAATATTGAAGAAATGTGGTTGGATGCATTAGCTTATCTTGGTTATCCAAACATGTCTTACGTGGATGGTCCTAACATGGATAGAGCTATGATCGAAGCAATCTATTTAGGCGTATGCTCTTCTTGGGAATGGAATCATTCCGATGTAATGGATAGCTTAAATGATCGATTCAGATGGGAATGTGAAGACGCTCTCGATATGATTCCAGAATAAGAATAATTAACCTCGCTCCAATGGGTCTCAGAACTCATTGGAGCCTCATTTTGAACATAAACGTAATACAAATAAGGAGGTTAACTGATGGCTTATAATAATGAACTAGATAAGATCACCTATGCTGAATTATCCTTATCCCTCCAGAATACAATCAAGACTAATCAAGCCCATACGCAAGATGAACTTGTCCATGTAACTCAAAGAGAAAAAGATAATTGGAATAGAGTCTTAGATCTTCCTTTAGCTAATGACACTGCTAAGGGATTTTTAGCACCTGAAGAAAAACTAAAGTTAGCTGGTATTGAACCAAAAGCTAACAAATATGTCCATCCTAAAAATGGTGTTGTCCCAGGTATCTATACTCAAGTAGAAGTAGATGATGAGGGTCATGTCAAAGTTGGACGTAATCCATCTAAGATTAATACAACTGCAGAGAATGCTGACCGTCTTGGTACATATCCTGCAAGTGCTTATGCTAAACTGGTATCTCCTGAATTCTTAGGTACTCCTAAAGTACCAACACCTGAGAAGACAGCTGATGCTACACAGATTGCTAATATTGAATATGTAAATTCTCAAATGCCATATATTAAACAGGCTACAGCTCCAACTGAAGAATCTAAGAATAAGTTCTGGATTGGTCCTAACAACTGTTTGAATGCATTTGATTCAAATAATAAATGGAACTCTGTATTTGCAGAAGTTGGTTTATTCTTAAAGGCTTTGAATACTGATGAGACTAAACCTACAAAACCAAATGACTATTCAAACTTCTTTAAATTTATTGGTAAGCGTAAAGTTAGTGCATTGAATCTTAAGACTCAATTCACTACTGAATATGCTACAGTATTTGGTATGCGTTCTGATGAAGATGAATATGCATACGAATTTCTTATGATCAATGGGCAAATCTTTATGCGTATTGGTAAAGGAGATACTTGGAAACAAGAAGTACTTCTCGGTGGTAATACTGCCGAATAAAAATATATAGGAGGATATAATGGCAACTAGTAGATTCGCCGTATCTTATAAAGAAAGAAACAACGGGGCGTTTGATCAGCAGATTGATAAAATCACTCATGCCGAATTAAATAGCCTCTTAAATGAAAAGATAGATACAGCATATGTCCATAAAGACGATGAGTCTAAACACATTACCCAAGAAGAACGTAATCGTTGGGATAATATGCTTACAAGATTAAAAACTGCTACTAAAGTTGAAAGCGGCTTACTCTCTCCCGCTGACAAAACTAAGTTAGACGGTATTGCTGAAAATGCAAATAACTATGAGCATCCTAGAAGTGGTGCTACAGCTGGTACATATATGCGTGTAACAGTAAACGACCAAGGTCATGTAATTTATGGTGATAATCCAACTCGTATTGATGTGACATGTACTAATGCAGAATACTTAGGTAATCAACCATTCAACTATTTTGCTAGAGCAAATAACCCAGTATTCACTGGTACAATGAAAATCCCTGATGCTACAATTGGTAGTCCTCCAAATACTCCAGTAACTGTAAAGCTATTAGAGTCTTACGTTGCTGAGCAATTAAATAGAGCGTGGCCTATCGGTAGTATCTTCATTACAGTAAGCAATCAGAACCCTGAAGCTCTTATTGGTGGTAAATGGAAACGTATTGGTGAAGGTAGATGCTTAGTCGGTGTTAGTGATGCTCGAGGGATTACATTACGTAAAGAAGGCGGTTCTACATCCGTTACTTTAAGCAATGCTAATATCCCATCTCACGATCATACTATCAATATTTCTGGTAGTACTTCTGGTGTAGGAGATCATACACATAATACAAGTGATAATTCTTCATATACAAACGGTACTAATTACAATGATAGAGGTAATTATGTTAAATATAAAGGTAGTGGAGATACTGATAGTAGACGTAATGATACTTATTATGTTAATGAGACTATAAATCGTACAACTACTGGTGCTGGTGGTCATAGCCATACAGTTAATGTGAGCGGCAATACTAGCAGAGTTGGTAATGCTTCACCTGCAAGCTTTAATATTGAGAACCCATACCTTGGGGTATTTATGTGGGAAAGAATAAGTTAGTATAAAACTTTAATGTTAAGGGAGAAAAAATGAAACCTAATTATTTAAGTGAAGTTAAGCGTGCTATATACGATAACTTTATGGCTTATAGAAAGATAATCATCGCTGGTTTTCTACTGTTTCTTATTAGTCTTAGTATTGGTGGGTTTATTACCTACAAGATTATGTATAATCAGCTAGAAGATGCATATGATAGAATCAAATACCTAAAACAAATAAACGCAAATGAAAAACTAGTTGAAGAGATGAAAACTATTTCTAAAGCTGTTGAAGAACTAAAGCAAAATAAACCAGTGACTGAACCGATAGTAAGTAATAACGAGACTGACATTAAGTATGTACAAAAACAAACTGCTGAAGATCCAGATGTAGAAATCAAATCTGAAGCTCCAGTAGCTAGAGTAAAATATAATGAGCAAACTTATGATGTACCTATGCAGACTACCACAACCAACTCCACTGAAAAAGATGGTACAGTTAAAGTAAATCAAACACATGAATTCACTGTAGATGTAACTAAAGTGGCAGATCGTCAAATCGCTGCATATAAGTTATCTAGAGATGAAAAAGAACGTGAACTAAACGAAGAGCTTAAAGAAGTTAAGCATCAAAATAAACAATTAAAGATTGCTGGTGGTGTAGTTGCAGCTGGAGCTGTTGGTTACTTGATCCATAAAGCTTCTAAATAGCACTTTTAACATATGAGTAACTTTAAATCAAAATATGTAAGGTGGTGATTAGTACCAAATGTTAGCGGATTTAGGCGAACTCATACATGGGTTAGGAAAACTTATAACTGACTTCGGTCCATTTGTATTTGGTCTAGTCGCGTTATTATTGATAATCGTATTGATGTTTATAGTCTTAATATATCTAGCTAAAGCTATAAGTAAGAGCCTTACTCAACAAGGCCAAAATAATAACTCTAATGCCGGTGATGTAAATGAACAGCTTAGAGCCATGAGAGAAGAAATTGCATCCCTTAGGGGTGGTAATGTACAATCAAAGAAGGAAGAAAATCTAATGGCTGTATTCTTACGAATCAATAATGGTCTTAAGCATACAGTTAGAGAACTAGTTCCTAAGATTAAAGCTGATAGAGTGGCATTCTATTTATTCCATAATGGAACTCACTCTATTAATAATATACCTTTCTTGAAGGCTTCTTGCCTTTGTGAAATTGATGATCTTGGTTTAGCTCAATATCACTTAGTTAAATCTCATAAGGATATTCCAATTAACTTATTAGATGATATAGTAGTTGAGCTTATCAAGAAACATGACTTTGTTATCTATAAGAATGAGAAGAAAGTTGATGCTCTTATTGCTAAACTCTTCTTTGATGAACAAGATAAGACCTGTATATTTAGTGGCATCTTCGAAATGGACAGTGGTGAACTATTAGGGTTCATTGTTGCCGAATATGATAATGTAACTGAATTTACAGAGAATGATTTAAAATATAGATTAGAAAATATGAGAGAAACTGCTAAGCACACTTCTGCTACTATGCAAATTATCTCTGCACTAAAATAAAGGAGGATTATAGTAGTGGCAAAACCAGATATATTAAACCGTTTAAAGAATATCGCTAGTTCCTCTAACCCTAATGAGTTAGTTGCTTTTGCTGATACAAGCGGTTATAAAATCAAGCCTACTGGAATCAACTATAACGATATTCAAGATATCGCGGCAAATAATATAAACGTAGTTGCTCACTTGGGTAATAATAAGATTCATGTTACTCCAAAAGAGAAAGAATCAATCAATGAGTCTGCTATCAAGATTGGTAATCATATCAGTGATACAGATATCCATATCTCTGCTACAGATAGAGCTTCTTGGGATGCTAAAGAAACTGAAGAGGGTGCACAACAAAAAGTAAATATTGCATTTGCTGTTGCTAACCGTCATATCCAAGACAAGAAGCTTCATGTATCTACAGTAGATAGATTGAATTGGAATAATAAGTATACTAAAGAAGAAATTGACAACAAGTTCTCTCAACTCCAATATGATAATATTTGGAAAGAATCAGTAGATGTATTCTCTGAGTTGATTTCTAAATATCCATCTCCTCAAAAGGGTTGGACTGTAACTTGTAATGAAGATAATATCACTTATCGTTATGATGGTACTAACTGGATTCCTATCTCTGCAAACTCTATCCCTATTGCTACAGTGGCAGTAGATGGTAAGATGTCTAAAGAAGATAAAGCTAAGTTAGATACTGTTGAGATGAGTGCTAACCATTATATTCATCCTGACACTCCTAGTGTTAGACACGTAACTGATAAAGAGAAACTATACTGGTCTGCTAAAGCAGAAGACCGTATTGCTACTTATCAGTACAATGGTCTTCTTTCTAAAGAAGATAAATATAAATTAGACTCCATTGAGAGTGGTGCTACTAACTTCTCAATGCCAGATTCTATCGATCCACAAATTATCCAACAAGATGAAACTCATAGATTCATCACAGATAAAGAACGTATAGATTGGTCTAATAAAGCTAGTCGTAATCTAGCTACTGAATCCTTAGATGGTATTATGAGTAAATATGATAAGATCAAACTAAATACTATTGAAACTAATGCCAACTATTACGTTCATCCTGACACACATGAAGCAACTGTTATCTTACAAGATACTACTCATAGATTCGTTACTGATGAACAAATCCTAGCTTGGAATAATAAGGCTACTGCGGTATTAGCAGATGGTGATAACAATGGTCTCTTAACTAAGGAAGATAAGATTAAATTAGATAGCATTGAAACTGGTGCTAATAACTATCATCTTCCTGATACATTACCTCCGTCTATTATTGCACAAGATCCTAATAATAGATTTATTACTGACCAAGAACGTGAGCAGCTAGGTCTTAAGAAAGACATGTCTGCATTCGTAGTTGGTACAGGTATCTTTAATGGTACTGAGGGTACTATTATTAGACATGAGTTTGGTAATACTTCCTTTGCTGTAGCAATCACTCCAACAGCTAATCCTAACGGCACTGTAGGTGAAGTATGGGTTAGAAAAACAAATACATTAGTTGTAGTATATTGCTCTGGTGATGGTAAGATTCCATTTGACTACTCTCTAACTTATTATAACTAAAAAAATAAACACCCCATAGGAGTTCAACTCCTATGGGGATATTTTTATCTTTCATATGGATCGATATTAGAGTTATTCTTAGTAACCTTAGTGTCTTTAATACGTTTCTTCTTAGCATTATCCATAGTAGTAATAGAATCATTAAAGAATTCCTTATTAAGATACACTACAAAGTCTGATAAGATATGCTCAACTGGTCTTCTTGTAGTTAGAGTCATATTCTCCCAATCTACATCACATAGATACTCTTCATTTCTATTGAATACTTTGAAGTCTAAGAATACTGATGGAGATATATAGGATTCATTACAAGCTTGTATAACTCTCATGATATTAATATCTTTCTCAAAGATCTCTTTAAAGTTAATAGTCAATGGCTTAGACTTATCCTCTTCTTCATATGGGACATTAATGAACTGATCCCATCCCTTTTCATTTACATTAGGGATATTAGAGAAGTTAACGATATATGTCTTAAGATTACCTTCTTCATTGAATCTCATGAATGTATTCTGTTTCATACTGAAGTAGCAGAATATTTTAGGTGCTGGGAATCTCATTTCAGCATTAAACTCAATGTAATAGTTAGAGCTTACTTGGTTTTGACGTTCACCATCATCTATATTAATATCTGGTACTCTAATATGAACGTACATATTAGATGCACGGATAAAGAACTCATCTCTACTATTCATATTACGTAATTTATATACAAATGGTACTTCAGAGTGTCTATTTAGATACGCTAGGAACTTATATGGTTCTTTGATAAGCTTTCTATCATAGTCCACATCAAATCCTACTTCATCAGCTAATGTAAATAGCATATCATATGGTACATGGATATCCATATCAGTATAATACCCACTTGTAGCACCAATCTTATATGCCATCTTCATATATTGCATTAAGTCTAATTGCTTAGCCTTAGTGTTTACTTTAACTTTGATTTGGAATTGGAATAGTAACTGTTGTAATGATACACCAATGTATAAGTCTTTATCCAAGTCCTTAAAGAAGGTCTCTCTGTGATTAAACGTTCTTGCATAATAGTTTAAATCATGTAGACCAATATCTATACCCTCACGGTTAAAATCTATATCGATATTTGGAATAATAGCTATCGCTGGTTTACCACGTTTAATCAACTCACGTTCATTAATCTTAGCAAACTCATCGAATAGATGTTTACCATCTATATATACTGTCTTAAAGTATTCTTTATCGAATTTACTTAGAATCCAGTTTTTAAAGAACTCTACAGCCACAGAGTAAGCATGACTCGTGCTAGGAACACAGAGATTCTTCAATAGACTCTTTTCCATTATACCGCCAATTTGGACATCTACTAAAGTATCAGTATTGAATACTCTATCTTGATCACCAAATAGTTCAGATTTATCTACTTTATTATTATTTTGAAGTCTAGGTTTATCAGTTCTAATCCTAGTACCTCTACCGGGATCTTCGTCATCTATAAACTCCTGAATCAGAATAGGTACATTACCTTCTTCATCAGAAGCTATAGGGGTAGGTATATATGAATCTCGTCTTATCAAGTATTTTCACCCCTTTATTTACAAAAAAAATATTATCATAATGTTGAGGAAGGCCTTGAAGACCTTCCTCTGATTCAGTTCTCTATTATCGAGGACGACGAATACCGAACGTGCTACGATCGATCATATTGTCACCTCCTCAATAATAATAACGAACTTCTCGAGCTTGCCATTTATCACTTCAGGCATAAGCTCATTTTCCAATTCCGGATCATCTGGGTAATCCGGTATCAATCTATAGATAATCTGATTATCATCTATAGATGAATCAAGTACCGTAAATGGCTTTATGATACCATTTACTGTATTGATCAGTGGTTGGGCTGAACCAACCTCTCTTCCACCCTTAGGAGATTCGAATATGAAATTCCATCTCTGGGTAACAATAATGTTTTCCATAAGGATATCCTCCTTCGTGGTTATAATATATAACCAGAGGAGAATACTATTTCAAAGATTGAAGTTGACGGATATTTTCCAATTCTTCTTCAGTATATGCATCACGTCCATTATAGATTAGGCTATTCAAGTTTACATAAGTATCTTTGAAATGGTTAACGGAAGAGTTAAACTTACCATCATTACGGGATATCATCATAGCATTTCTTGGATTAAGAACTTTAGAAGCTCTAGCCTCGAAATCTTTATTGATGATATACATGATATTCATACAGTCACCATCGAAATCTGCACCTAAAGATTTAAGAATCTGTAATGGTACAGACATAGTAAAGTCATCTTCATTGATAGCTACACAATACATCTGTAACAGAGAACCATAGTTGATAGATGGATTTCGGTTAATGATGAATGGAATACCACGTTCTTTAGAGTTGATGATATTTCTAATGATATTTAGAATGAATGGATCTTTAACAATCTGAGACTTAAACCATCTCTTATATGCTTCAGTATAAGTTAAGCTTAAAGACTTAACTAAGAAGTTAATAATAGTCTGCTCTAATAGAATAACTAAAGCTACATATGGCAATCTAATCTCATCAATCTGTAAAGTCTCATCAGGTTTAATAACAGCACGAGCAGTAAAGTTATATCGACCAGCCATAACTGAACGAATTGCACCTTTCTTACCACGCATATCATTAAGGATAACCTTATAGACCTCTTCCATACTCATTTGGATATCATATAAGATATCATTCTTAGTTTTAACTCGACGATATACTTCCATAGATTCATCATTAACGAAGCATACGTTACGAGCGATATTGTTATACCACTTATTATTCTTAGTAAATGTAAATTGCTCACCAACTACATTTACCATACGTAAGAATAGTGTGTATACTGGAATACTATGAGTTAGAATCTTCTCTCTATGCTTTCTGAGATGATTATATAACTCTTTCTTCTTAGGATTGTTTTTAGTCTTATTATGATAGAACTCTAGAATCTCATCAAGACGTTCTGCAAATTCCATCATACCAATACCAACGAATGGTTGGTCTTCTTTAACTGGTCCTTTATCTTCTACGAAACCATCTTCATTTGCTTCTTTATCATATTTGATAATAGCATTTAGTTTCTTAGAACCAATGAAGCTTTTAAGAACTTCAAACAAGTTAGGATGAATGACATAGTACTTATCGGATAATACCATCCAACCAAAGATACCAAAGTCATCATCTACATACTTAACTTTTTCACGACATGTAGGACATTCTTCGCCATTATATAATGCCCCTCTAAGATGACCACATTTACATCTATAGCGATCTTTAAATGCATCTTGGTCTAAGATAGATGCACCATATTTACTAGAGAAGATAGAGTGATCAGATTTGATGTCTTTCTTTATAGCTTGAGAGTCTTTAATGAAGAAATCTCTACCATATACAATACCACGTTCACGTTCTTTATCAAGATTTAGAATCTCTAAACGTGTTTGATACTCGAATTCAGTATCGACAGGTTGTGTTACTCTTACATTCATTTCTTCCATGTGTCTTATCTCCAAAGTCTTCTAATAGTAGTAGCAAAAGATTTACTATATTCAACACCAAAACGTTTAGCAATTACAGAAGAGGTTTCGCCAGTCTCTTTTGCAATCTTATCAATTGTAGCCTCTCTAAGGGATTTAGATACGGTATCCAATTTAATTACATTACCAATCATTTCGATAACATCGTTTTCTTTAACAGATCTACCAACCATGATATCTTTGATAGATTTGTTTTCAAACATGAATTCACAGAAATAGATATACCAATTGCTTTTCTTACGTAGAATAGCATTATCTGGCATATCTGCAGTTTTTGCTTTAAATATGATATCAACTACACTAGTCAAAGGCAGATTAGTTTCACGTTGAATATCTTCTAATAGTACACCTTTATTATAAAGGTCTAGAATAGTTTCTTTAACTTGCGGCATTATTCTTCTCCTTTCTTATATTCATCTATATAATATTTAGTCATAAGAGATTTTAACTCTTCTTCAGTCAAACCAGTTGCTTCAATAACCTTAGCTGGGTCTTTATATTCAATGATAGCTTTGATTACTTCTAGATCATGTACAAAGTTATCATCCACTGTAGTTAGAACGCTAATCATTGTACGTACATTAGCACGTCCTTTAACACGGATAAGATATGTATTATCACCACACATAGTAGGATATACACACTTACGGTTCTCTTCAATGATAATATCATCAATGCTTCTATTGATAAGCAAAGATGCAAAGATGTTTTTATTGATATAGAACTTAACCAATTTAGGAAGCTTTAACTCTTGATCAATCTCACGAAGAGTCAATCTACCTTCATTGATTAATTCAATGATCCTATCATAAGGGACTTTATTAGCTTTCAAGATATTGAAGTCACTATATAGACGTTTAGCAAAACGTGGAGATACGTTTAGCTGTTTATATAATTCAGTAGAGTCATTACCTTCAGAGAGAATATCATATGCCTTACGGATTAATTCACGTTTCTCTTCAGTATCTAAGAATTGTTTAGTATTTCGTCCTAGAGTTATGTAGTTACGTTCACTGATCTTTCTAAGTGTACGTTTCTCCTCTCTACGACGAATTCCAAATTTATTACAAGCAGCACGTAATGCTTTGAGAGTATAACCATTCTCTTCAGCAATTACATTAAGCTTACGACGTTTAGTAACAAACTCATCAGTTAACCATTCAACAAATCTTCCCATGGATTTATCAACAGTCTCATTTAACTCTAGAGCTACGAATTGATTACGGAAGTATACTTCCAATGCAGCAATAGATGTAATCTCAGAATATCTACTAACAATTTTAAATAGATCATCTCCAGAGTTGAATTCATTAATCCATTTAGGACTACTAACGTATTTGTGTTCAATGATACCACGTTTACTATACATACGGTATAAGTTTCTATACGTTTCAGGAGTAATATCTAGAACTACTAGACAACGTTTACGGGAGATATTATTATCTCTCAAAAGTTTAAAGTTTTTTAATAGGTCTTTAGAATAGTTAATCATCTTAATACTCATCCCCTTGTGAAGAATCAAGCCTATACCCACTAAGATAGGTATAGGCTTTAAAACTAATAAATTGTTGATTGGCTATTATTTATCAAACCCAAAAGCTTTATCTGGATCCATCTTAGTCATAACAACTTGGGAGTCATGGAATGCCTTCATTGCTACCAGTTTGAGTTTAGAAGCAATCTGAGGCATCGCTGCACCGACATTCGTAATCCCTAGTTTATGGAATAGATTGCCAGCACATGCATTACAAATAATACCATCTTTAGATTCACATAAAGAAGCAAATCTAATCTGTACTGTCTTACCGATATACTTAGATTGATTATCGGAATTGATCTCTACAAGCTTAGATCCTTCTTTAATAAAACAATACATATACTCTTTGATATTCTTATCATCTAGAGTCACAGTAATAGTACGTTTAGTACCACAATCAGATCCTTTAGGACCAACTTTAACATGTTGGAATGCTGGTAGTAATAGCTTTTCCCAATAACCACCAACTTCTGTCTTATTAGAACGAGAATAAGGACCTTCTGCTAGAGAGTTTGCAAAGTCTGCATACTCTTCTTTAGAGATACCTTCAACGTAGTTAGACATGATGATATTATAACCCTTTGTAGGATCTGGATTCTTCGTAATACCCTTCATGATAAACATGTTTTTGAAGTCATTATTGAAGCTACCACGAGCACCAGAGCTATATGTATCATATGCTACATCATCTTTAAGAGTCTCTTTAGCAAGTTTAAGTAATTCTTCTTGAATTTCAATAACTGCATCAGGATCTTTAGCATCCAATCTATCACGATATTTCTTAACCAATTCAGCTTTAGCTTTACTGATTACTTTAGTGATAGTTAAAAGCTTCATAGAATAGCCATTAGCCAACACTGATACATATGGCATAAACTTCTGAGCTTTCATAATAAAGTTTTTCAAAGCATCCAATGGGAGCTTTTCTTCTAAGATTGCATAACCAATCTTTTCAGTAATCTTACCAACCATTTTCTTATTGATTGGCTCATTGATATAACCATATAGGTCAAACAATTCATTTTCTATAAATACTTTATTGAATACCCAGATGCCTATAGTAGTTAGGAAAGCTTCTTTATTCTTCTTACCATCTTTACCATAAGCCCCTTTAGGTACAACAAAAGTATCATATGTATTAAATCTTACCTTACCGTTGAAGTCACCAAAAAGCTCCATAATGAAAGACAATTTGGTTCCTTGTTCTTCGGTGATACCTAATAAGAATTCGATATCTTTAGGATTAGTAATCTGTTTAGCAACACGTTTTGCCATTTACTATACCTCCTTTATTTTATTAGAATGTGGCTCCTCTATAAGCGTATTTTTACCTACCCAGAACATTAGGGTAATTTAATATACATTACAAGGAGGCTTTTAGATGGCTACATTTAATAAAGAAAATAAAATCACCTTAAAAGAGCTTGCTCCTAGTCTTGCTGAGTTGATCAATAGTAAAGCATCTCAAAGAGACTTAAGTGCTCATATTAATAATGCTGATATGCATATCACTCCAGCTGAACGTACTAAATGGAACTCTGCTTTAAATGATGCTAAAGCTTACACTAATGCAGAATTAGAAAAAGCTTTAGGTCCTATTAAACAATCTATCGGCGAGAGTGGTACATCTTTGACTACATTGCTTAATAGTAAATTAGATAAGTCTACATTTGATTCCTTCCGTGGTACACTTGCTCGTGTTGCTACAAGTGGGTCTTATAATGACTTAGTAGACCAACCATCTGGTTTGTCTTATTCTGATACAGCAAATAAAGCATTAAAAGCAGAACGTGCAACTTTAGCTGATGATGCTTTACATGCTAAACTTGCAGATGAAGCAACTCATGCTTTGAATGCAGATGATGCTAAACGTGTTAATGGTATTCGTGTTCTTGTAGCAGCGGATTTCCCGACTAACCCTCAAAACAATAAAGAGTTATTCTTCCATACTGGACAAAGAATGTGGTATTGCTACTGTAATAACGGATGGCAAATGACTGGTAGTGCTCTAAGATAAAAACACAAATAGTTCAATACATTCTAATATGTATTGAACTATTATTTTATGAGGAAAATAGATAATGAAGAAATTTGAAGAGGTCTATAATGACCTAAACTCTGTTACGATGATTATTACTAATCGTTGTAACTTAGCATGTGATTATTGTTTTGAACGCTCTAAGGGTAATATCGATATGGATGTCGATACTGCATTAGAGATTGTAGATCGTACTTATAATAAAGTACTTATGCCTAACCAAAGATTTACTTATAATCTCTTTGGTGGTGAACCAATGGTAAACTGGAAAGTAGTTAAAGCTATACTTGATCATATTAATGCTAAGCATTATAACGCTCAAGTTGGTATTACTACTAATATGACTCATATGACTGATGAGATGTTAGACTATATCGATGATAATGATGTATTCATCTTAGCATCTATCGATGGTATCAAAGAGATGCATGACTTACATCGTAAAGATCATGGTGGTAATGGATCTTTTGATACTGTAATTAAGAATATGCAAAAGATGATTGATCGTGGATTAGCTCATCTCTTAGAAGCTCGTATGACAGTCACTCCAGAGAATGCAAAATATATGTATGATGGAGTTAAGATGCTTATTGATATGGGAGTAAATAATATTTGTCCTATAGCTGCATCTGACTTAGAATGGAATGAAGAAGCATTACAAGATTATAAAGAAAGCTATGAGAAAACTCTTGAGTTATATCTACAAATCTTGAATGATACTGAAAACCATCGTAATATTAATATCAAGCACATTGATGATATTATTGGTACTGCATTGGAACCAGAAGTATCTGATACAAAGATGTGTCATATTGGTAATAAGTATTGGCTATGTGTAGATTGGAATATGGATATCTACCCATGTCATAACTTCCCAACTACTGATCTTGACTTCTTAAAAGAAATGAAGATTGGTAATATGCGTACAGGTATTGATGAATCTAAAGTTTCATGTGAAGCTAAACAAGCTAAATTTGAAATGGAAGAATGTAATACTTGTGAAGCTAGAGTAATCTGTAAGTCTGGTTGTCCATTCCAAAATATGACTGAGAACCATGACTTCTATACTCCAACTAAAGGATATTGTGATATCCAACGTGTACTAGTAAACTCTGCTATGAAATTCAGAGATGAATTACTATCTGCAGAGAATATTAGATCTCGTAAACTCAATGTACTTATTGAGAATCTTAAACTTAAGAAGTACTTTGACGATGAAGTAAAGAATGCTGATATTGTAGATATTGGATTTAGAATGAAATTAGATAGATTCTTGGAATTATATAATAACCTTGAGTATAAGGGTAACGTAATCCCAAGTTTCAATGACTATTTCACATACCAACTATCTCTATTGACAGCAATCATTGCTACAGTGAATAATAGTAGTTTAGACGATTTGGAGGAAACAAATGCCAAATAGAGCTAAGTATACTTATAATGATCCAGTCATTGATAATTATAAGGAAAAGAAATTAGATAAGACCTTTATCAATCAAGTAGCTTATCTAGTTGATGCACTTAAGCAGCAATCTCAAGAGATGCAAGATATTATTACTGTACGTAGCAATCCAGACATGCATACGGATAGATATTTCCAAAAGAAAGGCAATCCTAATGTAAATAATGAATTCTACGATAGCAGAAAAGATATCATTAAAGCTATTAGTGCAAATGATAAACTAACTTTAAACGCTTTCAATAAGCTTATTGAAGCCAACTGGGGAATTTATAATCATATCAATAGTTTATATGGTGATCATTCAACTGGGTTCAAAGATCTACCTAAATTTAATGGTAATGAGCCTTTGACTCAGGCTAGATTCCAAGAGATTATTGAAAACTATAAGAAGATTAATAACTTCTTAAACCGTAACTGGAATAAGTATTTTGACGGTTCTGGTTATTGTATTTTATCTTGCCAAGTAGCATGTCAAGCGGCTTGTCAGCTAGCATGTCAATCTTGTCAATATAATACATGCCATAACCAAAACTGTGGAGGTTGGTCGTAATGAAAATCTTCATGTTAGATGAGGTTTATGATTATGCCAAGAAATCTGGTATTGTCGATAAACTAAATACTCTAATCAAAAAGAAATACAACCCTACTAGCATTCAGACAGACTTACAGTCTTATTATGACGTAAGTAACTCTCCTGAATATAAAGCTATTATGGGTGAATTGGAAACAAAGATTAAACAGGATGATAGATCTCTCTATAATCTTTGGACTTATACAAAAGAACAATCTTTCGAAGTATTATCTGCACTTCTTAATAGTGTAAAGAACTTACGTGATAGATTTGTTATCTTAGATAAATGCATTGCATATAAGATATCCACTGCCTATGAGTATGAGATTCTAGTATCTCTACTCTGTACTATGTATGAAGAAGCAGCTGATAATATTAAACGTAGTTTACCTAAATATATTCATATTGCTTACGTCAACTACGCTAGCATCAAATACTGCTTAACAAAGATCTCTACTTCTGGTAACTTAGATATCTTTGATGAGTATGAGAAGTATATCGATAAGGTATATGCTAGAGTTAATGAATATATTGACTCTAAGGATACTTTACAGAACTTACGTTTAGAGACAAGATGTGCTGCATTACAGTATATCTTACCTAGATTGAGTCCTGAAGATAAATTGAAAACTTTAGCTAAGATTGAGAAGTTAGTAGATCTAGATACATTAACGTTTGATAATAAGTATAACTCCATTGGAGTTATATGGACTTATGAACGTCTATATGAAACTTACTTCGACTTAGGTAAATACCATAAGTTCTTTAAATGGGTCTATAAGCAATATGAATACATGGATAATGCTTTATCTGATAAAGCTACATTCTTCGATGCTTTAAGATACTATAATAAGAATAATATCACTGGTTTCATTATCTCTATGAGACGATTCTATAAGATTCAAAATCTATTCCCTCTATTCAATATGGAATTTGATAATATCTCTCAGAGTGATGAAGACTTCATTACAGATCCTATGTTAGACTATACTCTATATGATGACTATGCTAATAAACTAGTAATGGAGAAGTTTAAGAACTATGTAGATGCTTGGTATCTAAACAACTCTAATCGCTTAAATGATATTGCTAAGAATAAAGACTTACTTCTTAAATGTAAGAAGTATGTACTTGAGAATATTGAACATGAAGAGGAGAATAAGTCTACTAATGCAGACTATGATAGTGCAGAGCATCCAGAGAATACATCAACTGTAATCCCTGGGGAATTTGTTGAAGAACCTGAACCTACAGAAGCTCCTGCTATTGATGTACCTACATTACCAGATGGATTTAATGTAGACATGGAAGACTTAAGTCGTCTATCTGAACGTGCAGCAACTCCTACTGATGTAATCAATACTGATACATTATTGAAATTGGAACGTGAAGGTGAAGATCCTGAGATTCCATCTACTAATAATGCAGTTACTACTGAAGTAATACCTGAACCTCCTGTAGTACCAGTATTCACTCCTAGTAGACTACCTACTGAAGAAGAACTCAATACTATTATTGAGACATCTGCTGTACCTGAGCATCCTGTTACAGAAGAACCTACAGTTCCTCCACCTCCAGTACCACCTGCTCCACCAGTAGCTACTCCTACAGAGTCAACTGCAGAACCAGTGGCTTCCCCAGTACCATCTGCTCCAGTAGTTACCCCTATAGAGCCAGCTACTGTACCTGAAGTGCCTGCATTGCCTGGGAACTTTGCAGTTAATGAAGATGAACTTAATAGTCTAAGTGAAGAAGAACGTGCTGCTATGTCAGCTATGAATGAGGAATAATGTATAAAGAGATTTATCTAATGCTTACAGAGGCTTGTCCTAACAGATGTGAGTATTGCTATATCAAAGGGCGAGATAACCCTGCAACTATGACATTTGAACAGATAGATCAAATTATACAAGAAGAGAAGCCTTCGAGGATTTTATTCTTCGGAGGCGAACCTCTTTTGTGTTTAGATCTTATCGAAAAGACTATGGAGAAGTACTATGGGAAACTTAAATTCCAAATAGTAACTTCTACTGTAGTTAACTTTGAGAAATTTATCGATCTTAATGAGAAGTATCCTATGAATGAGATCCAATTATCATGGGATGGTTTTGCAGATAAGAATCGTGTTGATACATGTGGTAAATCTATCGCTTCTAATGTATATCAAAACATCTGGTATGCTATTGAGCGTGGATTAAAATTCGATATCAAATGTGTTATTGGTAATGAGAACGTTCATCTTATGGAAGAGATCCATAAGCAGTTCTTAGAATTCAAAAAGTATGGTGTATCTGGTGAGTTTGTAGTAGCTCATAGATCACTATATACTGATAACTTCCTTGAAGTATTCAAAGAGCAATATAAGAAGACCTTTACATTAGATAAGATGTATATGGATCATCTTAATAGAATCATTGCAGTACTTCAAAATGATAGATACTTTGGTTCTTGTGATGCTGGTAAATATAAAGTTATCACTCCAAGTGGCTGGGAATCTTATTGCACTGCATTATCTCAAGAAGAATCTAAATTTGGTGATGAATTACTTCAGAAACCATGTAAGAATCCTATATGTGATGAATGCAATTATCGCTGTATGTGCGATGGTGGTTGTCGTTATGAAAGATACTTAGAATTTGGTGATGAGTGGGAATCTAACTTCTTAGAATCTACTTGTATCATGATGAAAGTATACTATGACACAATCAAAGAATGGATCTCTTCTCTAAACAGTGAAGAGATCGAAAGACTTTATGATATCATTAAAAGATATAAAGCTTATCAAGCTAGTTATCATGAGGAGATGAAATACTGATGCTTAACTACGTTCCTGAGAGGATTTATAAAGTACTAAAAGATGAACCTAAGTTTATTGAACTAACTGAGATGATTACAGATAGATTCTCTAAACTTGGTACACTGTTAGATGTGGTAATGTTTGACACCAATGTTAAAGTTGATAAAGACATCTATAGCTATTATACTAATACATTGATTGATTTAGTTCATGAGCTATGTCCTCAATACGATCTACAGCTATACATTACTCTAATGCAAGTTAATAAAGATGAACTATTAGGATACTATGATAAACGTCATAAGTATGATGCTGAGACTATACTATATCTCTTGTCTTATCTAATCAATTGCTCTTATGATGATTATACTTTCCCACAATTCCAAAAGACTTATGTGGAAACATATGAGACTACTCCAATTGAAGTACGTAATCAATTCTCTGATTATATTCATCTTAAGTATATCAACTCTAAAGTTGAGAGATATGCTATGTATGAAGCACCTAGAGATGAGACTTACATCCTTAGAGTGGTAGATCTTCTAAAGACTCTATATGGTATTTATAAAGATATTGTAAATAATACTGATATCCTTAAGTATTGTTTCATTGAGATCTTAGATCACTCTCTAACTAATGCATTTAAGTTTGTAGATAATGATAAGCTTATCTATAAAGCAGTTCAGCAATTAGAGATCCCCGCAGAGTTTGAAGATGGTGACTTTAAAGGCACATCTATCAATGAACTAGGTATCTTAGATAAGAAATTTGAATTAGCTGTAGCTGCACGTAAGTGGGAAGATGCTATTCAAAAGTATAATGATATATTAGACTGGATTGATGAAGCATTAGCTCATCCAGATAAACTATATCGTACTCTTATTATCTATGATAAAGTAATGGCACCTAACTTCTGTGCTATATTACGTAGATATTTGATTCTTTCTACTAAGTACTTCAATAGACTTGGAGAAAGAGAGATTAAGTTAAATCCACAAGATAAAGAGTTTATCTTAAAAGAAAACTATGAGGGTTTAGAGTTTTCCAATTTGGAAACAACTCTATCTTTTAATAGATTGACTCGCCATATGGATGAATGGGTTGCTAATAATGAAATAGCACTACAAGCATTCAAGGCATGGTATTATAATATCTATAAGAATGGATTAAGTGAAACAGATGTACAATTGCAACAAGCTGAAGATTAATGATATAAATGACTTTACTTTATTCACTTTAGAATTAGACGTAGCACAAGTCTGCAATATGGCTTGTGCTTATTGCTATCTAAGAGGGAATACTAATGAACCCCATAAGTTTGACCGATGGGATGACTTATATGAATTATTAAGAAATATCAAATTAGCAGATAAATTCACTATTGGTCTAACCACAGGTGAGTTATTCTTAGATGAGACAGTAGAGTATATCTACAATGCAGTCAAGAAGCTTAATAAGATCAATAGATTCTCTGATAGTGAGATTCTATATAGACTCTACTCTAATGGATCTAATGCAAAGAATATAATTGATGTCTTTGACTATATTGGATCTAATAAGACTATGATTAGTATCTCATATGATGGTATAAACTCTTCTAGAGTATTTAAACCAATGAAGTATACTGATATTATTAAGCAATTAGAAATCTTAGCCGACTCTAGATATAGTGATAAGATTATCATTAGATATGCTTTACATGAGAATATTCAAAACATGTTTGATACATTTAAGTTCATCCATGAACTTGGGTTTAAGAATATTGAATACTATACAGTGAATAACTATGATATGTATAGACGTTATGACTATATAGATGAGTTTACTGCTCAATTAGAGAGAACTCTAGATTACTTCAAGGGATCTGATTTCAAAATCTATAATATCAATAAGTATCTACAATTTAAGAATCCTAGAAGACTATGTGAATATGGTACTTCATTAGCTATAGACTTATATGGTAGACTTACCATGTGTCCATTATCATTTGGTGGAGATGTTATAGATGAAGTATCTATTGACTTATCCGATTACAAAGATCTACCTAGTTTGTATGAGAAATTCCAAGAAGAATTCATTATAGATAGATCTAGTCTAGACTGTGCTACATGTACCAATCAGCTATGCGAAGAATGTTGTTCATTTAAGTCTATTCCTAAGAGTAAGAATAGATTATATCAACAATGTGAACTTCGACATGCTGAATTAGATGTATATGAAAGAATGTTTAAGGAGACATCAAATGTTTGACAGATTTGATGCATTAGTATACAAAGTATCAGAGTATTGTAACTTAGACTGTGTATATTGTTTTCAAAAGCATGATGTTAAAGAACGTACACGTGGCTTTACATACTTTGATGAACTAATTAAGTTACTTATAACTTTACCATTAGCTGATGACTTTGAAATCAAAGTCACTGGTGGAGAGTCTAGTCTTCACTGTGATAAGATTAGACAAGATTATAAGAAGTTTAAGAAATTAGAGCGTTATAAAGAGACAACTATCTCTATGACGACGATTTCTAATGGGTCCAGTATAGGAGGCCTGATAGACCTCTGGAATGATCATATTTTAGATCCATGGGGTTGTAAGATATCCTGGGATGGGGTATATAGTGCATCGAAATCTAGAAAACCAAAGAATATAAAAGTTTTCAATGATGATTATTTCAATAATGCTATCATTGAATTAGGAAAATCTAATTACAATGATAAGGTATTAGTCCGTACAGCTTGTACTCCTGATACGGTAGATAATTTATATGATGCCTATAAGTTTGCATTAGATAATGGTTGTTATAAATGGGAATACTATCCATTGTCTGATTGTGATTACTATAAAGACCCAGATTTCTTAAAGAAATTTGAAGAGCAGCTATATTATATCTTCGAAGAGAATGCTAGAGAAGAGAATTATGATAAAATAGTTGCAAATGTCGACACAATGTTGTATACTAACTTTATAGGAGTAAAAGATAAACTTCGTGCAGTTAGCTGTAGACATCTTGGACATTTTCTTCATGTTGGAATAGATGGATCTTTATACCCATGCGGATACTTCTCTGATGATGCATTCTATTCTAATCAAACTCTAAAGATTGGTGATGTATTCACTGGACTATATCCTGATGTATTGGAATCATTTGCTGAAGAATATAATCAGACTCCAATGTGTAGTGTAGCAGAAGATGATGGATGTAAATGCTTCCATTGTTTCGAATGTCCAGCTGTAAGTAAGTTCTATAAGAATAACTTACAAGATAAGATGAGACAACAATGTGCTATGCGTCATATTGAATCTAAAGTGTTTAAAGACATCTATAAAGATATATCTGAGCTTGACCGAGAACGATTATCAAGAAATTTCTCCTATGCTGAATTTTAAAACATAAAACTACGGGTACAAAGAATCATTATTTGTACCCTTATTGTTTTCATAAAGGGAGAATTAGTAATGAGTACAACTAGATATATCGTTAAGAAACGAACTTTGAAGAATAACACTTTAGGATTACTAGCAAAGGTATTCACCGTTGCAACGGTTCTCAAGATACTTAATTATCTTGTCAAGTTAATCACAAAGAAATAATAACAAGACCCTATAGGCTTTAAGTCTATAGGGATTATTATTTTATAAATTCCATAAAGAGCCTCAACATTTAAGTATAGACTTTAAAAAGAAAGTTGGTGTAAAATGGCTAATCGTGGCAGATATAAATACGATGATCTAGTCATTAATAAAGATGCCAAGATTGATGGTGATTTTATTAAGACTACTAATCATATGACATATATCATCAGGAGATTAAAGAATGAGCTAACTGATATGGCACATGTTGCTCCAAACCCTGATGAGCATACTAATAGATATTATCAAGAGAAGACTATAAGTCCTGCTAATACTACAGCATATAATGACGTAGAAGATAGACGTCTTAAGACTAGTGATAATGATAAAAAGATTACAGTGGATAAGATTAACTCATTAGTTCAATATTATAACTCATTGAAGTCTAATGGATTCTTACCTAACGATGTATTTAAGAAAGTACCAGAGCTTCAGTATGGTGATAAGCTATCTAATGAGTTATTCTTTACTCTTAGAGATAACTTACGAGCTATTGGTAAGTACTTAGACCAAACTTGGAATCAATCCTTCAATGCAGACGGATACTGTATTAAATCATGTCAAGTTGGTTGTCAAATTAACTGTGAGATTTCTGCACAGTTACCAGGTGATGAGGGTGGTTATGAATACCCTCAAGGGATTGGTATCCAAGGATTTGATCATGCATACCCTGGTAGATATTATTCTAGTGAACCACCTAAAGGTAATAGCTATTGGAAGATCATGCTAGTTAATAGTGGTACCAATGCAGAAGAACGTGAAAGACGTAGACAATGGGAAGCTGGTACTAGAGTTGCATGGTTTACTCCTAGAGATCAACTAGCAGGATATCGTCATAACTTTGCTGTGGTTAATAATACACTAAAAGATCGTATCCGTAAATATAATAAAGAACGTGAAGATTATAATAGAGCTCAAAAGGCTAGTGGTAAAGTACCATATGGTTATAAACCATATTACTCATGGGAACTAAATACATTTGTTGCTCCAATAAGTGATGAGTGGTTAGATTCCTCTAAGGCAAATAACTTCTACCGTAATGGTGCTCATAACTACTATCACGATTTACCTAAATATGCAGAGGCAAATAGAAATAACTTTGTCTTTGTTGACTTAGATAATGACTGGGTAGTTAGAGGCACTAATGATGTTAAATATAATAAACGCTCAGTAGACTACTATAGATATATTAAATATGCTGAAAAGAATAATCCTCTTAAGAGGAAATATGTTTATAGTGGTGAGATGGGCGAGCATAGAGATGATTAAGGAGAATAAAGAATGGCAAAACTAAGAGATAGTGAAGTCAAAGATACCCTTAATGTAGCTGGCAGTATAACCTCTAAAGGTAAAGCTCTAGTTACAGAGGGTCATACTCATACTCCAGAAGAAATTACTGGGTTAAAAGAATATATTAAAACTAATAGTGGTGGTAGTGGATCTGGATCTACTAGTGGTAGTAGTGAAAATACTGGTGGTACTGTTACATTACCAGAGAATATTAATGCTAAGACATTAGATGGTCATACTGTAGATGAATTTGCATTAAAAACAGATGTAATGCGAACTTCTAGATATATAGTAGATAAATCAGTCTATGATAACTTCTGGTCTAAATGTGTTAAGATAACCCTCAATAATACTCCAGCTGATACATTTATCATAGTAGAGGACTTAATATATAAACTAGTATTAGATCGTAATGGACGCCTACTCGATTTCACTCTAAAAAGCCCTGTATCTGACGATATATTTAACGACAGTAGAAAGGTACCAACAATTTCTAGTTCTAGAAATATAGTATATATCAGAGGTATGGGAACTTTTAACTATGGTAATATTGGATTTGTGGATATTAAAGTAATCGGTAGCGATAATACTGCTCATGATTCAATTACAATAGAAACTGTACCGCAAAATTCCTCCAATCTTGGGAATTATACGTATCTTGATATAAATAAAAATATTAGTAATGCTATACATCATGCATCTGAAATTAAATGGTCTCTTACAGAATTAGGTGCGGCTAAATATGTAATAAAACCTAGATACCTAGATAGATATCGTAATGGTAACGCATTGGCTATACCTTCAGGCGGTGAATCATATGTTGTAGATTTAAAATCCGGTAAATATATTAGAACCTATTCTAATATGATTACTAGTAATATTGAACGAGCTAATGCTAAAATAGTTAGAGCTTATGGATTATTCTTTCTAATCAATCTATCAATGTTTGAATCTATTAATGATATAGTAGTATTTTCGCAGTTTGCTATAAATCTAGATAAAAATATAGATAGATTAGATAGTATTTCTTACACATATCAAAATGACCAGCTCTCAAATAATTCTAATCTAACTATAGAAAAATTTAGAGAGATGTTTAATTATGGTAAAGCCTCTCAATCTGCTGAAATCAACTGTAAAATTAATGGTATACCATTCAATGGCAGAGATGATATTACAATCCCTGGGTCTACTAATGCAACTACATTAGATGGATTATCTTCTAGTCAATTTATTAAAGCTACAGATGTTATGGCTGGTACTGGTAAGATTCCTAGATTTGACGCTCAAGGATTCTTAGTATATCCAGATGGTTCCAAGGAGCGTATTGAAAATGTCTGATGTATTAGATAAAGTACTAGCAGTATATGATGCTATGGGTAGACGTGAGACTATACAACTATATAAAAGAGCTTCATTCTTTGAAGAAGATGCTAGATGTATTATAGTTGATGGTAAACCTGCATACTACGCTATTGGTCCTGTGAATCATGGTAAGGCTACAAAGAAACGTATCATTCTTAGTAATGGTGTTGAATATGCTGCCTTACGTGAAGGCGAGCATTTATAAAATAAACCCCCATAGGAGTTGAACTCCTATGGGGATATTTATTATTGTTGAGAATATTTAATATTTAATACCATATATATCATATAGATGACGTTTAGTGTCCAATATACTTAGTTTAGTTTCTGTAGTTAATGCAGCACTGTGGTTCCATCTATTGGCATCTTTCTTGAATGGTATCAATGTTACCCAAGCGTTATCAGTACCGAATGCAGGTGCAATTACTTTTGTATAAGATGTAGATAGTATCTTTTTCAATACTGGTACCCTGATGGTAGAATAATATACATCACCGCCATCGCAAACGATTACGATTTCATCATATTCTGTCCAGTTTTTAACAGGGATACTACTCCAGTTATTTTCAACCCATCTACGTTTTTCAGTAAATACATTCATACCAGACTCATTTTTCATGGTATAAATATCATTGCTACCCACTCTAGTTTTATACTCAGCCCAGTTAACGATAGATTCACATGTAGCTTTTTTTGCATTATTAATTCTATTAGTCAAAGTATCAATATTACCTTGAAGAGTAGTTCTTAAAGATGCAGTTGTACTATTGATAAGATCAGTTAATTCACGTTTAACCCTATCAATATTAGCATTAGATGTAGTTAAGTTAGCACTAACTGTATTTGTTAATGTAGTCTTAGCTGTTTCAATCAAACCATTCAACTCAGTCTTTGTAGCTTGAAGAGAATCAGTATTGGCTAATTCAACCCAGTCTGATACTGCAGTATTATTCATAGCAAACTTAAGTTTCTTAGATCTAGGTTCATAAGAGAACTGACCTGCAAACTTAGGGATCATATTACTATTGCCATGGATATTGAAATGATCCATGGAATCATAACTGCCTGCACCATCAGAGATATAATACTGAGGGCCACCATATCTTTGGGATAGTCTAGCGCCAATAGCTTGACCTCTAGATACATTTTGATAGTTTGGTACAGTTCTATACTGGAATCTAACTTGACCACCACCAGTAATTTCATTAGATATATTACGATTAGCTACACCATTTACATTGATATTTCCATCAGTAGCGTAGTATACGGTTTCAATATTCTCTGAAACTGTAGTATTACCAATAATATTTATAGTAGAGCCTTCAGTAGATCTAACACCAAATTTGGCTTTACCGTATAAAGTACATCTATCGAGGGTCACAATAGCAGAATATGCATCTACAGCGACAAGTATAAAGTTACTATCAGTATTAGCCTTATTAATAAGTCTTTCATGATCGAAACCCATCTTACAGTTAATAAATTTACTCCTACCACAAGATACTTCTACATTATAGAATGTACTAGATGCTTCTAATGCTTTTGGAGTGGCATCGATATTACTACTCTTGAATGTAATACCTTCAAATATTATGTGAGTGCAACCAAAGATATACATCGGCGGGAAAATAACTTCTTCGCTAGGGTTTTGGTTAATAATTCTAACTCTACCTTTAAGGTTGATTAACTGTAATGACCCCATACTACCATCAAAAATACGGAAGAAATTATAGTTATCCCTATTTTTAGTATAGTCTCCAGGGTATACTAGAATTTTAAGTTCTCTAGAATTATTTAAATGGGCCATTCTTATTGCATCTGACAAATATTTCAATGGAGCACCAGCATCGCCTGTATTGATCTCGGATCTGGTATTAATATCTACATAGATAGTATTTAGACTACCACTGAAATTTGTTTGAGCACATAAATCAGGATACCCATGAGTTAATTCTTTATTATACTCTACACTATTATTTTCAGCTCTATAAGTAATATGGATATCTGCATATTGTTTGGTTAAAAAGTAAAGATTAGACCCCATAGCTGCCAAATTATCTTGATAGTCAAATCTGGTACACTCGACCATTTGGCGTTGATTACATGTAATAATTACATCCTTAGGTTTTAACTTTTTAAACTTCCAAGGCATATTTGTAATAGAATGATGATGGGATTTCATCAAATCGATATTAGTCGGCATATCCCAAGCAAGACCTGCCATTACTGACTCACGAGCATCACCTTGGGTTAAATAATTACGACCAATATAGGATACTAATAGACCGATAGATGTATTATTATAATCATTTTTATTCCAAGATTCGGTATTATGATATCTAATCCAGTAGTCATTATTATTATGGAAGTATAAGTTAGCTCCATGGAAATCTATATTACCTGTCGGAGCAACTTCGAATTGAACTCCATATTGTATTGCCGCAGCTTTATGCTCGTTATAGGTGCGTTGTAAAACTGCTGCTGGCATGCCCCAAGGTCCTGGTATACCATTAGGATATCTAAATACGTCTTGAACGTATACCTTGCTAACTAATCCATCTCTCATCATATTAATGGCATTACTATAATGATCCCAATGCCAGTGACTAATGAGAAGGAATTCGAATTTCTTAATTCCATTTTCTCGCATAGCCCGCTTGATGGATTCATAGCCACCACCACCAGTGCTATTAGCGAACGTATCTACGATGAACCAATATTTTTTATCAATACCAATAAATGCACAATCGCCTACATCAGCAGTAGGGCCTTCGACATCTTGAACTGGACCAAACATTGGGAAGATAACATCAAGAGATTTATTTTTCAACTCAGAAGTCTTAGCTTTAACTTCTTCTAAAGCTTCACCAAGAGATCTTGTTAAAGTTTCAAAGTCAGGACGAACTACTGTAACTTGATTGGAGTTAGTAGCACGAGATCTAGCTACTTTATATACAGTAATCTCAATTACTTCACCAGCATCAGCAGTATAACCAATTAAGGAGATACTCTTATTTTCAGTATTGAATCTATAGTTACGGTCTTTGATTAGACGTACACCATCATGGAATACTTCGATTCTATCAACACCAGGATCATAGTTAAGTGTATCAAATCTGAATACATTTTCACCATCTTGAGTAACTGCATATGAGTATGTAGTACTATCGATGAGATAAGGTAAACCATTTGTTACATAGAAGCGATTGCTATCACTGTCGTATTGGAGATATAATTCATCGCCAGCAATAATATCACCAGTCTTAACTGGATCATAACCAACAAAGATAGGAATATCTTTACCAGCAACTTTCAATGTAGCATTAGCAGCAACATCTGCATGGAATTTAACCATGATAATATTACCATCTAATAGACGGTAATCAGTAGCCAATGTACTATTCATAGTACGAGCATCATCTCTAGTAGTGCATCGTGTTACAATAGCACCACGGTCTAATAGAGCAGCCATTTTATCATACAAAGATTTAACTGCAGCACTAGAAGCAACTGCTGTTGTATCATTTGTTAGATAGCTATGACTATACTTTTGCATTCTATCAATAGGAATAGTACCTTTATTGATATATGCACCATCGATAGCATTCATAGTCTCAAGTTTAGGTACTTGAGTATTATAAATGAAATGGAAGTTGATAGTACGATTGATATCTACCTCTTCTTGGAAAGTAATTTGATTACCCTCTACAGAGTAACGGTTAGGGTAGATTTGTGCAGTACCAATGAATACCATCATCATATTAGGATGATTAAAGTATCCTTCAAATGGAACTGGAATATCGAAAGTTTTACCTTTCTTGGTAACTAAGATAGAGTTAAATGCAGAAGCAATATGAGAGATTTGTCTAATCTTAGCTTCTACAGTCTCACCATCATCAGTATATACTTGAGAAGCAATAGTTAATGGAGCATATCTTTCTTCACCTTTAACTAAAGTAGTTGGAGTGATTGTTTTGTAGTCACCCAATAGTTTAGTAATCTCAGAAGTAGATACTACATTTACCCATTCAGTTGTAGCACTCCAAGTATAGAATACATTAGCTGTAGTTACATAATAGATCTTAGAATCACTAGCTTGACTATTATTAGATAAACGATATCTATCAGAGTCAGCATCTAAGATGATAAGCTTATCTGTTTTAAAGCGGATATCATATGCAACGTCATAGTACGTTTCATTGGTATCCGTAGCATGTATAAATTGACCTTCTTCAATAGGTACATGAGCTAAGTCAGCACGTAGAGAAGATAAGTATTTTAAGGTTGCCATCTATATCCTCCAATTAAATTCTTATATTGTATTATCAATTTCAGCATCTCTACCAACAAATGTAGGAGAAACAGTACAGAACCAGTTTACTCCACCATCATATGTATTAAGACGAACTAATTGAGTTTCATTATTCTTAGATGGAATAATACGTCTAGGTAATTTCAATTCAACACCATCATGACGAGTGATATGAATATTAAACGCTTGACCATTTAAGTTATGTGGATCTAAGATAAGAATAATTTCTTGAGTAGATCCTGTGCCTCTAGTGATTTGGAATCTAGGCTCAGCTGTATCAAGGATATAGTTATAAACTCTACCAGCAGAAACTACTGCAGTAGTACCACCAGCTAAGTTAATCAAAGCTTCTTGAGGTAAGTTACTGGAAGTATTTAACTTATTTTCCAATACTTGAATTCTAGGTAATGGATCTTCTGCAGTCAAAAGACCTTGTACTTTGGAATTCAATTGAGCAAAACCATTAGTCAATGTATTAGTAGTTGCTTCTAAGTTAGTTACATTAGTAGTCAAGTTAGGTACACCTTCAAGAGCACCAGTTCTTACTTTCAATGCATCTAATGCATTAGCAATACCAATATTCTCTAATGCACTAATACGATCATTCAAAGAATTACGTACTTGAGTATTATTAGTATCATATTCTTTCAATGCAGCAATCTCTTGATTAACTGTATTTAAACGGTTTTCACTATTATCAGATACAATTGTAAGACGTTGTTGAATCGCATTGATACGAGAGCCAAAGTCTTCACCTTGCTCAAGATTAGCTACCTTTTGTAGAAGTAGATTAACTTTAGTAGTAAGATCTTCTTTACCTTGGATACCATTTAACTTGTTTTCTAAAGCAGTTACTCTAGTACCATAGTCCTCACGAGCATCTAGTCCTAGCACTTTATTTTCCAATTCTCTAATTCGAGTATTGATTGGTGCAATAGAACTCTCTAACGTAGTCACTTTAGGAGTAATCCCTGCAAGAGATGTTTCTAAATCACCAGTTCTTGTAGTGACATTATCTATATCACGACGCATTACTGGTAGATTAGAGTATTCATTAGCTGTAAATTTAACTGCAGCTACATCTTCTCTTAACTTCTTGAATTCAGCAGCATTAGGTGGTGCTGTATCTTCAAGACGTTTTACACGAGAAACGATGTCAGTATCAGTACGTGGAACCCATTTAACGATGTTACCATCTTTAACTGGATACGTATTATTCAAAGCATGATGGAACCCATTGATTTCAATACGACCATCATAGTCAACGATAGAGTCATTATCAAAAGATGCTTGAGGAACTCTATAACGTTTATTTGTTTCATCTAACGTTTGTAGATTATGTGTAGAAAGTTGTTTGATATAGTTAGAAAGGTTTACTGTACCAACGCCTTCAATATTAAAGACGTAGTTAGTTAAGTCAATACCCCTCTCAACTTCTTTCATGATAAGTTTCGTAATATCAAAGATTACAGATTTATCTTCAGCGGATACTACATAGAGCTTACCGGTTTTATAGTCAAATAAGATTTCTTTTTTCTCTGCTAGGAAGCGAGAATTATAATCTAATGCTATAAGAGGAACACGAGTCCCTTTATAGTTAGAAGTAGCCATATTATACCTCCTTGCGAATATGTATTTTAATTACATTAATGTTCAAAATGTAACCGGATAGGGAATTTTTACTCCCTATCCGGCAATTTGTTAGTTATTTATAATATCATCCGCATCGAAGATATTGAGTTGATCTAACTCAGTTTGTTTGTTTTCATCAACTACGATCTTAGGTAATTCTTTCAAGAATACAGGTCTATCTTTTTCTAATAGAACTTCTTCATTGGATACTACCTTAGATCTACCTGGGTCAGTATCTAACTGTGCATTAGTCATTTCGACATTAAGTTCGCTATAGTCAATATCAGGGTTATGTATATGAGTTGCATCAAGAGCATTAGATAAGTAGATATTACTATCTTCATTACTTAAGACTTGTTTATTTTCATAGCTTAACCCGATTACACCATGGAACTTATGGTCTGGGAATGCAGCTAAGTTAATATTACCAGTAGTAATACGTTGCTGTGCTACATAGACTACATATTGCCCTAGAGGCTCTACTTTCATATAAGAGTTAACCTCTTTGGGAATAGAAGCTTCAGATAATGAAGTTCTAACACCATTACTTAATAAGGAATTGAATCGTTGACGATATAATTCAGACTTATTAGAGTCAATAGCAAATGCATCTGTACCAGTAGCATAACCTAATTCGGAGAAACCAGAGCCATATAATGTACCATCACTATTAAAGTGAATTTCATTACCATCAGTAACTGTATTAAATAGACTAGAGTCATAAGAGTTAGTCTGTCTATTGAATAGATCATTAACGTTAGTTACATCAATATCACCAATTCTAGGTAATGGTGCTACAGAGAAGTCTGTACTACCATATCCACAGAATTGGAATCCAGCTGGTAATCTATGTAATACATTAGTTAATGATGTCTCATAGCCACTACATAATGTAAGAATAATTTCACCTACATGGTCTGGACAGATCCAATATACTTCTCCAGGCTCAGTGAATGCTTGAGAGTAAGTAAGATTGAATTCTTTAGAATAGATAGTCTCCAAATCATCTACGAAGTTATCAGCTTCCACTGTAGTATCACCTTCATAGAATACTGGAATAGCATTCTTATCAGAGTCAAAGTTGATTCTATATTTCAAATGATATTGATTCAGGTCAGTATCAGCAAGATCATAAGCAATATGAATAAACCCATTAGTTGGTACAGTTAACTTATATTTCATACCAGGGTATACTTTAAGATTTCTAATGATCTCTTTTTGATAGTAGTATGGTGTAATTCTACCACGAGTACTATCAGTATCATTAGCTCTAATAGGTTTCATTCCAGGTAAGAAGTCATTCTTCGCTGGAACCCCAGGGAGATTATTCACTTTATTGATTGGTTGACAGATGACTGTTGTATCAGTACCAATAACTGTATCTAGATATCTAGCCACATCTACTGGTAATATATAGCTTACTTCACCAATCTCAAAGTCAGAAGAGTTTAGATAGCCTAAAGTCTCTGTAGCAGTAGTTAATGGTTTAATACGACTAGCAGATCCAATAGATCTAATATTGATCATGTTAACATCTTCAGGTACAGTGAATGTATATCTACCAGGAGCAATATACTTATTAGTAATACTAGCTAAGTCATAGATAGATCTATTCTTAAGTGTACTTGTATCATAAGTATATACGAATGGTAATCCTTTATTGACACCATTAGCTAAGCAATGAGTTCTAATGATATCATTAATGATAGCCTCTTGAGATGTATCTGCCATGATATGTCCCTCAAGATCAGTTACGTTAGTATAGATATCAAAGAGCTTATTGATATCTTCATTAGATACTTGATTCATAATGATATCATAGTCAGAGTTAATAGATTTATACTTACTCAACTCTGGGATAGATGGAGTATAATCAAGAATCAATGCATTGAATCGTGTTTGAACGTCAGATTTCAATCTAATGATGTTATTAGCGATATTCATGATATTATCTTTAGTAATCTTCTTACCATTGATATACATGAAGTATAGCTTATTATTCAATAGATGTCCGATATCTGCTCTATTCAAGTATAAGTAACCACGTTCATTAACCATAGCATGTTGAACGTCTTCACGTTCTAAGGATTTATTGCTTTGGTTAGCGATATAGAAGTATAAGAATGATAATGATTGATCTTTGTTTAAAGCATCATTATAATCTTTCAAGATAATCTTATTAGTTTCCATATCTAATACATATCGACTTGGATCAATGAATGTTTGATTTGCAAATACCATTAGAGAGTTACCTAACTTGAGGTAGTTATCAAATGGTAATTTTACAATGAATTCAGTCTGACCATCTACTACAGCCTTAACATCGATGATTTCTTTTTGGATTACTACATAGTCAGAGTCTACAAGAGTAAATGTGACTTGACGATCTGGACTAGTAATAATGCTATCATCAATGAATGTTAATGTATTACGAGTCTTAGAGATTTCATATTGAGACTCTCTAACGAATGTACTACCAACAGTTACTATAACTTTCTTATCCATAAGCATAGAATCTGCCCATGGAATAAGGAATGTACGTTGACCTTCTGTAGTACATGCTACAGACTCAGTTGTAAAGTGAGCATATTTAGAAGTATTGACGATCTTACCAATAGTAGCAGTCTCAGAATCAATCTCTTCAATATATGCATAGATGAATGTAACAGAACGTCCTTCACGTACAGCATCTTCTTTATTAATAAATCGGAGATCATTACCATCGATTTCGAATCTACGGTTATCAATGTAAGTATCACCGATTACACAGAAGAACTTACCTTCCTTATGAGTGAAGTCATGGAATACCTCTGGTAGTTTGAATACCATTTGACCATTCGTTTCAGCTACAACTTCATCAATCATAGTCTTAACTGATACATCTCTACCAACGATAAAGTTAAATATCAATTCTTGACCTACATTGAGACCATCAGTTGTAAGTAACTCAACAGTATTCTCTTTAGTGTCAATATAGTATTCACCATCATTTAGGAATACACCATTACGGATTAAGAAGAAACTGTTTTGATCTTCAAAGTATTTAGCATATGGTAATGGAATACCAAACTTAGTTTGATTTTCCATAGATGCTCTTACAGTCACTGCAGTTGTACCAACTTTATTCTTATCTTCAGGATATACGAATACGAAGATTAATGCAGTACCTCGAGTAAGACCAGTATCTCTATCAAGGAATGTAATAGTGCCCTCTTCTTTGTTTAGATCATATCGTGTAGGACTTACATAAAGACCACGATACGTCACAAAGAAGTAACCATTGAAGTTCTCAGGATATGGTATATCGAAACGTAATTGATTATCACGTTCAGTCATAACAAATCTAGGTTCTATATTAAGAACTGATTCTTCTTCAAGACCACCCATAGGGTTACTATCGATATTCTTATTATATAAGAATACGAAAGTAACTTCACGACCATAGTCTACATAGTCTTCTGGGTCTTTAAATACAATCTTACGACCAACTACATTGTATCGACTTTGGTCTACCAATACAGAACCACGCATTAATAAGAAGCTTTCATGATCTAATAATGCAGACTTAGATGGGAATGGAATAGAGAAGATTGGCTGTCTATCTATAGTAGCACGTACAGTAACTACATCAACTTGGTTAGATCTACCAATATTTCTATATTCAAAGTCATATGGTAAGTAGAAGATATCAACTCTATCTCCCGGTTGAGCTACACGTCTAACGTGTACACATACTTCTGTAGCTGTATTTTCTACATCAGGTACAATAACTCTATACATATCACGACTTAGAAGTCTACCATTATGATATACAGCAAAGCGTTCAGGGTTTAGACATGGAATGAAGTTACGACTGAAGAAATATCTAACTGTAGGTTTAGTAATATTAAAGTGCTGATACTTAAACTGATTCTTAGCAGCCATATAGATAGTCTTACCATAGAATGCAGGATTAGTAAATGTAACAGCTTTAGTATCTTTATCTACTTTATAATCTACATCATAGATTGTACGTTTATTGAATGGCAAGTCTTTATAGATTTGCTCTTCAGTATAGTTAGCAAATACCATTAAGTCATCATACTTGATGGTAGTATTCTCAATAGTATTATTCTCTTCAGTACAGTTTACTTCTAAGAAGTTATTATTTACCCCAGTGAAGTAAGCAATTTCGAATGTATTGAAGTCTAAGATCTTATCAATCTCATCATTCGTAATAGGAATCTCGAAATTGTTTGTATTATAACGAATACGATCATAGATATCCCATAGCTCACCATCTTTGTAGATGATTACAAATGTCTCAGGTGTCTTATGGAACCCTCTCGGAAGAGATAGTAAGTTATTAGTAATAATATTTGCTTTTAACTCTTCACCAGTATAAGTTCTAGTATGAATCTTCATACGTTTCTCGTAGAGCTTACCAAATAATGCAGAGTTATATCTACTAATATATCGAATACCAGCATTTACATTATCTTCATACTCAGTATCATGACGATATCTGAAATCAAAGTCACGACCTAATGCAGTAACGTCTAATGTAGGCATTTCATTCTCAGGTTCAATAATAAGACTCTTTAAGAGTTCTTTATTATCAGGAATAGTAATATTACTTAAGTTATGATTAGTGATATCTCTATAGAAGTACTTAATATCTAAGTCTTTAGTTAGAGCATCACTATTGTTCATAGTAATAATATTAAGATTCTTAATATCTGGATCTATATTCTTATTGAATAACCCATCCTCCCAGCATAGGAAGTTGTGTTTAGTCATTTTGAATTTAGCATCTACATCTAGATCACTATTTATAACTCTACCACCAGCTAATACTTTAATATTACCAATAGTGAGTTTTAACAATGTAGGATCTAGACTATAAACTACGTTACCAAATGAGGAGAGTTTACCATCTTCATTAAAACGGAAGATCTCCGTATTAGGATTAGGGATTCTTCTCTCTTCAGAATAACTCATATATGTATAAGGTAAGTTAACTACTTCTACACGTTCAATATGTAATGGATTGATACCTTCAACGGTATCATTATCACATACGATATAAGTGTATTTAGCATTACGAACTACACGGAATGTAGACCATTTAACATGGTATCCATTTACGAATAGCATAAATGGATACACTAGACCTTCATTAACCGCATCAGTCATACGTTTATCAAAATCAATATTCTGTCTGTTGATATTATTAACTCTATAACGTATACCAGTCAGACGTAATACGTATCCTTCCATCTCGTAAGTTACATACCTACGGATGCCTTTGGATACGTAATAGTTCATTTTATCCCAAGTAATATCAACTACCTCTGGGACGATACCTTTCTGCATCCCAGAGATATTTGTTGTAGAATAATTCTTAAGCTGATCAACGTAGTTATAAACTTCGTTATCGAGAAATTTCATAGTATTGGCCTCCAGTTTCTAGAACAGCTTTCACGTATTCAGGAAGTCCACGATTAGTAACCTTTTCAATAGTAGATTGATTGTTTAAATAACATCCGATATATGCATTAGTCATCATAGCAGAGAATGCTGGGAAGTACTCTAATGCAAACATCGCAGATGGGGAATACATTTTAACCCATGTAGCAATAACTAGCTCAGTAGTTAACTTATGGAGTTTCAAAGAGTCTCTAAGCATAGCTACAAAAGTATCTAAGTTCTTGAAAGATTCACGATCGATATAGGATTCAATCAATTCAACTTCACGATCAGAGATACGTGCAATTTGTTTAGAGAATGCAGTATTATTTGCATAACCATATTTAGGGTTATTGCTACCAATGATATTCTTAATGAAGTATTGAGAAGCTAAGTACATAACACGGTTATGGATATTACTTACAGTATTCGTTTTGAATAGATAGTTTACGATATTATTGAATAAGGAAGCAAAAGCATATGCCCCAGCTTTAACAATATCAGTTTTAGAAACGATATTATTATAGCTACCGAAATACATTACGTTTACTGCTGCTTCTAATAAGTGAGCAACTAGTTGCTTAACATTGTTGCATTTATATTTACCACCTTCAAAGTCAATGATTTGAGTGCAGTCTACATAAACTAAGTATCTACCAGTATTACCTTTAATATCTTTAGCAGTTAATACACGAGTACTACGTGCTAATGGATGTGTACTAGTATAAAGTACAATTTGTTTGGATTCCATTGCAGATACTAAGAAAGAACCAACTTGTGTCTTCTTAACATCGTATGCAATATCAGCAAAAGCATCGGAATGAACGTCAATAACTTTACCACCTTTGATAAAGTTTAAGACAGATTTTTCGTATTCATCTTTATATTGGGAAAAGATAAAAGTCTCATTTATGAGTTTAAAATTCAACTGAGCCATTATAATCCTCCTTGGAAAGTATCTAAAATATTACTACAATGTTTAATTTACAGGTGTATACACCCCTAGGAGCATTAAACTCCTAGGGGCATATATGCAATGAAGACACATTTAAAATGAATAAAGAGCATAACACAGGCTGTCATCCTTGATTCATGATCAATATAGTTGGCGAAACTATATTACTATTAAGTTCTCAAATTAATTCTTTATTAAGCCCCAGACATATAGATACACTAATAGGAGGTGAATGAATGTTTACTTTCGGTAAAGATGAAGTAAAAATTGGTACTTATGAGCATGGAGAGAATAAAGTTCCTAGTGTGACTCAAGTACTTAATCATATTAACGAAGCATATATTGCTCAATGGGCAAACTCATTGGGATTTAAAGGTATTGGATATCGTAGAGAACTAAATCGATATGCTGTTGAAGGGACTAGAGTTCATAATGAAATAGAGTCTTTCTTAACTAATGATTTATGTATGACTGATCCAGTAGATAAGACTATGGGATTTATGTCATTTATACAATGGTTTAATGATATAGGGTATGAGAGAAATACTCTTATAGAACCAATCATGTTAGAGAAATCACTTATTGGTAAACACTTCTGTGGTACTATAGATGCAGTCATGAAGATAGGTAATGAAGTTCATATTGTAGACTATAAGACCTCTAGTAATATTGGATATAAATACTTTATGCAACTATCTGCATATAAATACCTATTAGAAGAGATAGGTATCAATGTAGATAAACTTACAGTATTGCAACTCAATAAGTTTGAGTCTAAGTATACTCAGTATACTATAGATATCAAACAGAATGAGGAGTTAGTTGAGACTCTATTCCTTGGGTTTATAGAGACACTAAACTCTTTCTATTATATCAATCTGTTTAGAGACATGAAGACATCTGACTTTATAGTCAAATAGGAGATACTATGATTTTAGATACATCGATTAATCTAGTGATACGGCTATCAAAGAATCTAATTGGAGTCGTAATTTTATACATCGTATGTAATCATACATTTTTACAGTATCATATAGATAGATATCTTGATAGTTCCTTTAGAGATATAACTAGAATGGTTCTTATAGGCAATCTAGTTATATTACTAATAGCAATTCTTGGTACACTTTGGATACTATTCATGAACTGGTTAGGGAGATTCTTATAATGGATATATACAAAATTTTTATAGCACTATATGCAACTTTAACTATATTTGCATCATGTACAGCTTTTAGTCTAATACTAGAGAGTGATCTATTTCTTAAGATATTCACATGGGCCACTGTAGCAGTAGCTATTGTCTCAGTAATAGTTACTATTATCTGTATATGGGTATGGGCATTATATTAGAGGTATGGTATTTAGTTAGGAGGAGTTATGTTTTCGTTTAAAGTAATGATAGCATCTCTTATGCTATTCATACTAGAGTCAGTATTATTAATAAGCTATCAGAATGAAGAAGTTCATGGATTGGAAGAAAGAATCCTAATACTAATTGATAGATCTTTTGCTATTGTATTTGGTATATTCATTATAGCTTCAGCAGCAACAATATGTCAAATATTTGGTTGGGTGGAATAGATATGCATAGTCCAATATTAGAGGCATTTGATATACCTCAATTACAGAAGTTCATATTACAGTATAAGGAATTAAAGAAAGCACAAGATTCTTGTAATTTCCTTAAAGCTCTATGGTATGATTATAAGATTGGTAAGTTAAAAGATAGTATGCGTAAGTATATAGCTAATGCTAATATTTATGAACTAATCTGTGGTATTGTAGCCATACAATTAGCCAATCCAATGCAATATGAGAATAAAACGAGTTTACCTCACTATAGCATTATACGTGAGCCTAATAGTGAATATGTATTATTTGAAGTAGATGATATAACTGAACAGTTAACAGTTAGTGCTGGACCAGCTCATCATATTCTTCTTAATAAGGAGATTGATGCTAAGGTTAGATACAATGTCGTATTAGCTCCAACGCTTCATAATACAAGTGAGTTCAATATCAATAGATATAACTACGAGAATCTAAGAGAGCATTTTGGTCATCCATCTACTGATCCTAAAGTGAATACTGATAGACTCCTTAGAGGATGTATTACTCATTTCATGGACTGGGTAATAACTAAATAAACCATATATTATATACGTGATAGGATATTTGGTCCTATCACGTATGTATTTATTATAAGGAGACTGATAAAAGTGAAAGAACTAAAAGTATTAAAAAGTAGAGATCTTATTAAACTTAGAGCTACAAGGCAAGTAGCTAATCAAATTGCCTGTATGATTAATAAAGTTGTACGAGATACACCTAACCATCTTAGATATAAGATTGTTAATGCATTAACCAGTTTATTTAAGATAGATAAGATCACTCATTTAAAAGAGGTTAAATTAAATCATCATGGTGGAGCTGATGTTGTACTTGGTACATTTGTGCCAAGATTTATGGATAATAGTCATGGATATATTTCTTTTAGCAATAATACAAAGAATATTAGTGAGTTTCATATTAGATGGAGATCTGAATCCATCGATTACTTATTGCCATATTTATTAAAGATTCGTAAGATTCTTATGATGAAATGCAATTTCAGTAAGAAAGAGTTACTAAAATGTGAATATAGTCCATTCATTATTGAATACGATGATGATGATAGTATTACTTTTGCTTCAACTAAGTATTATGATAATGACTACAATAAGTATAAGGTAGCATATGATATTTTACACAAATCTAAGATTGAATATTCTCCAAATATTAAAATTAGAAAAGATTTGATGAAGTTCTATTTAGATGATAAATGTGCATTCTATGTAGACACTACTAATGAATTGATAGTGACAAGAAAAAGTTCAAGTATTAATAGAGAGGGGTATATTTTTACTAAAAGAGAATTAACTAATTTTGTTAAAGGTGTTAAAGCATTAGGAGGAAGTATATAATGAACTCACTTATTACGTATTTGGATAGAAAAGATATTCCTAGATTGCAAACAATTGCAGCATTGTGTCAAGACATTGGTGGTGCATTGAATGATATTCTAAGAAGACATCAATATGGTGATCGTACTAGAATGAAAAGAGAGATATGCAAATATAGTAGATTCAGAAAGGATATCGATTTCAAAATCACCGAGGCAAGACTTGGTGGTAATTCTTCAATTACATTCTATCTAGTAATTGAAGAAGAACCAGATAGAAGTAAACGACCATTGATTAAAGTAAACTATAATGGTCTAAGACATTGTGTTGATCTACAAGTCGTAAATATCCGTGATATTAAGTTGATTGATATCATTGTTGATCTTAAAGCCACTAAGGAAATCCTTAGAGCAAGATATGATGCAGACAAATCCTTATTTGGTAAGTATACTCATTTACCAGCATTGGTTATCAAAGATGAGAATGGTAGAATTACTGAGTTCCGTCATGGTAGACCTGAACAAGACTCTTTTGATAAATTCTACTTCATCTATACTAAGCTCATTGATTATCCTGAATTGAGTGAAGCATTACCAAACTTTAGGGTTAATCGTAAAGAAAAGACAATTGAATACGATTGTCTTATGAAAGATAGCTATGGTTATGCTGATATTATCTCTAAGTTAATAGTTGGTGATGAACGTCCATCTAAATTTAGAACGACATTCTTACCAACTGGTAGAGACCTTAATAAAGCTATTAAGACCATTCATGAAAAGAATAATAACTAACACTAGAGGCAGGGGAGAAATTCTCCTGCCTTCTTTTATTTTTTTATTAAACAAATCACATTCATATAACAAGGGAGGAATAGTAATGGAAAATACTTTGTTATCTATACTGATAAAGCAGTTTAAAGAAAAGGATCTATCTAGTATTAAGTATGAATATACTGAATATGAGAAAGATAAAGCTACGAATGAATATATGGAAGCATTCTATAGCAATAAACTACCAGAGGGAGTGAATAGCTTTGATTATTTCTTACGTAATCAAAATATGATATTCCCAGTTAAGACATCTTCACCACTAACGTTCTTATGTGGGTTATTATATCTCTATAAGATACCAATCTTATTGGCTAATCTTAAAGAGATAATTGAATTCAATCCTAATTTGATTCTACATAACTTAACTTATGTGGATAATGATAAAACTCTATCTTGGGATATTGAATCTCCTCATATGGCTATTGTATATCAAAACGTATTAACAACTATTAACTTTGATGAGTATAATCCTAATATGGATAATCATGAGACCGATAGTTTAGTATTAGCTGTTGGGGACTTTATTTATAGAAACGTTAAAGCAGGTAACTTATAATGGATAAAACTTATGAAGAGCTTTTACAAGAGACTCTATCTAAGATCTATGAATTGAAAGACTTAGATAATAGAGATCGAGGTAAAGCGTTAACTATATTCATTGGTGAGAGATTGAATAGAGAATTACTATTAAGCTCTAGACATATCTTTACACTATATAAAGATATCATCAATTTAGATGATGTCTCTTTATTAACTGATCTTAGAAAGACTGATTGGTATAAAGATTGGTTTACTGATGACCGTAATAATGCTAATCTAATCAATCTATCTAGATTCAACTTTAAGACATTAGCTCGCTTTGAGAAAGAAGAATATCTTAGAGATGCAGAGCATTATGACTTTGAAGGAGTTATAGAAGTAGACTCTTATGGTCTATTTGATACACTAATTGAAGATAAAGATGTGGAGCTATTTAAGCTAGCAGCTGAGAATATCTTAATCAATCATGGATTCTTTCATAATACAGACTACAACTTCTATGACGTACCAGATGAATATATGGAAGATAAAGAAGTCTGTGCATATATGTGTTTACTTAATATAGGAAACATGGACTTTGTAGATAAGAAGACTCTAGATACTACAGTTCTATATAATATAGTAAAAGACCGTATATGTGGGTCTATTTACTTTACTCTATTCGATAGCCTAAATAAAGATACCAGAACTATTGCTAGGTAAACTTTATTTTAGCTATATATTATTTAGGTGATATCGAGCAATCGATATCAGCTTACCTTCCCCTATAGGTAAGCTCCTTTCTACTAAGGTCTTGGCGGGCCTTCACAGAAAACCCTATTAGCGCGATATTATTCTAACACACCCCGCGCAATCTAACATACCTCAATAACTAAATCGCCCCAGTGAGTTAGTGTACTAGACAAAGAAGTGTAACTCCCGTAAATAGAATGATAGCTGTCCCCCAGCTATTGTTTTTCTCCTTCTGACTAGACTAACAATCCTTATAACAATTACCACACTCACTGGACACACACATTATAAACTATATCAACATGAACGAAAATATGCATAGCTCCCTCTATGCACGATCAAGGCCCGCCAAGACCACCCCTTATATTTTTATTTTTTATTCGAAAGGAGATCAACAGCTATGAAATTGATCAATCCAAACAAACTCTATTCTCGTTACGCTAACGGCTTAATTAAGTTAGCAAAGAAAGTAAAAGAGGATAAACTATCCATTGGTTCCTATAAGGCTGGAGCTAATGGTAGTGAGATTACTTTTGTTGATGCAGTGAATGTCAACAATACTCTCATCTTATTTAAATTTATTGGTTCTGGATTTGCAGTAGAGATTGCAGTTATCCATGAATCAGATGATGTAGTAATGAGTATTAAATCTAATTCTATTATTACATTTGAATCTTATCATGCACTAGGTCTTATCCTTAACATGATGCTTGATGACTTAGGTATTGAAAGTGAGTATAAACCAAATGCTAGTATTGCAAAAATGCTACGTTCCTCATTTGATCAATATACTACAGTTAAATCTACTAGAAGATTCTCCAATGATTTAGTATTTAAGCGTTTAGATGCTATTGCTAAGTATGTCAAATCTGGTGGGGATGTATCTAAGATTAGTACTGGTATAGCATGGGTTGAAGTTAATAATGGTATTATTAAGATCAATGCTAAGTACAGTACTTATATTACTTATGACGTGAAATCCAATATCATTGTAATCAACTCTTCCTATAGCATGAGTAATACTTTAGCTATTAGTGATGAATTCGATCTACTTGGTATTGTTAAAAATATTCCTAAGGAGGGTAAATAGATGGAAGCGATAAATCAAATCGATCTAATAAAAACTACTCCTGAAGATCAACTTGAACGATTAAAGGCTATCATAAGACGCCATATGGCTGAAGTAGATGGTGATATTATGGAAGCTTATAATATCTCTCCAGTATTACTGGATACTTTTAACTCTATATATTTTGATAAGCTAAGAGTTGAAGTTATTGATCATGACTTCTTCCGTATAGTCTTATTATGGAATAGAATAGATAATGTTAAATTTAGTTTTGTATTTGATGATATGATTGAAGGGTGTGCAGTTCTTATGCCACCAAGTGAGTATAATGAGAATACGGCATTAGATTTATTAGATAAAACTGTCACCTTAGGTGAAAAGCTATTCATTGACTATGTGACAGTATGTGAATCATTTGATTATACTACAATCTATGATTCAGAAGATCCTGCGTTGTCTCTTGAAGATCTTAAAGAGACAGCAACTGCACCGAAAGTGATAACAGACTTCTTATCACACAATAATGCAGAGAAGTTTAAATCTATCGGTACAGTTATGAACTATATACAATTCATGAATGGTAATTCTATCTCATGTAATGGTAGAGTTGTACCATATGCAGATGGTGACCCAGATATTAACTACGTTTGTACGTATGTAAAAGATGGGAATGTATTAATTCTACGTACACTAACTACCCCTGAGATGGAATGTGATATTCTTACACTGATTGGTTTTAAAGAAGATAATTTTACTCCACTCTCTTATAGAGAAGTAAAGAAGTTATATAATGAAGCGGTAAGAGAGATCGATACTTACAATATGAATTCACTACCTGGAGTTAGACTATCTTAAGTTAGGAGAAATCATGACTGAAGAAAAAGCTAAAGAGATATATTTTGATTTGATGGATATCTTAGCAATAACTGCTATGAATCAGAATAATCAAGATTTTGATTTTAAAGATTATTTAAAAGAAAGAGGATATGAAATATGAGTTTAAGACGGGAAGTTACTGATACTAATGGTAAGTATCTAGTAGCTTTAATACTTTGGTCTTTATTTATTATCGTATGCTTCGGCATTGTATTACATATGGTAGCTAAACCAGTTGATAAGAAATACGATGCTAGATTAACAAACCTACAAGCAACCTCTACTATGTATGAAGTTCAGAGTATTACTGAAACAGACGATGGGGTTATTGTGAAATATAAAAAGAAAGGAGATAACTAATGGAGAAATTAGCTAATCAGTTCTTTGATAAAGTTATTGAACCAACTCCTAAGTGGTTCTTCTCTAAGCTTATCTATAAGTATAAGCTTAGTAAGTACTATGGTGAGTTGATTAATACATCTCCATCATATGCAATGATGAGAGAAATGGCAGCGTTTATTAAGATTGCAGAAGTATCATTCTTCTATCATAATACGAAAGATATGAAAGATGGGTTACCTATAACGTATTCAAAAGATGGATTCATCTATATTGAATTCGCACTCAATGATACTAACGTATGTACTATTGGTCTAAAGCAGAGCAATCCAACTATTACACTTAGTATTCTAAACAAACTAAAAAATGAAGTCATCTCAAGCATTAAGTTTAAGGATAGAGAGCTTGTAATCGATAATAAGATTGATGAGTATCTATTCATTAATATGCTTAATAAACTAATGACTTCTTTTGTTAACCTAATGAAGTATTGTAAGGAGGTATAATCAAATGGCTGGTAAGAAATACAATACAACTTTTAGACAACTACGTCAAATCTTAAATCTAATCAAAGACAATGCAAAACTTATTGATGTTGAATGGAGAAATGATAGAGATGACGTAGAAGATCCTATCGTATATTATGGTCTTAATGATGAAGAACGTGCTAGAATTTCTGGTATTGACTTCCTTGATCCAATCCGTCCAATCTATACGTGTACTATCTATACCACAACTGCTGATATAGAATACGTGTATAACTATAAATATGAAGCAGTATTATCTTTACGTATTGAATCAGAAGATCCTACAGATCCTGAAGCAATTGTACAAGATCTATTAGAAGATATTGCACCTAAAGGATATAGATTAAACTCTAAAGCTGATGATGATATTATTATCGATAGTGGACGTATAGTTCAATTCATTGATCCTAATGTGGAAGATGCTGATGAGTTTAGAGAATTCATCGATCTAGATTCCGAAGAAGCTATGAAGGATACATTAAAGAACTATGAGCGAGTTACATTTGCTGATGGTGACGTTGGTAGAGCAGTTCTTAAAGACAACTTAGGTCGTATTGAGAAGTCTATCAAGTATAACGTAATCAGATACCGTTATGCATCTACTGATAAATTAGCTCCAGCAGCTATTGATGATACTAAGTTCTATACATGCTTTGAAATGCTAACAAAATAAAACCATTTCCCAAGGGTCTACTATGATCCTTGGGATTTATTTTTTTACTAACGGTAAAACAGTTTAATAAATAAAATGTAAGGCCCTTGAAGGGACCTTACGATATCTTTTCTTTCATTTAGAGGAATATTATGAAAGACAATATTTTAACGGAAGCCCATATATCGGATATCCACTTCGGGGTATTTGATCCGGCTAAACAATATGAGATTCTTAAGAATCAGTTTATAGATAGAATCAGTCTATTAGACTTAGACTTGGTTTCAATTAATGGTGATTTATTCCACCATAAGTTTATGAGTAACTCCGATGCAGTTATGTATGCTATGAAGTTCATTGATGAATTAGTTCAACTGTGTCGAGTCAAACAATGTACACTATTTATATTACATGGTACTCCATCGCATGATGCAAATCAGACAAAGCTATTTTATAGATATATGAATGATCCATCTGTTGATGTAAGAGTAATTGAAACAATAAAATTTGAATATGTAAAACAAAAACGCATCCTATGTATACCTGAAGTGCCAGGAATGGGAAGGGAGTTTTACGAAAATGTGCTTTATTACAACTATTGTGATGCGGTATGCATGCATGGTACGATTAGAGGCGCTATATACGGAAAAGATAAAATTGACTTAGATTCACCGAGTCCGGTATTTGGAATGGAGAACTTCAAATATTCCATGGGACCAGTGATATCAGGTCATGTACACGTCCAAGGTTGTTATGAAAAAGACTTTTATTATTGTGGATCACCTTATAGGTGGTGCTATGGAGAAGAGCAACCAAAGGGATATTTAATTCTATTACATAATATAACTACGAGACAGTATTACGTTCACTTTGAAGAGATTCATTCTTATAAGTATGATACAATAAACTTTGATGAGATGATCAAAGATGATCCTCAAAAGATTATTGCTTTCATTAAAGAGAGACAAGCTCAAGGTGTTCATAATATCCGTATGGAATTTACTTTAGAGCATGAGAATATCAATATCTTGAAATCATTCTATCGGAATAATCCAAGTATTGCTATCAAGTGTGATTATAAGAATGATATAATTAGACGACAATCTCAAGAAGTACTTGAGCAATGTAAGGAGTTTGATTATATTACTGACAAGAGCCTTACTGAATTTGATATCCTAAGTAGATATATCAATGATAGTAAGGGATTTACTTATATTACTCCGGAAGAGTTGATCGAACTTCTAAAGGAGTGATAGCCTAATGTAAAGTGAGGATTGGAAATGGCAAAGAAAGATATAGGTAGTGGATATGTATTACCACTATCATCGATGATCTTGTATGCAAATTATATCTTAAAGACCATTCACACTTCCAACCGGAGTGTTTTGACAGATTTGCGGGAACTATTATCTATGATAGATCCCACCAAGAACTTTAGCGTAGAACAAGTTCGGGAGAAAACGTCCTACGTATTTCTAAGACAACTATTAGATGCTAGACTTAAGGGTTATGAGAATCGTGATATCCTTATGCAAGCAGCTATGGAAGGAATAGACCCAGATAATCTATTCCCATTAAGAAAGCTAGAAGAATCATTAGGTGCTAATGAGTTAGCTTTCATTGAAAAGAATATTGGTGAGCATAGAAATACATTCTATACCCAATCCATTATGTCTAATATCTATACTCAGTATAGTGATTATGTGACTTCAGATGAGACTCAAAAGTATAAGATCGTTAAAGATGTACGTAGACAGATCTCTGAAGTTAGTCGTAAGATTAAAGATAATGTAAGTGTTAGTAGTGTATCTGAATCATTATCTTTATCTGATGAAGAACAGTTTGAAGCAACTGTAGCTCATATGTATAATAGAGCTATGGATGGTTCTACTAAATTGAAGTCTGGTATTCAGGCTATCAATAGATCTTTAAATGGTGGATTTGAAAGTGATCGTTGTTATATCTATCTAGGATTACCTGGTGAGGGTAAATCTAGTACATTACTTAACTTAACTCTTCAAATCAAAGCCAATAATAAAGATGTGGTAACGAAAGATCCAACTAAACGTCCAACTATCTTATTCCTCACGATGGAAAATACATTGAATGAAACCTTGGAACGTGTATTTGGTATCTTAGTATCCGATGAAGACATTAGTGAATTCGGTGGTCATAAAGAAGTCATGAGACTATTAAAACAAAATGGCCTTGGAGTAACTAATGATTCTCCTATTGATATTGAATTTAGATATGTACCAAGTAACTCTGTTGATACAGACTACTTGTATACAATCTATGATGAAATGAATGCAAATGGACAAGAAGTAATCTGCTTAGTACAAGACTATATTAAACGTATTAGACCACGTGACTTTAAACTCATGGGTGGGGATATGCGTATAGCTCTTGGTGCAGTAGTAGATGAATTCAAAGAATTTGCAATCGCTAAACATATCCCAGTTATTACAGCATCTCAGTTAAACCGTGATGCGGCTAGAATAATTGATGAGGGTAGAAGAACAAACGAAGCAGATTTAGTGCGTAAAGTAGGTAGAGCTAACATTGGTGAATCTACTTTGATTACAGAGAATGCTGACTCTGCATTTATATTAGTTCCAGAAGATGCTGGTGATGGTAGACGATATCTTGGTATGGCAAATGCTAAGAAACGTTTTAAGAATCAATCAGCACCATTCTTCTATATCCCATACTCTAAGGAAAGACCTTTAGAGTTATTATGTGATATTCATCTATCTGAACCACTAACCAAGCTATCCCTTAATGAACTTAGAACTGTAAGTAATGAAACACAAAGCAACTCTAGTTGGAGTTCTTTGAAAACAGTAGATAAACCTAAGGAAGTTAGGGAAAGTGATTCAATTAAGAAGAAAGCAGATGCATATGGTGTTAGTCCTCTATTTGCTAGAGAACTAGAAGAGTATGCTAGAAAGAATACTGACAACCGTGGGGCTAACTTTGATGATACTAAAGTTATCTTAAAGACAAACCTACGGATGTTTAACGAATTCACTGACGAAGAAAAGCTTTATACATATACATTCCTCGGAGTAGATATACCAGAGAGCTTTCAGCATATGGTTAATGTAGTCCGAGATTTTAATATGGATAATATTGAAGATGGAGCTCCTAGAATAGTCTATACGAATGCTCTAGTCTATGAAGACATCGAAGACCTTTCTGGATATACACCAGCATTAGTTAATGATGTCATAGAATGGACTTGGAATACTTAATAGGTCTAGACTACAATGAGCCTAGACCTATAGATAAAATTATCTTTTAAGTTCATGGTTAGAATTGAATGTACGGATATTTCTAATATCAAAGTTATGTACATCAGCTAAGAATTCTTTCAATACCTTTTTAGATGGTAGATAGATATACTTCTTGCTGAGATTGAAGTCCTTTACATTATATAAGTCGTTGACTCTAAGTATTACATAATATAGCTCAGTATTGTCATATATATCATATGCCAACATCTTAGGTCTATATTTATACTTCATGATATCATCGTCTGATAAATGGACTCTAACACATTTAGCTTTCAATTCAGGATAGTAATCATCAGTTACTATATTGCCTACAGCGAACTGAATACGCTCACGTTCTTCAGTGAAGGACATAGTGGCATAGTCAGTACTAATTATAGGTTTATCATTGATGAATGCCTGAATACTATTTATAGTTTTCATCATAGCCATCGTAATCCCTTCCTGTAACTACGGGTTTATTTATATCTCCACCAAGGAAAGCTATAGTAAATCTAGTTCCAGGCGGTACGAATTTCGTTGGGAAATTTCTTACAACTTCTTTAGGCATTTCAATAAGGATATTAGATCCAGTTTGAACTTTGCCAGTTGTAAACTTTTGTTTATTGATAATATTTGGATTCTGAACTTTGCTTGTAGTCTTTACTGGAGACTTCATATTCATAGGATTAAGTGCTTGCACATAAAACGTTTGATATCCAGGCTCGTATTTATTACAAACAGAAGTTAGTATACCTACCTCGGTATATTCAAGACCGGAATCGGAATTATATTTATCATCCATTATTTAACACCTCGATTCATTATGCTACTATAATGTTTAGGGGTATGAGGAATATTTGAAATGGAAAATGCATTAATGTGTATGTGGGATACCAATGTAATTGGTGCCACTAACGCTCTAATAAGTAAGCTAGGTCTAGAAAAAGATTTCTATACTCGCAATATCTGTATTCCAGATAGTGATGGAGATCTTAGAGCCCTAGATTATAAAGGTAAATATTTTAGAATGCCAGTTGACTACTATGAGAGTGCATATGGTGATTCTATTATCTTTGACCCAGTTAATAATAAAAACATCATGAAGTTCTTATTTGATATCTTCATTGCAGAATGGGATGATGATAAGTACTATCTATCCAATTACTTTAAAGTATTTGGTCCAGCTAATGATCCAAGAAGTCAATTACACGTAATGATGTCTGATGGTACTCAGTTTACTACTAGAAAGTACTATAACTCCTCATTACAGTATATGGAAATCATTGACTTCATGTTATTTGGTGAAGCAAGATATAGTTACGAAGCAATAGACTATCCACCAGAGATAGAAACTAAGAAACGTAAAAGGAGATAATGATTATGGGATTTATACTAAACCCAGGTCAAGAGGCAGTTGTATCAGCCGCAGTTGAATGGTATAATAATTCATCTGAATTAGTATTCCAATACACTGGTGCCGCTGGTACTGGTAAGACTGTTGTGTTAAATGAAATAATCAAGCGATTGAATATACCATTTGATTCAATATTACCAATGAGCTATACTGGTACAGCAGCTATTGTAATGCGTAATCGTGGTATGACTAACGCTAAGACCATTCACTCATCTATATATGAACCATCTGAGGGTATTATGTTAGATGATAGTGGTAAACCTGTTATGGATGAGTACTTTAATAAACCTAGGACTAGTCTTAAATGGGTTAAGAAAGAGTATCTCCGTGATATTAAACTTATAATCATAGACGAAGCATCTATGACTCCAAAATCTATGGTAAGTGACATAGAATCATTCGGTATCAAGATCATTGCCTGTGGTGACCTTAATCAGTTACCACCTATAGGAGATGAACCAGGATACCTAACATCAGGTAAGGTCTATAGATTAGACCAAATTATGAGACAGGCAGAGCAATCTGGTATTGTATACTTAGCAGACAGAGCCATTAAAGGATTACCAATTCAATTCGGGTATTATAATAATGCTATCGTTATTCCAGAAGATGAAGTAACTGATAGAATGGTAATGAATGCTAGTGTAATACTATGCTGTAAGAATAAGACCAGAGAGCAAGTGAATAACTATATTAGACAAGATATATTGAGAATTAAGACTCAATACCCTACATTCAATGAACCATTAATCTGTCGTAAGAATAACTGGTCTATTGAAGTCAATGGGATTAATCTTGTTAATGGTCTACGTGGGTTAGTTAGAAACCATCCAGATATTACGTCTATTAGAAAAGACCTTAAGGAAATGACTATAGACTTCTTAGATGATGGTAATAACCTATTCCCCCAATTAAAGATGGATTTAGAATACTATCGTGCACCACAAAACCAAAGAGAGTTTCTCAAAAGGAACCCATATAATAAAGCAGATAAGTTTGAATTAGCTTATGCTATTACAACACATTTATCTCAAGGTTCTCAATATAGCCATGGTATCTTTATGGAAGAGTTTTTACATAGAGACATTATGTCTAATCTTATCTATACAGGCATAACTAGGTTCTCGAATTTCATGATATATGTAAAACCGAAGCCTAAATTCTTCTAAGAGCATATATTATAAACGTGATCCTAGATTATGTTTTAGTATATTATGCACAAAGGAGGAAACTAATTATGGATAACGGAAATATTTTTGAATTGCCACTTCAACTGGCGTTCCCAATTACGCCAGATGAGAATGGTAAGTTTAATGTAGACCCAGAAGATAGAATGTATACTCTCTTCATATTCTTCATTGATGGATATGATCAAGAGAAGACATTCAAATTTGCAATGGGTCAAACTGCCGTTCGTGAGTATATTATCGAGCATGTAGATATCATTGACTTTGAGAAGTCTAAGATCTCTTCATGGCAAACTCGACCATATGATTACGATGGCTTTATTTCATTGGTGCAATTCATGCACTATCTTGATACTATTGTAGATGAAGATGGCAACAAGTGGTTCCAAGATGACTTTGATATTCAATCTTATCTTGAGTCCCAAGTTGAAATCGATGGCATATCTGAAGTAGAAAGAGAGAATTATGATAATGCCATTCATATGGTTATGAATGGTTCAGTTCTTCAAGACATTAGTCGTCTTGAAGAGGAAGGAGACGAATACGATGTCTAATCAAAATCTAGATGCATTTACTGCGGCTTTCAATCAAGGTAAAGTTGACGCAGAAGCTTGGGTAGCTCAATTTACTCAAGCTGGTCAATCACCTATGATTCCGAAATGGAATGCAGAACCTCAAAGCCAAGCCGAATACTATTATAGACGTGGCTATCTTGATCGATTCAAAGAGATTACTAAGATTGATATCGAACAAGAAAAGAAACTATCTAAGAGAAACTCTACTCTTAGTATTCATAAGAATGGTAAACCTCGTCCTAATGCTATTGATCGTGAGATCAAAAAGTATGGACCTGATTTCCTTTCTAAATACGGTGATCGATTCTTCAATGAAGTTAAGAATCTATCTAACCGTATCTTAAATGATTTGGCTAATGCTAATATCAACGTTCCAGACTATGAAGAATACTTCAAATCTGATCGTCTATTAGATAGCCTTATTTCTGTAGCTCGTGCAAATGCAAACTACCATATCTTTACAAGTGGGGCAATCCATTTCTATGGTGCAAATGCAGAGCAGTCTATGCAGGGTTTATTACCAGAAAACTATGGTCCTATTGAACAACGCTTCTATCAGTATCACCACTCTAATGCTCAAATCTACAGCATTCTGCTTGATGCATTGGTAGAGTTCAAACAGTATCTAATGTCTGGTATCTTTAATCCTGAAAGTATTCACATCGCGGAATCTACTATCTGGAATAAGAAATTAACGATGTCCGCACGGGATCCATATGCACAGCGTAGATTATGAGATCTCTGATCATTTCTATAATAGAGCTAAGCATAGAGTGGGACTCCCAAAAAGAGGTGTAAGTAGACTAGTAAAAAATGCATTGTATGAAGGGATCTATGTAGACTACTTAGATCCTACTTCTAAGCTATATAAGCTTATGAAGTCCTTTACAAATAAGCATACCAGAAGCGATAGATTCGCTGTATATTATCGTCAGTATATGATATTATTCGAGCATCCCAACATTGCAGTAACTATACTGTATGCACCAGATAGTATTGTGAAATGTGCAAATGAATATTATAAAAGGAGAACTGACAATGGATGCAACACAGCTAAAAGCTTATCGTGATAAGCTAAGAGCAACCGAAGATGATATAGCAATCCGTTTATATTGTGATAATGGTATTATCATCGATGAAGGTGATATGTTTGTACAATGGGATGATGGTAATAACATGATCGTAGCAGTTAAATCTAATGAAGATCAAGTTAATCACCCAGGTGTAAAATTTAAAATCATCATCACTGATTTTGATATGGTCCAATATATGATTGCTTATTCTACGCGTAAGTCTATTCAGCCTATCGCAAAAGCATTCAACTATACAGACGATCAAATCAAGAACTTCATTAATAAATTTGATGATCCTGATTTACGTTCTTACCTCAATACTACTCCTAAAGAAGTTGTTGAGGAAATTGAAAAACAGAAAGCTGATCTTGATACAAAAGCTCAAATCGTTCTTCAAATGCAAGAAGATAGAGCTAAAGCCGAGCATCGTGTAACTGCACAACAAATTCGTGAACGTCAACAATAGTTCACTAAATCGATGATTAAAGGGTATGATATTTTAAAATATCATACCCCAAACATCTCGATAATTGTATATTATTAACGTGTATAACTACCACATAGGTTAGTTTTTATACAATCTCTTATTTAAAATATTTTAACAGAGGAGGGTACTTATGTATCAACAACAATTTGGTCAACAATTCGGAGCCCCTATGATGGGTGGTTATGGTTTCGCTGCACCTCAATTCGGTGCACCAGCTTATGGCAATGTAATGCCAGCACAAAGCATGTTCCGCGATGTTAAGGTAACTAATCCAATGACAAAAGAGGACTTGGAATTGTTAAAACCACAAAAGAATGAGTTCAATATGAACATCGATCCAGTTGATGTGGCACGAGCAAAGTGTCCACATAAGAACAATGTGAAATTGCTTATCAACCCAATCGGTGGTGGTAATATCGTAAAATGCTCCCAATGTGGTGCAGAATTCGATATGACTATCCGTTCTAAAGAAGATATCGAAGCAAGTGTTAATAACTTGACAAACTTCTTGGAGCAAATGAAACTTTATGCGATCAACTTCGATGAAGAGTTCTATAAGGACTACATGATGATGATCCCATTGTTGAAGAAAGCTCCAAATCTCTACGAGATGGCGGTTCAAAACTTCACTGAAGTTGTTAAACAAACTGGCAACACTCAAACAGTGACACCTAATGCTAACCCAGCATTCAACCGCTTTGGTTTCGATGCATACAATGATATCGTAAACGGTAACTTCGGTGCTCGTTACAACGTATATCAACAACAACAACCAGTTGCTCCTATGATGATGACTCAACAAGTACCTCAACAAGGTTACTATGATCCTAACATGGTAGCAGCTCAACAACAAGGTATGCAAATGCCACAACAACAACCAGTTCCTGGTCAAGTGTTTGGTGCATTCACTCAAGCTCCACAAGCCCCAGTGATGCCACAACAAGTAATGGGTAACCCATTTGCTAATGGTTATGCAGCACCTGCAGTGACACCTCAAATGGCAATGCAAGCTCCTGTACAAACAGCTCCACAAATGGCAGCCCCTCAAGCACCTCAAGCTCCAGCAGAAACTACAACTACTGAAACTAAGGTGACTATCTAAATAAGAAATTACCCCTGGTACAGCCCATAGGTCTTCAGGCCTATGGGCATATGCCTGTCGGTATTTTTTGATTATTTTGATAACAGCTAAGTAGGAGGACCCTGATATGGCATACACACAAGAACAGATCGAAAAGATCAAGTCCTACAATAAGCAAATTAGGACTATTAGTAACTTCGCTGAAGCTGTTAGGAAAACGGTAACTCAATACTTAGGGTATACTGGTAACAAAGGCTTTATCAATATGATTCGAGAGATCTTTCAGAACTCAGCTGATGAGCTTATGAAAGATGATAGCCCATGTACTGAAATATGGGTAGCATTTAGTGAACCAGACCAAGAATTCGCAGTACGTGATAATGGTCGTGGTATTCCACATGATAGTTTAATTCGCGTATTCACTTCTCAACATACATCTTCAAACTATGATAAGAAACCTGGGGAATTCTCCTCTGGTCGTCATGGTGTTGGTGCTAAAGTAACGAATGCGTGTTCTGAATATTTCATTGTAGATTCTTATATCCTCGGTGTAGGTAAACGAGCTGAGTTTAAACTCGGTGATGCATCTACTGCTAAGTTAAAGGATCTACCAACTGTTAAAGATAAGCAAGGTTCTACTGTTACGTTTAGACCTCATATACCAACTATGGGTCAAACTACAGTGACTTGTGAAGACGTATTACGTCTAATTAACTCATTAGTACCATTGCTTAAACAAGGTGCTAAGATTAACTTCATTGGCGAAAAGACTGATGGAGGTAAAGTTAAACAAACCATCATTAATAAAGATGGCTTGATGGATGGTCTTAATGCGATCATTAATAAACCGATTATTACGCCAATTCACTTCGGTGCATTACGTGATGATAAATGGATGAAAGCAGAGATTGTTTTCACCTTTGATTCTGCGGATGATAATGAAATCATCCACTCATACGGTAACTTTTGCCCTACAAGAGATGGCACTCATGTAGAAGGATTTCTTGCCGGTATGAGTAAATACTTTAGAAATTATATGAATAAGTTCTACTTACCTGCAAAGAGTAAGTTAACTATTACAAACAACGATGTCCGTGTTGGTCTTAGAGCAATTGTAACTTGCTCTCACATGGAACCAGAGTTTACTGGTCAGTCTAAAGAGATTATCTCTAATGCTGACTTAGTACCTTTTGTTAGAGATCTTACTGAAGCTAGTCTAGAAGAATGGGCTAAGCGTAACAATAATGACCTACAAAAGATTTGTAAGTATTTCAAAGATATAGCAGAAATCAGAACCAAGGCGGAGGGTGAACGTGCTAAGGTTAAAGTTAAGGAAGTATCTTCCATTAGCGGATTACCTAAGAAGTTCGTCAAACCAACTGGTAAGAAAAATTTAGAGTTATTTATCATGGAAGGTGATTCCGCTGTTGGTCCAGCGAAAAACAACCGTGATAATACATGCCAAGGTCTATTCCCAATTAGAGGTAAGATTGTCAATGTAATGGCAGCTACGAGAGAGAAAGTTGTAGCCAATCAAGAAGTAGCAGCAATCACTGCTATTATTGGTGCTGGCTTTGGACGTTCATTTGACATTGAGAAATGTAAATGGGAAAAGATTATTATTGCTACAGATGCTGATCCAGATGGTGCACACATCAGATGTCTTCTATTGAAGTTCTTCTTAATGTATATGCAACCATTGATTACATCTGGTAGATTATATGCTGCAGTACCACCATTATATGGTGCTAAGATCGGTGGTAAGATGAAGTACTTTACTGACCGTACAGCATATAATAAGTATCTACAAAAAGAATTCTTCAAGATTCATAAACTAAGCTTATCCAATAAGGTTAAGTTAACTGAGTCTGATGTAGTAGATTTACTTAATAGAAACACGAACTATATTCGAGATATTGATGCAATTGCAAACTCTTTTGCAATTGATGTTCATCTCTTAGAATACATCTTGGTATTACACACTCAAGGTATTGAACTTGGTTCTGCTAAGTTTAAGAAAGCTATTGAAAAAAGATACCAATTCTTGAAAGTATCTAAGACTGGTATTGAAGGTCTAGTTGATTCTAAATACCAAACAATCTACTTCAGTGATACATTCTTAAATGCTTGTAAGTATATTATCGAATGTATTATGAAGTCTCCTACTGAATTCGTAGTAGATGGAGCTAAAGTATCTTTATATGGATTGATGAAAGAGTTTGAAAGCTTGACTCCACCATCTGTAACTCGATATAAAGGGTTAGGTGAGATGAATGGTGATCAGTTGTTTAACTCCACTCTTGATCCATCCAATAAAGGCAACCGTGTATTGATTAAGTACACTATTGATGACGTTAAATATGAAATCGAGAAAATTAAAGAGATTGAAAACGACAAGATTCAATTGATGAAAGACGTTGACATTTCTCAATACGTATTCTAACTTCAGAAAAGCAGGTGAGAGAGAATGATAATTTATTATCAAGACAATCAGGATTGTATGTTTGCAGCAAACATCATCTACAATAACAGAGAGAAATTTTGTGATGATACATCCAATACAATTCTTGTTAATTATAAATACTCTCATTCCGACATTACACGTTTAGCTACTAAAGATCATACAGTTATTGTGTTGGGTGTAGGCTTCTTTAAGGATAATCCGAAGTCTATTGCCCGACTCACTGCTTTGATAGAAAATAGTAAGCGAGTGATTTGGATAGATGGTCACCATAATACAGGAGATCTCTCTAAGAGTGAATTTGTGGATAAGATGACTATTCGATATTACCCTAATATGAGTGTATCTTGGATAGTTCATTACGCATTACTTAAAGAGGAGTCTAACTATGTTGTAGATTTAGTATCTGAATTCCAAACTAGAAGGAATCCATCTCGTAATGCAGTAAATCTATATCTATTTATTATGACAGTATTCTCAGCTCCAGATGATGAAGTATGGACTACTATTTATAAGCAACCAGATATGATTAGCGAATTACTAGATATGGGTTCTGATATTTACCATTTTGTAGTACAACAAAATGTAAATCTGCTATCTCGTAGAACGTATACCCGAGAGTTTGAAGGTGTACCTATAAATATAATAAATACTAACTATAAATTCTTCTTACCAGATATAATAGAGAAGTTCCATGGACCAATTCTTTTCTGGTTATATGATGGTGAAGTTTATAGATACGTAATGTATGCTTGTAAGTCCGATATAGACTGTTTAGAATTTACTAAAAAGTATCATGGATATGGTAAGACTTATAAGTCTGTATTTGTATCCAAGACACCACTAGTATAGGAGGAATATTTAATAATGAGAGAATTTGCAAATGTCGATGATAAGTATATCGACTTTTCAGAAGATCTTACCATTATAACGCCTAAACGTAGTACTGAATTCTCAGCTGGTTATGATTTCTATGCTCCTAAGACATATATAATCAACCCAGGTGAGTCTGCAATTATTCCTACGTATATTAAAGCATATATGGAATCTGATGAAGTATTATTGATTGCACCACGAAGTTCTTTCGGGTACAACTATGATATGGTAATCAAATCAACTATTGGAGTTATCGATGCAGACTATGCTGATAACGAAGAAACTGGTGGTAATATTATCATTGGGGTTAAGAATAACTCTAATGAAGTATTAACTATAGAAGCTGGTAAACACTTCGCTCAAGGTATCTTTATGAAATACTTGGTTACTGATAGTGATCACTTATATCCTAAAAGAAAACGTAGCGGTGGTATTGGCTCAACAACTATTTAATTATTTATCTTAAAGGTGAAAACAATGAGAAACCAAAAACAACAAAACAAAAAACAAGTATTCAACAACGTTCGTATCGAAGTTCCTGTAAAGTTCAATGACCGTTTACCAGATGCGGTTAAAGAAGAATTGCTTGAAGTATTAGCAAGTCCAATTGTTGAAAAACTTACAGTGAATGTATTTGCATTCCGTAGTGTAATCAATGATGATCCATCCGTTAAAGGTAACATCATCGTCGGTAATATCATCAAGTATGATACTGAAAAGGAAGTTCTCATTGTAGATATCTATGAACGCTTTGCTGAAGTTATTGAATCTATTCAAAACCGTATTGCGTTTGCATTAACTTCTTTCAACTCCGATACTAAGGTTAACAAAATTAGCCGTATTATTATCGAAGAAGCTAAACAAAAATAATTTAAAAGGGCATATAGTTCAGCTATATGCCCTCCTACTTTCCTTAGTTAGGCTATAAGTGGGGATGTACATTTCTATAAAACGCTTAACATTTTAGTAACTAAGGAGGGATATACTTGGCTAAGGAAAAAGAAGTAAATATACTAGAACAGTATACGGAAGATATGAGAACGTATGCTATCTATTCCGCATTATATCGTGTTATACCAGACTTCCGTGATGGATTTAAGTCTGTACAACGTAAGATTATTTATGCAATGCATAATGATATTAAGAGTGTTAAGACAGTTAAGTCATCTTCCATTGTTGGTACAGTAATGGATAAGTATCACCCACATGGTGACTCTTCCATTTATATGACAATGAAACCATTGACTAACTGGTTTGAGAATAATATTCCACTCATTGAAAAGCAAGGTAACTTTGGTAACTTCCAAGGGGATGATCCATCCGCTATGCGTTATACTGAAGCTAAACTTGCTAACTTTACCACTGATGTAGTTATTGGTGATTTAAAACAATCTAAGCAAGTAGTAGATTGGGAGAAGAACTATAGTGAGACATGTATGGCTCCTGAGTATTTAGCTCCAAATCTACCTATGTTATTAATCAATGGCTCATTTGGTATTACACCTGGGTTGAAAGTAGATATTCCTAAACACAATATCTCTGAAGTAATCGATGTAACCATTAAGCTTATTGATAATCCAAATGCTAAATTTGTATTGATTCCAGATACTCCGATGGAGTGTGATATTATCGATACAGATTTCCAATCAATTTGTGATACTGGATATGGTAACTATCGAGTTCGTGGTCATATTGACATTGGTGAATTCCATGGTAAACCAGCTCTATTCATTAGAAGCTTACCAGATTATGTATTCTTAAATACAGTAACTGATAAGATTGAAGAAATGATGGAGAAGAATATTCTTACTCAAGTACAATCCATCGAGCATAACTCTGATGGTGATGAGAAGATGGAATGCGTTATCGTTCTTAAGAATGGTAGTGATCCAAACTTCGTTAGAGACACAATCTATAAGAATACACAAATTGAACGTGGTGGTCGTGTAAACTTTGAGGTAATCTGTGAACGTCGTATCGTTCGTATGAACTATCGTCAATATCTAACACGATTCATTGACTTCCGTAAGGTAACTAAGCTTAGACTTTACTATAACTTATTGCAGAATACTATGACTGAATTCCATAAGTATGATGCATTAGTTAAAGTAGTATCTAGTGGTGATATCGATTCTATCATTAATCGTATTAAGAAGTCTAAAGGCAATGATGAAGAACTAATCATGGATATGGTTAAGAAGTTCAAAATCACTGACTTACAGGCTAAGACAATCATTAATATGCCATTGAAGAATCTATCTAAACATAACTTAGCTAGATATAAAGCTAAATTAGAAGAACTACTTAAGCTCAAAGAGATATATCATAATAAGATCCGTAATGAATCTGAGCTTAATGAAGAACTTAAAGCTGAATTGAGAGACTTGAAGCATAAGTATGGCAAGAAACGTAATGCTAAACTTATCTCTCAAGCAGAGGCATCTAATATCCCTGAGGGTGAATTCAAGATTGTTATCACTGAAGCAAACTACGTACGTAAGCTTGGGTTAAATGATACAATCAAAGCCATTAAAGGTGATAACCCTAAATTGGTTATTAAGATTAGCAATACTGATAACCTAGTATTATTTGATGCTGGTGGTAAATGCTATTCTTATCCAGTGCATAAGATTCCATTGAGTGATAAATCTAATGCTGGTATTGATATTAGAAACTTAAGTGCTAAGTTTACTTCTAATATTATCACTATCTATCCAGAAAGTGTAATCAAACAGTTAGCTGAGTCTAAACAAAAGATGTATGTAATGGTATTAACTCACGCTGGTTTCATTAAGAAAATGGAACTAGATGATTTCGTATCATTAACAGCTAGTGGTATCTTCTATACTAAGTTAGACCAAGGTGATTTCGTTAAGACAATCATCATTGGTGGAGATGCATTAGATGTAATTACATTCTCTGATAAGAAAGCTTTACGATTCTCTGCTAAAGAGATTCCATTAGTACGTAGATCCGCTAGAGGTGTACGTTCTATTGGTGGTAAAACAGTTGAGTATGTAGATGGTATGACATTAGTTGCAGGTAAAGATATCACTGATGTAGTTGTAGTAACTAAGAATGGATATCTTAACCGATTCAATATTAATGCATTACCTAAAAGTCAACGTGCTAAAGCTGGTAGCTCAGTTGTTAAGTTATCTAAGACTGATAAGATCAATAGTATCCATATTGTAAATCAAAATGATGTAATTCGTTTGGTTACTGAGCATGGAACTACTGATGTTAAAGTATCTGATGTCCCTACAGGGAGTTCTATTTCTGCTGGTACTAAATGTATCAATGGTAAAGACACTGTAGTTAAATCAATGATGATTAAATAGAAAGAAATCCCATAGGAGATCAACTCCTATGGGATAACTTTTATTTGGAGGAAGATATAATGAAAGCAAAATCAGTACCTTGGAAATTAAAAGATATGACTCCATATAGAAAGCATGTTAGTAAACTAAAGCATTGTGATAAAGATATAGTATTTATCACTTTTGAAGTATATATTAAATCTTATTCTATTTAGGAGGAAGATATGTTTGATAGTAAATTATGGCAACTAAAATGGGATCTTAGAAATATATCTCCATATTTAGTAAACAGTATTGAAGTTGATGGAAAATCTATTGATTCAGAAAAACTATTTATTACATTTAATCTGTTTGATAAACGATATACTATACAAGTTACAATCAATGAGATGACTGACTTATATGATATATCTATATCTGAGTTTGGGTTCGGTATAATGCAAACTATAACTACAGATGATGCTAAAGCATGTGTAGAAGATATCCTTGCTAAATATACCAATCTAGATTTGATTGACTTGCATATACTCAATGATGTATTGAAAGACAGAATGTATTCTGAAATGTCAAATAACTTAATAAGAGTATTCTCACATACAGGTCATTTCAATATTAGCGTCAGAATTGTAGATGGATTATATGCAGTAATAATACATGGTAAGAATTACCAGTCAAAAGAATATAGATTTGACTCTGGGTATAAGACATTTAATTTTATAGCTAATATATATAGTCTATATCTAGATGAAGAATTTGAAAGAGCTGAAGATCTAATCACTCTATATGCAGATCTATATCTGGAGCTTGGTGGTGCAAGATTATATATAGAGAAAGATGAAGTATCTGATTGTAATATAAATATAGAGTATTTCATAGAATCTTCTAATCCACTTAAGTTAAACTTCAATAAATTTGACTACGGTGATGACCAAATTCAATGTGTTATCTGGGAAGATGAATACAATGTAAAAGATTGTGACACTAACTGTGTAGTTAGATCTCCAGAAGATGCAGTTAAATGGGCTAAATCTGTAGTAGAATCGTATAAAAGAGGTGAATAAAATGAAAGCTTCTAACGTAATAACTAGACTTGCAGATCAATTAAAATATATCTATAAGGATGTAAACACAAGCGTATTGGTAGACTATAATAACGCTGAGATATACTATAGCTATCTAGCTAAAGGTAATATGCATACATATAAAATTAATATTGGACCGAAGAACTTTACAGTTTATTCTAAAAGCTTCATAGAGAAGTCCCCGCTTCAAAACTTACCTGTAAATTATGCAGATGCTGAGTATGTAGTAAATTATATTCGACGTGAGATTGCATGGAATTTGAATCTATCTGATACTAATATCATTACACTATTGACTGAATTGTGTAGTAGAGCGTATGATGCAGTATTTGAGCATAACTCATATGCTAGTGTAATCCATATTGATATGGATTCTACTAGCAGTCTTGCTATCAGATATAATACTCATAATAATATTGATAGATATGAATGTACAGTAACCCATAATGGATTCACATCTGATACATTATATCTAAATAACTCATTTGATGTATTATGCTGGGTTAATGAAGTCTTTGAACTTAAACTACATCCCGATGAGGATAATATCGAGTTAATCAATCTATTCCAAATGCTCTATAAGAAATATCTATATAGAGTAGTTGTAGATTACGATGAATATGATAATCCGGTTATCGATCTTCTACCATACTTTGGAGTTGTATTCAATCGATATAGTAAGCTAGACTTCAATGATAATAAGATCCAATGCGTAATGTATGATTCAAATGGCCCAATAGATGGGGATGGTCTAAATCTATTAGCAGCTAATTCTAAAGAGGCAATGAATTGGACTATTGCTAAGTTTACTCTCTTAGAAAGGATTGAAGAATAATGAGTGAAGGTAATTTATATACTGTATATCATGACTTGCGTAACTTCTTACCTGGCACTAAGCCTATGATAATTAGTCAATATGATAATACATACATTCTTGCTCATATTATAACAGATGATAGTATTAATGTATTGAAGATAACCTATGAATATGGAATATTCGGTATCGAATTATCAAACTTTAGAACTGGTTATAACCGTGCTCTTGTAACTAGAGATCCATTTAAATCTGTAGAAGATCTATTCATAGAGATTAATGATTTAGATGGCTTATCTATAGAATCATTGAATGCAGCTGTATCTAATGATCTTGGTAAATTCACTAGAGACATCACTAATGATCATGTCGTTTATGGTATCAGAGACTATATCATAGATGTAAAACTTATTGATGAGTCATTTGAAGTGACATTATCTAAATCTGATTATACATCTAAACCGTATAGATTTAAGACTGCCTATGAGGTAACTAGATTCCTAGCATTCATCAGTCTACAATATATCAAAATGTATTTTGATGAACGAAATGATATGATGTTAGATTTGATTCTAGATCTATATGTAGAATTTGGTTATAGAAATGTATTTATTAGACATGATGATAGCCGAGAAGATGTATCTATACGTCTAATAACTCCATATGGGAGTAGATATTTTACATATGATAATGGTAAGATATTCTGTGAATTCTACCATGAGTTAGATGATAAAAGAACGTACTATAGTAAAACTGTAGATACATGTAAAGAAGCATTAGACTGGGTTTATGTGTTAGACTAACACTAGAGAGGTAGTTCAACTACCTCTCTTTCTTTTTTTGTAAAATACAACACGTCTAACACATAAGTAGTGTATAGCAGTAGCAGTGATATAAATATTTTACTAAATTCTCCTTTGTAAAAATATTATTATTCTACGAAAACAACTCTCATGCAACGCGCTATACTAAATCCCCTATGGAGTCTGAGCTCCATAGGGGTAATTTCTTATAAAGTTTTAATTAAACGTCTTAGACCATCATAAGAAGATGCTTCTGCAGTTCTATTACCACGGGATAAGTTTTTAAATAAGGATGTTTGGAAGATATCCCATAATGGAGCAAATGCTCTTTTTTCCATATTTTCCTTATCACGTTTCTCTAAGTAGATGGTATATGTATCTTCAATATCTTCTAAGTCTTTTAAGATTTGTTTTACTTCTCTATCATTATTGCTAGAGTCTTTAAGCTCCATAGATAGAGTTCTAAGCATGATATTTATACGGCTATGAGATTGGATACCATACGTTCTTGGATCTGCCCAGCCAAATAAGATATATAATGGAAGACCATACCAATTGTTCAGGTATTTCAATCCCCAAGATTGTTCTTCAACTTGTGCTTCTAATTTACTAAGAGCACTAGTTAACTCTGGACCATAACCTAAGATAACAGCAAAGCTATCAGCTAATTGCTCTTCAGTATCTAATAGCAATGGACTAACTCGAGTAAATAAATTTTTTGTATTCTCAGTTAATCGTTTATAGATTTTAGCTCTACCCTCTGGAGTAGCCATCATATCTAATGCTGTCACCATTGTAATAGCACTATCGAATAATACTACTATGTATTTTAATACGTTATACAAGCAGCATAGATATATAATCCCAGGGGCTGAATAGATTGCAACAAGTTTAAGTACACTAATGGAATCTGGGTTAATCTTCCATGCTTTCTCAACTTGCTCCATACCACTCATGAAAGATTGCATCATGCTAATATTAAGATTCAATAATTTTACTTTAGCAGCAAAGTGATGACCTACTTCATGTAAAGTAATAGCTACTAACTCACCAGGAGAGAATGTACCTTCAAACATGGCTATGCTATAAGATAGAAACATGGTATACTTATTCCCTGGTTTGAGTTTATATTCTCCATTAACCAATTGAGCTTGGTTTACATCATCATTATTATAGAATGTATTAGCATTAAGAGTCTTATCAGATTTGTCTACTAATACAATAACCTTATTGAAACCAAACTTCTTTTCTAAGATCTTTTGAATCTTACTAAAGTTATAGTTGCCCTTCTTATTGATAGCATTCTTAAATTCATTTTCTAATTCTTTAGTATCTTTATCTTTACCAAAGTACTTCTCTTGTACAGGTACTTGGATTTCTTTTGGCTTTACGTTTTCTGCAAAAAACATCGTTTATGCTCCCTTGACTAAATTAAGATTATAATTAATTTATTGTTTAAGGATATTAAAAAGTACTGATCTAGACACACCCTAATAAGATATGAGGTCATATATTATATACATGAATTGATATATCCAAGTTTATAATTTTATAGGAGGTAATGAATATGGATAAACTTTCGAACTATAAAGAGATAGTTAAAGCATTAAGAGATAAGAGGGGATCAATAAATGATACTGCCTATGATAATATGCTAAAGAAATTAAACATTATCAAAATCTCACCAGTTGATGAGAATGCAGTAAAGATATTTGAAGATTATACTAAGACTGAGTTGAATGATTCTAATACTGAACTGATTATTGATAATATAAATAAGTACGGTAAGATTAGAATCTATGGTGACTTCTTTAGACGAATTCTACCAGGAACTGTGGCTTATACTAATGCTTCTAAAGTAGCTCGTCTATTCCGTGATGAAGAATATCTTTTAAATAGATATACTAGTGTGGTAGATCTTATTGTAGCTAAGCAAGAAGAGTTACGTATTGAGCTATCTAAAAACATAAGAGAGCTTATATGTGAAAGTAGAATCGATTGTAGATTCAATGAATATAGTTATTTTGATTCAGTTCAAGATACTGAGATTACTTTAAATACTATTTCAGCCATTCTTGGTGCAACAACCGATTCTGAACTTGTATTTGAATTAAAGCATATCTTAGGAAAAGATATCAAGCCAGCTAGTTACAGCTTCAATTTGAGTGATATCAAAGTGATTTGTGAGTACTTCGATATTGACTATAATGAAATCGAAGAATTATATAAGAGAGTACGGTAAGAGGAGGATTGTTAATGAAGAAGACTGATAAAATAACAGCTGGTATACCAATAGCAGATGTACGTATGTCAGCAATTAATCTAGGCGATATTGAAAAGTTAAAATCAGACAATAACCTATTATCTAATATCGTTGAATCTAACAATAAAGCTAATGAGGAAGCTCATGATGATTTACTTAAAACAATAGCCAATGATCGCATAATTATGACTGAGAAGCTAAATGATATGAATAGCAAAATAAATCTACTAACAGGTAATCTAGGTGAGACTAGAGCTAAGGTTATTCTACTTGAAAGTACTTTAGAAGAAGTAATCAATGAGATGGCTGCTAATATCAAGATCAATCAAATTATCATAGCAACTCTTGTTGTTATAATCATCATACAGCTTGTTGTAATCTTTAAGATGGTATATCGCTAGGAGGTAATATACAATGGATACAGAAAGATTTAATACTTATATTGAGACAATTAGAAATAGTAAAGACTATAAACTAACTCTTGGTACTATCAATAGATATCTATTGGAGATGCAAAGTCTATTAACCCATGCAGACTTTAATAAACGTATGAGTGATTTTAATCTACTTATCATTATCCCAGAGAATGATGATGCAGCATCTATCTTTGAAGATTTCTCTGGACTTAAGTTATTATTTAAAGATGATATCATTGAACGTTTGACTGCATTCAATAACTATCAATACAGACGTGTTTATGGTAAGTTCTTTAATGATACAATCACCAATAAGCTACTATATGATCAATGTAATACCATTTTGAGATTATTACCATTCACTGATAATAATACTCTTGAAGAGAATATTTACAATCTTCAATTTAGTCTACGTAGAAAGCTAAATGATATCTTAGTTAACTTAGACTATAATAACGCTAAAGTAGATGATGAGCTATTAGATGTAATTAGTCGTCTTACTGGAGATAAGAGCTTAATGTGTATGAAAGAGATCCTACAAAAGAAAGATCTTGATGTAGAATACTTGAAGTACTTATCATTTGATGACATCAATAACATCAGAATCTATTTTGACTTAGAAGAATTCATAGACTGAGAGGTATATGATGGCTAACTTAAGAGAAGAAGTATCCGATGCATTCGGAACTGTTGGTAAAGACATCAAAGAACTCAATAATAGATTTGAAGAATTAGACTATAGATATCATTATAATACTAAAGAGATTGCTAGACTTAATGGTGAAGTACAAGAGCTACATGCTAAGTTAGATAAACTTCAACAAATTATGGTTAGCAATAGTATGACATCAACTATGCTATATGGATTATATGGTGTAATTATACTAGTGCTATTTATAGCAGTGTATCTTAAATAGAAGTATTAGAAAGAAGAGGATTTTAACATGTTAAGATTTATTAAACTGGAAGATACAAGAATTGATATTAATCAAATCAAGTCCTACTCATATAGAGATGGATCTCTTTTCATTGAAACAGAGAATGATTACTTCTCTTATGATAAGAAAGATATTCCTGAATTGGATGATGTTGTAGACTTAATGGATGCTAACTTATGTTTGAACCATCCAGTTAACGCTATCATCGAGGAGGAAGAATAATGTATACTCAAGAGATGCTATACCATAACTATATAGATACATCTAATAAGTATTATAGAGCTTATGCTGAGTATAAGTTTAATAAGCTAAAGTCTAATGATCCAGACTCTATTTGTACTAAGTTAGATAATCCTAATCTTACTACTAAGGATCTATATCATATCATCAATAGATTAACATCTTATAACAGGATGCTATTCTATATGGAACTAAGTGTGACTAAAGATAAATTTGTCGATATTGATGATGAGAATATGGACGTTAAAATAATAAGTCCTAATACAATCGAAGATGTAGTAGTTGCACTCAAAGAAGATATCTCTGATATCATCTTAAAATGTATACTTGAACTTAATATGAAGACATTCAGAAATGATAGAGCTATAAAGGATGGTATTTTAGATAAAGCTATCGACCTACATGCTGACCGTTATGGTAATATACTTAGCGATCTAGCTAGTATAGATGCATATGCTGCTATTACTAAAAATATATTACGTGTAGATTGCCCAGAATCTATATATATTCGTGATTTGTGTCCTGAAAAGATAACTAAACATAATGCATATTTCATACTTGATAGCTATAGAGATAGTGAAATCCGACTTAGCAGTCTATTAATTAAGCTAGAGGAATCTGATGCGGTTAAGTCTATAAACTACCATACTAGAAAGTATAATTTCGCTAAAGGCTATTCTGTTAAGACAATTACAGACTGTGCTTTTAGATTACTATCTAGATATAAAGACTTTACTAAGCTAGACGTAGAAGCTATTAGACATGCATTACTAGTTGCAAAAGAAGACTTTAAAGATGTAAAGGGCGTACCAGCTGATGTTGGTGAACTCTTAGATTACTTCTTTATAAACGTTCAGAATAAACATCAAGTGTATGTATTAGCTGGTGTATATGATGGCAGTCTTATTAGTAATTACTATTTCAATTTCACTACAGATGATGAGAATCCGACGATTAGTGATCTTAAGAAAGATTTAAAGAAACTACCATTCCCTACAATAGTTGATAATATTATTAACTATACCTGTAGAGGGGTATAATGTATAAGAAGAAGGGAATAGATCCCTTCTTCTTTTTTTTGTTAATTTAGCCATTTTGAACAAACTAATAATCAGAAAGGCGGTATATAATGAAAAATACAGAAGCTATCGTAAAGAAGATATACCCTATAGTGGAAGCACAGATTAAGAAGAATCTGTCTAATTATAAAAGATATCTTGGTAAGTTTATATCTGATAGATCTGAAGATCTATATGATATAGCACCATATAGAAGAATCTATTTTACTCCTAAAGATGAAGAGGAGTTATTCGATACACTAAAGATTGATAAGAAAGTTATCTCTAATCATATGGAAGATACTTATTATGCTAAGATTGCATCCTTTAACCCGGCTGCAGCTAAAGATGAGTGTACAATTATCTTATTATGCTTAGTTAGATATTTCTGGAAAGCTAGAGACTCTAAGATGCTAGATATGGCGATAGTTAATATGGCATTCTCTGGCAAATTCTATCCATCTATCCATTATGGTTTCTTTAAGAAAGTTCAACCAGTTGAATATAAATGGGTAATGGACTATGTAGTCAATAATATGCTTACAGGTAAGTTTGATCTTAAGTCTAAAGGCAATGTAATCAATGCAGTTAAGTCTATCTCTAATACTTGGTTAGATACTTATACTGATAGATTTAAAGACTTTGAAGATGATGATTGTGTATATCTAATCCAACAACTACATGGTCGTATTAAATCCTTCATGAAGAATATTGCTAGTCTATACTATGAAGCATATGAAAACAAATCCCAATATATTACTTATGCATCAGATGACTATTCCGATACAGGATATCGTCTTGCAGATACAGATAACTTAATGGCAGAACGTATTGTAGATAAAGCCGTAAGTCAAATTACAACTCTATCTGTAAACTATAAATTCTGTAAGATGTCTGCAGATGCTTTAGTTAAAACAGATGAGATTAAAGATATCATTGAGTATATTGTAAAGAATGATACTAAACAGAACTCAGAAATTAGAGAGTTTGTTAGTCTTATAGTATATACATACTTTGCTCAGTCTAGAAATAAAGATGTACGTACAGCTGAGTTCATTAAGTTCTCTATTCAACCTAAACCAAATACTAAAGATCCTAATATGCTACGTATTAAGGATATTACAGAGAAATGGTTAATGGAATCATCTAAACGATACATTCATAGACGTAATAGATTGGCTACTAAGAATAGTTACCATAGATCAGTATTAATGTATTTCACATTATTGATTCATTACAGTGCATTATAAAATATTCCCCTTAGGATCTTTGTTATCCTAAGGGGATTTGATTATATATTATAACCGTGATAGATGATTATATTATTTAGCCGCATGGCAAGAAAGGAATCTATCATGGAAACAATTCAACTAGTTAATTTAACACCGCACACAATTAATATTGTGACAGAAGACGGAACTCAGATCTTGTCCTTGGAGTCCCAAGGTATTGCTCGTGTAGCGGCCACTACTGAGGTAGTTGGTCAACTCCAAGTAGGTGAAGTGGTTGTACCACAAACACATACAACATTTGGAGAAGTAGAAGGTCTACCAGAGCAAACATCAGGTGTAGGATACATTGTATCCAATATGATTATCTCTGCTCTTGCTCAGCAAGGTGTTCATAGAGATGATCTATTCACTCCAGGAATGCAGGTCAGAGATGACCAAGGTCGAGTTATCGGCTGTCGTTCTTTAGATAACTAATTTTCATAGCCCTCTTCGGGGGCTTCCTTTTTAGGAGGCATAAAATGCATATACGACTGAAACGGATAGTCGATACTATAACAGTTTCTAACTTTAATGAAAAATCTAAGGAAATAATAAATTTCCTCAGCATGCCATATGATCATATAGGTGGCATATATGAATTTATAGAAGAGACCGGCTATATAATAAGAAGTAAGAGATACAAATACTCAGACGAAAAATTACGAGAATCTTTCAGATGGGTGATAGAATCTAGCTTGGACCAGCTAGAAAAATATGGTCCAATGAAACGTTTTAAAGTGGCAAAGTAAAATTTGCCACTTTTATTTTTTAGGAGGTATATGATGGAAGTATATAAATACTGGGGACAAGTCGGTCTAATGGGTGACATTGAACGATATGTAGATCACAAGGAAAATGGTCACTGGAATTGCGACCCTATTAAGTTAGACGCAGATGTATTCTATCTCATCTGTGGTAATGTAGACTACGAGAATATATATCCATTTGAATTCTATGATGGATATACATTATCCGATATTGGTAGAGAATTGAATAGAGTATTCTCTACTAGAAATAGGAAGGACATTGCTGTTGTATATATCAATAGCAGTGATCTTAAACTTGGTGTAGCTATACAGATGCTAATAAATAGACTTCATCTAGAAGGATATGATCAAGTCTATTTGAACTTCCAGAATTATGAAGTATGGAAGTGGGATACAGTAGAGGCTTTATAGCCTCTACTTATTTTTTTTGTAAATTTTAGCCATCTTGAACAATTCATTAAATCAAAGGAGGCTAACATGACTAAACAACGCAAACAGGCTGAAGAGCTTGTATATAAAGTAATGGATGCTTTAGATCCAACAAAGAGTATGTCTAAATACTACGCTGGATTATTTAAAGACATGAATGACAAGCAATTCTTAGACTATGTATCTAAGAAGTTCCCATATAGATTCCAAACCCGTATCTTTAAGATTGAACCAACTTTCGTAGAGATTGAGAAAGCTGCAGATATATTAGGAGTTCCATTAATGGAGAAAGTATCTACTCCAGATTTATATGTAAATGCAGAAGGCATTCCAGTAAGAACTAAAGAAGCATTAGTAGTATATCTTCACTTGAAGAAGATGAAACAGTTCTTGACTAAGAAGAACTCTATCTCTACTAATATTGCTTCTCGTGATAATAAGACTGGTCGTCTTGTAGGGCATGATAAGAATGGTGCTACATCTGACCGTGAGATGGAATCCCTTGTAGTATCTGGTATGGATAATACATTAAAAGAATTCTCCCGTGCACGTGCTGACTCAGTAGAAGCTAAACAAGCTATGTATAATACTATCTCTACACTTGGTACAGTATCCTTAGAAGATATTCCTGAAGATAAGACTGATGTATTATCTAAGAATATGATGAACGTATACATGCTTGGATCCCATATTAATACTAACTTGATTAATATTGATAATATGACTCCACAGACTCTAAAAGATAAAACGATATCTAGACGACAATAACACTAACCCCTTAGGATCATAGAAATCCTAAGGGGTATACTTTTGTAAATTGTAATACTTGGTATTCTTAGTTGCATATTATTAAGGGTGATATATTGATATAGTATTTATAATTAGTGTTTAGGGATTTTACTATGATCCTAGAAAGAAAGAGGTATATCATGGAATTACAATTAGTGAAAAATGTTTCTGCAGTGGATTATGATCTTACTAACTTCGACGAAGTATGCAGATTCTTCGAAGACAACAATAAGGGTTTAGAAAGTCCTTGGAGTTGGGAAGAAGCATTTAAACTCAAAGGTATTGCGTTTGATTTATTATGGGAAGGCAAAATTAGCCATTCCCAACATTCCAGATTCTGGGATGCAGTGAGCGTTCCGTTATTCTAATTAAGTATTAAATTTAAAATCTATTTATCAAAAGGAGAAAAAATATGTTAAACCAAATTAAAGAAGAAATGATCAATGTTAAAGTAGCTGGAGAGGCTATGGTTGATGGTATGAAGAACAACAAAGAATTTGAAGAAGTCCTTGAGTCTTCTGAAACTGTTAAGAAAGGTATGAAGACAATTAACTTTGTCGGTGCTATCATCGCTACAGTGATTATCGGTGCGATTGTTGCGTATTTATCAGGTAGCCTAAGATTTGGATATTCGGATAAGGATTACCAAAAAGTTTATCCAGCAGTTGCATTAGCAGCATCTGCAACATCTAATGACAAAGAGTTTGAATTAATGTCAACTTGGAAGTTGTTCCGTAACCCATCCGTTAGTGATGTTAAATTAACTCAATACTGGAAAGAGGGTAATGACTTCTGGATTGAGTCTACTAATAAAACTGATCAATACGTTTATGTAAAGATTACTGCTAAAGCTAGTGGTTTAAACGGAAATATTGAAGGTGTGGCATATGGTGTAATTGCACCAAAGTCTACCGTAAAAGTATTTGGTCAATTCAAACAGTTCGCACTTGACATGGATCCTAAAGGAATCAAAGTAGAGAAAGTAGCTATCTTTGATATGGATAAAGCTATTGATAATTACAAGAAGTCTACTAAGAAGAAATAATAAGATGGAGATGGGAGTTAATCCCATCTCCTATATCTTAATTTATTTTTTTATAAATATACCATGGATTACCTATAGCTAGATAGGTAATCCATGATATAATCTCTTATTTCCATATTTTAAAAGGAGGTAAACATGATTGTACAACCATTATTACTCACAACAACAATAAAAGTTATAAACTTTTTATTAATATGTTTAAAAGTTATATATTATAAGTGTGAATGTTATGGGTATAAAATTATACCTTGAGTAAACATTGAGGTAATGTATTTCTTAGATTAATAAAGGAGAACAGCAATGGAAAAGAAAATTGGTGTTTTGCATGAGATCGGTGACTTAGGTCTAGGTTTCGAAGAAGTTCCTAAAGAGCAAGAACAAGCTCTAAAGGAACAAATGCAAGAAAAAGAAGAAAAGAAAGATTAACATATTTGCGATGGGGCGTTAAACCTCCATCGCATTTACATTTTAAGATTAAGGACGGTGATAACTAATGTTTAAAAAACTTACATTACTATGCATCGCTGTATTGGTATCTATTGCACCAATACGAGCACTAGAAGCGGACAAACAGGATGATAGCGATACGTTAGATTTGATTATGAAAGCTATCGTTCAAAACAACAACGAATATAGTGAAAAGGTTAATGGACTCATCTATAAGAATCAAGAAGATGGGTCTAAGCTTAAAGTAAATAGAGATGAAGCTAATCCTAAAACGGCTAAGGCTCTTGAGCAATATGCTAATATTGTAAAAGAAGAGTTAGGTAAGCAAGCAGTTGCAGAAGCTGCAGCTAAGAAAGCCGAAGAAAAGAAAGCTACAGCTAGATATGCAGTTGATAGAAATTCAGATCTATCTAATGCGAATGTATATGTGACTGTAGATGATATGAATAAGATTATTAGCCACTTTGATTCTAGTGGTACATCACCATTCCAAGGACAAGGTGCTATTTTTATAGAAGCATCTCAGCAATCTGGTTTAGACCCAATCTATATATTAGCTCATGCATCATGGGAATCTGATTGGGGTAGATCTTATTTAGCTAGAGACCGAGGTAATTACTTCGGTATTAATGCAATCGATGCTAATCCAAATGCTGCTCATCATATGGGCAATACTATGTATGATGGTATTGTTAACGGTGCGGTATGGATTAGTAGACATTATTACCAAGAGGGACAAACAAGTCTTAACTCTATGATTTATGGTCCTAAAAGATATGCTCAAGCGGCAGATGCTTGGATTAATGGTATTAATGGTATAATGAGTGAAAGTTATGCAGTTGTACGACGTTCGCATGGTATGTAAAGAATAAAATAATTCCTTACATTAAGGTAATACTTGGATAGGCTTTGATTAGCCTATCCGATATTATATATTTTTATAGTAGAAATAAAAAGGAGAATTTAACTATGAAAGCTAAATTGATCGGTATTGGTGCAGCTGGTAATAAAGCTGCAATGACAGCGATTGAGAATGGAGTATTTGATCGCAAGGATGTACTTCTTGTGAACACTACTCGCAAAGATATGAAAGATGAATACGATGACATCAATGTAATCATTGGTGGTGGTATGGGCGGTTGCGGTAAAGAACGTGGTCGTGCTAAAAATATCACAATCGAATCTCTTAAATCTGAAAAGCTTAAGATTGATTCATTACCAGATCCTGACGATGATGCAGTAGTAATTGTATCCTCCTCTGAAGGTGGTACTGGTTGTGGATCTTCTACAATCTTAGCTAAATATATCCGTGAAGTATTGAATATGAACGTTCATCTAGTAGTATTCACTGGCTTTGAGGATGATGCTCGTGGTCTACAAAACACTGTAGAGTATTTCCAAGAACTTCAAGACAACTATACAGTTGAGGCTATAAGCAATAAGAAGTTCTTAGCATCTAGCAAGAATAAACAAGAAGCTGAACGTAAAGCCAATGAAGAATTCTGTACTCGTATGCGTACATGGCTTGGTTTAGACTTAGTTGATTCTAATCAAAATATCGATGAAACTGACTTGTATAAAATCTCTACAACTCCTGGTTTCATGACAATCGAAACAGCTTACTTTGATGGTATTAAGAAACAATCTGACTTCGATAGAATCTTCGAAGAAATGATTTATGCTACAAAGAGCTTAGATTTCACTCCAACTGCTAAACGTATTGGTGTATTTATGTATGCATCCGAACGTAGCCAAAACGTTGGTTTCGATAATGCTAAAATCCGTGAAGAACTTGGTGAACCATTTGAGTTCTTTACACATATCCAAACAGTACCAGCTGGTCAAGAGCGTGTAGCTATTATGGCTTCTGGTATTAAACTTCCTACAGAAGAAGTTGAAAAGATTTATAATGAATATAAAGCTAGAACTTCTCATGTAGATAAAAAGAAAGATGGCTTCTTTGATCAAATTGGTGGAATGAAAATGGAAGAAGATGACGATATGTTTAATCTAACTAATTCCGGTATCAAGAATCCAACAGTTGCACGCAAAGATAGCTTCTTTGATTCTGTAAAAGAAGGCGTTGTTGTAATCAATGTAGGAGAAAAGAAGAAAGCTAAAGTTCCAAAGATTGATGACTTCGACGAACGTTATTAAGAAAGGAATTTCTAATGGGTCTTTTTGACAAATATAAAAAGCCTGCTAATGTATATGCCGAAGATGTCCCATTTTCTTCGGTTATTAAGAAGTCTGCTGAAACAATTATAGCAGAATTAGATAATCTGAATTGGGCTAATCCAGATGTAGCTTATGCTTATTTTGAAGAAAACCTATCGGATATCATTTACTATCTAGGAGCTGGTATTAAGCAGATCTCTAGATGTCTATATGTAAAATTTGAACCATGGCAATATATTGCTATGATTATGGAACAAAATCGTCCACAACTCTCAGAGGACAGAATCCGTATTCTTAATAATGAGATCTATGGTTTATTTGATACAATCTCTGAAACAGATTTTGATCCAGATCGTTTTGGTAAAACATTGACTGCACTTAATAATATCTCTATGGTCATCAATGAGCGTATCTACAAGAAGTTGGATTATGTAGACTGTACTAATAGACAGTTGAATACTATACTCTCTGTAGCTCGATATTCCAGTAAGAGTGAAGAGATCAATATTAATCGTGTGAATACTACCATCATGAGATACATGGATCCTGTTGAAAATTCTGAAGAAGATCTAATGGATCTATATGGTGAGCTATTCTATGAGAACTTTGAAGAGTTCTTCATTATATCTATGCTTGAACCGTCTAATGATGAAAAGATTAATACATATACTAAGAACTGGATGTTTGACTTAGAAACCAATGCTATGCTATATATGCTAAATGAACGACCACTGACAGCAATCAAAAGAGTATTGACTAAGTATAGTCAAGAGTGCTTACGATTACAAAAAGTACGTGATACTGTTCGTTGCTCAATGTTGGCTTTGTCTATGGATTATGAGAAAGTCTTATATATTGCAGAAGAGTTAAAATCCCAAGGTCTATACATATTCTAATAGTATATCCCAAGGTAGTTAAACTACCTTGGGAATATATTATTTTTTTACTTCTCCCGGAACTTATTAGTAACTTATAATAATATTTTTCAGGAGGAGATTGTTATGGGTATCCTAATTGAACGTGTAGCCGAGGTTACTGGTTACTCTCCCGAGCAAGGTCTATATGACGTTGCATATCCTACAGGTTTTTTAAACTTTGACTCTCTAAACGGTTATAGATTGAACTGTTATAATGATAATGGGGAAATGGTCCCTGTAACTCATCGTGGTATTCTTGATGGGTCTTATAATCTACTTATCGGACGATCTGGTTCCGGTAAGTCTACTTTTGCTGTACAAGCGGCGGCTAATATTATTAACCAATTCCCAGATGCTGAAATGAATATCCAATCCATGGAAGGTGGTATTACCATTCCACGTTTGGAAACTTTAACTGGATATATTGGTAAAGAACTATTTGATAGAGTGTCTATTAAGAGTAGTGGTATTACTGCAGAGTCTATCTACGATGAGATCTATGCTATATATGAAACTAAGATCAAGAATAAAGATAAACTTATGTATGACACTGGTATGAGAGATTCATCTGGTAATCCAATTACTAAGTTTATCCCAACTGTTATGATTATTGACTCTATTGCTCTATTAGCCCCAGAACGTATTGCAGATAAAGGCGAATTATCTGGTCAAATGGCGGCTACTGCAATGGCTAAAGCAAATACATCTCTCCTTAAAGGGGTAATGCAGTTAATCAAAGCAACTAATATCATCTTATTGGTAATCAATCATATTACTGAAAAGATTGAAGCTAGTGCATTTATGCACACCAAAGGTCAATTGATGTATCTAAAACAAGGTGAGTCTTTACCTGGTGGTAGAGCGGTAACCTATTTGGCAAATAACATCATTCGATTTGACGATAGTAAACTTAAAGAAGAGACATTTGGGTTCTCTGGTGCTCAAGTAGATATCTCTTTGGGTAAGTCTCGTACAAATAAAGCTGGTAAATCTACTCCATTGATCTTCTCTCAAGATTATGGTTTCGATCCACTGTATTCTTTAATGATTATGCTTAAAGATGCTGGCAAGATTGCCACTAAAGGTGCTTACTTAGAATTGGATGGATATGATACTAAGTTTAGAACTCGAGATTTTAAAGAGTTCTTTACTGAACGTGAAGACTTCCGTATGCATTTCTTACGTTTGGCTCGTGATGTAATGGATGAATTAATCGCTCCAGTACCGACAAGTGGTCAAGTTACAAATGCATCTATTACGAAAGATCTTATTGCATCTTTCAAAGCATTAGAAGCTTAAGTTATATATTATAGAAGTGATACAGAAGAGTATTGATTACTCTTCTGTATTTCATTTTATAATATTTTTAGAAAGGAAGACACAGACACAATGGCTAACACATTGATTCTAGATGACGAGATTAATCGTGCTAGGAAAAGAATCCAGACACCAGAGCAAGTACTAGGGAAAGAGTTAATCCAACCATTCCCAGCTAGTAGTTCTGGTAGTCGTAAAATCATGTATAGTGTCCATTCAGAGCAATCTATGGCACTATGTTATCCAGAAGTCCCGTTCATTCAAACAGGCTTTGAGAATGAATTCGGACATCGATCAACATCTTTCCAGCAAGCTGATCAGCGTAAGACTGTATTAGCAAGAATTGAAAGATATGCTATGACTCCTGGTCATGAATACTATCTTATCATCCACAATGAAGAGTCTGATACATTAGACTTGATTCATAAGTTGGATTATAAGTATATCACTGAATCTTTTGGATATGAGATTAATAACTCCACTCTAGATAAGCTTGTCATCGGCAGTGTTATCGACAAAGGGGAGGTAATAACAAAATCCAAAGGATTTGATGAATTTAACAACCGTATGGATGGTATCAATGTCTTATTGATGTATATTGCAAAGAATAAGACAACTGAAGATGCTATCGAGATTAGTGAATCTTGTGCAAAGAAATTCAGATCACCATTAGTTAAGAAGATATCATTCATGATCAATGAAAATGATATCTTGCTTAATCTATATGGTAATAAGGATATCTATAAGGTTATCCCAGACATTGGTGAAGAAATCAAAGATGGTATCTTAGCTGCAGTACGTCGAGAGAACAAAGAAGAAGCTCTATTCTCTCAAGTATTCAATAAACTTCAAGATATCAATATGTCTGATGAGAAAATCACAAGCAATGGTAAGGTAGTTGGTATTGAAATCCATACTAACAATCCTGACTTGATGGAGAACTCTATATACAATACTCAGCTTAATATGTACTATCAAGACAATAAGCGATTCTGTGATGAGTTAATCCATACAGTACATAGACTTCAGGCTAACTACAAATGTGAGTTAGGATACGATCTTCAAAAGCTTCTCTATACTAGTCAACAGATTCTAGATGGAGTTAAGTTTAATATTGATAATAACGTATACTCTAACTTACAGATGGATGTATATATCCTAGAAGAGAATGATCTCCATATTGGTGATAAGTTAACTAACCGATATGGCGGTAAAGGTGTTATTTCTAATATCCTACCAGATGAGTTGATGCCAGAAACAGAAGATGGTCAACGGGTAGAGATGAAATACAACCAAGCAACAGTGGTCAATCGATTGAATCCATCTCAGTTATTTGAAATGGAAATCAACTCTGCATCAGCTGCTGTAGTTCGCAATCTTAATAAGCAAGATACTAATGGTTCTCTTAAGAAGATTGTAAAATTTGTAAGCTTCTTTAGTCCTAGTCAGGCTAAAGAGATGGAAGAGTTTATCTCTAAGAGTAATCCATCAGTTCGTATGGAGTATCTAAGCTCTATTATCGAAGATGGTAATATTACTATATCTATTCTTCCACTACAAGAGACAGTTACTATTGATACTTTAAGACAAGTATTAGCTGAATTCCCTGAGACAAGACATGGATATGTATATACTCCTATGCTTGATTCATCTAATGAGAAATTCAGATTAGTTAAGTCTTTAAGACCAGTGCTTGTAGCGAAACAATATGTATGCCGTCTGAAACAGTATGCAGAAGAGAAGTTCTCCGCAACAAGTATGTCCTTTAGTAATAATAAAGGTGAAAACAGCCGTAATAAATCTGCTGGATTGTATAAACCTGTATATACTAATACACCTATCCGACAAGGGGAAATGGAGATTAGTGCATTGACTCACATTGGTGATGATATCAATGTAATTATGCTAATGCTCTATAGTACAGCTCCTATCGGACGTAGATCTATTAAAGATCTATTGACCAAGAATCCTAATGATATCAATATTACTTTATCTGCAGATGCTAAGTCTAGATCTGCTGAGATTGTAAATGCATATCTTAAGGCTATTGGTTTGAAATTGACATTTGAAAAGGTTCCTAAGAAGTACGAAGAGGCATTGTTATACAATATTCCTGATGAAGATTTCTACGTTCCTGCAATACTTGAAGACTATTCTTATCTTAAAGCTCTAAGAGAGAATGATAAGTCTAAGATGACTATTACAGTTAAAGAAATCAACGGGAAGTTCTATCCAATCTATGAGAACTTTGAAGAACCTTGTATCCCTGCAATCATGGAAGGAGCTATGAGTAGCGAACCTCCAGAAGGGTATAGTGAAACAGATTCCTTATGGTTAACACGGGGTATTAAATATTTTGAAAAATAGGAGGCTATCATGATACTAAGAGATCTTTATACGACTCTTTTACGTGGTAATCTTGATGACGTCTTCGAAGAAGAAAATTTAAGATTAATCAATGAACGGACTTCAGTCTTATTAAACAAACAAAACTGGACTGTTCAAGATGTAGATGATGCTGATACAATTCTACGTATCAGCAATATCTTATACAATAATACAGACTTAGCTGTATTACCATTAGAAGATGGTGTTTATGATTTACTATTAGAAGCTTATAAAGTATACAATCCTAACTTCCAAGTTGGATCTGATGTAGTACACTTTAAGCTCCAAGGTAAAGGTAAAGCAACTAATAACGAAAGTTATATTGAGGCTATCATATCTTATCCAAAGGAAACCAATGATACTCTATATAGAGATACATTCATTGATATCCCAACGAATAGATGGCAACCTCCATTAGATTCCACTCATACTACTGTATCCGATAGAGGTAGAGATACTGCTCATAAGTATCCACAACTAGTTGGCACTTTAGATAAGTGCAAGTTTGTACTAGAATCAGATGCTAAGAAAGCTTTTGCTGATAGAGATCCAAAGGTAAAGATATTTGAAAGAGACTTCTTAGCTAAGCATCTTATGATGGGATTGATTAATTATCAAACCCCATTTGAGATGGTAGCAGAAATCAAATATGATGGACTATCTATCGAAGCTGAAGTAAATAACAAAGTAGTCAGTGCTAGAACTCGAGGAGATTTAGATGCTGACTTAGCTACAGATTTAACTGATGTCTTATATGGTTATAGATTCCCTAATGAACTAGCTGATAGTGAGATTATCGGTATGAAGTTCGAGGCAATCATTACCAAAGAAGATTTAGTTAGATTCCAGAATGCTACTGGTAAGACTTATAAGAATATGAGGACAGCAATAGCTGGTATTATTGGTTCAGCCAATGCCAGAGATTATATTGACTTCATTACATTAGTACCTTTAGCAACTTCTATTGACTTTAATAGCCGTATAGAAGAATTAGAATTCATGAATAGATACTTTGCTACTAAAGAGCCTAATAGATATAGAATCATTCAAGGTCACTATAGCAACGTACTATTCCAAGTGAATAAGTTTGTCCAAGATGCTGATTGGTTTAGACAATATATGCCATTTGCATATGATGGTGTAGTTGTATCATATACTGATAAGAATATCATTCAAGCTCTTGGTAGAGAGAATCATGTGAATAAGTATAGCATGGCTATTAAGTTCAATGCTATGGTTAGATCTACAAGATTCCGTGGTTACCAATATACAGTTGGTAAGAATGGTGTAATTACACCAATGATTATGTTTGACCCAGTGGAATTCAATGGTACAGTTCACAACTTAGCAAGTGGTCATTCATATGAAAGATTCAAAGCATTATCATTAAGATACAATGATATTATTGATGTGACTTATGTCAATGATGTAATGCCATATGTGACTAGACATGATTGTGTAGAGAACGATAATAATCCAAGACCTATGGAGAATTTCATCGATTTTTGCCCTGCCTGTGGTACCCTACTGGTAGAGTCCTATAGCGGCAAATCTGTGTTATGTCCTAATCCCAAGTGCATTGGTCGTGGTATCGCTAGGATGGCAGATATGCTTAAAAAGATTAACTTCAGAGATTTCTCTGAGGCTACAGTTAAGGATTTAAGCATAACTTCATTCACTGATCTTCTTAATATTACACCTAATAGATTAGCTATTCTAGGTGATGTCAATAGTAAGAAGTTCATGGAGCGGGTAAACGAACTAAAGACTAAAGAGATCTATGATTATAATATCATCGGTGCTCTAGGCTTTACAGATATTGCAATCAAAACATGGAAGATTATACTTCATGCTCTTAAGATAGAAGAGGTATTGAACTTACCAGATAGTGAATTGCAATCTAAACTTATGAAGTTAAAAGGGATTGGTAAAGTTGCAGTAGAGACTATCTTAAATGAACGTGCAGTCTTTACTGAAGATCTCATTACTATCATAAAGATGAATAATGTAGTCAGAACTTATAACCTAGTGGATAATCGTAAGAAGATAGTTATCACTGGGTTTAGAGATGATACATTAGCAGAGAAGATGGCTCCTCTAGGGTACTTTGTGACTGATACGAGTGTGACTAGAGATACCAATATCTTATTGATTCCACATGCTGGATTCAGTAGCTCTAAAGTAGAAAAGGCACTTAAGTACGGTATTCAAATCGAGGCATTGCCTGACTTTAGAGCAAGATTTAAGCTGTAAAAAGTTACAAGCTAACTTACAGAATATTAATATATTATATACGTGATCATGATATAGTTTATGATCACGTAGTTATTTTAATCCATGCAAAGGAGACACACCATGGTAAAAGATGTTAAAGAAACACAAATTATCGAAACAGTTTTAGAAAGATTGAAAGCTGAAGATCAAATTATCCTCAGATCTCATCAATTCGTAAACGTTTTGAAATCAGTATTGTTTGGTGCAGTTAAGTTCTTAGCTAACACTAAGTTCGAGAACGAAGCTGTATTACGTGTCAATGATAAAAATGGCACATTCATCGCTGGTATCGTCTTAGAACGTGCAGTGGATGATGAAGGTAAAAATTCCTTCGAAGCTCGCTTTGAGTTAAATGAAGATGGCGTTAAAGATATCGCTACTACATATGACTTGAGTGATGAAGAAGTTCAACGCTTCTTAAATCGTTTCATGTATGTATTGACTAACAACAAATTCGTTAACAATGCATTCGTATTCGATATCACTCGTGTAATCTTATCTACAATCATTAATGCTTTGATGAACTTGAACAAAGCTGATATTGATGAAGATGGTTATGAAATCAAATTCGATGAATACTTGACTGCATCTGCATCTGAAGAAGATGGTGAACGTGTGGTTGTATTAGACCCAGCAGTTGACTTAAAGAAATTCATCAAAGATGACAAACTCGTTGACGTTGAATAATTGATATAATGGGAGGTTAGGTTGTCTACCTAACCTCCACTATTATTCTTTTATTTTTAATCGGAGACAGGGAAATGAAAAAAGGCGTCATTAACGGTTGTTTACATACTATCTATGATTTCGATGAGGCGATGCGACATTCTGATGATATGAATATCGCAATCGAAGAAGATGGTAAAGTGTATCCAATCATTAGTAAGACTAATACTTATAAGACTAATGGGGTTGTAATTGATGGATGTCTAGCTACATACATCAATGCAGATGAAGATCAGTCTAAGTATGAGTTACAAAATATGAAGGTTATCGATTTTAGTAATACTAAGAGTATGCAAGAACAAATCGAAAAGACTTCTGAATTGATGTCTATGGAAGAAACCATTCTCATTAATCCAGATAATATCTTCAATATTAGAATCAAGCCGAATGATCTACCAGAGATGGTTGCATTGAAAGATGCAGTGAATCGTAAGCATATTGATATCAATAAGTATGCATACAGATTCGGTGATAACTTCAATAATGATCGTCGGTTGTTTGAGAAAGATACAATCACTTTAGCTAAGATGAAAACTATAGCTGAAGCTTTAGATATGGATTGTTATATTATCTTTGAAGATCGTGAACCTGGAGTTCCAAATCCTATTGGTACACAGATTAAAGCAAAGATTACAAACATCGGGGAGGCGGAAGATGAATAGTCAATCTAAATTTATCGCTGAGTATAACGATAGAAATAGACCTAAGTTTAATGATAGATTCTTCTGTAAGTCTGATGATGATATTATCGAAGACTTGAAAGATGTAATTCTCTCCTGTGAGAGAAACAAGTTCTATACTATCAAAGTATTAGGCTTTGAGGTTATAGATGATTATGCTGAAGTTCAGAAGCTATTGATTGGAGAAGAGACTCCATCTATCTCTATTAAAGATTCTGACTTAAAGCTACTAAAGGTTACTTACTACGTTGGTTGTACTAAAGATGAAGAAACCTTTGATGTACTCATTGCTATTCCAAGAGTTATTGATGGAGCTTATATCCATCTAAATGGCAATGATTACTTCCCACTATTCCAATTAGTAGATGGTAGTACTTATAATAATACTACAGCGACATCTGCTAAGACTCAATCGATTACACTTAAGACTAACTCTAATGCTGTTAAGATGCTTCGTAACTTCGTTGATCTAAATACAACGAAAGAAGAATCTATACGCTTAGCAATGTTTAGTGTATATCTATTCGACCATAAGGTTACACTATTTGAATACTACTTAGCTAGATTCGGATGGTATGATACTTTAGAGAAGTTTAACTTCCAAGATATAATTCGGATTACTGATTATGATATTGACGATCCAGAGTATTATACTTTTGCTATTGCCAATAGTCATATGAAATCCCCATTCTATATCTCTGCAGTGAAGTCTTTTGTAGATAACGATCGTATTCTACAATCATTCATTGCATCTTTCCAAAGAGCTATTATGCTCTTTGCTACTAAGAAGACTACACTAGATCAAATCTATACAACACAGTTCTGGATTCAGAAACTTGGGTTTAACTTTGTATCTTCTGAGACTTCTACTTTCACTAAAGGTAATGCAATCATTGAATCTTTAGAGAATTCTTATGATATTCCAACTAAGAAGAGATTACGATTACCTGATGAAATCAAAGCAGATATCTATTCTGTATTGAAATGGATGGCATGTGAGTTCTCTTCTATCCGATTGAAGAATAACTTAGATGCATCTACTAAACGGATTAGATGGTCTGAATATATTGCAGCTATGTATATCATGCTAATCAATATTAAACTTAGACGTTTACCTGAGAAGCATGATCCTAACATGGAAGCTTATCGTATTAAACAGCAATTGAATACTCCACCAATGGCTTTGATTGCTGAATTACAGAAGTCTAATCTAAAAGGCTTCCGTAATATGGTTAACGATAGAGATTCATTCTTACAATTGAAGTATACCATTAAAGGTCCATCTGGTCCTGGGGAATCTAATAGTAAGAATGTAGCTCGTAATGTACGTGCAATCGATCCATCTCATTTAGGGATTATCGATTTGAATACTTCATCCGCATCAGATCCTGGTGTTGGTGGTATGCTATGCCCATTAAACCACGGTGTATATGAATGGAACTCTTTCACTAATGAAGAAGAACCTAATGTATGGGATGATAACTTCAGTAAGATGCTCAACGTATACCGTGAAGAGAAAGGTTATACTTCTGCAATTATGTTAGCTGAAGATGCTGGTTTAGAGTTAACTGATACTAGAGATCCAGATGCAGTAGCATTCGATGCCCAATTACTTGGTCAAACAATTGCTATGGTGGCTAGAACTCGTGAATTCGAAACTCAATTAAGACCAGCTCTTATTAATATGGAAGATAGCTGTTCAATTTATTTCGAGGAGGCTTAAAATGACCGATATCTATCATAGATATTTCGTATTCTCCAGACTTCAAATGGAGGCTATGAAAGAACGTAGCACTAAGCTAGGTAGAGATATTGAATTCGGTAAAGTAGTAGTTGGTGGTGTCAAGAAGGAATATACTGATATCCTTCTTGATATGAGCCAAGCTAAATACCCAGATTCAATTAAAGTCGCAGAAGGCGACATTAGACGTATCGTTTATACTAAATCCAAATAGGAGGAACTCATGAACGTAGGACAAGCAAATTGTGATATTCATAATTTTGGACATTATTTGTACAAGCTTCTAGATACAAATGCATTGTATTGGGAACGTTTGGCTTTGATTTCTCCTGATTATGATTTACTTAACGATCATAATGAAAGTTACTTTATTGATACTAAGAAGATAGTATCTGAAGGACTTATGTCTCGTGAAGCTATAGTAGATCAAACTCGTGGTCGTAAGATCAATATCCGTGGTAAGAATGTTGTCTTGGTCTATAATGATAAAGTAGATCCTGAATATATTCTTAATAACCCATTCAGTGTAGCAATGAATCGTGAATCTGATTCATTACATACATTATTGATTAACTACAACACATTTGTTAGAATGGTAGCTGAGAAAGATTACAATGCTATCTATGCACTATTCGATACATTTTTCAAATGGTTATATGGTAAAGAAACTCCTCAAGGGTCTTTACATGCTTTGATTACATATATCGATGTAGTACATCATGACTTGAAATTAGAAAAGATCGGTAGCATGATTGATTATAATATTGCTAAGTCTACTGATATCGTAAGTCAAGTATTGATGTCTAAGTTCCGTATTCCTAACCCACATGGGGTAGCAAGTGCTATTATGGATAACTTAGCATATGATTCTGCAGCTGTATATGCAGAATTATTCTACTATCCTTCAGTTACAGTTAAGATTCTTGAAGCTGGTAATGAACCAGAATTCAATCTTAAAGCATTCTTAGCAATTATCGATGATGTATTTGCTAATCAAAAAGAGAACGTTGAACTTCGTAATGCATTCATTGATCAAAAGTACTTCAATGATGCAACTATCGAAGCTGATGCGGCAGCTAAATACACTAAGCATTCATTTGTATCTATTCTTGAAGTAGAAGAACGCTTAGAACAACAAGTTGATTTGCTATTTGAAATGAGTGAAGGCATTGTACATACTACAATGGATATCATTTATAAAGCAATCGATGATGCTATAGAGAAATATGGCATTGTAGAAGGATTAGAGCCAGAGACTGAAGAGGAAAAGAAAGAACGCTTGGAATCTGATATTGAAGCTCAAATCAAAGCTGCAATCGATGGTATGGATATTAAATAATACAACTCCCCTAGGATGTAATAATCCTAGGGGTTTTATTTTTTGAGGTGGTGATAATATGAAAGAGGCAATTATCGATAATTGTACTTGTCCTAAATGCTACTCTAAGCATTTTGATCTATATACTGCCAATGGTAAACCTGTAAGCTATCCTAATATTATATTAGCATTCAGTGATAAACCTGACGATGTATTAGAACTTTTGAATAGATACCAGTTATATAAATTCAAATGTAGTGACTGTGGTAAAACTTTCAATATCGATTGGAGATGGGGATTACCTTACCCTACAGTGGAGAAGATAGACGTATAGACTTGAACAAAGCAATAACGAATGAAAGGAGAATGCTTATGGTTAAAAAATCTACATTACTTTATATCATAGGTGCCATTATTTATATTGCTTGCTTCGGCTATATTGTTTCTGATTTGGCTCAAACAAAAGAGGGTAGAATATTAATATTCATATACTCTACGTCTATCATCTTAACTACTGTTATTATCTGTCTGGGATATAAAATATCTAAAGCACTACTTGGTATTTTAGACAAATACACAAACACAAAGGTGTGATATTATGTTTGAAATTACTATAGCAATCTTAGCTGCAGTTGGATTGTTAACATTCATTTTCAATATTAGCTTCATAATCAATATTGGTCTAATCTTGTTAACAGTTCTATATATCCTATCCGATAATAAAAAAAGGTAATATATCGTGAAAACTATTGATACAATCTTGATATATACAATCATATTCTGTGTGGTCTATGAGTTTATGTATGGATCCCCATATGAGTTTGATTTTGCTATATCAATGATTATAGTAGCAATTCTATTTATCATTTATAAGAACTTGTAGAATAGTACTGCTATCTTAACACATTAATACTTGAGGGAAGTTTTTAATCAATGAGGGACGTATTAA